TATAGAAATAATAGTTTTAGAAGTGATAGGGAATTCTATCTTTTCGAAATCTACCCTCTCAGTAAATCCTCCTCTGGCTTCTATATCATCTACTGTAATAACAGTTAGAGTTCTACCAGCTTCCAAATAGTATTCTGGTTGGGTAAGGATTAGTGTTTTTGTTACAGAATCATATGCATATCTTTCGCTCTCATCAAGAGAAAGACTACCAGCGAATGCTAAGAATTTAGAATTATATCCTATATCTTGAGGAAGCTCAAATGTAACTTGTTTTTCTTCAGTAGCTGTAACTTGTTGTACTCTAATATTGAATCTTAAATTTTCAGAAGTATTTTCTTTATATTCTTCAAGAACACCAATATTGTTGAATATCACCATTACATACTGAGCATACCTAGCATGTCTTATATCTACTGGATCTAATAATTGAATTTTATTATTATCGATCAACTCATATCTAGATGGATCTATATATGTGGAGTTACCGAATAATAAGAAGTTATCCTTTGTAAGTTTGTATGATTTAAACTCAGGCTTGAATTCTACCAATCCAGTATTAGTACCGCCATCAGCATAAGAATAATTGAAAGTAATACCAGAGTTTTCAAGTTTATTATCCTCAGTATATTCTCCATCAACTTCAAATTCTGATCTTACATATGGGAATACGAATACTAGATAATCCATAGAACTTTCAGTTCTTTGAAGTGCTCTGGTTTCATATAGAGTAATAAAATCAGCATCTTCGGATAAAGTATACTGTTTTCTCTTATCTAGATAAATACCATCTTTATTAAATACGAAGAAGTATTTATTTCCTCTAGGATAAGATTTATATGGATAAGGAACTCTTACAACAGTCTGATTATTCTTTTCTGCATATACCACTTTGGAACTCATATAAACGTCATGATTATATGGAACATGAGTGAAGTTATCATCACATTCAATATAGAATACGTCTACATAATCTCCTTCTTTAAAAGTACTTGCAGAATAAACCCTTTTATATTTAACACCATTTGTGAAGTTAGGTGCTATAATCTTATAAATGGAATTGTTTAATAAATGCCCATTTTTAAAGATTATGTATCTTTTAGTATCCCAGCCAGATTTAAATTCATCTTCTAAAGAAATATAGTTAGAGTTTCGTTCTATATTAAATCTCTTATATAAGAACTGACGTTTCGATCCAGCATATAATGGGAGATTAGCAGCATACTTATTATCATCAAATGTAATTTTTCCATTATCATCAATTACATATTTTAAAGGATATAAATGACCACTAGTAACTTCTGCAAAGATTTGGATATCATCAAATTTAATACCAGTGCAATTATAGCAATGACCTTTATATTTGCTTTCCAATTCTTTTACTAATTGGAAATCTGTAGTCTTTTGATTTATTTTTCTAAGACTTTCTGGATCTACTGGTCCATCATATCTAATCTTTTCAACTACTGTAACTGATAATGGAAATTCAAGATCTTTATCTTGTTTATCTATTTCCAAACTACCATTAATTACATCATTACTTAAGTCATTCTTTGTATATTCGAAATCACCAGTAAGCAATGGATCTTCATCAATATAGTTTTGGAGAGTACCATATTCTACTTGAATATAACATGGGTAATTCCCATTTTCTCTAACATTCAATGCTTGTTGTGTGGGTTGAATATTATATCTATAAAACTCAGTATTTGCAGGATCGGCATTATTAGTAATATACCCATTAATAGCAAATACAGAGAATAAAGAACTTAAGCTATATTTAGGAAGTGTTTTAACTATAGGAGTTCTTTGTTCATCAGATCTATAAGTTACGACACATCCATCACCCTTTAGAAACTCAACTGTAAGTTCAAAGTCATTGATTACAGTACTACCAGTTGGAAAGGCATCTATATTGGCCATTTTAGATAATTTAGGATAAGCCTTTTTTAACTCATTTTCGAAATTATCTTTATCTCCAGCTATAATATTTACTAAAGGAGTAGTAGTGTATTTATCAAATATAGAGAATATACTAGTAGCCCCAATAGGAGAATCTATGATTGAAACATTATTCGGATCTCTTGTTGGTAGTCTGTCTAAAAATATTTGATTACATTTAAAAATAATTTTTAAGACATTCTCATTTGGTTTTGGAACATACACTGCCGACAGATCAAATAGAGTAGAAGAATTTATCTGAGTAGTGGAAAATGTTCTATCAGTAGTGGTGTCTCCAGACCGTCTATCTCTATCTCTCCAATATTGATATGCAGGATAGGTTTTATTACGAATATCAGTAGAGTCATTCTCTATCTGAGCAAGGATAAGATCCTTAACCCCATCTATTTTTTTACGAGGATATGTTCCATCGAAATAACTATCTTTAAAAGGGATTGGAATTGTAACCACTTTGGTTACAAGTTTAGTGTACAAAAGCTCTCCCTCCTTATTACAATAAAAAAGCGAAATTTATTACTAGTATGTACCCCTATACGAAATTATCGTATAGGGGTTTGATTGTAATAAAATTATGCTTTAGTAATTACAATTGGAACTTCGATCTTACATGGAATATCTGTAGGAGTAAAATCATAAGAAGGATCTACTTTACAATAGAATTCATAAGATTCACCACTATTATCATTAGGATCTACATAATCCCAGATATAGAGGTCTACATTACAATCTATATCAACTGGAGGAATATCAACCTTAACTTGGATTTGGGATGGGATATCCAAGGAGATATCTCTTTCGTAAAGAGCCAAGCCTGGTTTAACTCTGATAGATGATACGATATCATAAGTTTTAGTCTTTTCTGGAATGATAACGATGGATCTGATATCTTTATTAGATACTTTTCCCGTCCTAACCTTTCCAATGAATTCTTGTGTATTATTATTGATATATAAGATTCTGCTTTCTAGAGGTTCTAGGAAATTTACCATATTATGACAGCGAATAGATTCTAAAACATCTACGCTAGATGTAGGTCTATATGTACCATATACAAATCTACTAGTACCTCTAATAGTAAGCTCTTTTCCTGGATCGAATTGTTTTAATTTAATACCTTTATAATCAGTATTAGCTGTATCGAATTCTGACCCAAAGATTACTACAGTGCTATGAGAATACGGAATAGTAAGATATACGGATTCGATAATCTTTCTATTTCTACTTAGCACAAATCTATATACATCATCAGAATAGCTGATGGTTAGTCGTAAGTTATTTCTGTTTTCTATATCCTTTAAGTTGTAACTGAATACTGGGGTATGGGGATTTAAAGCATTTAATGAACGCTTATATTCCTCTTGATTGCCCATGTATAAGTTACAAAGAGGTTCGCCAAAGCCACTCATAACGGTGATAACATTGACAAGACCGTTCTTACTATTGTAATCGAAATCAAAATCTATAACTATACGACCAAGTTGCTCATTCCTTCTTGGTTTATAAACACCTTTTACATCGATAAGAGCAGATCCGCGGAATCTATTCTTGCCAAAGTATTCTTGCTTATCTCCATATTCCTTAAGATATAAGTCATTAATATCTTCTATACCAGTAGATTTTTCTCTCTCAAATGGTATAGGTACAATAATGTTTTTAGTTTCAGTAAAGATTTGTTCATTCTCACCATTTTTAAGTTTGGTTGGAGTATGAATTGTAACTCTATTACCAGAATATGTAGTTTGATCATACCATTCTGGAACGATACCATTTAAGAAATAGATAGGATACGTTCTATAATATCTGCTCTTAAATAAGTCACGTTCCATTTCATATGCAGTATCACCATTAGCATCTAAAGAAGATGCAGCATTTAATTTACCTATATCGAATGTAATTCTATCAGCAGTAGCTCTTTCTTCATAAACCTTATCAAATTTAATTTGTTGATAGCAGGCCATATAATCTAAAGCTCTTGCAAGATTCTCACCATAATGCTTACTCTTATAATATCTAGTATTAAAATCAGACATTAGTTCTTTGAAATGATCATCCATTTCATAGAATTCTTCGAATAAAGCAATATATCCATTCATGAATGCATTATTAGTTGGGTGAACTGCTAATGCTTCATTAGGAAGAGAATCATCTAACCAAATACAACTGAAATAAGTTGGAACCCTTAACATTGGTTCTCCAGTATACAAACATTTTATAATATTTCTATTATAAATCTGACCAAATAGATCAGGAATGTATCTACCGTTTTGATCAAATGCTACTAGGTTATCTAAAGTTATTTTGAACTTCTTATCAATAGTCATATCGTATAATACAAATCTACGACCAAGTGCAAGTTCTTCTTGAATAACTTTATATCTTACATTTGTAGGGTCATCGTATTCACTTACTAATTTAAACAAGACAAAGACAGCATGTTGTCCTTTCTTTATTCCATCATTAGGTTCCATGAATACAAGCTTATCCCCTTCAATTCTATATCTTCTAGGAATAACCAATTTATCGTCTATAAACAACATGAAATTGTTTAGATTATATTTAAGACCAGGCATATCTGGAAGAGTAATATAATTGCTATTAGTATCTGCTTCTTTAGAGAAGAAGAAAGGTTTTAAATGAAGAGGACCATGTTGAGAACCTTTAGTAATATTTACAAAAGCAAATATTAAAGTATCTCCTTTATGGATTACCTTAGCAGAATTAGTGAATGTAATAGTGTAATTATCTCTATTAACTACATAATCATTTTGATTAAGGAAAATACTACCGTTAAATACTAAGATTTGATTGTAGTTATTTACATCAGGCCAATCTTCTACTGGTAATTGGAATACTATTTGCTCATCTTCTTGAGCAACCATAGAGAATACTTTGGATGTAGCATAATCTTCTATTAACCAATCAGAATTATCAGTAATAATCTCCATTGTATATAGAGCATCAGAAGGTAAATCTAAGGTTTGATAATTGAAGAACTCAATCAAATCTACACCCATAAGACGATAATTCTTAGGATCTATAGGAACATTATCTCTGTATAGAACTATCTGGTCTCCTGGTTTTACATAACCATGATCCCATGCTCTAAAATACATGAAAATATTTCTACCATGAATTCTTTTAGCTTCTAGATTACCATATCTCCATACATAATGAACCATTTCATCGTCACTATGTCTTATACTACCACCCTCACTATCTACATATGAAGGCATAGTTTGTTCATAGATACCATTGGTTCTAAGCTTAGTATTTGGAGCTTGATCGTTATCTATATAATAGAAATAAATTGCTGATTGAGAGTTATCAAAATATCCATCTTTATTGAATTTATAAATAGGAGTTTTATCTTCTCTTTCACCAATAAACTCTTCGTAAATTACTGGGAATGGGATTTTTATATATTCAACAGTTTGTACTGGTCCCGATAAAATAGGATCTCTATTATTAATAAATACTGTATAGAAATCATCAGATCTTATCATGTAGATTTGAGACAATGGTACAAACTTACCATCTACAAATAATAGGAATGGATTTATAGCCTTATCCATTAATAGGTGATATGCATTGCCTTCAAAGAACCTTTGCTCTTCGAAACCAACTCTATCATGAGCCATATTATATAAAGAGATTACAGTAGAATCTATATATTTAGATTCTCTATTCCATTCTTCTCTTTTAAAATATTCTCTTTCTTCATGCCATTTTATTCTAAGTCTTTGAGGAAGATATCCTCTTTGAGCTTCGTTAAAATAGTATGCTGTAGATTCCATTTTGTGATCAATAAGATCCTGAGTTTCTGGTTCTAATTGACCTAAAACGTTTGAATGGTTGTTTCTAAAATAATTCTCTATAGTATCTTCTGTTGTAATATAAAGAGTTGGAGGAACGAATGTATCATAATAAATACAATCGTCAATAATGCTAATATCATCAAGATATCCACTACCAAATGTATGAATATCATTACTAGTGCTTTTCTTATATCCAATAAATAATTCATCTCCAAAAGTCATAGACCCTTGAATATCATTAATGGTAGTTAGACAACCATCTACAAATATTCTAAGAACATTATCATCTCTAGTTATAGTAAGATAATGCCATTTATCATTAAAAGTATAATCTACTATAGCACTAGAATATTTTTCTTCTGGAGAGATTTGAATAGTAAAATACCCAGCCTCTTCTATATACACGAAGTTATTATGACTATTTCTATCTTTGCGTTTATATGATAATAAAGGAATCTTCTCATCTTTATTCATATTCTCTTTCTTAATTCTGTATTTAAGATAGATAGTAAAGTTCTTTTGAGATTCCAAATGCTTTTTAAGTTTAGATACATCTTCTAACCATAAACCAGCATTATCATTAAACGGTTTAAAATAAGCAGTACCAGCTGCTTCAATAATAGATGAGGTATCTGTAAAAGATACCCCACCTAAGTTTTTGATAGAAGAATTATTGCAACCAGTTTTATCAAAATGGAGGTTTAGTAAAAAATTAGGCATTACGAATACCTCCTAAATTATCTAGGCAATAGAGCCTAGCATAGTAATTACATCTTTAGAATATTGAACCATATCTTTGCCACAGATTTTTTCAATAGTCTTTTGGTTATTCAAATAACCACCAACGTATGCATCAGTAATCATAGCAGAGAATGCTGGGAAGTATTCTAAACCAAATACTGTACCAGGACCGAATTGCATCATCCATCTTTCTACAATAATATCTAAGCTAACTGCCTTAGGATTAAGATGCATTGCATCTCTTAAAGAGTTAACAAAGATCTTAATATTTTCATATGGATTAAGATCCTTTTCTTTAATATCACTATGCTTACGGCAAGCTTTTTCAATAGCATCTTCTAATAAGATAGCTTCATTTTTAGAGATATCTGCTACTTTCATAGCAATATCTCTGGCTTTGTTTTCGTTATCTAATTGAAGAATACCCATTAAGAAGTACATAGCAGAAAGATAAGTAACTTGAATCTTTTTAGATTCTTGAATAGAAATCTTTGCTAAGAAATCAATAATATGAGTAAAGCAATTTGCAAAGCATTTAGTAATACCAATATTCATATTTGCTCTACGTCTAAGAATATCAAAGTTTTTATGATAAATCATAGAAACACCAGCATTCATAAGATAAGAAACTAATGCTGTTTCATTTACATTGTAATCACCATGTTTTGGATCTTTTACAATACAAGCAGATGCATCGATAAATACTTTGATTTTACCACGATCTCTACCCTTCATTTCTTTAGCACAAAATACTTTAAATGTTCTAGGTAAAGGAACATCGCAATCTAATAAAACTGTATTTGTAGAATTAAGAATACGCAATAATGCTTCATCTGTTCTTTGATGCTTTAAATCTAAAATAACACCTTTGAATTCTTCTGTAGCTTTATCGATCAAAGGATCAGTCATAATAGCATCCAATAAGAGTTTTTGATATTTTGGATACTGTTTATAAAAGTAAGAGTCAGAGTAGGATTTTAATTCCTTCATGAGTTTTGTTTCCTCCTATCAGATATTTTTAAGTAGTTATTTTAATGTCCCTGCAGTAAATAAGCCCATTCTGTATATGATAAAATACGAGGTCTTAGACTTGTTATTAAGTGATAAAGAAAGGGGTAAAATTAATGCAATTACAAGATATTTTAGATCTTCATGTGGAAATGAATTCTAGTGATAGATACACATATAATGGTAAGAATGTACCTAGGGTTACTGAAGTACTTTCTAAAATGATTAGTGAAGAGAAATTAATGAGTTGGGCAAATAGCCTTGGATTTAAACATCAACGATATAGAGATGTATTAAATAAAGCAGCAACATTTGGAACTAAGATTCATCATGGAATAGAATGTTTTTTAAAAGGTCAAGAGGTTCCAGAAGATACTCCATCAATCTGTTTTAAAGCTTTTCAAGAATGGTGGAAAGTAATAAAAGAGACAGAATATGAAATTATTGGTCAGGAACAAAAACTAGTTTGTGAATGGTATGGTGGAACATATGATTGTCTTATGAAGATAAATGGAAAAATTTATCTTATAGATTTTAAGACTTCTAATCATGTGACCTATAAATATTATTTACAATTAGCAGCATATTCTAAAGTTCTTAGAGAAAAAGAGAATATTAATATAGATGGTGTCATCATCCTCCAATTAAATAAGTATCAACCAAAATACAAAGAATATATTTTAGATCTATCTATTCCAGATCATAAAGAATATTTTGATTTATGCGAAAGAACTTTTATTTCTATTCTTTATAGCTATTATCATATTCATTATCTTGAGGAGAATTTTAATGATCTTGCCAAGAAACTTCATCAGTTCCAACCACAAAGTGCATGATAAATATGATCCATTAAATATCTTCGAAGACTTTACAAGATATATTAATGAATTTAATAGGACTGATGGTAATAAAGTTGTTAGATATATAAGGAAATGGATTATAAGATATATAAGATTTCCTTTATTAAGTAATAGAATATCTAAAGGCTCTAGAAAGATTCTAAAGGAATCTTTTAAGCATCCTGAAACTTTAGTATATCATGTATTACGATATTCTGTATTCTTATTATATTTCACCATCTTGTTCCAAGTAGACTTAGAAGATCTTCTTAAAACTATATTTGAAAATAATAGAGACAGCTGTGATATTATATTTGAATATAATGATACTAGAGAGAATGCTTTTCAACGTATAAATAAAATTATCATAATCAATTACAATCTAAATAGTTTATATCTTCCAAATAATGAAAGGTTTATAAAAACTAAACTTAGATTGGATTTAGATGAGCATTTTTATACTATAGAAGAAACTATCTACAAATGTTCTACTAGATTAGAAACATCTGTTGCTGAAGTCGAATCTTTTAGAAGATTCCAGATAAATGAAAAGGGAATGATAATCAATCCTAATTATATCTTTAGCAATAACCTTAAAGCCGAGGAATACAGTAAATATTCTATAATGGCTGTTAATATTATGGGAATTTTAGATATTATTTTAAGATCAGTCTTAAATGTTGGAGTTACCAAACAGATTCCAGAAGATACTAGAGCATAAACTTGCTCTAGTATTATTCTTAACTTAAATTTTGGTCACATACTATAATACTGTAAGGAGTGATTAAAGAAAACAATGAAACAAGTAGTAAGTTTTGATAATATAAAAGATACATTTGTTGAAGCTCATATATCAGATTTGCACTTTGGTACTATAGAGCCTTTAACTGAATATAAAATCTTAAATGAACAATTTTTAAACTATCTTGAAATGATGAATGTGTTAGATATAGTGTCTGTTAATGGAGATATATTTGATCATAAGTTTATGGCAAACTCTGATGCTGTAGTATATGCAATCTCATTTGTACAAAGATTAGTTGATATATGTAAAAGAAAAAATGCAACCTTGATACTCATAAACGGTACTGGATCTCATGATGCTGATCAGCTCAAGATCTTTGTGCCATTTATGAATCAAGGTTGCGATCTAAGGATTGTAACCCAAACCCAATTTTTATTTATCAAAGGTAAGAAAATCTTATGTATTCCAGAGATGTATAACATGGGTGAGCCATATTACAACCAGTTTTTAATCAATTCTGGATTATATGATGCTTGTTATATGCATGGTACTTTCAAAGGTGCAATCTTTGGTAAGAATAAAAGAGACCTAGCATCTAATAGGGAGCCAGTATTTGATATAGAAGACTTTGGTAATTGTAAAGGTCCTATTATATCAGGACATGTTCATGTTCATGGTGTATACAGTAATGACTTTTATTACTGCGGATCTCCTATAAGATATAAATTTGGTGAGGAAGAAGAAAAGGGATTCATCGTTCTTCTACACAATATCAAAGAAAGAAAATATATGGTTCATTTTGAACCTATTAAGTCTTTCCGATATGATACTATTAATCTTGATGAAATGATTAATCAAGATCCTAGGATTATAATTGATTATATCAAAGCATTATTGAATGAGGGTATAGATCATCTTAGAATCCTTATTACAAAGAATAATCCTAGAACTATAGAGTTACTTAAGAATTTCTATAGAAGTAAGGCTAATGTAAAAATTGAAACTAACTTTGAACAACAGAAGATACAAAAAGAGTTACATAGTATGAATCAGAAATATCAAAAGTATGATTATCTATTCGATAACAACTTATCTCCTGAACAAAAGTTGGTGCAATATATGAACCAAGAAGAGGGAAATGATTTTTGGAGCGTTGAAAAGTTTGCTGACTTCATGTCCTATATTGAAAAACTTTAACCTCGAAAACATTATAATACTACTCGAACGAAAAAATATAAAAACTATAAATGGGAGTTTCTAGTATGACAGACTTTGACAAGAGAAAATCAAAATATCAGCCAACGAATACAAAAACTGCTAGAAAGGCTCCTCAAGCTTCTGGCATTTCAGAGTATATGCTGAATTCGTTTTGCCGATATGCTCTCTCTATGAACGACAACATCCGTAAGCACGGATTAACTATGTTGAATAGTTTAATCATCAGGATCAATCCTGAAGATTTTATAAAGAATCAAAACTGTGCCATTAAGTTAAGATTCTTAAAAGCAATTCTAGAAAATAGAATGCAGGGATTGAATGATAGAGAAATGATTCTATCTAATATCAATCTTACTATGGATATAACTAATTTAGAAAAAGATCAATCTTTGACTAGAGAACTTTCTAATGATGAAGTTATATCTATTGAGGGTAATATTTCTATGCTATTAACTAATAATGAAGTTGATGAGCATATTAATGTATTACTCGATGCTATCACTAAGTATCAAAATGCAGATTTTAGAGAAAAGAATCAAACCATTGATTATTTAAAATCTAGAATTAGTGATATTCAAACTGTGTTTAGACGCAATGAGGTAAACAAAGATTCATCTGATACATTATTCAGATTATCTCAGTTAGAAACAACTGTTCCAGATATTCATAAGTATGTAACTAGTCCATCATATAAATTGGTTACTGGAATGCAGGGATTTAATGCTATGCTTGGTGGAGGTTTCCAAAAAGAACGTGTATATTCATTCTTTGGTGCATCAGGTTCTGGTAAGACAACGACTCTAGAGAATATAATGTATCAGCTATGGAAATATAATCAAGATTTCATAACCCAAGATAAATCTAAGAAACCTTGTATTATATTATTAACAATGGAGAACTTGGTTGTAGAAACAGTTTGTTCTTTATATCATATTATGACCAAAGGCAAATCTATGGAAGCATGTGCTACTGCTGAAGATGCAATAGCGCAATTCAAAGCATGTCAATTTGAATTTGATCCAGAAAATAAAAGAGCTGTAGAGTTATTTATCAAATATAAACCTGTAAATTCTGTAGATACTTCCTATATGTATAAGATAGTAGAAGACTTAGAAGATGAGGGTTTTGAAACTATAGCATTCTTACAAGATTACATGATGCGTATCAAACCATCTGAAAGAACAAAAGACGTTTATCAGGATCTTGGTACAGTAGTAAATGACTTTAAAACATTTGCAATCTCTAAGAAGATCCCAGTAATAACTGCATCACAGCTTAATCGGGAAGCGATGAAGATTATTGATGAGGGAAGAAATGCTAATAAGTTAGATTCTATTAAGAAACTAGGCCGTGCGAATATTGGTGAATCTATTAAGATAGATACAAACCTTGATGGTACATTTATCATTGTTCCAGAATATGATAAAGAGGGTAATAGATATCTTGGTATTAAAATGACTAAGCATAGATATAAACTTCCTCCTACTCATAGATTAGATTCTATATTCCAACCATTCTATCCAAAATCTGTAGCATTAGTAGAGGATTTATTTGAACCAAAAGCAGTATATAGAGAATCTCTAATAAATAATGATATTGAAGAGGTAACTTCTAAATTTGGTACAACAGAGCATGTTTCTATAAATAATCCTGCTAAAAGATTAGAGGCTTTAAATAAGTCTGTTGATATGACAGCTGGAACAGGATTGGTAAAAACTCCTAAGAGAGACAATAGTGTATCAATGCCTACTGAAACAATGGTAGAAAGACCTCAAACAAAAATGGAAGATACAAAGCTTATAGAGATGACTCCTAAGTTCTCATTAGATAATGAAGATTCTTCTCCATTTGCTAAGAATAAAAAGAAAGAGGTCATACTATTAGTACCACCTCCACATCTTAACAAACAAACACATTAAAGTAGTGGTATGGGAATATTCCCATACCACTGTTTTTGTCTAAGATGAAGATGTACTAGAAGAACCAATAGATGCTGTAGAAGAATAAGATTTAGATATAAACTTATTCACAGGTGTAATGATCTTATCTTTGGCATGTTTTTGATTATAAGTATTCATAGCCATAGATTCTTTATTATAAATAATAGACAAAGCTTTAGATAAAGCTGCTTTTGGTAACAAATACAATGTTTTATTTGGAATAGTAAATTCATGGGTACTACAAATATTATTTAAACGTAAGATTATATAGAATAGTTTTGTAGAGCCATAGATTTTATATGCCAACATTTTTGGATTGTATTTATATTTATTAACTTCTTGAGAAGATAACTCTATTAAGATGGATTGTTCTTTAAGGTCTGTTAGGTAGTCATCTAACAAATTCTTTACTACAAACTCAAATCCATCTCTAGTCTCATAATAAGAAATAGATTTATAATCTGAATTGTCACTAGCAGCATTACCAGCATCAATAAACTCTTTAAGAGTATGAGTTTCAGTAATACTAAGACTAGCACTATTATAATATATAGCCATTGGTTATTGCTCCATTCCAATAATTTGAGGTTTAGTAATATCACCGCTTAAAAAGGTGACGATAAATCTAGTACCTACTGGGATATATTTCTTTGGGTAAGTTCTTGTAACTTCTCTTGGAAGAGCTAATTTAACTACCGCTGTTCTTTTTACTTCACCAAATTCTAATCCATCTGTTTCTTTATTCATAAGATTAGGAATAGATACTTGATTTCTATATAAAGCCCGGCTATTATTTTGCATACCTCCAGTCATTTGGAGTTTGAATAATTGCTCACCAGGATGGAATTTATTTACATAATCATCTAAAAGAATAGCAATCTCAGTATTAGAGTTTACGTTATGAGTACTCATATTATTATCACCTCTTTCATTATTAGTGTGTCGAAATATAAAATATAAAAACGATATTGATAAATTAGTAATAGATATATTTAAAAGAAAGGAAAATTATTATGGCAAAGAAAAAAGTTAACGTATTAGGTGGAGATATTGCATCTTTAACAGACTTTAGATCATCTACTTGTACTAATCCAGAATTGTCTGAGAGATTTATTAAAGATGTGATGAGAATTACTGGTCTTGAAGAAGATCATGAGGGTTATATTGTAGATACAGAAGATGATTTTGAGAATCCAGATTATATTGTAGTAAGAGGAAAGTTCTTACGTCATACTAATAGAGGTATTCTTCATAAGAAAGATTTGATCTTCGATCCATATAATAATCCTATTATTATGGATGAGCTATTAAAACAATATTTACAAAAATCTCATCCAGAGATTGTATCTGCACAAATTATGTCTGCCAAACCTAATCAAGCTCCAAAAGTAGATACTTATGGATATATGACGTTATTATATTCTAATGGAGCAAAGATTCAAACTGATATGCATTATAAAGATTCTACTAAATATCTTGAAGCATATATGAGATTAGAAGCGATGACTAATAGTTTAGTAAGAGAAACTCTTGCTATATATGATGCTTATGAAAAAGAATATTTTGAAGCTCTTGAAAATGAAAAGGTTAAAAAATGAGAATAGATTTTGAATTAACCGATGAGCAACAAGCATTAATAAAAGCTGCCGTTCATTGGTATAAACACGAATCAGAATTAGTATTCCAATATAGTGCTCCTGCTGGTGCTGGTAAATCTACTGTAATGCATTGTATCATAGATCAGTTAGGGTTAAGACCAGAACAAGTAGCTCCTATGGCATACGTTGGATCTGCGGCTATCGTTATGCGACTTAATGGATTTTCAAATGCATCTACAGCTCATTCTTGGTTATATAAATTAGAAGTCAAAACAGAGAAAGATGGAGTTATGGGAAAAGAATATACTACTAAGAGATTCGTATATTCTCCATTAGACCCTAACGAAATTAAACTCATCTGTGTCGATGAAGCTTCTACAATACCATTAAAAATGAGACAAGAGATGGAAACAAATGGTATTAAGATATTAGCATGCGGAGATCTCAATCAGTTACCACCAGTAGCAGACAAACCTGGTTTCCTTTATACTGGAAAGGTATTTAGATTATCTAAAATCATGCGACAAGCAAAGCATTCTGCCATAGTAGAAATATCCAATATGCTTATAAAGGGTATACAACCTAGAATAGGAAACTATGGTGATGTAATGGTCATATCTAAAGATGATCTTAATGACGATATGATCAAAGCATATAAGACAATTATCTGTGGTACCAACAAGACTAGGGACCAATTTAATGGCTATGTAAGACGTAATATATTGAATACTTCAAGCCCAGTTCCTATGATAGGAGAAAAGGTAGTATGTAGACAGAATAACTGGAGAGTTGGGATAGATGGTATTAATCTAGCTAATGGTTTAGCTGGTACAGTTACTAACTATCCATCTATTACTGGTTATGAAGCTAAGAGTTTTATGATGGACTTTGTTCCAGATCTATTTCCAGATATTAAATTTGAGAAATTAAAATGCGATTTCAAATACTTTATATCTGATTATAGAACAAGACGTGAAATGAAGTCTATGATGAATAATAAATTCAGTTCTAAATTAGAAAAGTTTGAATTTGGATATGCAATCACTACTCATATATCTCAGGGGTCTCAATACTTTACTGGAATATACTTAGAAGAACATCTCCACAGAGATATACAGCGAAATTTGAACTACACTGGTATTACAAGATTTAGAAATTCTTGTATCTATGTATTGCCAGTTAGACGTATGATGATTCCTGTAAGAAAATCTGTAGTCTCTTTAAATGGTCGATCTATACTATAAAGTAATATAAAGAAGAAGAGGGTCGTAATAACCCTCTTTTTTTGTTTTAAACTACACTTCAAATGTATACTATAATAGTGTAGTGTAGTTCTAATTTAACCATATAAGGAGGAATCTAGATGCCAATATTTAGAGAACGGAAACAAATAGTACAGCTATTCGACCCCACTACTAGAGAAGAAATAATTATTGATGACAAGCCATATTTGTTATTATTTGTACTTGCTGGTAATGATACTACAGATGAAGGTGAATGGATAGCTCTACGAGGTAGAGAAACAGTATTCCAATATCTTCTACAATCATTCATGAATTATGACTGCTTAAATAGTTATGTCATGAGTGGTAATCTCGGATTAGGTCGTGAAGTATCCATCTATTCTTTTTTGCGTATGTTAATTGAAAAACATTTTCCTGATCAAGGATTAACTGTTGAAGAATTAGATGAATATGTAATGGATTATGCTAATCAAGATAAGGATTCTAATCTAATGGAACCTGGTGACTTACAGCTTCATTATTATAAAGAGATGAACTCACCAACTAAATAGTACTCATTAAAAATTATAAGGTATTAGAAAGTAGGTGAAATTAAATGAGAGAAATCAAACCACAGTTTGTAAATAAGAAAACAGATAAAAGTATGTTTTTGGATAAAATGTATGGTGGCAATCGAAATGATATTATTACCATGGACCATATCAGAAGAAACATCAAATTTTTATTCAGAGATATAGCTAGAGGATCTGTAACAAATCCAAAGTTTGAAGAAGCGTTAAAATCAGATACAAGAATATTACAATATGCATTAGATATGCTTGCATTTGATATTAGAAAAGCAAATGTTATCTTAATAGCATTAAATGATAGTTGCCCAGGCCTTTATACTAAAATAGGGGATTTTGGATTAATAAACGAAGTTATTAATGAAACTAATGCTAAAATGATCATGTATCAAATTATGTATAATGGCATTTCGGCTTATATTCAAACAGGTGATTTTGTTCAACTTAGAAGCGTAGGGATGACGTTAAACAATCAATTCAATAGAAAGTACCAATCGGTATTCTTCTAATGATAAATGGCTATCGCTCGATATTTCATAGAACTACACTATCAAAGCATTCTATAAGAAGAATGAGACAGAGAGCGAACCTTCGAAATAAGAAAGGTCGTAATAGATTCGCAAAGAATATAATCCGATATGGATTATGTCTTTACGATATCCCACGTCATCCTAGATTTACGTCTTTTTTCTACTATATGAAGCATATGTGTAAAAAAGCTAACAATAAGAGCCCATTATGTAAGGTATATTTATATAAGAACTACATAGTTCCTATATCAATAGATGGAGTGATTATTACTTGTTTTGAAGTCAAAGAAGATTTCAAACAAATGTTTGATGAAATAGTAGAGTATAAAAACAAATTAAGAGATCCTAAAACAAATATAACTGAAAACATTCTTCAAGGTTTCGTATCACTTAATTAGGTTTACATTCAAATAAACCTAATTTTTAGAAAGCGAGGTATTCAATCTTGGAAACAGTTGACGTTGTAAAATTAAGAACTCTTTGTGAAAAAGCTGAGACTGAAGTAAGACGCGGCGATGGTTCTGTTGAAAAAATGAAATTCCCTACTCATGTCGTATGCGATAACAGTTTGAATGTAATAGATTATCATAACGGAAATGTAATTTGGAATGATGCTGAAGGTTATTTCGTATATTTCCTAGTAATGAATCCTAGTACTATTCATAACTCTCCATCTGCTGGTATGAGTTTTGGTGCTAAGTCCATGGTTCCAGCTGCTATGATCTGTATTGATTATGGCGAAATTCAAAATATTCGTTGTGAATTGAATGAGGAAGCATTTGAAGCGGTTGCTGCTGCTTTGAATATGACTCAAGATCAAATCGAATATAATAAACATCGTTTATTTGAACAAACAAATGCAGATATTGCTATTCAAAGAAAACGCATGTATGCATATTCCAATCAAGCTCATAAAAACAGCCCTGATGGAAAACGTAACTTTACTGATTTGGAAGAATATGATAAAACAGTTCATCCAGTTTCATACTAATAAAAAATTAGTATGGGTATAACACTTTTATAAACAAATGTAATTTAGTTGCATCTGAAAATACCATTCTAAATAAATTTTCGGTTGTAAACTATAATAATGATACCAATTTGATATACCTCGTTATGAGGTATATCATCTGGGTATCGCTTTTTCCATTTTTATCCTAGGAGGGAAAAACTTATGTACAATTTTAACAATGGCTATGGCCAACAATTCAATGGAATGACTTATGGTAACAATGCTCCTCAAAACCCAACAATGTCTCAATTGTTGAGTCCTGAAGAAATGTCTGAGATCCAAAAAGCACCTCAAGCATTCCAAACAAAACTCACTCGCGATGAGTATCTTCGTGCACTTTGCACACACAAAGATCAAAACGGTAATATTAAATTAGAAAAATTGGCAGACGGCCGTTATCACTGCCCAATTTGTAACTCTGATTTCAATTTGATCGATTTGAACTCTGCTAAAGGTGATATTGAACAAATCTGCTTGAACATGAATGATTTGTATCAATCCATCAAAACTTATTTGCCAAACCCAACAAGTTCCATGCGTGATATCTACATGATGATTGCATTCTTCAACAAAATCCCACAATTATGGGGTATTGCTAAAAATGCATTTGAAAAGATCACAAATGTTAATGGCGTATTACAACCAGCAGATGAAACTAACGCATTCCAAATCTTGGGTAACATCTTTAACCAACCTGGTTTCGGTGGTTTATACCCTAACAACTTCCAAGCTGGCATCGGCAATCCTGCTATGATGTATAATGCTGCTCCAACAGCTCCTGTATATGGTGGCCAACAATTCCAACAACCAGGTGCTATGCAAGCTCCAGCACAACCAATGCCTCAATTCCCTAGTCCAAACCCAATTGGTACTGTAGAGGCTCCTCAAGATTTCACTGCTAATGCGGCTCAACCAACTTATGCAGTAAATCCTAATGTAGCAGCTGCTCCAGCCGCTAACCCTAATGTAGCTCCTGTTCCTACTCCAGATGTAGTAGAACAACCAGCTGCTCAACCACAAGCTTAATATAAGAAGCTTAATATTTTTTAATCTGATATAGGATTTCATCATCTATTACAATACATACAAAGTTCACACTATTCCAAATCCTATATCAGATATTTCTTTCTAACACAACAAACTCTAATATTGATTGCTAATCACACACTATGAAGCGAAGATGGTTAACTCCATCTTCGCTTTATTTTTTTTATTTTAAAATATAATATAATTATATACTATAAAGGTGAGAAGTATATTTAGAATAAAAGATATATTTCTTAATTAGAAGAATATAAAATTTTTTGAAAAGAAAGGAGGGAAAATCATGTCATTGTATGATTCTGTGGTAGAACTTTTCTCAAAAGATGAAGAAGAGGAAACTCTAGATAACTATTATCGCCCATATGCAGATAAAAGGAATATTGGCGAGATTAAGAAAACCGTTGAATTCGATGTAAACAAGTTAATTGAAAATCCAGAATTCTTGAGAGTGGTAGAAGAATTATTTGGAACCCCGCATTTTATGGTAAAATTAGCTTTAGATGGTAAAGATGGTCTAGTTATCGAAATTCCAGTAGAAAATCTATTTAGAGGAAAAGATTCTAAAGATGAATCATTCATCAAAGTTAGTCGAATAGGGATGTCGTTTGTGACTATGAGATCAGAATCCCAACAAGTCAAAGATGATGGTACTACAATTGAGACTAAAAAGAAAGTAGAAGAAATCCAATACGACTTTAAAGGATTGCCAAATAACTATCCTAAAGAAGTTGATGGTGATACGTTCAGCCTATTCGTGCCATATGCAAAGATGGCATACTTTGTAGAGGTATTAATATCAGATAATATTATTAATATCAATTCTATGAAAGTAGTAACTTCAGAGCCGTTAGAATGCAAGTCTTATAACTTTAGTAAGAACAAGGAGGATAAATAATGGCTGAAGAAAAGAAGAATGTTAAATTGAATAACAATAGCAACAAGAAAGAAATATCAGAAGCTCATGTTGTTGATACCATTAAAGAGTATCATGATCAAGCCACACAGGATATTGCAGCAACCAAAATGATCAGAACTGCAGAAAGTTTATTGATAGGAAACTGCGATACTGAGCTTGGAGAAAAAATTGTTCATAGTGAACTATTGAATATTTTAGCAGAATATTTAGAAAACAACAACTATGATATTCTATGCAACTCTATTTTAGAGTTAATTAGAGGAGAAGAAGAATAAGATTTAGTTAAGTAAATAAATAATTTAGTTTTTAAAGAAAGACTATTTTGGTTTTTCTTTAATTATATATTTCATATTCTGAAAGGGAGACACAAAGAAATGAAAAACATTATTAAAAACAAAACTTTATTGACTGCAGCTATTATTTCCGCAATGGCATTCGGCACTACTAGTGCATATGTTGTACCTACAACTGATGCGCCTGGTGATATTCCTAATAAGGCTTTAGCTAGCAATAGTGAGTATAACGATGTATATGCTGGTCATGGTGCATATTCTGTTGGCCGTCAAAATACTATTAATGCTAGCGCTACAAGTTCTTTTGCAGCAGGCTACGACAACACTATCAATGGTGCTAACTCTTTTGTATACGGTCATAACAATAAAGCGACCGGTGCAAATAGCATCGCTGGTGGTGAAAATTCCGAGGCGAAAGGCTATTCTAGCCTAGCTATTGGTTCATCCTCCCAGGCACTAAAAGATTACACCTTTGCAATTGGGTCTCAAGCCCGTGCAGCTGCAGATAATACCGTAGCTATTGGCAACGGTGCTTATGCTAATAAAGATAATGCACTGGCTCTTGGTGCTGTTACTTCAGTAGATGGCAAAGATTCTATCGCACTTGGTTCGCATGTTCGATCCAATGCTGATAATAATGTAGCTATTGGTACTGCAGTTACTACCAATAGTAATGATAGTGTTGGTATTGGTACTGCAGTTAATACTAATAGTAATAATAGTATTGGTATCGGTAATAACGTTGTTAATAACCTTAGCAATAGTATCGGTATCGGTAATGGAGTTGCTACTGACTTCAATACTATTGGTATTGGCAACGGAGTTGAAACTAAGGTTCAAGACACTATTGCTATTGGCAATGGGGTAATTTCCAATGGCGAATCTTCAGTAGCTATTGGTAACGCTATCCATGCAGATGGCGTTGGAACTGTAAACGTTGGCACAAATGTAAGTGCCAAAGGCGTATCTTCTATCGTTGTTGGTCGTGATACGACTGTAAATGGTGATGATACTACAGTAGTAGGTGCTAACAATGGTATTATTGACGCTGATCAAAGTGCTATTTTTGGTTATAACAACAAAATGTTGGACAACGCCAAGGAACAGCTAATCTTTGGTTCTAATTCTCAAACTAAAGAGCAAGGTGCAACTGTACTTGGTTCCCATGCTCAAGCTACACAAGTTGATGCGTTTGCCATCGGCAATAATACAATTGCTGATGTACAAAATGGCGTTGCAATCGGCACCAATTCTGTTACAGAATTAGCTGTTGGTACATCCAATATTAAGGATAACACAACAGATATTCGTTTCAGTAATTCCACTTATGCGGGTTCTAACCCAGACTCTGTTGTAAGCTTCGGTACTAATGGTCGTGCCGGTGCTGGTGGAGTAACTAGTTATACACGTCAGTTACAAAACGTAGCAGCAGGTCGTGTATCTGCTACATCCACAGATGCTATCAATGGTAGCCAACTATATGACGTAGCATTAGAAGCTCAAAAACACAACACAGTTGTTGATGGTACTAATACTACTGTAACTTCCGAAGATAACAACTTTGGCCGTAAGGAATATAAAGTGAACGTAAACAAAGATTTAGTAGATATGAATTCTGCTAGCTTTGGTAAAGTGACTGATGATGTGCATTCCTACATTGGAAAGGATAAAGTTCACTTCTTCGATGGTACTACAAGTACAAATACTAAAGTAGATGCTAATGGTATGAAGTTGGAAAACACTGACAACTTAGATGCTGCAGAATATACTATGGATGGTATGACTGCTAACTCTAATGGCAAATCCATTTCCTTTACTACTAATGGTATTAGCGCTGGTGGTCAAATTATCAATAATGTAAAAGCTGGTGTTGCTGATACAGATGCTGTAAACTATAAACAATTAAAAGACAGCATTTCTACTGAATCCGTTATCACTGATAACCAAGTTGATAATATTGCAGCTGTTAGAGTTGTTAATGGTAAATCCACTGGTGATGCTAATGCTCAATATGGCGTATATGTAAGCAAAAATACTGTAACAGATATTGCTAAAGCTGCTAATAAATTTGAAGGTGATTCTGTAATCAAAGTAGAAACAACTACTGGTGCTAATCATACAGCAGACACTACAACATTCAAATTTGATGGTAACGAAGCCGCTAAAGTATTACCTGTATCCTATAAAGCAAATGGTGGTGCTACAAATAAAGTAATGGCAGACAAAGGTTTAAACTTTGTTAATGGTAACCATATCAATGCATCCGTTGGTGCTGATGGTTTAGTACGTTTCGATTTAGATCAAAGCATTCCTAACCAAATCAATTCCAATGCTAATGCAATTAATGGTCTTTCTGATAAAGTTGCTAAAAACCACAAAATCTCCGAACGTGGTATTGCAGGTACTGCTGCATTAGCTGCATTACATCCATTAGACTTCGATCCAGATCATAAATTGGATGTAATGGCTGGTTATGGTCACTTCCATGGTTCTAACTCTGTAGCATTGGGTGCTGCTTATCGTCCTAACGAAGACTTAATGTTCACAGTTGGTTCTACTGTTGGTAATGGTGATACAGTTGTTAATGCTGGTGTATCCTATAAAGTTGGTGCTAAATCTGGTGTAAGCCGTTCTAAAGTAGCTGTAGCAAAAGACGTTGCAGATATGAAACGTGAAATGGAAGCAATGAAAGCACAAAATGCTAAAATTACTGCGATCCTAAATGCAGTACTTGGTGCTGATTTACCACAAGATCAAAATACAGTATTCCCAGATGTTCCAGAAAATCATTGGGCATTTGAAGCTGTAGATGATTTGGCTAAACGTGGTTTGATCATTGGTTATGAAGATGGTATGTTCAAAGGCGATCGTGTATTGACTCGTTATGAATTTGCAGAAGTAGTTCATCGTGCAATCCAACGTGCTAAAGAAATCAACGCTCCTATCGATGGTCGTTTGGTTGATGAATTCAAACCAGAACTTCTTCGTTTCGAAGTTGAACAAAATGGCAAACTAGAAAGAGTTCATGCATTGAAATCTAATAAAGATATCAAACGTGACTCCTATGGTAGCATTGTAAAATAATCTAAATAAAATTTCAGGTATGGGAGAAATCCCATACCTGATTATTTTTTTAAAAGGAGAAGTATTATGAGTATGACAAAATTGGAAGAAATGAAGTTTATCAAATCCTATATGGAGATTATAAATTTCAACATCAGAGCTATATCTGATATTATTGTAACTCAATCTATTAAACTTGATATGGAATTACCATACAGAGGAACATATCCAGAATTTGATGTTAGTTTTGGTTTGAGTAAGGATTTATATTTTGTTTCTGATGATAATATCGAACCATCTGAGACTAAAGAACCTGAAGATTGTTTTAGACCAGTTAATGCTATCTATATAAAGATGAACGTAACTGGTGCTACTATTTATTTAAAAGATCGTAAATTAAATCTTCTTGAAGAAACTATAAATATTGGAACTACAGAAATATTAGATGACTTTGGCAGATTTTTATATTTATCAGTGAATACTTGGAAGCATAAAGTGTGTAAATTAAATAAGCTTAAAGCACAAGACTATGATCATATTTATGGATTACTTAATATGAATATGGAAAGTATCAATATTGCTCTTGATATGATACAAAAGCTTTTAGAAAATAAAGAATAATTTGTTTTAAAATGGGGGTATATAATATTATGATAGCAGAAGATTTTGAATTTGTTCAACAAAGTGAAACAGAATATATCGAAGTCCTATATATGTGGAATATAGGAGGTATCGAAGTTAAAGGTTATAACATCAATGACAAAATTGTTGAAGTATATTTTGAATATGATGGGGTAAAATTTTTAATAAGATCCCAAAAAAGACCTACATATAGTGAACGATTCTTAGATGTAATTAGAGCTTTATTGATTGGCAATTATTCTAATGATATGGCTACAGTTATTAAAGTAGCTAAAAAAGTTGGAAAACCTATCTTGATTACATCTGGTATTTATAAAAACAGTCGTGAATTTACAGTTCGATTAAAGTTCCCAGTAGAAAATGGGTATAGTATCTTATTCATGGAATTTGATAAAGTAGATCTAGATACATTATATGGTGTGCGTTTTAGCTATGTAATCAAAGATGAAAATGCTAGAATTAAGCACGGTAATACAGATGCTACTAGAAAAGTTTTTGCTTACATGAATGAATTGATGTTTGATTAAGAAGGAGTAGATTGATTATGTTATATAGTGATATTAAAAAACGTCTTCCAGAACTTTGCAAAGAATTAGTTCTTATGATTCCTAAAGATATTGAATACTCATATCATGAAGACTATGAAGGAAATGTTTCTGTCAAAATTGTAAAAGATGAGGATAGAATCAATCTAGAAATTAATGATATTAAATTCAGTATTGGTCCTTCATACTTTGCAGAAAGATATTATCTAAATTGTGAAAAATATGAAGATGCCTTTTCTAGAAATCCAGAACCTATTATTCTTTTATCAAAACTATTTACAAATTTAGCATGTGAATCAGATAAAGAATTTAATAAGATCATAGGAGAAGGAGATCAGAAATCTGATAAAGATATGATTAGATTCCAAATCATGAAGATAGCTAAAGGGTTTAATGATCTTCATGGATGGTTCTCTAATCCAGCTTATCTTAAAGCAGAAATTGAAGAAGCAGAAGAACGAGCATATTATGCTGAACAACGTAAAAGAGATGAAGATTCTTTCTGGGAAGAAATGGCAGCAGTAGGAGTTACTCCAGAAGACGTATATGATTAATATTTATACAAAGTTTTATCGGGATATTATTTAATAATATCCTGATGGACTTTTAAATAATGAGAAATTTAATAAAACTCATTATTTTTTCTTCTAATTATGGCTTATGAGGTGAGATTATAATGCTCAAAAGAGAATATTTCGACACAGAAACTAATATGGTTAGTACCACTAGTATGACTACAACAGAATTGCTTGTAGAGGTAGAAGATAGACTTAAGAAGTATGAAACTTTAGTATTTAATAAAGAGATATTAATTCATGCCCTAACATTGGCATCTATTTTTCCTAAAGACTGTAAATCCCATTTTAATGATCCTCATTATTTTATTTCATTGGCTGAATATACTGATCATGATGTAGATCTTATGATTTCACTAGTATCTGAAAAATATGGAATTAGATATAATGATCTAAAAGAATTATACGATTATATTATTAACAGATATACTATCAAATATTATGATGGTGGTGTAAGAAAGAAAGAATTCCAACTACCTACATATGTAAGAGTTATGTGCGATATCAACAAAGGTTTGCAAGTTAAAGAAATTATTGGTAATAGAGCTAAATGATATAGTAGTTGTATACTATAATAATGGAAGCTATAATAACAAAATAGTATTCTTTGATTAAAATTGAAAGGAGAATGGAATGAAGATTCCAAATAATTCTAATCTCTCCAAAGAGATGACAGCTAATATCAAGGACTACTCTAAAAAGATCAAGAGTCTTGAATCCTTTGCTAAATCTGTTCGAAAGAACCCAGGTCAATATTTATCCTCAACTGGTAATGAAGGTCAATTGAATGCTATTCGAGAAGTATTTCAAAATGCTACAGATGAATTGAATAGACTAGTATCTCCATGTGATAAAGTATGGATTGAGTTCTGGGAAGGTTCTTTTAGAACTGTAGTAATCGATAATGGTCGTGGTATTCCAGCAGAAGATATTGTTCGTGTATTTAGTAGGGAACATACTTCTACAAACTATGAAAAGCATAAAGGTGAATATCCATCTGGTCTTCATGGTGTAGGGTCTAAATGTACTAATGCCGTATCTTCTAGATTTACAGTTACTACTTATCGATTAGGTAAAGCTTATCAAATTGAATTCTCTGAAGGTGAACCTTTAAAGAAATATGGAACTGGTAAGAAAGGTTCTGATGGCAAAGAAATCTTTATGCCTAAAGAAATCAAATACCCAGCTGGTGCTCAAGGCACTGTAGTAGATTTTGAACCAGACTTCTCTATCATGGGTGAGATCACATTACGTCATAAAGATATCTATCGTTTAGTATCTAATATCGTACCACTATTAAAACCTGGTGCTGAAGTATTCTATACTGCACATCTTTTAGATGGCACTACTTTTACTGATCACTTAGTAAATAAAGATGGTGTTCTTACATATCTTATCAATAAAACTGATAAGCCTATGATTAAACCAATTATATATACTCATGATACTGGTGAGATGAAAGTAGAAGTTGCTATGACTTATGTAGCTAATGTAAATGCTGGTCCAGATGTAATGACATTTGCAAATACTTCTCCAGTAAATACTCAATTATCCACTCCATCTATTGGTTATTTTAAAGGTGTATGTGACTTCTTTAAAGGTTATATGAATAAGATCTTCTTAGCAAATAATAAGAAGAAATTAGAAGTAACTAACTCTGACGTGTTGACTGGTTTGGTCGGTATCGTAGCAGCAGCTCATATGGACGTTATGTTTGATGGTCAAGCAAAGAATGTTTGTAAAACTCAAGAGCTAACACCATTTGTTAGAGAAGTAACTATTGATGCATTAAAAGATTGGTCTAAAAAGAACCCAGATGATTTACAAAAGCTTTGTAACTTCTTAAAAGATGTAGCAACAGCTCGCACCAAAGCAGATAAAGAAAAGATTAATATCTCTAAGAAGTATAAAACCAATACAATCTCTGGTACTCCAAAAGGATTTATCAAAGCAGAGAAGAAAGACCATTTAGAGTTATTCATTGTAGAAGGTTTATCAGCTGCTTCTCCATGCCAAACTTCTCGTAATGAATATCAAGCTATCTTCCCAATTCGTGGTAAAATGCCAAATGCATTCTCTAAATCTAGAGAAGAGTTCTTGAAGAATGAAGAAGTTCAAGCAATCCTAGCTATTATTGGATGTGGATATGGTAAGAACTTTGATATCTCCAATTGTAAATATGATAAAATCATTATCCTAGCCGATGCCGATTATGATGGTTTCCATATTAGAACATTGATCTTGAAATTCTTATTAACTTACTGCCGTCCTTTAATTGAAGAAGGAAGAGTATATGCAGTATTATCTCCATTATACCACGTTGATAAAGGTACTAAGAAATGGAAGTATTTCATTGATAAAGATGACTTCACTCAATATGTGAGGGATGAGTTCGTAAAAGCAAATAAAGTTGTCCATCAAAAGACGAAGAAAGAATTCACTAAGTCTGAAATCTCTTCACTTATTATCAATAATAACAACTATGATTTCTATATGGAACGCATTGCCAATAACTATATGATTGATCCTATCTTATTAGAAGATTTATTGCTATTAAGAAAAGAAGCATTTAATAAATTCAATGATTTCAAGAAATTGATTAGTAAGAAATACAAGTATCTCAAAATTGAAAGAAAAGGAGATGCTGTATTGCTCAATGGCTTGGTAAATGGTATTAATGGTGATAGAGAACATACAATCATCTTTAATGAACAATTGATCAATGCATGCTCTATCTTATTAGGCTATTTAGATAAATCTGAAAAGAGATATCTTTTAAATGGTCATAAAATTGGTTTATACCAATTGATCAGTACTTTCAGAAAATCTGAGCCTAAGAATATTGAACGTGCAAAAGGTTTGGGTTCCTTGAATGATATTGAAATCGGCGTATCCACATTGAATCCTCATAATAGAAAATTATTGAGATACACAACTGAAGATATTACTAGAGAAATCGAAGAGATGAGAAAGGTTAATGATGATAAATTCACATTAATCAAAGATGTCGATATCTCCCAATACGAATTCTAATTGGGTCTTATCAAGATAAAGATAATAGAGTGCTCATTACGGGCACTCTATTTTTTTACTGCTTAAGGAGGAAGTGTAGTGTTTACAACTTTTCAATATAAAGATATTGATAAATATATAGAAGAGGATTTTAAGAATACCACAGGTAACTTTGATTACATTAGATCATATGCAGATGGCGTAAGAATATCATATTCTAAAAAAGAAAATCTTACTACATACAATGGGTATAACGAATATAGAATTAAAGATGAAAATGGAGAACCTTTAGCTTTATTCCATTTTAATAATGACTTAACTGAAGTATTAGATATGGATACTTTAAAGAGTCTAGAACATGTATGTTTTGCAGATAATAGAAAAGCTGCTAATACAGTCACAGTATTCCATCATACAGATTTAGATGGGGAATCTGCAGCATCTTTAATTTGCCAATTGTTACAATTCCAAACTCAAAGAAGTATGAAGTTTGTAGGATATAATTATTCTGGGAATGCTATTTCTAATGAAATAGAAGAAATGCTTAATAATCCTGCTATAGAATCAAGAACAAATATTGCTTTTATTGTAGATTTGTCTCTTAAGAATGATCAACTAGAAGAGATCCTAAAATATTACGACAAAGTAATTTGGATCGATCATCATATTACCTCTTTATATCAAAACCCTATAGCTCTTTGTAATGAGCATAATAATTTTACCTATATTTTAGATACTAGACAATGTGGTTGTTGGTTAACTTATGCTTGGTTGTATAATTGCATCGAAGCTATTAACTCAGCATCTCTATCTGATAAAATCATTGAAGGTTTGAATTTAGATCCATTTAGAGATAATAGTGCTGGTGAGGAAATTATCAAAGTATATAAATCTAAAGCTCCATTAGTTGGATTGATTTCTTTATTTGATTTAAAACAAGATGTAGAATTTCCTATTACTTATAAACCAGCAGCATGGTTAAATCAATGGTATAACAAGATTGGAACCCTTGCCCCATATTGTAATACTTGGCAAAACTTATGGAGGGGTAATTACTTCTATGAAGAAGATGGTAAAGAACAATATCTTACTCCAGATATTAAAGATATTCTTTATCATGGTCATAAACTATATACAATCTTCCAAGAAGAAATGCAAGCTCTTAGAGAAGCAGACCCTGTCTACGAGTATCATGTATTTAATGAAGAAGATCATTTAGTATTCCATTGTATTAATGGATTTGGTTTCTCTCAAAGATTTGAAGATAATAGAGAAGATATTAAGATTATTGGTAGATTTGTAGATAATAGAAATAGATTCTCCTTCTCATTATATACTGATAATGAAGAGATAAAAGAACTTATTCCACTAGGTAAGATTGCAAACAAATACTTTACTGGTGGCGGTCATCCAGGTGCTGCTGGAGGTAGTTATCCTTCTAAAGAAATAGAATCAGCATTTGAAAAGATTATGAATAGAGAATTCTTAGGAAAGGATTTAGAAGTTATTATTCAATTTAAGAATATTACATTCTCTGGTACTGAGGTAGATGAATTAGAAACATTGATTGGTAATACTTCATATACTGGATCTTTTGATGATGTAAGATTTGACGAAGTAATTGATATTTACTTCAGATTATTTGTTGCTATTATTTCTTATGAATATAAATTAGCTAAATCTAAAAAATGACACAAGAGGAGACCCCTAGAGCCTTAGCGCTCTAGGGGTAATTTTCGAACGTGTGTGTTATGTAAATAAATATATTTATATTCGCTTAGGAGGACGTGTCCATGAGAAAAGTAAAGGACACATTCTAAAATGAAACAATCTTAGCAACGAAAAAAGAAAACAAAGTATGTGTAAAACAAAGAGGCAATTTAAAATTTAAACAACTTTAACAATAGCAACATCGTCATCGCGTATTTAATTTTTCAATGGGTTACCTACCTACACTCTGGCCGTCTTAGAGTATAAATAGAATAAGCCATTACTTTATGTTACTAGGGTTTAAGCCGGTTTATAAGCATATACTATAATTATGGTAGAGATATATCTACGATATTTTTAAAGGAGAAAAACGAAATGCAAAACGAGATTAAAGAATTTGGAATTGCTATGTATAATATAGCAAAGAAAGAAATCTTTCCAGATGTTGAAGAAAGAGTTAAGAGTTTTAAAGATAGGGTAGTAAATGATATCTTAAATAGAATCCCAGATGATATAAATCTTCCTATTAGAGAAACCATTAGAGAATTTAAAAGTGATATAAGAGGATTTACTCATACTCCAGAACCACATCAAAGAAAAATTGTTGTGGAGTTTATAAGAGAAGAAGATTCTTATAAGAATAGATTTAATAATTAATACGAATATGACAAAATAGTAGAAAAATGTAAGGCGATAGAACTCTACACAAAACACGCAATATACATGAATCTTACCACTTGAAAAAGAACGGAATATTCTCCCAACCCAGTTACCCCCTGGAATGAATATTAGCACTCAAATACGACGCATGTGACCTTTTGATATATGCCACAATCCGCATAACAACCATTACATATCCAAAAGCTGCTATCAAAAGGTTCAAACAAATAAATTCATGTCAAACTCAATCAGATGAAACGATCTGATACATACCTCAAAATAAATCACTCAATCACAACACAATTCCTCTGTCGCCTTATATTTTTCGATACATAGTAAAACTTCTCTCACAGACAAAGATTTGGTGAATGGGTTATTCCATTCACCGTCTTTGTTTTTTATAAATTCTTATCTATTTTAGGAGGAAAATAAAATGGAAACACCTGTTAATGATTTTATCTCTCATGATATCTCACCAGTATCTAAACAAATGTTTATTTGGTTTGTAAATCGTGAAGATGGTTCTACTGCATATGAATTTACTAATGATGGTGAAAATCATGATTATAATAAAGAAGTAGATAGTCGTAAAGATGAGATTAAAGAATTTGGTTTACTTGGTAATGGATCTAAAATCTACTTTAATACAAAAGATGGTGTCATCCATGTAGGAAATAAAGATATTAAAGTATTCGTAGAATCTGATGAAGATTCCGAAGTATATCTACGTTTGACAGAATGTGAAGAAGCTAATTATCATAACGTAATCCAATATAAAAAAGCAGCATTTGATTATAATCCAATTCCTGGAGTACCTCAAACAATTCCTGGTACTGTAACTAATCATTTCATTGGTTATAATTGTGAAACTCCTCAATACTCTTTTGAATTGATTCTGGATGTTCCTGTAGGTCAAGCTATGGAATTAAAAGTAATCATTACTATGAAAAATACAGATTTTGAAGGTAAGCTCTGTATGCAATATGGCGATTATGAAGAACAAGAATCTGTTACATTAGAATGCAATAAAGTATTTGAAAAGAAAATTACTCTTCTATAATAAACACAATGAACCCGTATACTCGTAATGAGTATACGGGGCATTTAATGCAATAGAAAAGTTTTGAAAGAAAGGGATTATTTCTATTATAAGATAGTTAGTCTAAGAATAGACCATGTGCCATATTATGCACTTTTAAACGCATATCATTTGTAACAGTTTCTGCTTTTTTTACTTCTTGATAGAAAGCTTGGATTTGTTGGAAGTTAGCAGGATTTGTCGTAGGAGCAGAGTAAATATCCTTTAATTGTTTAAGTAATGTTTGTTTTTCATCCATTGTAAAAACACCTCTTTATTTATAAGTGAAAGTAATTACTTAATGTAACCTATATCTATTTACCAGTGGATCCCATACCACCAGTTCTTTTTTTGTTTAAAGGTTCGATTTCATCTTTAAATACATAGAAGTTCTCTATAATACCTTGACAGAATTTATCGCCTTTATTAATATGGATAGGATTTTCTACAGAAAAGTCAACGTAGATATGGCCTTCATTAGTTTCATTGTCACAAAAATCTGAATCTATAATGCACGTCGTATTTGCAAATCTAAATCCATATTTCATACCATAAGAAGATCTAGGATAAATCTTTAATACTAGGTTTTCTAATACTACAGCATTAGCTCCTTTGATATTAGTTAGTCTACATTTAATACCTGTAGGTACTAGATATCTTAATCCAGGAATTGCATTGATTTCAAATGGAGAATAGAAATCATATCCTGCAGAAAAAGGAGTAGATCTTCTAGGAAGTTCTACTGTATTGATATCATAATCCTCATCTTTAATATCTTTAGAATATACATAATTCCACAATCCTGGATTATTAGTCTTCAAATCTTCTAAAGCTCTTGCCCATTCTTTGTTACTTACTCGTTCGAACATTGTTGTCTCCTTTATTAATTTATTACTATTAATAATTAGTATAGGAAATCATTAATTGTAAAACTATTTAGTTTGAATTATATACTATAATAATGAAAACACCTATAAATATAAAGGAGGTGTTGTATATGAAACTTACCGTTTACGGTATTGAAAAAACTGGATTCGATCCAGAAAGTGATGTAGATATTGTGTTGTGGTAATAATATGAACTCACCGTTTACGGTATTGAAACCAACACTAATATCTAGTAAAAAAAATGAGAACTTGATCACTCTCATTTTTTTTTGTTTTAAACACAGGAATTCCCCATCCCAATTTAATGGGATGGGGTTGATTCCTATTAGGTGTAATAACCAGTTAAACGAATTTTAAAGGTTTTGTTACCAGGAGTACTATTGATAGGTGCATTAACGCGGAAAGACACAGTAGCAACGTTTGTACCACTTGTTTCCACACGACCATTATTCATAGTACCTTTTAAAACGCCTTCACCAGCAGATGCAGTATTAGCTGTAACTTTTTTGGATACGAAGCTAGAACCAGAACCACCGATTTTTAACCAATCGGAATCGGAAGCAAGTTTAGTTTCAATCCATTTATCACGAGCTACGTCTTCATTTGCTGTATTACCATTAGCATCTAAAACAGTAAGAGTACATTCACGAAGGTCAGAATGATCTTCAGTATCATTACCACGGTTGTTCCAGATATTAACCACTAATGGAGTAGAAGGTTCTTGAGCTTTTACAGTACCAACAGACCAAGTGTCTACTGGGCTTGTATTGGCTTCATTATATAATGTAATTACTGGACCCAAATTTGCAGGCATGTAATTTACCTCCTATTATACATAATAACCATTAACACGAATTTTATAAGTTTTAGTACCAGGTGTAGCATTTACAGGTACAACAACTTTCAAATTCACTTTACAGTAGTTTTGTTTAGACGATGTAGTATTTTTATTACCATCGTTAACTGTTCCTTTGATTGTGAAATCACTAGCTGCAGTAACTGCTTCTGCTTGGAGATGTTTACCATCAGAACCACCTACAGGTGTCCATGTAGAAACGTTACCATCAACTTTAGGCACGTTTACACGAACCCATTTGCCAGCAACTAATTCACCGTTGGAAGAACCGTCAATATCGAGGGCTGTAATAGTTACATCTTTTAAGTCAGAAATAGCAGTAGAGCCATTGCGATTGTTCCATACATATATAGAGAAAACAGCAGATTCATTACTTGCTTGAACGACACCAGCGTCCCAGTTAGTAACAGATTTATCTGATTCATCCATAATAGTAATACTTGGAGCTGCCATGAATGCACTCCTCCTTTCTTTTCAAAATATTATATAAGTGTTATCACTTCGAATCTTAAAGGCTCGATAAAGCCTCATTAAGATGTCAAGTGATATCATTATATCATAATATATCGTATCCAGTTGTAAGATTTAATTTATTCTCTTCTAATCCTAGATACTTCGCAAGAGTTCTTTTAAATCCGCCATTTGCAGTCATTAACTCCATAGGGAAAGATCTCTCTACAAATATATCTCTTATATAAACATTTATAGGATTTTTTATTTTGGTACAATCTTTGAAGGCTTTATGGTTATTAAAAGTATCTTCATCATATCTTAAACTAGATAGGTCTAAAGTACCAACAATATTTTCTAAATTTGTACAACCTTTAAAACTATCAGAAAGTCTTTCTACTCTAGACATATTTACCTTTGATAATCCAACTAATACAAGCTGAGAACAATTTAAAAATATCTCATCAAATCCATGCTCAGAAAAATATAAAGTTCCGCCAGTATCGAATTCAAAAGTTTCAATTCTAAAACAATCTGCAAATGCTCTAGTCATATCAATCGGTGTAGATGGGGAAAAAGTATTATTTCTAAAAATAGGATAGCTTAGGCCTCTATCATATCTGAACATTTCTACACCAGAAGTACACTTACTAAAATCAATATTTGGAACAATTTTTAATAAAGATGCATCATTCATCAAAGTTGAATTTCCCAAACCAGGATAATTGCTTTTAACAAATCTATTCATAGAAGTCGCATGAACTACTGAATCAAAATAGTGTCTGATTCTTTCTTTATCCTCATCTGATGGAACTGAATTTGTTACAGATGATTCGGTAAATCCTATGCCATCTGGCCATACTTTTACATTGTTATCATAATGAACCCCGTGTATAGCACACCAATCATCTAAACTCTCATATTTAATACTAAGCATATAAGTAGCCCAAGCTTTATATCTTTTATCTATATGCTCGATATTATATGGGTTGCTTCTTCTATTACTATCATTAGATAAAGGAATATCATCATTATTCATGAATGGATCTTCAGATTTATAATCTGGAAGATTTGGGTCACCAGAAGGAGTCTCTGCAAATAATTGCAAATCTAATTTGAAGTAAAGAGAGATAGAACTCCTTCTTTCTAATCTCTCTTTTTTATTAATATTATCCATAATATCTACTCAACGATCTTATATGTAATATCAGGTTTATCATCTCTTAGAGTATTTACATTAATAAACTCTGGTACTGTTTGAGTTTCTTTAAAGTAATTATCTTCTAATTGAGGATTTTTATAGATGGATTGATGTAATGATTCATAGTTATTCAAACCAATGAATTTAATATATACAATCTGTTCACGATAGATATTTGTAATATAAGTGATAAGGTTAGGCATATGAAGATCTGTAAGGTTATTCATATCTTCAATGTATTCTTTAATCGAATTTGTAATATCATCCAATACAGAAGAAGCTTCTTCTTTAGATTGGAACTTAATTTCAAATTTAAGAGAAAGATTAATCTTATCAATATTAGATTCTCTATCGATATTGTACATTTTAGAAGGTCCATAAGTATTGAAGAATTTATAATCAATACCGAAAGAATCTTCTAGCAAGAATGTAGCTTGTTGAATATATAATCTACGTTCATCAATCATTTCTACTAGCTTATTAATTCTTTCATTAGAATTAAGATAAGTATATCTTACTACAGGCATCTTATGAATTCTATATCCATAAGTACCAGCTTCTTCATCTTTGTTTAAAGCAATATAAGAGTTATTGAAGTCACTATAATCATAGAAGATATCCAAACCAGCATCACCAGCAGAGTATACGTTTAATAAACTCCATCCATCTAAACCTGGAATTATATTATCTAGATTTCCTTTCTTTTTATTAATCTCATAATCTTTACCATATTCTTTATCCTCTTTAGCAACAAAGAAGAATTTAACCTTTACGTTTGTTGGTAAGTAAGTTCCTAGATCTTTACCATTCTTGATATTATGCATACCACTTGGAGAATAGATGTAGGTATCTTTAGATGAGATGATATCATTGAGCTTAAATTTAAATTGTAAATCATATTTATAACCATTTTGGTTATAGCTCATAAGATTAGATTCTAGATATTTGAATGGATACTCATTTCCATCATTATCAGTTCTATAAAGAACGGCGTATACTTTGAAATTCAATTCAGAGATAGTAACACCGTCTTCTTCATATTTAACCAATTGGAAGTCGGTACCAATAGATTGATAACAAGTCATATCAATTTTGAATGTATCATAATCATCATAGAATTCTCTATGAGCATGAACTGTAGTAGCTACGAATTGAATAAGAGATGAGTTATTTACATATTCAAAATATAGAGATCTATAGTAATTTACTAGAGTCAAATAATATGATACATAGAATGGGCTCTTATTAATACACATTAGATATGGATTCATATATAAGAACCCATTATCATCCATGCTATTAATAGTAGCCTCATCATCAGCTGTTACATTTCTAATTGTTCCAGTTACTGGATCTGCATAGAATTTAGCACCTGGTTTGATGATCATATTACTCTTGTTATTATTGGAGAATACATCGGAATCAATATCTGCAGTGATTGTATTAGTAGGAATAATATTATCCCCATCTTTCATCATAAGATATACATAATACAATCTCTCAATTTGATTATGAACTTTTCTTAATAAATATAAACGACAATCATCTCTTTGAAGAGAGTTAAAGAAGTTATCTAAGTCTGTATAAGTGGAAATAGATCCTCTAGATAATGCTTCAGCAGGAATTGCTTGTTTTAATTCGTCAATAGTAAGTTTATCATCACCATATTGAGAATCTGATGCACTCATAAGAACTAGATACATACCCATATATGGATATTTATCAGATTTATAAGACATCAATTCTTGATATTGATTTAATTTGAAATTGCATTTGCTACCAAGTGTTGTAAATACATGAACTGTAATCTCAGCATTTCTTCTTGGTTGATTTTCTCTATTGAATCTTAAACGAATTGTCTTTTCATCCAGATACATGTAGTTGATGAAATTCTTATTAGAGTCTGTAGTATAATCATATAAACCATCATAGATCGGTTCATAATATACAGCTTCTTTATAAGTACCATCTTCTTGTTCTTCGGAAACCATTACATAGAAATATGCTAATTGATCTTCGAAAGTGAAGTTTAAGATCTTAGTTTCTAATGGGTTATTTACAATAATCTTTTTATATATTTGAGTATGAGTAACCTGTCTGATAGTAGTCTTAATAGAGATCATTCTATCTCCAGAGATATTTACTACTCCCAAATATGGTAAATAAGGATTAGTAACTGTAGATAATTTATTCGTATCAGTTAATTCATATGCAGCAGTATATAATACCTCACCAGTAGGAAGATGGTGACGTGTTACTATGATATCATAATCTAATACATATGGATATTTTGTAGTTTCACCAATATAGAAGATATACTCTTTGTCGATAACAAATTTGTTATTCTTCATATTGGCAACCATTTGAGATTCAGGTAAGTTGATGGTTACTTCAATCTGAGCAGGCTTTGCAGTAATACTATTAATTCCTAAAGCCAATGCATGAGAGATTACATTTCTTTCATATTTAGCTTTTGTAGGAATAGCCTCCATAGAATATTCAGAGGCCATAATAGCTGTATTTTCTGCTAAGTTACCAAAGATTGAAGATAGATAACCATAAACACCTAATACCAGAGTATCTTCTGGTATATCGATATACTTAGACTTAAGGCCTTCTATAAAGTCTGTTACTTTATAGATATCTGTACTAAGTATATTAGTAGTATAATATGCCATGTCTTCTCCTATTCTTCAGTTCCACGTCTAAACCATTTTTTCTTTAAATATAAAGTTTTATTATTATTTTTGAAGCTTTGGTTATAAGGTCCTTTTTCCATACCAAGTATTTGAGGTTGAGATTCTGGTTCGTCTTTACCCCATTTAAGTAATGGTAGTTTATAACCTCTCCAATCAGCTTCTTTAGGGAATACTATGTATGGATAATCTACATTTTCACCAGATACAGCACTGATACTTTCATCCCAAATATCAACTTCATTCTCTGGAGGGGCTGCTGTCATACTACCTTTTTTCCATAGAGATATTAATGAATTGAAGTCTGATAAGATATTTGGTTCCATATCTTCAAAGAATCCACTTAGTTTAAATCCGATAGTAACCTTTAAAGGACCTGATTGAGGGATTTCACTAAATGAAGATCTAGAGATTGATTTAGGAAATACTCCAGTAAATTTAGAGAAGTGAAGAATAGTTTCACCATCATCATCTACTAAGAATCTAAATATACTCATATGAGAATAAAGTATCTTATTTATAATATAAGATTTCTTAGGAGGTAGTAATCCTAACCAAGATAGTTGACGTGCAATATCATAAGTTTTAAAGTAGTTATAGATTTCTAAATATCTTGTATCTTCAAACTCTACACTAAAATCTATGTTTTCGTCAGAGCTTATAGAAGATTTAGGATATAGAATTCTAGACCCAAACATATTTTGTGCAGTTTCTAATTCATCTACTGCAATATCTGGAATATCAATATTAGACGTTTTTCTATTACTTAAAATTCTAACAAATGGACAAGATCTACCAGAACTACCATCAGATGCTCCATAGCAAAGATTTTCTAAAACAGTATATAGATATCCATGACTATATAACCAATTAAAGTATGGGATCTGACTAGCTTCTGCAGATAACCATCCAGATTTAGATTTATCATCTGGACTTCCATCATTATATCTTAAGATGGGAAGATCTGGTTTTGTAAAGAATACATATTCTCTAGCACCCTGAACATGATTAAAAGGGTCTAATCTTGGAAGTCTATAGAATGTAGACCAGTACTTAAGATCATCTGGTTCATAGATACCATTTGCTCTCATAGTCTTTCTCATGTCGGATTCATGAGATAGTACCTCTGATTTTAATTTTACTATATCCTCATTATCATCATTAGCACGTCCCCACATATGCATAACCGCTTCATCATCATTTCCTTCTATAGAACCTAATGCATCACGGTAATCTGTGTCTCGTGTTATTTCGATAAAATCTTTAGGATCGGCCACTGTCTCACCACCTAACAAAAAAATACAAAATTTATTATACATATGTCGGAGAGGGTACTAATTAATCAGGCCTGTAATGAGCTAATCCTATGACATTATCGTAATTATCTTCAGTGATAATTATATCGATATAATTACTTTTATAATTTCAGGAGGAAATATTTCATGCATGAATATAAGACTCTATTATCCGAAGCGGATATGGGACCTTTAAAAAAGGTTTTATCCTTAATGGATTTAGACTTTGATGAATTAAAACGTGGAATTACTGGTACTATTAATGGTAGTTCTAGTACAGGTTTTAAAATGAACTCTAATATTGCTAAAGAAGCAAAAGGGTTAACAGCTGTATTCCCAGTATTGGTAAGTGAATCTGTATCTGTAGAACAAGCTCAAATGATTGCTAAAGCAGCAGAACGTAAATATGTAACAATGTTCCAAATGTTATTTGCTGCTAGCCAAATTACAGATGCTAAGAGTGCTCAATCTTATTTGAAAAAATTCCATAATAATATCACTTCTTCTTTAGATTTAAGTGATATGACTGTAGATGATGTAATTGATTTCGCTAATAAATTAGATGAAGAAGTTCAAACAACTGCTTTAACTAATGCTCGTATTACAGAAGCTACAAAAGCTGTATTGGAAGACTTAGCTTTTAATGAAAATTATACTAAAGTATTAGCAGAAAATCTAAATCCTGTTTCTTTGAATAATTACAAAGTTAAAACAGTATTTGGTGATTATAAAGCTACTCAAGTATCTGAAGCTAATGATGACTATTATACAGTAGAAGATAGATCCGATTCTACTGAATGGGAAGGCAGAGACGATAATAATGGTAATGTTTATAAACAAAGAACAAATACTACCACTAGAAGAACTCCTATTACCGCTAGAGATCGTGCAGCTACATTAAAAGATAAAAATGCCACTCTTAAAGATAAAGCTGATATCATCTCTAAACAAATCATTACAACTGATATCAAAAAAGCTAATGAGGCTACTCCAAGCTTAATGATTATTAACTTTGTAACTCAAGCTGATGGTCGTGATAATGAAATTGTCAATACAGCAGTTATTGGTGTTAAATGTGTTATTCATTACGTTCCATCTTCCGAAATGATGAATCGCATGGTATTAAAAAATACAGATCGCCGCGGTTTATTAAACTTCATTCGTGCTACTACTGGAGAGATTCAATTCTTCCGTGATTTCTTATTTGCTATTGATCGTGCTAAGATTGATGCCGTAGCAAAAACAAGCAAGGGTTCTAATTCTCGTATTTGGAAAATGCTTGAAATCCGTGCCAACCGTGCTAAGATGAATGCTACTGCAAGAGCTGATAATGCTGCATGTGCTGCTATCACTATGCTAGTATTATCTAAAGCAGAAGTTGATATCATTAAACAAAGTTATCGTTTAGATCTTTCTAAAGCATCTACTATGCTCTCTGTTATGAAAGGTTATAATTTCATTGGCGTGGCAGTTATTGATGAAGTTAACGAAAAAGTTGATTTCTTATATGATGACGGTACTAAGAACTTTGAAACTATCTCCTTTATGAGTCTTGAAAGAGAACAAGGTGCTGGAGAATATAAGAAAATGATTAATACGCTAGTGAAAGGAAGATAATAGATGATTACATATAAAGTCGGGGTTGGATCCTTGAATGAAGAGGATATGACTAGTACTGTTAATGATAATCCAACTAGTATGAATCCTCCAAGAGCTAATGGAACCGTAAATAATATTGGACCAAAACAAGCTGATCTAAATATTAATTTTGATGATGGTGAAGGCAATGCTAATCCTAAACCAGCAAATCCTATGGGTAAGGTTGCTTCTACTGTTAATATGGTTAAGCCTAGTGCTCCAACTACTAATACAAGCAATAATGTTGCTAACCCTATGAACAATAATAATTCTAATAAACGTGCAGTTGGAGAAGAAGTTATGACAAAAGAATTCAAACAAATCGTCAGCGAATATATGGATATCGCTGATTATAAAACTACTACTCGTTTATATAATCTAGATGAAGCAGAACAAAATACAGTATTGCTTTCTCTTACAAATAAATTATATCAAATGATTGTAGCCAAAATTGACGACGTTGAGAAAGGCGATATTCCTAAATCTCGTGGTGATATTACTCGTCTTCCTAAATACGCTCAATTAAAAGAGTGTGCTAGAACACTTACTGATATCTTCGAACAATACAAAGAAGATACTGCTCCTGTAAAAGTTATCGAAAATGCTATTGATAACTTAGATGATAATTCTGATGTATTTGTTCAATCTTATATGGCTAAAGTTGATTTCGGTATCATGTTATATGAATCCGTTACACTAGCAGTGATCGGTTCTTTATCCTACATGATTGCATGCTGTATTGAATACGTCAAAGATCCTAAAAACGATGGTCTTACTATTGTAATGGATAAAACTGGTGTTGCTAAAGTAAAAGAACATTTGCTTTATGAAAACCTAGTTAAATTCAATGAAGCATGTAGAACAAATGATGTAGAAAATGCTATTCGTCCATTGATCAAAAATAGAACTCAAAACCTATTTGGCGTTGGTGGTATGGTATTGGTTAAAGGCCTATTGATTGCAGTTCCTACAATTATTGCATTGATTCCTTTGATTAAAGACTTAGTATACTATTTCTTTGCTGCTCGTCAACGTGTATCCGTATACTTCGATATTCAAGCAGATTTGTTAGAAATGAATGCTAATGAATTGAAAGATAATCCTAATATCACTACTGATGCTGATAAAAAATCTGTAATTCGTAAACAACTTCAAGTTGCTAGAACTTTCCGTCAAATTGCAGATAAATTAGCTGTAGAAGCAAAAACTGCTGAAAATAAAGCTGATAAAGAAATCAAAAAGGATAATAAGAAATATCGTATTGATGATGTAGAAACTAATCCTTCTGAAGTATCTGATGGTCCTTTATTCTAATAAGGGGGTAATTAGATATGCTAGTACTTGGTAAACAACCTGACAAATCTTTATTAGAAAAGGATGAGTTTAATATTGATTGGATGCTTCAAGGACCTGAAGTAACTCCAGAAATGAAAAAAGATATCTTAACATCTTTAGAAGATTATGGCTTTAAAATTCCTAAGGATATTGTATCTTATATCATAGCTCACTATAACTATGCTCCATATAGTAAAAATAAATTTGATGTAAAAGATCACAAATGCATTCAATTCAAATATTTCTTAAATTTTGAAAATCCTATGTATCTAACAGCTAAGGAAAGCGCATATCATTTATATCAATTCTATTGCAATGGTGAAAATAGTGAATCTGGAATTTCTCCATTTGAAGTAAGTGAATTATATCCTATTGCTTGTACGGTTAATGATGCATTAATTTGTGCAGACTCTAAAGGTGCAATCCATTTATATTATTTGGATTCCGATGAAGTTATTAAAGCTGCTAATACATTAGACGAATTCTTATCTAATTTTTATATTAATGATGAATGCTAACAGGAGGAAATAGAAACTATGTTCAAAAGAGCTCCTATGAGCACAGCCGAGTTGATTAAACGCAACTTAGAACAACAAGCTCTTAAAGAGGAATCTATTAATCTTTATCCAGACATTGATAAAGATTTAACTGATGACTTTGATTTTTATAAAAAATACACAAAAGCACAAGATAAAACTAAACTAGATAAAGATCTTGTAGACCAATTCTCTGAATCTGTAAATAGTAGATTATTAGAATGCTGCTTATACCAAGGCATGTTGAAACCTGTTCTTAAAGAACAATTCTGCAATTCTCATGAAAGAAAACTTGGTAAAACTTTGGTAAGAAACTTTATCAAAGAACATGGTGCTTTTAATCTAGTTCAATCTTTAAAAGACAAAAGCTGTTATTTAAATGAGTGGTATGAAGCTATCAAAGGTTACCATACTGCTATGATGAATGAAGCTAAAGAAATTGCTCAAGAAGGAATTCCTGAAGCCGAATTATTCGATATTGAAGATGATACTATTAAGAAATTTGTATTTGATACAAAAAGCATCATTCCAAAAGATATCACAAAAATGATTACTTCTCGTGTAGAAGATGCTGTTAATGATTTCATTGATCAAAACAAAAAACAAAAAGAAGAAATCAAGAAAGTATATGAAAAAGCAAAAGAAAAAGTAGCATCTTTGAAAGATACTATTGATCCTAATGACCCTAGCTTCCAAGATTTCAATGGCGATCCAAATACTGAATTAGATCCTAAATATGGTGATCAAGTTCAAGAACAAGCAATGGCCATGGTTCGTGGTAAACAACGTGCTTTCCGTGAAGAAGCCACTTCTGTATTTAGTATTTTAAGCAAAAATACTTTAGAAGCTATTCATAGAAACCAAGCTATTAAAGAATCTTACTCTGTAGGTATGACTGGTAGATTGGATTTCCAAAAAGCTATCAATGATACAAAAGTTATGTATTCCTTCTTAGAATGCTTGAATACTTTGAATATCATGGATTTAAATGAATCTACATTATCTAAACTTCTTACTGATATGAAAAACTCTATTCGGGAAGAAAACTCTGTTACTAATGTAGCTCCAAGCAATCCAACAGCTCCTGGCAGTGAAAAGGCTAGTGGTACTATGACTGTTAATACTAATAATGCAGCACCTAGCCAAAAAGCTCCAACTGCTACAACTACTAATAGTGGTACTGAAGGTAATACTTTATCTTAATAAACAAAAAAATAAGAGCAGAGTCATTACGACTCTGCTCCTTTTTTATTGGCTTCTTCTTTTTTGAATTCCTGATACTCGTTTTCAAGCATCTGTAATTCTATGTATTTTCTATATTTTTCATGAGAACTTAAAGGATTCTCATCTATAATTAACGGTTGATTAATAATGAGATTGAGCAAATTTCTAAGCATAATATACTACCTCCTTTAAATCTCATAAAATTATAATATTATAATAATCCGCTTACAAGCTTAGTTGCTTCTTCAGCTTTATCTTTATTGTTGCGCCATTCTTCAAACGCTGTGATAGCTTTATCAGCAGCATAACTACCAGCAACAACACCTACACCAGCTGCAGTCCCAACTAACATTCCTTCAATTACTGCATCAAATAATTTGTTATCATCTTTTTTGTTTTCTTCTGCAATTTTATCAGCAATTTTATTAGCTAGTGCTGCACTGATTACTGCTTCTTCATTTTTAACTTGTTGATCCATTTTTGCTTCATTTACTTTATCCATATTTTCTTGTTTTGTCATGTTACTTACCTCTTCTTTCTTTGTTGTAATAGGTTGAGTTTGTTGAATTTGTTGTTCTAACGCAGCTTTTTGTTCAGAACCCATAGCTGCAGGGTTCACTACTTTTGTTTCCATTACTGGAGTTACTGGAAACTGAATTGTAGTCTGTACTGGTTGTTGCTGGATTCCCAATGCTGGGTTTTGTAATCCATTATCGAATCCAGATTGATTTTGCTGTGCAGCTTGTTGGATTGCTGCATTGAGCTCATCAATGCTGCCAGTAAAATAAGTAGGTCTAGCAATAACTGGACCTTGTTGTTGCACAGAAGAATCCTGTGTCGTTTCTTCAACTGCAGGAGCTTCAGAAGTAATTTCTACAGCACTTTCAATTACTACTGGCTCTTCTACAGCCTTTGTGCGTTTGCGACGAGTTACTGTTTTCTTAACAGCTTTGGTTTCTTCAGTCGCTTTTGTTGAAGCTTTTTTTGTTGCCATAATACATGACTCCTTTCTGTTTTTATAAAAAAGCTTAAAAATTAAACAGTCAAAAGACTGGAAATCCATTACCGGATTTCACTATTATAGTATATAATTATAATTGATATTAGTATTGCTATTTTACACAATATACTGGGTAAGGGAACTTAATCCCTTACCCTAAATATTTATATATTGATTAAATATGTTCCTCTAGCAATCTTATTGCATGTAAATAAGAATCCTAAATTTCCACAAGCAGATAAATAACTGAGTTCCTTATTGTTTAGATCTGCATATCCAAACTGAGCAATAATATTGTTAATACCCATATTAATAATATTGAATACATTAATATCATTATCCTCTTTAGGATATAGATAAATATGAAGATTATTTGTATAAGGTTCTTCTATAATTTTATAGGTAAAATATCCAGACTTATAGTAGTCAGAATCATCTAATACTGATATTAGATTATCAGATCTCAAGACATTACTACGAAGAAGTTTAATTTTTATAGAAGTGCATAAATTAAGATTATTAGAAAAAATATCTGCTGTTTCAATATTGACTAATCTACCCATTACTTTAACATCCATCCTTTATTAAATAAAATTAAGTATTATTCGCCAAAGAATTTAATGTCATTTTGCCCAAGTCTTTTAGAAATAGATTTGTATTGATATTTGTTATATAGCATATTCATATACCTTAGAGTTATTTCGATTCTAGGAAGTTCTGAATAGTATTTGTTGAAGCTAGAACTTATTACAATAGAATCATCTATCCAAATATTGCCATTATACATATCAGAATATTTCTTTTCTACGTTATCAAAGTCTGGCTTTGATAGAGGACGTATCATTCCCATCTCTGCTAACATCTTTTCTTTAACATTAAAAACGTTAGGAGTTTTGAAATAAGCATTATAATGTACTTGGCAAGGCGTATAGATTAAAGACTCTAAAAAATCGAAGTCCTGAGTAGTTTTAAATTGCTTCATAAATTGTCTGTCGGCTGCACCAGTAATAGAATATACCTGAATAAATCCTGGGTTGGATCTAGCATTAGAAAGAATATTATTTCCTTTACTTTTAATAAATCTAGCCCTAGGTCTAGGACTGCCTTCTGGATTCTCATATATTACTACATATAATTCTGGCATATACTGCATTTGTTGAAGCATTTGATTTCTAGTATTGATAATATCATCCATTTTGGATTTATTTATTTTATATTGGTCTATCATCCAAGAAAGTCTCTCTTGATAGTCTCTTGGGACATGAGAATATTTCTCTTCATATAGTTTTGCTTTTTGCTTTCTAGTCTTTATTTTATCTCACCTCCCTGAAATAAGACAAGATTACTTAGTAGTATTAGTATATATAAAAAACAAAAAAGAAAGACATACTGCAATCAAGCAGTATGTCTGTATTCTTATCGTATTATGTTTCCATACTCATCTAGGTGTATGCCTCTTCTTGATAAAGATTCTACAACCATTCTATCTAATTCTCTTTTATTAGCTATTAATAATTCTAATTCTCTATTAGTTATAGCTACGTTTCTTCTAACAGTGTCAGAATACATATAAAGAGCTCCTGCTCCAAATAAGAATCCCATAATAAAAGATGAGTTCATAATATTATCTCCTTATTTAAATACTATAAAATATGATAACCTCATAATTATAGTATACAAATATAAGATATATTACATAATAGAACCATTACCAGATTGGTTACCGCCCATATTGTTCCAAGCAGCATAAATAGAACCTAATGCTCTTGACCAAGTATGAACTAATCTATCTTTTACAGTATTAGAACCAAGACGTGTTAACCAATATAGTTTTACATATCTAAGCATATTAGGCTCAGCAATATTAACACCACACATATTAGCAAGATAATCCAATTGTGCTGGATTGCCAATCATATCATTATCACCTTTACCAGTTGCCATAGACATAATATCATATAAGTCTTTGATAGATAATTGAATAGTTACTTGAGTAGGTAGGCCATCTTGTGTCCATCCTTGTAAGTCACCACGTTGAATAGAGCAGTTTGTAATAATACCCATATCTACATGGAACATGGATTTATAGAATGCACGAACCAAGAATGGAGATACATATGTATTATCACCAGCAGATCTAGGCATAACAAATCCTAAAATATGACAAAGTGGAACATAAATATTCAAATAGATTGATAATACGTCACAGTCTGGAGAATCTAATTTGATAGTAACGTCATATGATCTCATGAAAGAAGAATCTGCCCAGATTTCTGGGAAGAACATCTTACCACCAGCCATCATAGTATTAACGTGTTTCCACATAGAACCAAGAATACCACCCATGCTACTAGTATCACTAGAACCCTTTTCTAAATCTGCTTCTGGTTTAAGATTCATATTGGTTACACCAGATGCACCACCTAAAAGGAAGTTAATCTCACGAGCCATATCTGATACTTGATTAATCTTATTAGCTAATTGAGATTGTGTTGTATTATTAGAGAAAGACTCTTGTACTTGAGTTTCTGAGTTGATATAAAAAGAAACTGATCCTCTATGATATCCAGCAAATGGATGTTGAGATGCTAGACCCCAATCAAAATTGCCAAGTTTATTCTTTTCGCCATTAGCCCCATATTCTATTTCTACATCACTGATATTTAATAGTGCTGCAACAGATCTACACATTTGATTTACTGCAAAGAAATAATCCTCTGGAGTAGCTTTAAAGTTATAATATCTACCAGATTGGTTTACCAATTTATTTACATCAGATTCGCTAACTTCACCATGATTATTACTAATAGCAGATACTATTTCTTTTTGAATCTTAGATTTCTTATCTCCTTCATAACCTTGAAGGAAATTAGCAACACCTGCTTGTAATACCATGATAGGAGCACGTCCTACTATCTTTTGAGCAAACTTTCTACCAAACGATGCATCATTATTAGTATTATCAATTCTATTATCACAGATAGGCATAAATTGGTATGGCATTCCAAATACAGTTCTTATATTCTTTACTGTCATTTTATTCATATTACTAATGAAATCATCTATAGCATTAAATGCTTTTGTAAATCCTTCTTTAAAAGATTTGATTTCACTCATAAGATCTTTATATTGAGCTTCTGATGCAGCTTTTTGTAAATCTACATCTTTAAACTTACCATCTTTATTTTTATAAGAAAATTCATTTAAAGATACTCTATAACTATTACCATCTACGTCTTTAATATTAGCATAACCAGATGAATCAATCGATTCTACTTTGAAGGTGGTTCCATCAGCTTTAGCAGATTCTGGAATATCTAATCCATTGACGTCTTTTTTTACACTATCTTTAATTTTGACAGTAGTGCCTTCTAATTGGAGATCCATATCATCATTATTTTGTTTTTCATCTCCAGCAAATGATTGAAGATTAAGTCTGATCATCTTTTCTTTTAAAAGATCTTCATCTATATCTATCATCTTAGACAGTCTATCGGTTTTTAATATATATCTGCCAGATATAGTTTTTAACCAACCATCCTCTTCAGATACTACTTCTACAGTTTTACCTTTATCTAAACTATTTACAACATTACCAGATGCTGATGGTTTATCCATAACTAGCACTGGTGCATTGATTTTATATAATTCAAACATTTTATATCCTCCTAAATACCTTAGGTTTATTACAAAAATGTCAGGGATAGCATTTCTGCTATCCCTGAATAGTTTATCTTAAAGCAATACTGTTCATATTGTCAATAATTGATTGATAGTTACTAATATCGGTTGTACCGACTCTATTGAAGTTGCCCTCTACACCTGCACCCGCACCTACTGTAGAAGCTGCCATTGCTCCTACATTAGCTCCAGATTGAGGCATAGCCGCTCCATTTACGTTAGCCTTAATGCCTTCTTTTGCAAAAGTATTTGCTAATTGAACGATTGCGGAGAGTAATTCATTAGTTTTAGATTGTTCTTGAATAAGCTTATCTAATTTAGCTCCTAAATCACCAGTACCAACATTAGCGGAGTTAGCTTGAATTCCAGAAGGGGTTCCAGTTGCACCACTAGCGGCAGTAGTATATTTAGGATCTTTTGATAATACTTTAATCGCATCAGCTTTACTCATTCCATGAGTATTCACTAAGTAATTAATATCATTATCAGAATATGGAATACCATTTGGTGCTATTCCATTATTAGTAGCTTCAAGACTAGTCTTAGCAATAGGTAAATTAAAGTTAGAGGATTTTAAGCCATCTAAATAGCTTCTACCATAAGATTTAATACTACCCCATGCATTAGATGCAAGATTTTTGATCATAGAGCCAAAGCCTCTACCAAATGTAGAAGTTTTTCCTCTACCAAATCTAGATCTTGTATTTTTAGGAATTTGTTCATGTAAACCATACATGCCTTCATCGATACCTCTGTTAGCTGTATAATCTACTTTAATTCTAGTACTACCTCTACCATATCTAGAGATACTCATAAATCCAGGAGTGGATGCATCGCCATGTTTGCCTTTACCAGCATTACCGGAAGCTAAGCCTTCGATAGAGTACTGACAAGGGTCTACTGCTCCATTCATACCAGCACAAGATTGGTCACTAGTTACAGTGTAGTGTAAGTGAGGTCCAGTACTTGCACCGGTGTTACCAGATTTAGCAACAATAGTACCAGATTTGACTGTATCTCCTTTTTGAACACATTGTTCGGATAGATGGGCAAATAAATGATACATTCCTTTGCCATCTTTGATTACTACGAAATTACCGTATCCACTGCCAGGACCACCTTGAGATCCTACATCATCAACAGTACCATCTACAGGTGTTGGAACAGGAGTCCCTTCAGCAACACCTAAGTCAATACCGTTATGCATTGAAGAGCCTACACCACCAGGACTTTCACGAGGTCCAAATGGAGATGTAATAGGAGCATTACCCATACCAGCTTGAAGTGCAGCTGCTGCAGAGCCAGATTGAGGTGTTGCTACAGATCCAGCACCACCAGATTGACTTCCACCAGAAGAGGAACCACTCTTATTACCACTATCCATACCTAAGATACTGCTAAATGGATTTTCATCACCAAATAAGAATTTGAGATTATTACCAAATATTTTGGATGCGGATCCCATAATTGTAGAACCAAGCATCTTAGTCATCTTAGACAATGGAGCAGCCATTCTTTCAGCCATGCCAGTAATTCTTCCAAAGAACCCTTTACTATAATCAGCACCAGAAGAAGCTTTATTAGCTGCAACAGCTTGAGCTGCTGTTTTAGCTCTGTTTTCTTTTTGTGCTTGAGTAATAGTAGGAGCAAATGCAGGTTTAGTAGTAGGTTGAGCTAGCATTTGTCCAGGAGAGGAAGCTGTCCAAGGATTAGCTTTAGGAGTTGGTGATACACCTGTTAGTGTTTGAGTAGCATTCAAAGTTAATTGTTGAGGACCAGCACCCATACCAAATCTAGCTTTAAGGTGTTTACCTTTACCAGAAGTAGGAAGAGTTCCTTTACCAGCTAAGATAGCTTTTGCAGAGGCAATACGTCTAGGATAGCTTGCTGTGTCTCCAGAAACTTCAAATCCTTTTTCCCAAGTAACTACAGCATCTTCAATAGATTGATTTGCCATAGCTTGGACAAATTGATTATAATAGCCACCAGGTCCAATTTCAGACCATAAGTATTCTAGCTGTACAGATAGATCGTTCCAATTTTTACCTTTAGAACTTGCTAAAGATTGTAGTTTGGTAGCACGGTCATTTAACCATTGACAAATACCAATAGCACCAATTTCATTTTTAGCAGAAGGATTGTATTCAGATTCTGCTTCAATATTACCACAAATAGCAGCTGCTTGAATATCATTCAAACCTTTAGATTTTAAGAAATCAAAGATTTGTTTTGCATTTGCAGCAGCATCGCCATTTACTGCATTATTAGAGCCGTCTGAAGAACCACCACTGCTAGAAGTAGTACCAAATGATAACGCATTGCTAAATATTTCTGCTACTTTAGCAAACCCACTTAAGAAACCAGTAGCACCAGAACTACCACTAGAGGAACCTCCAGTTGCCTTGCTTGGTTTGCCTGGATCTATTTTGCCAAATTTAGAATTATCAATTAGAGACATATTTGGTTGACCAGATGGGATAGCGGACATAGCACCATTCATACCATTAACGTATTCATCAATAGATGCACCAAAGTAACCATTCTTTTTCAAACGAGTTGCAAAGTCAGTTACATCTGTAGAACCACTTAAAGATGGCTCATTACATTTATTGCAATAGTATGCATAGTATTCAGCCCATTCTTCTTCGTTTCCGAAGTGCATGTAGTAGTTACCGCCATCAGGTTGTTTATCTTTAGGATCGCCTGTTGGTTCATTTTGAGTCATACCACCGAAGTTGTAGTTTTCTCTAGCTAATTGAGAGGAGAACCCACCTGATTCATGATACCATTGAGCAAAGATCAATTTAGCATCAATACCAGTTTTAGGAGAAACCCAGTTAGCTAATGCCCACATCTTATCAGCGGAGATTCCACCTCTACCATATCTAAACTTACCTGTTCCGAAATGGAAGTTATTAGCTCTTAAAGAGGAAGTTCCTCTACCATATCTTACATTTTTACCAGAACCATATCGTTTAGATCTAGCACTAATAGCAATAGTAGATTTAGATAAGAGATCATTTGCCTTATAAATCTTATTAGGTTGACGGGTTTCTGGGTCTTGAACAACAACGTTTCCGTTAGCATCAATACCAGTAGCTGTAACATAATGTGGATTTTCAGCAAATGGAGTTCTATTAGACTCACCAGCTGTGTCTTGACCCATCAATACAACAGGATTACCTGCTTGTAAAGATCTCTTAATAGAATCATTATCATAAAGGGTATCTGTTTCCATACCAGCTTTATTCATGAAACTAGAGAAGAACTCAGGTCTTGTACCACCATTGGTTTCTTTGAATCCACCTTTAATAGCGTATTGAGCAGCCATACGAGGATCTACATCAACACCTAAAGATGAAAGAGCATTAACAGCAGATACAGGACCGCATCCAGAGTCGGCCATAGTTTGAGCTTCAGAATCGCCAGGAGCATTGAATGGCATAGAGTAATTAGAATCTAATTGAGAGTAGAAGTTTCCTTTACCATATTTAGAAGTTTTACCCTTACCACCATTTCCGATACCAAAGAAATTCATAAGACCAGTTTTAGCCTCTCCAATAGTATCGGCAGCTTTGCCAGCTTTATCTTTAAGCCAATCTGCACCTTGGTTGAATCCTTGTTTAACTGTATCTGCAGCACTAGAAATACCAGAGGTTACAGAATTGTAGATATTTGAAGCCCCTTGTTTGAGACCTCCCCACATTTCTAAACCTTTATTTTTAGCCCACTCTAAGTTATTGCCTACAAAGTCTTTAAACTGATTTGCCTTTTCAACGACTTTTTCAACGACGCTCTTAGCACCAGTTTTAACACTTTTAACCATATCACCTAAAGTGTCTTTAGCTTTATCTACATTATCACTGAAGGAGGAAGATTGTTCATCTTTCCCTCTAGGTTTTTGTCTTCTTAATTCATCTAGTTCTTTTTTACCAAAACCAAATGCTGGACCGATATATTCAATACCCATTTCTAATACAGCATCTTCTGGAATGATGATACCTAGAATAGGAATTGCAGCACACATAGCTGTTACAACACCTGATACGATTTTCATACCAGTACTAGAAGTGCCTTCAGAAAGTTTTAGCATTTCATCAGCATTATTGTATCCATGATAGAAGTCAGATATAATACCACCAACAATAATAACAGCAGATACTATAGCTCCGATACCAGTAGAAGCAGCGGCAGCTTCAGCACCTTGTCTCATTAGTTTTGTTGCAGCACGAGTAATATTAGCAGGTTTAGCAGCTCTTTCTAAAAGCTTAGCACCAAATGCTTTAACAGCATTGACAGCTTTGCCAGGAAGAACTGATTCTAATTTTCCTGTAACTTTTGTAATACCATCTTTAAGTTTAGCCAATAGAGCTTGAATAGTAGAACTTTGACTTTCGGCTTTAGCAGCAGCATCTGTTACATCAGATCCTACCTCTTTAGCAAATCCTAAAGCATCTTTACCTTTAGCTACTAAAGAACTCATTCCTTTACCAGCCATGCTTAATGCTTTGCTATCTACCATACCATGATACATATCACTTGGGATAGAGGAGAAATCTCCATTAGCTATATCATAAGCAGCAGCACCAGCGGCACCCATCTTACCAACACCGCCACCAAGTTTACCAACTAGAGCAGTTGCTCCAAGAGATGCACCAAGACCACCAAGAATACTTCCAGTACCTTGTTGTGGATCAGTTTGAGCTTGACCAGTCATACCAGAAGTTTCAGGTTCAGAAGCACTAGAAGATCCTAATCCGAATCCTAATGCACCAAGACCTGCAAGAGCAGCTCCGACTTTACCTTTGCCTTTAAATTTAGCAGCAAGTTTACTAATCATTCCAGGACCACCACCAGAAGCAGCAGCACCAGCGGCAGCTTTGGTTGCAGCTTGAGATGCAGCAATTTGTTCAGCTTTGGCTAAGTTTTTAGCGCCAGATTTAGCGAATTTACCACCAAGCTTAGTAAATGCATAGTCGCCTAATGCTTGACCTCCTAAATCTAAAGCAAAATCACTAAGATCGAAATCTTGACCATTTGCCATTTTATAGGCTTGCATAGCAGCAGCGCCGCCTAACCAGCCAGCAGGTTTACCAAATCTTTTTCCTAAGAATCTATTAGCAAGCATACTACCAGTACCCATTGCTAAATCGCCAGGAAGTGCAGATAAGCTTTCTTGAGCAGCAGCTTCGTCTCCTGTGAGTTTGTTGTAGATATATCTACCACCATCAAATAGACCGTAACCTGCTACACCACCTAAACCTTTAGCAGCTGTAGATGTAAAGAGTTTACCAATTCCACCTTTAAGATTACCTAAGAAGGAGTTACCAGCACCAGCAGCTCTAGTAGCAGCTGCACCAGCTTTTGTAGCAAATTCACCAGCTTTTGTTTTTAAAGATTCAGGGATTAATCCATTTGCCATAGATTTTGCACTACCCCAAATGAATTTACCTATATCTTTAATACCCTCTTTGATAACAGTTTTTACTTTACTACCAAATTTAGCAACTGCGGCAGCGATTGCTGGGCCTATTAATGGAATAGAAGCTAATGCATTCATTATAGTGGAAAGAGGTCCACCAAATAAAGAGTCTAATAAGCTACCACCAGCGGCTTTAGCTTTTTGACCAGTTTTAGATGCACCAGCACCAATCTTTTCAGCAATTCTTTCTAATGCAACAGTAGATCTTTCTTGCAATTGAACTTTGTGTTGGTTCTTAGCATCGATCTCTTTATTGTGTTTATTAGGAATTTCCATTAATTGACCATCTGCAGAAGAGATAGCATATTCTTTAGTATCACCGTCAGCAGTAGGAACTGTTGTTATACCATTTTTGCCAGCTCCCATACTAGAAGCACCTTTAGAACTAGACATATTTGCTCCAATGATTCCAGCAGCAGATACTGAACCCATATCTTTAGCAATTTCATCTCTAGTTCTCATATCAGTAGGTTTGGAAGAAGTAGATACATCTTCTAATCCATCAGAGGATTTATTACTATCTCCACCACCAAATAAACTACCGAATAGACCACCACCAGATTTAGAGCCACCGCCAAATAACCCTTTAGCCATACCAATGATGCCACCCTCAGCATGGTGCTCAATAGAGTCATCTAACTTTTTACCATGAAGGACTTTAAATGTTTCTCTAGCACCTGGGGCTAAACCAACTTTCTCTGCCATACCAAATGGAAGGAAAGATTTGGATATCATTGGAATTATTGCATTGGTAAAGTTTTGAAGAGCATTCAATACTTCACCTTGGCGTTTATCTATTTTTTCATTAGCTTTTTCTAGTTTAACAAAGAAGCCTTTACGATCATCATATAATGCATCGTGGAAACCTTTCTTGACAGCATCACTCATGTCTTTAGCTCCACCGTTCCCAGTAAGGAAATTGTAGAGTTGAGTCATGTCTTTATTAGCAAGATTATTATCTTCAGCTTCTGTTTCGTCTAGTCTAGAATTCAAGGATAAACCTTTACGTTTTTGCAATTCGTTTACACGGCTACCTAATACTCTGGAAATAGCTTCCATTTCTTTAATAGCTTTTTCATCTCCTCGCACAACTCTGAGGTATAGTTTTCTAAAGTCATCTTGTTCGATTAGAGGATTTTCAACACCTCTTGTTAGTCCTTTATATACTTTATCTGCTATTTCATAAATAGCTGATTTATTATCTTTAGAATTGAATACTCTTGCAGCTTCTTTAGCTCTGACTACTTTCTTTTCACCAGCTTTTAAAGTTTGCACAAGAGATCTATATTGTTCATCAGATAGTACACTACCATTTTTGGATTTAAATTTGGCAAGTTTGTCAAGAGCACCTTGTACGCCTTTACCATTTTTAAACTCATCAATGATTCCTAGAGCATTAAGATCTACAGCTCCTCTAGTTTGCTCTTGAATATCATCTGCTGCTGCTCTAAAGTCAGCATAAGATTCTTTAGTAGCTTGATTTAAATAATAATCTTCACCACGATATTTTCTATTCTTAGCAAAATCTAAAGCATCATTCATTTGAGCTCTAGCCATATTGATACCAGCATAATTATCGGTACCAACTTCACCCATCATTCTAGTAACATCAGCTACATTACCAGTCATATTACTTTCATCAATCAATCTGATTTGATCTTCAGTAGAACCAGTACCATAACCTTTTTGAATAAGTTTCCGGTTAGCCCATCCACCTACTTTACGTTCCATACCTTTGGCAAAGGATCCAGCTTTTCTACCAACAAATTTGGCTAAGCCTTTTCCCCATCCTCCGATTTTCGTTCCGATACCTAGTTTATCGAAAAGTTTTTCAAAGAATAGACCTGGAGAATCTAGTTTTCCTTTGATAAAGTTTGTAATAGATTTTGCAGTTTGTAGGCCATATACGCCAATCAATTTAGTAACAGGTTTGACAGTATTGAAGATAGGTTTGATCATATCATCTCTTAACCATCTACCCATATTTTGTCTAATATCTTGAAGAGTCCATTTAAGAGGGTTAGTAAAGTGACGTCTAATAGCACCAGCTAAACCGCCACGTCTTACACCATTCTTATCCTTGATACCAAGCATAAGCTCTTCGAATTTATCAGTAGTGGATAATACACCCAACCCTGCACCCAAGATGGAGTTACCAAGAATACCAAATGGACCTAAAAGCATAGTACCAATAGTAGCAGCAGCAACTCGAGGGAAGTGTTTCTTAATAAGATCTTTACGATCCTTATTTAATAGACCACCACGATCACCAAATAAGAAGTCATTTAAATCTTTATTATTTTTAACTACAGAGATACTTGCACCAAGCATAGCCCCACCCAAAGGACCGAATGGGAGTACTAAACCAGAGATAGCACCTACTGTACCATATTTCTTAGCATCAGGCATATACTTTTGTAAAGTATCTTGCCATTTTTTAGAGATTAGGCCTTCTTTATGAGTAACATTGCCTTCAGCGTCTACAATATCTTTACCAAATACTGTTTCTTGGAAGGTTTTATTATTCTTAATAATATTGATAGCAGAACCTGCCATAGCACCAAACAATGGACCGCCTAATGGGAATAATGTGCCAAGCAAAGCACCTGCGGCACCACCTTGAACTGCATTACCCATATTCTTTTTAGCAAAGTCATTAAATTGGGAAGCTGCTCTTTTAGGGTCTATACCAAAGGCTTGTTCTATACCTGTAGATAAACCATTGAGACCCATAGCATGAGCTACTTTTCCTGTAGCTCTATCAATACCTCTTGTAAAGAAGTTTCCTTTATTTCTATTACGTTCATCAGCATATGCTTGATTATGAGCACCTAATTGTTCAACAATTTCTAAGTCAGAAGTGCCTCCAGCATGATGGCCAATATTAGAAATCAATCTACGTTTGAAGTCTTTCTCTTCAGATAATTGTTGACCAATATTAACACTATCTCTTTCAGGATTGAAAGGATTCATATTAGCAGGAATAACTAATTCACCTTTATGAAGTGTAGTAAGTGTTACATTGCCTTTTGATGGGTTAACATATTTTACCCCACTAGCATGATGCTCAATACCTCGTTCAGCTTCTGTTAATCTAGCAAGTCTAGATTGTACTGGACCTCTTTGAGATATATACGAATTTATAGCATCTGATTGGTACCTTCTTCCAGCAGATGGTAAATCGAATCCAAGGAATTGAGCTGCCTCTCTTCCTGAACTTTGTATAGAATCTCTAGTGTATCCATATACACCTTGAACACCTTGTTTAGCATTATCTTTAACGAAGTTAACACCACGTCTAAATTTAGCTTTAGCAGCTGCTATACCTCTATCAAGGTCAAACCCAAACCAATCTTTAGCAAATCCTTTAATCTTATCAGGAAGAGTCTTAGCTAATTTGTCTCTAAGACTTCCCAAAATACTATTAATTTGCTTATTAAGGTTATTAGTAATTTCTTTCATATCATGGATCATTACATTGAATAAACCTTTGACAGGCTTACCATCTTCATCCTTGATATTAGTATTCTTACCAAATAACATATCATGCATGAATTCATCAGCACCAGCTATAACAGTTGTAAGCAACCCAGCAGGAGCTTTGAATATACCTTGCACGCCTTGTTGAATAGTCATAAGTTTATCACCAATAGTACTAGACTTGATGATATCATCTAAGAAACCAGTAGTTTTGTTAGTGAGAGTATCAGCTAACTTACCTTTCTTAGATCTATTCTTATAACCTTGACCATTTATAGCTTTGATAGCTTCTGTTAACTCTGCATCTAAAGAAGAAGCAGTTGCTCCACTCATATTAGAATTAGCATTTTCAGCAACAGAAGATTTGATAGTTTTTTCTTTTTGTTTTATTTGTCTTAAGAATGCTTGATCTATTGCAGTAGTAGGATCGGCTTTTCCACCTCTTCCTCTACCACCAGCAGATCTAAGACCTCCACCAGAAGATAATAAGTTTCTGATATGGAATAATTCTTTATAAATATTATATTGATAATCATACAAAGACATACCATATTTATCTTTGTATCTTGCATTAGGAGGTACGAAATTATTAGCCATATATTCACCACCAATAGAAGTTTTTATACTTCCATTAGTAGCTTCATGTACAAGACCTTGACCAGAAGCAAATAGGTTTTGAACCATCTCATTCTTCTTAGCCAAAGTACTGCTTATCTTAGCTTGCTGTTTACCTAATTGACCAGATGCTCTAAACATATTCATCACAAGATCAAAGGTTTCTTGAGAAGTATCTTTACTCTTGTATTGATTATCTTTATTTTTATATTTGGTTAGAATTCTATCAATATCTCTAGGATTGAAGTTGCCGTTCTTCCAAACACCATCCATTAATCTATTAGCAGCATTTATAATTTCTTTTTTACGCTTATCATATTCTTGCTTACTACTAGCCCCTAGATCACTAGTAGAAAGAGCAACAGCTATAGATTCTCTTAGCTCTTTAAATACTTCTCTTTTTAATTTAGTATCTATATTCTTTTGACTATTAGCAGCACTAAGTTCATTAGTCCATCGACCAGTTTGATAATTAAATACTCTAGGAGTTTCTCCTGTAAGAGCAGATTCTATCTTTCTTAAGTATCCAGGAATAACTTCTACTAAAGATTTCTGTGCAATACCATTCCAAGCAATAGCGCCTTTATTATAATTACTGCTTTGGAAATCTTTTAGGAAGTCTTTATATTCCTCTTTTACACCAAAGATTCTAGATAACTCTTTGGCCATACCTTTCTTACCATTACCCAAGTCAAAAACTTGTGCTAAAGCAGATTGTATATAGCCATTGATATTTTTATCAAATCCACTAATAGCTTTCTTAAGGTCTTTACCCATTGCCATACTAATACCACTCTTAGTAATAGCTTTCATAGGATTACCTGTAAATTCACCAATCATCATAGGTAAAGCAGCATAGAACATTTTTATTGTATCTAAGGTACCACCATCTTTATTGGCTTTACCAGTGATAGATTTCATGTAATTTTCTAAACTGAATCCGTCGGATCCAAATACTTTACTAGATTTAGATTGGTTTCTACTAGTTTTAGTATCAAAAGAATCTTTATATACAGATCTCTGTATATCTATTAATTCTTTTAATATGGCATTGTTCTCATTAGTCAACTTACTCATAGTTTCAAAATACTTAGTAGCATTTTGAGTATAAGTAAGCATTACTTTATTATTAAACTCTATCAAAGAGTTCATACCTTGCCCCAACATACTGAAGCCATTGTTCATGATACCAATTTGTCTTTCACCCTGAGCAAATTGCGCATGGGAAATAGCTTTTTGGTTCTTGAGTTGAACGTCAGTAGTCTCAGCAATTACTCTAGATAGAGAACTAGTATTAGCTCTTAACTGACCAGAAATCATAGATGCTATTACAGTATCTCCACGGGATATTTTAGATCCAGGATTATTCTCGTCAGAATCTTCAAAGTCTTCCATCAAGTCGCCAAACATATCAGACATCATATCCATCATCATTTTTTGTTCAGCTTTAGCAACGGTTTCGTTTTCATGATAGAAGTTACCAGAAGTGATTTCTCTTTTTAAATTCCTAAACGTATCATTGACTGGTTTGAAAATAAATTGCTCTCTAAGATTTTTCATCTTAAGACCAGTGGCTTGTCTTGAGCCAACAATTTCTTTAAATGAATTCTTAGCATAGTCTCTATTATTTTCAATCATCTTAGTTGTTATCGGTGCTTGATCTTTAAGAACTTCTACCGCAGCAAACTTTAATGATTTACCAAGTCTTCTCGTATAGGCTAGAATAGAGTTTTTTGCCATAAAAGACTATATCCTCCTTTCTTTAAGCATTACGCTGATGTCTTAATTCGACATAATGATCCCCACTACAGAACTTAATCTGTAGTGGGATGTTCATTATTGCGGGAATGCTCCAGATATACTAAACGCTTAGTATATCAAAAAGGTAGAACTGGGTCTAACTCTTTGGAGGATAATTATTTATCCTCTTCTTGTTTTGTGAAACGATTAAAAGATTTACCTTCTGTATCATTCCAAAAACGTGTTTGCTTGGTTGGATCAATTTCTTTCCAATTATCTTGTTTCATTTCTTCAATAGTAGCTTTTCTAAAAGCTGGCACAGAAATAAATGTAATACGGAATTTATATTTAATCGAAGCGGTCTTTCTATCAAAGACTGTTCTCCAACCAAGGGCAATATTAGAATCTGTTTTGAAACCTACTTCTTTAGAATTAATACTAAAGGAAAGTGTATTAGGATAATTTTCATTTGATACAGATGGGATATTATTAGCAATACTATTCATCATAGCTTTAAGAACAGCTGCTTCAATAGCTGTATCACCACAATAAGCTTTTAATTCTGGAATGTTTTTAATTACTGTAGTATAAGCCTCTTCGAATGTTTCGAATGTTTTAGTAAGATTTATAACAGTTGGTTTAGTGCTGAATTTTCCTTTAGCAAAGTTAGGCATTTTAGTTCTCCTCTTTATCTGATTCGTTTTCTAGTTGTTTGTATTTTTCTGCTTTTTCTAGAATATCTTTTGCATCATCAATAGTCTTTACTTCCATATCAGTAATTTCTACTTCTTCCCCAAGATCCTCATCTACTCCATTAGATATATTGGAATCTGATAAGAAGATTGTATTAGGATCAAATCTATTTGAAATATCTTTATTATTTGGAGTTAGAGCTATAAAAGCTATTCTAGAGAAGATGTCTGGGAATTGTTCATCTTCATTGATTAAGAAGTTATAGTTTAATTCATCGATCAAATGTTTGACCAATCCTTCTGTAACTAATTGAACTTCTTTTTGTGCGGCCATATCAGATCTAATATTTATGAAATGAGCAAGTTGTTCAATAGTAAAGGTCATCATAAGCTTAGTAGTTACATTCATAGGTAACCAAGCTCTAGCATCTTCTTTAACGATCTTATTATCCAAAGCATATTTATAATTACCAAATGGATCTATATTTCTAATATAGTCAACAGTTGACTGATCAAGATCAGAATATCTTCCTGGATTGGTATCTAATGGATTAATAAATTGAGATAAGTCAGTTTGATGTTTTACATAGCGTTGAGATTCTTGAGAAATAGCAACTCTATGACGTGTCATCTGATTAGCACATGCTCTTGAAATATCATGGAATACAAAAGACATTGTAGAGACTTTGAATAAGTCTTTGATATCAAACCCATATACTTTGATATGATTAAATATCTTTTCTAAATACTTATCTTTTCTATGTAAGAAGGTTACTGTATTAGAATCCAATTCTTCTGTAATTGGTTGATACTCTTCTGCCACTGTATCATAATTATTTGGAGATTCTAGTTTTTCATATTCATATCTGTGCTGTGTTACAGCAGAAATAATTTCTTTTGTAGCAACTTCTGGTTCATATACGCATAAATCTTCATCAAGAATACCATCTTCAATATATTGGGATAGTATTTCTTTTTCAAAAGATGCATACATTATATTTTTAACTGTTTGAACAAATGGATTTTCTTCAGAGCATTCTTGAATAATGTGTCCAAAAGCTCTAGCTGACCCACTAATAAGAATCATAATAGAAAGATTAGATTGTTCTTTGATAGAAATTCTACAGTATTTAGTATATGATAAAAATTCTGTCACATACTTCATATAGTTTGTTGTAAATGAAGTATAAGAAGGAATTTTAATAATAGCAATTGCATTAGTATGTTCAAAAGGAGATTCATGACCTCTTGCTCCCATTCTAGAGCAATATCCTTTTTGTTTATCATATCCTCCATCAGGAAGCATTCCTACACAAACCCTTCCAGATCTATTGAGTAGATATACATTATCAGATACATCTACTATTTCAAATTCTGGAGTTGGAATAACTATTCCTTGCATTTTCTCCATATTCTTTGTATCAGTATTCCATTCATCACTTGTGTGAGAGCCTTTAACTATATCTGTGATTTTGTTTATTAGTCCCATTTTAATACTTCTCCTCTTAATAAAGGAATATAAAGCTATATAAATATTTATCTTATAAAAAAGTCAGTGAAATTATATAAAATTAAAGAGAAACCCTAGAACCATTACGGCTCTAGGGCATGAATTAGAAGTATTAATCAACCAATTTATGAGAGTTATAAAGTCTACCACAAGGGTCCATGTATGAATCATACAAATCATCATAATCATACATTAGATGGTGAGTACCACCATTTCTATGGTGATGATATGGTCCGCCATAATATTCTCCTCTCCAACCATTTTCTCTACTTTCGTAGTCATAGGAAGGTGGATATAATTGAGGTCTGCATACTCTACCATGTTCACAGCAACATCCGCAATCTTCTTTAGAAGATTTAGGAGCATAAACATAATTAGATCTGCTTCTTGGATGACATTCATGGATTTCATGAATTACATTACCAGGATTGAATCTTTGATATCTTTCTGTACCCATGATTAGTTTATTAGCATTAGGGTCATACCAATATCCATCATAGAATGGTTCATTTATTTCATCATATTGACCATCACTATGGATTAGAACACAAGGGATATTATTCTCTCTGCATAATTTAATAATTGGATATACAGCAGAAGCTCTATAAGCAACATTGTTATCCATAAAAATAATAACTCTATCTAATTTAGAAGTATTAGAGAATGGATGGAAGTTTTGTAAAGCACATAAGAAATCAGAGATACTATGTCTCATAGCTCCAGGATTTCTTGGGTCTGAAATTAATGGAGATTTATGCATTCTATTATAGTCTACACCATACATATGAGCAATCTTTTCTACATCGAAATCAGATCTTGGAGATCCTCCATAGATAACTTCTAAATTCATTCTTCTATAATATCTTTCAAAGAATGTAGTTAGTGATCTAGTAACAACGTATGCTTCATATCTCCATAATGGATCTACTACAATAGCTACTCTACCATATGCTTTAGGAGTTAAAGCTTTTGCTACATTTCCACCACATTCACAATTAGTCCAATTATCCATAATAGGATTTGGATTACCTTGCACATTGATAGAACAAGAGAATTCAGCTTCGGCTGTTACATCAAACCAGTTAAGCATGAATTCATCTTCTTTACTTAGCTTATCTCCGCAACAACACTTATTCATGATTATTTTCCTTTCTATCTCTTCTTCGACCTCCAGCAAGTCTATATTCTCGTTTAGTTTCTTTAACGTAGACTTTCATTCCAGGTCTTAATAATTCTCTAGGCATTTCTAGAAGATCATTCATTGTATCTACAATCATAAAATCATCAGTAGGTTCTGGTTTTACATATCTTGTATTTATTACATGAATTTCAGAATAGATATCTTCTAATTGTCTATTACCAGTAGTAACCTTTCCAGGAAGATCTTTATAATATCCATTAACAATTACAGGAACTGTAACAGAAGCATCAATATCTGTATTGCTAGGAAGAATGATATCAATCATACCAGAGAATTGTCTGAATGTATGATAATGCTCTAATTCAACAGCACCATTGATTTCTGATGTAATATAGTCATGCATATTAACTACACCATCTAAGATATCATAGTCTTCATATTCTGGATCGATATCTACATCACATAATAATTCTTTGATATAATCATCTACTGTAACAGCTGCCAAGAATTCTGTATTAGAAGTACAAGGTACTACTAATTTAGAATAGATGGAATATGGATATCTGTTAGATTGAATACAGCATCTACCATAGAGATATAATTGTTTTAGATTTTTATCACTAATCTCTAGATTACAATCTAGATCATAGTTATCGATAGTTCCTAGATAGATAAGATCATCTACAACAAATAAAGTTCTACCAAAAGTATCTGCATTGATATTAACTGTAGAATCTAGATCTTTAGTAGACCAGAAATCTTTTACTGTAATTTGAGATATAATAGTATTCTTTTCAGTTTCTTCTAATTCTGATTGAACGTAATCAAGATTACATTTCTTAAGAATATCTAATGCTCTTACAGCTGGTACTGTAATAGAACTTGTAAATCCAACCTTATCTTGATCAATATCTGGATTATTAATATCTTCAATAAAGTTTGCATGTAGTTTTACTGTAGATTCTAGATCTGTTTCACTTACACCTTTATCAAATATCATTTGACCTTTAAGGTCAGGGAATAGTCTAAATGTAGACTCTTCTAGATCAATGTCACCATTAATATCGATCTGATTTAGATCATCGATATATTTCTTACCAATAGTGAAATCACCTTGGAGGTCTTTAACGACATCTGTTGGTACATGGGTAAGTTTACCTTTGATCATAGAAATATATTGCACATAAGAATTGTTCTTAACCTTTACTTGCGCTGGAACATCGTACGCATGCCAACCACCTACAAAGAAGAACTCTCCTTTTAATATATTCTGTTTAAATCTGATTCGATTGGTTTCATCAAAATTCTCGATATCTGGCATTTTGTAGCCCCCAATCTTTATAAAAAATTTAGCTAAATTTTGTATTATAATGATGTGATAAAGTAATCCATAGAGTCAATTAAGACTCTATGGATTTTGGTTTAATATTCAGATCTTGTATCAATCATTTCTACAATTTTGTATCCAACTACTAAATCTTTAGTATTGTTTTTATAGCAGAAACAATAGTAATCTTTAAGGTCAATATGGAAATCTGTTATTAAAGATTGAATTGTTCCTTCTTCAATACCTTTATCAATTCTATTTTCTCTAAGAAGATCATTAAGTATTTCTATAGCATGAATTTTACTATCAAATACTACTGGTACTACTAAGATATTATTGATTGATTTCTTAAGATTTATATGGAACTTATCTTTAACTAAAACAAGACTTTTACCTTCCATATTAATTAACCTTTCTTGATCTTATAGATGATCAGTAGGAGCAACAGTGTCTGGTTCTTTTTCTACTGGAGCTTCTTCATGTGTTACTGTTGGTTCTTCTTCTGGTGGTTCTGCTGGACTAGGCATACCAATACCATAATAATGATGCCATACAATATTATCATGCTCGAATGTAGGAGATGTAGTATCTTCTGGTTTAGGCAATTGCATGAAATGATATTTACGATATGCTACAGATTGATCTGTATATGGGTTTGTATCGAAATCATCAGGTTTCTTAATTCCCAAATCATAAAATCGAGCATACACAATAGCCTCATCAGAATATGGATTTACATCGAAGTCAGCTGGTTTAGGAAGATCCATAGAATAGTATTTACGATATGCTACAGATTCATCAGAGTAAGGGTTTTCTTCCAAATCATGAGGTTTAGCTGGAGCATTTTGATCTTTCTTTTTAGCGCCATGAGTAGTTTCATCATCATCAGGATTATATAACTTATCGAATTTGAAACCTACCAATAGTTTTTCGCCATCGATTTTAACACCAACCACTGCTTCATAAAGAGCTTCAGCTTCTTCACGATCTTCTACACCTACAGCTTTAGCCAAAGTAAGAACATCGTTTTGAGTAGTTTCGAAATAACGGTTGTCTTTTACATAGTCTGCTACGATATCCAATAATTTAGTAGTTGCACGTTCTTCATTATCGAATACAAACATAGTAGTCAATTTTGTATCTTCCATTAAGTCATTTTTTGTAACATTGAGAGTATCATTAGTGATAACAATCATCTCTGCCATTACTAAACACTTCCTTTCTTGATTCTAAAATTATAATAATCCTATCTTAGGACTACTTATTTGTCAATTAGAAAACCGATATTGGGTAAAAAATAATCAGCGGAGTCTGATTTGGGTTTGGGTGTTGGCGAAGCCAAAAACCCAAAAACCCCCCGTCTAGTATATTAATATATATTATAGAAGACAACATAGAATGAAGTAGATAGATGAAGATTAACCTAACGGAAGGAGACCCACACGTCAGAATAGGTTCTAATATTAGAAACTATTGACTACAAGGTTTTACCTTTTGTATCAGACTTTAGGTCTGATTTATATCAGAAACGAAGCAAAGAGCTTTTTCTTCTATAATATATCATCAAAAAAATTATTACCAGGTCATAATATCTAAATCTTTCAATATATTCAGAAAAAAAATAAGAGATAGGTACTAAGACCTATCTCTTAAATTTATTAATTATTTAATTTCATGACGATCTACTTTAAAAGTAGTTCTAGAACCTTCACCAAAGTTAGGATCAGATTCATCTTCATTATTATAAATGAAATCTACAGAGTATACATAATCAGCATCAGCATTATTATCCACATATGCAGGTTCTGGTTCAATACCAAATTCTTTCTTTTCTTCTGCTACTAATTGATTTACAAAATCAATAGCAGCTTGTTTATTATGGAATACACCCATAATATTACTAAATACATTATCAGAGGAATCTGGATTGAAATAGTTTTCTGTTTTTGTTACAATGTAGCTATAGTTCTTAGTCATAGTTTTATCTCCTTGGTTGTAGCATATAGTTCTTACTGAAAAATTATATGCTTTATCATTAATTTTAAAAGATATAGGCCTTTGCTTTTTATTATTAGAAGCGACAATAGCATGGAAGTAAGTATTTATTTCTTTTACTTCACTATCTTCTAAATATTTAGCACCTTTATCAAATTCTTTGTCTATGAATTCATTTAATTTCTCAAATGCTTCATCTGCAGTTTTAAATGCTTTGTTAGCCCAAACAATACCAAATTTATTTTCAATTCCATGATTAATACTTGGTAATTTATTCGTATTTAAATTATAGATAGATTCTAAAACAATCGTTACATTTTCTTTTAATTCATGCTTCATCATCTTCACCATATTTGTTATCCTCCATAAAGGTTAAAGTGAGTATGAATTTTATACAATGCCCTATCTTTCAATGTATTATGTCATACTAGAAATATTTCATTGAACTCCATTAACCCTCTATAATAATCTCATTACCCCTGATAATTTACCTCCTTTCTTTTTGAGATTATTATAATTTGATGTAATAGTCACTATAAAACTACATCACTATTATAGTATATAAGTATATCAAAATTTGAAAAAAAAAATAAGAGATAGGTCTTGATGCCTATCTCTTAAATTTATTATTTCAAACTAATTTCAACAACTTCGTATTTTGCTAAATATGTATCAATTTTAGCTTTAGCAGTATACACTATTTTACCATTATAAATGGATTCTTCTTTCAAGAGTTCTTCTTCCTCTTCAGTTAAATTAGTAGCGCCTTCTACTTTTAATAGAGTAGATATTCGATCAATAGCATCTTCCTTGTTCTTATAAGTTGCTAATTCGAATAAAATATTTTCCTCATAATAATCAATATACAGATTATCAAAATTATAATCCTTTGATATATTATAAGTAGATTCTAATATCCCATAAATGGTGTTCATAAATATCTCCTTTCATACTAATACTAGTTAATAGTATTTACTGCAAGAACTTTGTAAGATATAATCGCATTACGAAGTTTTACAACTTTATACAATTCCAAAGCATCTTTTAGAGCATCCACATTAGGAAGTTGGTTTTGATATTCTTCTGGAATATCTTCAGTAACCTCAGGATTTCCAATATTGATTAGCTCATTAACTTTATTAATGGCTACATCTTTATCAGAATATAGAACCAAGCCAAATAATCTATCAGATTCTAATTGAGATAATTCACCATCTTCGCGAATCACATAAAGGCTTTCCAAAATAGCATAATGTTTTTCCACCATAATAATTTTTCTCCTATACTATAATATATTTTTCAAGATTCAATCCAATAACAGTATCTTGATATCGATCATAAAATATATAAGAATATGAATTTATATCACCTTGAGTATATTTACCAAAAGTTTCGATATTTTTTGAATATGGTCTAATATATCTATCACTATCTCCAAAATATTTTTCTTTTACTCTATCAATAACCTCATCCCGCTCTTCATGTTGAGATGTTATATATTTAGAACTATCCCTTACTTGTCCTTGGATTGTAGATCTTTCAAATTTATGAGTTTTTAAACAAACTTTATCTACCTGCACTACATATCTAGAACCTAGAATTTCTTTATCAATATACCTAGAATAGATAAAAGAACGTATAATATCACCTAATAACATTTCTAATCCTCCTTATATTATTAAAATAATACTTAGTTTATTTTTTCAAGACTCAACCCAATAACAGTATTTTCATATCTATCATAAAATAAGCAAGCATAGGAATTTATATTGTTAGGAGCGCATACAATAAAAGTTCTGATATTTTTTGAATATGGTCTGATGTATCTATCACCATTTCTAAAATACTCATCTTTTATTCTAGGAATAATTTTATCTGGATCCTCATCATGTGGACAGTTTATATATTCTGAATTAGCTCCAGCATATCCTTTGATTGTAGATCTTTCAAATTTGTGAGTATCCATAGAAACCCTATCTACATGCACTACATATCTAGATCCTAAGCCCCAATCGAGAAACATATGGAAAATAGCAGCACCAATATCGTCTAATGACATTTTTTAATCCTCCTTAATAAATTGAATAATCAAACAACTTATTTTCTTCGATAAGATCATCTACAGAATGACCATAACCAGAACCTTCTAATAGATTACCATCTTCTTTTACGATATAGAAACCATAAGTTACATCATTGATATTATCATACATAATTCTGCAGTAATCCTCAATAGGATAAGAACAGTATTTATCAAACTGGCGCATTCTATTTTCTGGAACATCTATTAGTTCTCTGCAGTCAACGATATCACCAATAGCATCGAATGCTTCATCGAGACCATCTTCTTCCATACTAATTAAACCATCAATAGGTTCTTCATATACATATGGACCACTATTGATATCAGTTGTCTTTCTAAATTTAGAACCACCGATAAGCTTATGTGCTTTGATATAAATATTCATAATTAACCTCCTGGCAATAATGCCTTTAAAAATTTAAATAAAAAATATAAAGACTTAGATCAAACAATCTTTGATCTAAATATGTACTCACTATTATAGTATATAATTATATTATATTTTTAGTAAGACTTTAGATTAAATTTGAAATTCGCTTAATAAAGGAGATAGCCATGTATACTATAAACATTTATCACTTATTTGATAAACTTTCTGATGGGGTAAAGAATAATTATATTTGTGAGAATGATAAAGAATTATATAGATCTTTACAAATTCAATTATCTAATGCTAATACCATAGAAGATGATAATGTAAATATCAATCTATTTAGATTTATTGATGAAGAGTATCTTCCAGATGAGTTAGCTAACAGAACTAAGCATATTGAAGATCTTATTGTAGAACACCATAATTTTGATATTGATGAGAGTGAAATTAAAACTAATATCATTAATTATCTTATTGGAATGGATGGTCTTATCTATAATATGAAGGACTATAAATCTGTAATGACTAATAAAGATACTATTCGTTCTTTAGGAATACAGAAAATTTCCCAAGATCCAACAACTTATAGAAAAGATGCAGAAGCTGAATTAAATAAGAAATCTACTAAGACTAACATTCTTAAAGAAATTCAAAATCTTGTAATCCTTACTACAGTATATGAAATCTTAGAAGAAGATGCTGATAAGAAGAAAGATGAAATCGATGAGTATGCTGAAGAGAATATCAAAGAAAATTATATTAGTGAATTTGATATGATCTTAGATAAGATGGAAAGCTTATTCCCAGATGATGACGATATTGAAATCACTGGCGTAGAATATAATGGTAAGAAAATTACTACCGATGAATTCACACAAGAACTAAGCACTCATAGATACCCTGGTTATTATGAAAAACAAATCCCTATTGAAGATGCATTAGATCATACTTATGTAATCCATACAACAAGAGGAACTGTTGTTAAGAAACCTTCTACAGATATCTATGATATGGATATTACTATCGAAGCAAAAGAAAACTAAATATAGTTATATACTATATTTATGATAGCATTATAAACTAGTGCGACTTCTACTCCACTACAGAAGTAAAATGTGGTTACTATAGGACGTTATTTCGCATATCAATCCTAGCAGTGTAAAAACGGTATGCAAAAGAATATTACTCAAAAGGTGTATTCTTTTTTTTCTTAAATCGTATTAAAACAAAAAGGTGGAGTAGAGCTTAATTGCTCTACTCCCTTATTTTTTTTAATCTTTAAAATCAGTTAAAATTTCATTAAGCATTCTTGGTTTAATACCCAAATCTTCTTGACATTGACGAGCAGTTTCAATAAGAAGTTTATTCATTAAACCTTGAAGCATAGCAGATGGAACCATACGACCCATAACACCAGAGATTGTTAGGAATGCATTTACATATTCATCTTTTCTATAATCAGAGAATGCTTCATCACCTTTAGGAATGATATAAGAGTTTACACCTTTAAGAGCTTGGGAGAATACTAGTTTATCACCAATACCAAATTTATCATTTACTTCGATATAGAATTCAATTCGAACACCATCAAGATGTTTTAATTTACCTTCTGCAGGAAGTTTGCTTGTAGATTCTAGAGTATACTCTTTATCTACTCCATTCTTTTTCATGATCTTTTTAAGCTTATTAATCTTAGCATCATAAGCTTTTACAATCTTTAATAGAGTAGGAGATAATTCTTCATCATCACAAGTTCTATAAATCTTAATATTAGTAATGCGGCCAGTCATCTTAGCTCTTACTGGCTTACGTCCTAAATCAGACAATCCTTCAGCATTATCATCTGTAATATTCTTCAATAATTCATTAGCTTCTTTTTCATCAAAAGCATCTTGGAAGATCAATAGAGGATCACCTTCTTGAACAAAATCTCCAACTGATACCATATTATATACATTGGAGTTCTTATCAAGAGATACGTCTTTTTGAACGTCAACTTTAGATTCTAGAGCTTCTGAAATAGAATTATCTACTACACAAGAGTCTTCATAACCTAAGTCCGTATTCATAATAGCAACTTTAGCTAGAGTACCCATATTGTAGGATAATCCGAATGGGTTACCACCTTTTCCACCATTACCAATTGCATTAGAGTAAGATTGTTTATCATAAGCCACAATATCGTTACCTTCTAACTTTTGACCTACTTTAACAATCGGATCTAATTTTGTGGTAATATAGAAACCACCATCGGAGTTCTTTTGAATAGTAGTACGAAGATCTACATAATCTTTTTGTTTAGTTTTAGTATCTTCAATGATCATATAATCTTTAGTGACTTCTTTTACTACAGCTTTTTCAAATGGGCATTTATATGCAAACTTATTAGAAGTTAGATATGGTAATGCCTCATCAGCACCAGTAGTAATAAGAGATGGCATAGATTTCTTAACCAACATTTGATGTTGAGATGTTTGAGTGAATGCCATTGCTGTACGGAATGGATCATCATGATTAATAGCTAATGGAGATAATGCTTCCATCATAGAGAATGTATTTAAGTTATTTAACTCTTCAGGTTTCTTAGGAGTAATAAAACCACGTTTATTTCTAACACCAGCATCAATAACAGTTTGTCTATTAATACCTACTGTAGATGCAAAGCCTGTAGAGATACCTAATACACCAAGCATAGATTTATCATAACCACGTTTATCAAGACCAAAGGATCTTTCAGAGTTCATACCTGATAAACCTTTAAATGTTACCTTAGAAGCTGTTTCTGCTTCAAGTAATGGCGTTAATGTAGATAAATCAGAAGAGGTTTGGTCATGGGTAAGAATAGAATCAATAACAGCAGATCTCTTAGCAGAGAATGTAGCTTGACCCTTGCTTCTTTTAATCATAGTTCTATAAGCACCAAATGCTTTAGCAAGTACTTGATATAAATGACCAACAATAACTTCATTAGTTCTTAATCTATTACCAGTAATATCAGTATGGCGATTGAATTTATTATCAACTAATAAATCATTACCGTAGATCATAAGATCTACATAGTTATCAGGAACGTTTAAAGTCTTACAGATTTCTTTTGTAATAGGATCTATCATTAAATCATAGAAGTTATCGAAACCATCAGCTTTAATTCTACCACCAAAGTCATCTAAGATATCTAACCACATATCTTTAGAATTGATTTGTTTAATAGAGTAATCATTAAAATCACATTGCATCAATCCATTCATAAGCATATTATGACCAGGATCATCAGAGTGATATACTAGATAACCATCTTCAAATTTAATATAAGTATTTTCTCTAGATGGTCTTGTTTCTTGGAATTCATACTTGATTCCTACTCTATTCAATAATCTTTGTAAGCCAATATTGTAAGATAAAAGAACTACTACTGGAATCTTTGTATTCATAATAGAAGCTTCAGAATACATTAATCTCTTAGCAACAGATACTGATTGGTAAATTTTATCAAACTCACCAGATTTATCATGAGATCTTAAGATATTCAAAATTCCCATATCAATACTGGTGTCTATAAATGGAATCTTTTTACCATTTACTACATAGCAAGCCAAATATTTATTAGCAAGCATTTCATCAGTGGCTTTAGATTCAGGAGATCCTGGTTTGAAGTAAGATTTATCGAATGGAATTTTAGATAATTCATCCATATTGAAGGAGATATAAGATCCATCTTTAAATTTAATCTTAGAATACATGGAAGCTAAATCGATAAATTCCATAGGAAGTTCGTATCTAATACAGATCTTTCTATTATCACCATCGATAACTTTGATATCTTTACCTTCATATTTAGTTAAAGCTTTTACTAGCTTATTAATAATAGGAGAAGATTTAGATAGGCCACTAGGAGATTTTCTATAAATAAAGATCTTAGAATAGTTGGATACTAATTGAACTGCATCACCATCTGTTTTTACTACTGGAAGAAGCATCAATTGACCAATAAGAGATTTTTCATTACCTCTTAATTTCATAAAACGATTACTAATTAATCTAGGAATATCTAGAGTCATTGTAAACCGTTTACCAGTTTCAGCATCTTCATAATTACAAGTCCAAGTATCAATATAATCTTCAGATGTAGAAGTATTTTGTGATTTGATATCAACAATATTCATTGGATGTGTGACATGCATAAAATGTGTAAACATCGCTACAATATCTGGATCCATATCGTATTGTTTATTAAAGTTTGCAAACTTTACTTTCTTCCAAGATTCATCCATAGAATCTATTTTAAGATCCATTGGTTTGATATCATCATTCTTTTGGAACTCTTCCATAAGTTTAGCAACAGATTTACCATTAACTTCTTTTGTTAGAAGTTTCTTTTGGGTTTCTTCCATTCTAGACTTACGGGCTTTATTCATCTTGATACCATCTTCGGATTGAAGGTCAAGAAGTACATCTTTTAACCATTCATTGTCTTTATCATCAGGATCGTTCTTTTCAAGAGTTTCCATAGCATCTTTAGTAGTGGTAGACTTGGAAGCTATTTTATCAAGCTTATTTACAAGAGCAGCTTTCTTAATTTCAGGGTCCTTGGTTAAACTAGGATCATCTAGTACACCCATTTTCTCTAAATCGTCTTTTGTTAACTCTTTTGTACCACCAGTTAAGTTAGTTAGAGTGATACCACCCTTTTCTAATTTATCAGATAATTGAGCTACAATAGCTTGTCTAGAATCATGATTGATTTCTTCAACTCCAGTATATTCGCCACTTAGGATATTATTTGTAAGAGATACAAATTTATTTAAATGATTCATATCCATAGCAGCAAAGTCTACTGTGAAGTATCCATTTTCTCCAGTAAATAGAATAGTATAATCTTTCCATGCTTGTAATTTAGATGGATTGATTTTGGCAGTTCTATAGATGAATGAGAATGGGTTAGCAGAGTTCTTATAATCAAAAATACTTGTATCAGGAACAGCTTTCTTCCAATCAGTTACTGGAACTACTATTGTCTTTTTAGTATAATTAGAGAATCTAGAATCCATAAGGAATCGATTCAAGAATGTGAAGAATACATCTAATCCTCTATCTCCAGTAAATTTAGTATTATTCTTATAGAATATATCTGTATAGAATGCCCAATCATAGAATAAGTTTTTATTCTTATACAATCTCAAATCTGTAAATGAGTATTTAAGATACTTTACTTCATTTCTAATCTTTTCATAGAACTTCAAACATTCTGCCTGGGATCTCATTCTATTATTAAATAAGATTTGTCTAAAGATTGTAGTATAGTTGTAAGAACCAAATTTTGTAGTTTCGGATTCTTCATTAATAATAGAATCTATAAATTCTGGATATAGGAGTTTATGGTATTCTTCACCAAGTTTTAACTCCATACCAGTCTCATTTAAGATAATATCGTTATTAGAAGATACAGATTCATTCAATGCTAAATCTTTTAAAATAGATGGGTTATATGATTCATTATTAATAGAAATATCACCATCTTTATTTAGATCATTATTGATAATAAGATTTACATTCTTTTCAATAAAGTAAGAATTAAAAATCATATTATTTAATTTAGCAAGTCTATTGTTTAAGATATTAATACTAGATTCAGTATTAGGTGTCATTAGATATACAATAGAATTATGAGTTCTATCTTTAAGATCTATTGGGTAGTAATATTGGCCTCGATATAATCTAAATGGAGTCAATTCATTTAAAAATATTGCCACGTTGGTATCCTCCTTATCTATTGTAAAACATTACCTTGATGTAATCCTCGCCAATAAATATTATGGTTGTATACTATAATAGTGATAAGATGAAGATATATGAATATAAAAATTTATATTCTTCTTTCGACTTATACTTATATGACTAAACTACTATAGCAAGATAACTCCCTTATCTTGTTATCGCCCTCACAGATCTTCATCTTATCAAAAAATAAAAGGGATTACAGCCCCATGAGTTATTCAACGCAATATAAATTTGCTTGGCCTAAAAACAACACAGTGTTTATCTCAATCAATAGATCATCATATAACTCATGATTTTTCCTAGCATCTATTAACTTCTTTCTTTTCCTTTCGAGGTTAGTATGTGCTCTGTAATCCCTTTTATTTTTTCTTTAAAATCATAAATTATTTGTATGGGAACAATATCGTAATTCAACGACATAGGCTTGAATAAAGTAATTAGAAAAGGTATTAAGAATATGGAAAGAACAAAATTCCTTAAAGAAATATCTTCTATGACTAGAGAGGATATAGATAAATATCTCTTAAGAAACTGCCATAGAAGAAAGAAAATTTATCCAGTATTGGTGTTGAAACCTTATTCAAAAAAGGAGAGTACTAGTGAAAGTAGCGGATCTAATAAAGGAGATTAATGAACAAAGATCTCCTAATGATAAAAAAACTTATGATACTAAATCTCAAAAAGATGAATTGCTAATTATGAAAGCAATGCTCAATGATAAAGATTATAAGGTAGATGTGTATAAAGGAACTGGTATCGATTATACATTTTCTCCATCAGAAGTTATCAGAAATACTATGAGTTCTGTTATTGCAAATACTACAGGTATTTCTAATCATGAAGCACATCGTCTAATGGATAACTATGAGTTTAGAACTGGAGAAGCTAAGAATATGATTGAATTCTCTAAAGAGTTCATTAATACATATTTACAAACTGGTCGTAAACTTCCATTAGGTGGTAGAGAAACTTCCAATATTTCTTTATTGAAGAAATCTATAGCTCCAGGATATGTAAAATACCCAGTTAAGATTGGCGTAGATAAAGATGGTAATGCCATCTGTAAATCTAAAGATATCTTTGTAAATGGTTATGATTCGGTAAAAGTCTCTGCTCCTTGCCCTGTATGGGTTAAAGATAAAAAATAAAAGAACTATAAATAATAGTAAATAAGTATTGATAAGATACTCTATTGAAAAATATTTAGATATATCTTTCTCAAAAGAAGGAACTAGAACATGGCTGAACTAGTTGGTGAACCCTAAAAAATAAATTTTATAATTAAATATAAAATCAAACCCGCTAAGATTTGACTTAATATATCTAATAAATATTTATTCATCAGAATTCTCCTTTCTGAGTATCTTATCATAATTATAGTATATAATTATTTTATAGAAAGATAAGAAGCTTTTATAAAAGAGGAAATAAACTCATGGCGAAGTTAACAATCCTTATTAATCAATTTTATAATGAAGTATAATATTATACCAGATACGACCTGGACAATTATACTGATTAACAAATCAATCATAAAGATTCTCCTTTCTGAGCTTCCTATCAATTATTTTATAAAAAAGATAAGAGATCGTTTAAAAATTATTTCTCGAAAAGGGAAATATTACATGGCAGTAGTATTAATCTTTACTGATAAATTTGATCAAAATATATAATATCAAACCAGCGATTACCTGGCTAATTATATTTATAATAAAATCTATCATAAAATAATTCCTTTCTGATCTCTTATCAATAATTATAGCTTATTTACTAATGATCAAATATATCATTGAGGAGGTATATTTGATCCATTTGTGCTAATGATTTTAACACAAAAAAAAGAGTAAGGGATTAACTCCCTTACTCTATTATTTTTTTTTAATGATGATCACAACCACAATCACATCCATCATGATGATGGTGTTCATGAGATTCTTGAATAGGATAGTTAGCATAATCAAATACTGTTAGATTATCATTAATCATATCATATGTAAGTTTACACATCTGATCAGTATAATATTCTATAACAGTATCTAAATATTCTTGCATATTAACAAACAAAGGATCATTCTTACCAATAACAAATTCATATACAGATTTCTTAAATTGTTCGAATTCTTTATTTTTATTTTGATATCTGATCTTTATAATTTCTAAAGTTTCAGCTATTTTTAAAGAGTCAAAATTGCTGTAAGCCATATCCATTATAAGGAAGAATACGAAATCAATATTAAATGGATCAGCATCTTCAGCTGGATATTGTTTCAATAGCTCTTCTGTAAGATTGCTAAAGCCATGCTTTTTAAAGACATTTAATGCTGTTAGTCTAACACATAGCATTTCATTTCTTTTCATAAGCATGGATAATCTACATAGTCTTTCACTCATAATACCATCTTGATTTAAGAGATATCTAGTATCTTTAATTCTTTTAAGATTATCTTTATAAGTTCTAATAGTACCAATACCATTGCCAACTGCTTTTGCAATGATATCAAAATCTTCTTTAACATTGACTTCTTTTGTTTCATTATTTACTTCACTAATAAGACCAGATTCTGAGTCATATCTTACTAGTGACTCTTTAAATTCTCCTCTATTAAGATCAATAAAATCTTTATCAGGGTAGGTTTTGAAGAATATTGTTTTATCAGCTTTATCAAGAGAACCAAATTCTTTTATATTTTTTTGTATAGAAGTATGATCATATGCTAAAGCATCTTGAAACATAGTTAACTTAGCATCAGTAGTTCTAGATTCTGGAATAAAATGTTCTTCAATATGATTTTTAATCTTATCCACAATCTCTTCAATAGTATAGTCTTTTTTCATAATAGTAGTCCTTTCTAGATGATACCAAAGTAGGTTTCATCTATATCAATTAGATTTAGTTTATGAGCACTATAAAGTGCTGCTTTGATAAGAGGCTTATGATCACCTGCTACATCATTAGATTTAAGAGTAGTCTTATAATCTCCAGGGGAGATACTAACAGCTTGTTGTTTATAGTTAAATAGTATTGGAATAGATGGGGCTACTTCTGCCATTTTAAAAGTTATATTTCCATCATTATCCTTATGCATAAGAATACCAACTTTTCTTTGATCTATATTTAAACCACCATCATCATTTTTAGTTTCTTTATCAATATTGATTAAAAGAATAATATCTTCTCCATCTTCGGAATTAAATTTTCCTATAGTTCTAAACGGCTTAGGGCCTTTGCTAACAGTAAATATACTATCTCCAGATTTATCAAGGATCATCATTCTTTCTTCCATATCTTTTTCGTCTGGCCTCATATCTTCATATGCTTGTAGATACTCTCTAACAGATGAATGACCTACATGTGATCCTTCTATTCCATTTTTACTAATATTTAATGCAGCATAAGCTCCTGCTCCTATAATCAAAATTAATATACCAGATACTATAAGTTTCATATTCCTTCGTATTCTTGGTTTACTTTCTAAAAACCCTATGAGAGAACTATATCTCTCATCATGATTTTTGATAGGTTTAATAGGATCGAGTTTTATCTTTTTATTATTTTTTACTCTCAATAAATTTTTATTGTGTTTATTTGCATCATGCATAAATTGTTCCAATTCTATATTAGCTTTATATTTTCTCTCATTACTATATTCGGAAACATGCTTAATCATATTTACTAAACTTTTATTTCTTCTCATTGCACCACTATCCCTTTAATTAGAGCTAACTATACAATAAAGGATTATTAATCTTAAAATGTCATACATTTTCGTCCATATAAAATAGACCGTATTGTTTTGACATAGACTCTCTCAATAATGACAACAAACCTACATTTACGATATAATATAGACTTGAAATTAAAATAAACTTAAATTACTGTAAATCTTTTCTTACCTCTCTTCAATTACAATAATACTGTTTATTTTATTTTCTAAAGAATGAGTGTTAGTATTACATTTTACGATTGTCCTTTTACATATATCTCAAGAAGGGGATCAATCCTCTTCTTGAACATTTCTGTGCTTTGGAAGATATTCTATTATACACTCAATAGACCCATTAGGTTTTAAATTAATTGGTTTTACAGATACTCTTGCTATACCATTTACAACGTCTGGTATCAAAATTCCACTGTATTTCAATCTACTTAAATATTCGGTATCGGGTTCTGTATAGAATCCATTTTCTTCCATTATTTGATTCCTCCTTTATTTTTAATAATGACTACTCAAAAATATAGTATATAATCATTCACCACATTAAAGTAATTTTCAAGGAGGTGATAGTATGGCATCTTTTAAAGATCATTTCGATTTAAATCTCCCACCAATAGTAGAGAATGATACTAACAAAATGGGGAATAATTATTGTATCGGATATCAAGAAATGAATGAGTTAGCTGCTGCTAAAGGAACTAATAAAAATAGTTCACACTTAGCTATAGGAGTTGATGATCCTAATACAAATTATAAATCAGAATATGAGAGCAAGATAATCTTTAATAAGAGGTATTCTCATAATAAATTAAAAGAAGTAGATACAATGCCAATAGGATCTAATTATAATCCTGATAACGATCTTATAGAGTTAAGAACTTTTGAGCATAAAAATAATAAGACTTATATTTTACTTCAAAAGAATACAACAGATCAAAGAGGTATTTATATTACAGACCCTATAATGATTACATATCCATATAATGAAAAATAATAGAGTAAGGGATTAATTCCCTTACTCTCTAGTTTTGTTATTCTGGAATCTTGATTGTAGCAGATAATTCTTGCACCACAGTTGTAGGAACTTCTATAGATGCATCAATATCTTGATCATAGAATGTACCAACAATAAATGTTGCATCCATATCATAATCGCCATTTTGTGGGTTTACAGCAGACTTAGATTGCAATTGAATATATTCAGTAGTAGTCTTATCTTCAGATTCTTTATTATACCAGAATAGTTTCTTTGTTTTCTTATTATACATAAGAACTTTAGACATCATGTGCTCTGGTATTCTACCACTTTCTCTCCAACTAGAATCATTATTATTTCTAATATAAACTCTATTACGTTCAAGATGGTATATTTTATCATCTTGAATAAATCCTTCTTGAGATATAATCCTAAATTTACATGGATTTGATTGAGTACCAAAACCAACCTTAGATTCTGCAGTAAGCATATTTCTTACATTGAGATATTGTGCTGAACTCCAATATTCTGGAATAGCATTTGGTAATTCATATCTAAAGTAAGTATTGCTATTGCTATAATCTATAGACCCACCAGGATTGCATGATCTAGCTTCTATAAATGGAACTCCTTCAGATGTTTTACCTCTAACTATCTCTAGTTGAACTTCTCCATCTTCCCAGTTCATTCTTCTAAGATCATCACTATATTCAAGACCTTTTAAAATGAGCATTTTGTAATTAGGAGAATTATGATCAGCAATATTATTAGGAGTCATCTGTCCTTCTCTAGTGCATAGATATGCCATAGCATCATACATCAAGAACAAAGGGCCAGATTCGTGTTGTCTATCAGGACCTGCACCACCACATCTTACAACAGAAATATCATGCTGGATTCCTTTATCATCTGTCATAAAACCTACTATCATAAAGATAGGATCATCATCGTCATCATAGCCGTTAAGACCTAATCTAATTTTAAATCCATTATAATATTCTTTTGATAAGAAAGCAGATGTTTCATAACTGTTTCTACTATTAATGATCATTTGGGATGCTTCATCAAATCTATATGCATTTCTTGCAGCAACTTGTCCCTCAGTATTTAAGTTTTGCCATTTATAAGTAGTAGGAATTTCATCATCCCAGCGACCACTTATACGATCCCAATTATCAAATACATTCTTTAATGAGAATCTAATATTTTTAATAGTCTCAAAGTCCTCATCTGTATTTACTACTCCACAAACATGGAACTCATCATCATACTTTAGATTATTAATTCTGCCATCATATTTTAGTATCTGACCATCTTTACCTTGTGAAGTATATTCTTTTAATTCTGGATGCATAGATACTTTGGTATAATCAAATATATCATTATACCAATACAAAGTTTTCAATCTAGGATTGTATAAAAAGATTTTCTTAGAGAAGTTTTTATTTTCAGAAACCTTTCCTATAGAATCCCATCCCATTGTTCTAGGATTAAATTTATACTCTTTATCTTCATATAATGAATAAATATTTTCATCTTTGAAGATACCTTGTTGTTCTACAATAGTAAATCTAGGCAAACCAGATCTACAACCAAATCCAATATGAGATGGTTCCAAACACATTTTTTGAATATTCTCATACATCTCATCAGACCAGGTAGCTGGTTTCTCTTCTGGGCAGGAGAATTCAAAAGTGCCTTGTGGCAGAATAGTATCAGCAGATCCATCATCAGACCAACCAGTTGTTGTAAATTTAAAATAGTTACCATCTCTTTGTGCAGAGATATATGCTATAGTATTACATTCATTGTCTGGACGGTCTGGACGCCAATTAGTAGGAAATGGGCAAGGCCCTACCTCGTCTGATAAATCTGTTATAATAAACTGAGTATCATTGCCCATATCATATATAAGACCCCACCAGAAGTTGCAGTCAAATACTGCTCCATAATAAGGAGTTGATTTTGGAAATACTTGATCACGTCGATAGTTTAGCCAAGCATCTCCGGTTAGATATGATTCTTGTCTAGTAATATCATGATTCCAACTATCAATAGAATTGAATGCTGTTCTAAATTTATCTCTAGGATATGTGAAAGTAGGATTTCCTATAATGAAATTATCTCCATCATTCTTAGGTAATACTCTTGCTGGGATATTATATAGGGTTCTTTTATATAATTTTTTGCCATTATAGATGAATGATGATATCTCATCTAATTTGCCATTTAAAACATCGTCATGTTGTTCATATGTTTGAGGGAATGTGCCTGCACCTCTAACTAAAGATAGGGTGTGTTCTTTACCCTCATCATCTACCATATACCCAATGACAATCATAAGATTATCATCATCCCAACCAGTATCAACCATTGTCTTAAGATAATAGTTCGCATAGTCTGGTGTTGGAGATATAAAACCTGCTGTAGCTACACCATCTTCTGTAGCTTCAATACAGTTAGTAACTTTATTAAATCTCCAACCAGTTTGATTAGGATCAGTATATACTTTATAAGCAGGATGATCTAAATTTTGTCCTTCTGGATATTGATTTGGACTACCATAGTTGGTTTTATCTAATAACATTGTAGAGAATCTATCAAAATGAGCATATCTTTTCCATGTAGTAAAGATCTTTTCCATAGTATCAGGAATTTTACCCATCTCATCTTCTTTTTCATATTGATCTGATACAATACGCTTAGGTAAAAACTCATCATGTTGATAGAGTTTCTTTTCTTCAGGATTTATTTTTAAAACCTGTCCAGATGCAGAAAATCCATCATCATTATCAGTCAATTCATACAAAGAATTTAGTTTATCATTCTTTTCTAATTTAGTAGCTCTACCTTGAAGATTCTTTATAAGATCAGAGTTACCTTTTATATATTCAGATTGTCTACCTTTAACTTCTCCATCTATTTTCTTAAATAATTCTTTTAGACTAGGAGCAAGTTCTTGATAGCTAATCTTATCTTCATTATTGAAGGGCATATCGCTATTTCCCCCTTATTTAGTACTGTTTGACATATTAAGTAATCGATTACTAAGTTGTCAACTGGAGGTAATTACCCGTGTTTAACTCAGAATATACAATTACCTGGGATGAGATATCTCCTTCATTACAATTATTATTTAAAACACTTCAATCTGAGATTGTTGATAATCATAATAAAATAATGAAGAATAGAGATGATATAGAAGAACTTGATAAGAGAATTCTCATCTTAGAAAATAATGATCCATTTTCTAATCTTTGGTTAAATGGACAGCAAGGTCAAGTTGTTAAAATTAATAAAAAAGATAAGAAGTTATATCCCCATGATGAATGGTTAGGTCTTAGAGTAGTAGATAATAATGAAGATTTACAATCTATGAAAAAGACCAAACCTAATCTAATAAATACTATTAGAGATACATGGGAAGGATATGCTCATTATAACAAAACAGTTATTCCTACTATAGATAATACCCATTATGATAATAACCTTCAAGATGGACAAAATCTTGCTGGTATTCCTTATACAAATTACACTAATAAAAATGGTGCTTGGAGTATAGATAATCAAGGTATCATAACTTGTAATTCAAAGACTGTAATAATTGGTGGGTTTAAAGATCCTAAAGCAATTTATTCTGACTTTGATTTAGAATATGAAGTTAGTGTAGATAATACATCTGCAATGGTCGGGATTTTATTAGGATTCTATACTGATGATAATGGCGTTCAGCATACCTTATCATTTATTAGAGGTCCTAGAAATGACTCTACAAATAATATTGTATCATTTGCTCTAGTATATGATCTAGGTAATGATACACAAGAAATTTTGTCTGATCATACTTTAGATATTTTAGATCCTAACTCTGCTCCTAATACAAAATTATATGCTAGAATTAAAGCTAGTAAAAAAGGAACCTTATTCAAACTTCAAACTACATTATTTGATCCTAATAAAGATAATATAGGAAGTTATGTTGGATTTGATTTTGAATTTAATGTATATACAGGAAGTTATACTAAAGAAGTAGTAAATAGTCTTTTAAAGATAATCAACAATCCAACACCTATTGGTATACTTGTTAGAAACACTACTGCTTCCTTCAAATTAATTTCTCAAAAAGGCATCTTAGATAATGATGATATTTATGATCTAAGTACTAATAAACACTACACTTATGATTATATTATTAACGCTTGGAAAGAAGAAGGAACAATAGATTCTTATCTATCTAATCGTATTTTCTTATATAATAAAGATACTAAAAAATTCTTCTTTTACAATTATCCTGGAACTTATACAGAAATGGATTTGTTCCAAACAAGTATATTTAAAAATGCTACTGATGGTCAAGTTATTAAACTTGATAAAGCAAAGGGTAAAGCATATCCAAATGATGAATTCCATATTTTATGTGGATACTTAACTGCAATGGATAAAAAATATATTCAAGATAATATGGTTAGTGGAAAGATTCCTAAAGAACCTCTTTATGATTTCCAAAGTGGTAAAGTATTGGAATATAAAAATGCTAAATGGGTTGAAGTCGGAAATATCAAAGACCGACTAGCTCCTAAAACATTAGTATACAATAAGATTCTCAAGAAACTATTCTTCTATAAAGAAGATGGTGTTGGTGGGAATAATGTAGTCTATATAGAATTTTAAATAAATCGGAGGTTATATTTTGGCTGGTACTACTACATATAAAGAAATTTATAACTTAGCTAAAGCTGCAAAGGCAGATTTATGGGACTTAGCAGAAAGTAGAGGTAGAGATGTAAAACTCTACCTACACTGGACTGCTGGTGGATATTATACTAATTTCAGAGATTACAATATCTCTATTAATGCTGATGGTGGATTATACTTATCAGATGATGATCTATCTGAAACTCTAGATCATACATACTATAGAAACTCTGGTGCTATTGGTATTACTATGAACTGTGCACATAATGCTACACCAGAAGATTTAGGAGATTATCCTCCTACTAAAAAACAAATTGATGGAATGGCTAAAGTGATCTGTGTATTATCAGATGCCTTAGATCTTTCTATTGACAAAAATCATGTATTAACTCATGGTGAGGCTGCTGATAATGAAGATGGATTAGATATCTATTATCCAGATTATAGTGGTTATCCTAACAATACATATGGTCCTAAATCTAATGTAGAAAGATGGGATTTGGAGTATTTAGGAACTGCAGAATCTCCTATTTATAACCCATATGATGAAACTGGTCATAGAGGTGGAGATATTCTTCGTGGTAAAGCAAACTATTTTAGAGCTCACGGATTTACTAAATCTGTATTAGAAGATAGAGAAATGCAATCTGAAGAAACTGGTCCTAATGGTAGACCTTATGCTAAAAATGATATCAATTATCTTGTTAAAGTTGGTTATACAAAAGAAGCAGCTATTAATCTTTTAAGCACTGTTGATAAATATACCAAACCATATGATCCAACTATGGTGGCACCTAATGGTATGGATTATGAACAAAATGATATTGATTATTTAGTAAATAATGGCTATACTAAAGAATCTGCTATTGAGTTACTAAAGACCACTTCTAAATATAAAGCATAGTGAGGAAAAGATATTATGAAATCTACAAATCCTAGATATATAACAAATCTTACTAAAGATCTAACTCTTATATATATGGAAGATAAATCTGGCTTGCCAGAACTCACTGATATGAGCTTATGGTTTAAAAATAATATTAAAGATCTTTCAAAAGTAACTAAAATAGAAGAGTTTCCAAATGATAAAAGAAAAGTATTTGATAATACAATTTATGCATCTTCTTTAAATGGATTGTTTAGTGACTGCAAATTATTCAGTAATCAAACAGTCGACTCTATTATATCCAAAATCAATATCAAATATCTTAGTGATAAAAATGCGTTTATTAATACTTTCTCTGGTTTAGAAATAGTTACTAAACTAAATCTAACCGTATGGGATTTTTCTAATCTAGAAATTAAAAATATGAAAAATATGTTCTATGGTTGTAAAAATCTTAAAGAGCTTAAAGGTATTAAAAACTTGGTTAACTCCAAAACAGTAGACATAAATACTATGTTTGCAGACTGTTCTTCTTTAGAAGAAATAGATATCTCCGATTGGGATACAAGTGGAGTAGAAGATTTCTCCAGAATGTTTGATGGTTGTTTCAATCTCAAAAAAATAACTGGGGTTATTGATATGAAATCTTGCAAACAATATGCTGGAATGTTTGGTGTTAATCAAGGAACTGGTTGTAAGAATCTTAAAGGTCTAAAGATCAAAAACCCTCCTAATGGATTCTTCTTATCTGGTTTGGATAAAACTCAATATGAAATCATTTAAATAGATAAATAAGAACAAGCACTTTTTATAGTGCTTGTTTCTTTTTAAAAGAAAGGATAATATCACAATGAGTTTTAAATTCGATTTACAAACTTTTGCAAAAATAAAGAATCATAGCAAAACTAAATTAATTAATACTAATAATGACCGCATTATATATGCATATACAGATCCAAGAGATCCTTCAGTAGTATTTATCTCATGGCTATTAAAAAATATTGAAGATATTGGAGATATAAATTCTATGTCTGAATCTACATCTGCGAATAAAGATTTTTGGAAACAAGATCGAGATGTAGAAGAAATGAATAGTGTATTTAGTTTAAATGGTAATAGTACTGTAGGTATCCCTAGTGAAATTTTACATAAACTAAACAATGAATGGCGTAATAAAACTTTTATGGATATAGATTATTTTAATACTGCATTGTCTCATATGAAATTAAGAGATGATGCTATATTAAGCTATGCATTCTATCAATTAGGGAAGGCACCCTCTTGGTCCCCTACCACTCCTACTGTACCAGAAACTCCTTTGAAATTAAATCTTTTAGATTTTGAAAACGCGGCCAATATAGATTATTTAGTTTATGAAGCATATGTAAATATCGATCTAACAGGAATAGTTTTAAATCCTAGTGTTAAAACTTTAGACTACACATTTGCATGCCATGGTTATGCCAAAGGTATTCTTGATATAGATTATTCTAATATAGAACGTGGCAGTCAATGGTTACCATATGGATTCTATGAAGAATCAAATCTTAAAGCTGTACTAGGAGAAGATAACAAAGTTATCAAATTCTCCAAACCTCCTAAACTTAAAGGACATTCTTCTTATGGTCTTTTATATAACCAAACTGGTAATAATACTATCACAGATTCCGAATATATCTTAGATTTATCTAATTGGGACTTATCTAAATTTGATCCTTCTTACGATCCTATGCAAGGTGGTAGTAATCTATTAGAAAATGCCCACGTTAAGAAGATTATATTCCCAGAAGGGACTATATTTAAAATTAAAGGAAGTCAATTTTCTGCTGGTATTTCTACTGATGCTAATCTTAAATCTGTAGAAAATTTAGCATATGATTTTGATGGATTTGATACTACTGAAAATGGATTATATTCTATGCAACAAATTCTATCTGGTGCCGACTATGAAAGCCTAGATGAAGGATTTAAAGTAAAACTTATAAACTTCCCAGAAACAGAATTGTATAGACTATACAAATCTCCTGATAATGGATATGATGGGGATGAATATACATTGGAGACATTCTATACTGATATTATAGGTCTTCCATTAAAACATATTGAATTTATTAATAAGAAATAGAATGGAGGATATTATGTCATTCTTATTTGATTTGCAATTATTTGCTGAAACAGAAAATCCTCATATGATACAAGGCACAGAATTTGAATCTGGCCATACAGAAATGGTTGCTTTTTTACGATCATTTCCTACTGGTTTTACTAAAAACTATACTAGATACGATGCTCCTAGTGGAGCAAGAGTTAATCTAACTCGATGGTTTTCTAATAATATTCCAGATATTAAAACTATTAATTCACTATATGATTCAATATCTCCATATAAAACATTTTTTGATGATAAAGTAGTAACTGCTAATATGCTTAGTGAATTATTCTTTAAAACTAATTTCACTAATACAGATGAGATAAATAAAATCATATCAAGAATATTTACCCATAGTGAAGATTCATATAAATCAGTAGAATTAGAAAGAATCTTTATGGGTATTAATATGGATTATAATGAGACAAATAGTACCTATCATATAAAAGAATTTCCTAATAATTTTAAATTAAAACCTAAACTCAATACTGAATTAGAAGGAATTACTATTAGATATTGCATGAATGATAATGAAACATATTTCTCTACAATTTTTGGTGGTGCATTTGTAGATGAGTTAGATGTTTCCGAAATAAAGATTAATAAAAATTTCAGTAGTGGTCAATTTGCAAACTGCTTATTTAGAGGATGTATAGCTCAAAAAGTAAAAGGTTTAGAAACTTTCCCATTTGAAAACTATAGTTATACTACAGATAAAACATTTGAAGGTTTATTCAATCTAGATAGATATATCGATAAAATAGATGATCCTGTATTAAAAAAGAAAATAAAACAAAGATACTATAATAATATCGATGTAGATAAAGAGAATTATGATCCAATATTTGAATATTGGAAGAATGATAAACCATTAGTAATTAAATCTCTAGGTAATTTGATGACCAAAAGTGATGTAGCAGAAGACTATGATAGGGTAGCAGGTTCTTTTAGTGGTAGTAGAAGGTTATTAAGAACTTTTGCTAATGCATACATTAATACTTTAGAATTAACAGAAGATGTATATCTAAGATATTGCTATTCATATGAAAGTATGTTTGAAGGAGCATCTATAAGAAATCTAAAAATAGGATCAAAAATAGGTGCTGTTAATAGATATATGGGCTCTTATAAAAATATGCTCAAATTATCCACTAAAGGCCCATTTAAATTAGAGAGTATAAATGTTACTTTTGTATTCCCTGATAAAAAATATCTTTCAGATCTTCCTAGATGGGCTAAAAGAGTAAAAGATCCTAATTGGCGTCCTACCGAACCAGATACTGCTAAACAGGCTGAGCTGATTAAAGATATGCTTCCTAATAAAGATGCAATATCTCCTGGAGCATATCCTTCTAATATCAATATTAGATTAGTTAATTTTAATTTTGAAGATATGATTAAATTTGTTCAAGATAATGGCTATCCAGAAGTAACAACAGAGGATCAGTTATTAGAATTCATGGGTGGTTGCCCTAGAGAATATTTGCAATTTGAAGAAAAAACAAGATCAGACTACATGATAGCTGATCATGAAGCTCATGGTTCTGAAGCATAATATAATGGGTAGAGACATATTGTCTCTACCCATCCTTTTTGTGTTTCTTGACAATGAAGTAATGTTTCGTTGATATAAGAGATTACTCTCTTTTTATTTAAGATATAGGAGGATAGCGATATATGGCTATAGTAAATAATCCTCATAATATACAGGATATAGATAAGCAGTATACGACTTGGACAAAATTAGCAAAGCAAAAAGGGATTCTGATATCTATGAATAACCAATGGTTCGCTTCAACATCTTCATACTTTGCTGAAGAGTGGTTGGCAGATTCTACAGATCCTGACTCTGAAGATGATCCTGTAGTTGGTAAAGCTGCTAGAAAGAAAAATGAATTAGCCGAAAGCATCATTTCCAATTATTTTACAAATAGGACAATAGATTTCACTAATGAACTTAATTTTACTAAAGTATTTACAAAAAATGATGATAGAGAATATTATTTCCAATTCCATTATTACGCAGTAGATGAAATTATTAAACCATCTAATACTGATGGTGGTTTATTATATAATAATGCCTTATTCGAATTAAGAATTTTAGATGGTGATTCCCCTTCTGCTAATATCGTAGATACAATAAAAGTATGCTGTAATGACAATTCTTCTGGATTTAGAAATAATGATAGACATACAGAAGTTCTTCCAGGAAAATTTGTTATTTGTTATATAAAACCGAATGGTGAAAAAGGAACTATCAAATCAGATATTATATATCCATTGGATACACTATACTATTTCGTTGGATATGGTCTTCTTGGGGATTTCGTTAATGTTGCCTCTAATAGTAAATATGTTGCTAGTCAAACAGATGATATAGGAATTCCTAAATTCTTATCTCTAGTAAATGATTTCAGCTATGCCCCTGCCTCAGGAGCAGCTATGACAAGTTTTACAAGTACTAGTTTAGTAAAAGTTCCAAAAGATACTAATGCAACAAGTTATGAGAGTGCACCTTATTATTTTGACGATAGAAGCAAACAAAGAAATGGTCTTAATGTGGCAGCCAAGGGTGCTGCAGGTTATGTAAGAAATGTCTGGTTTACAGCAGATGATATTCCTACATTAAAAGTATTTGATTTGTTTACTAATTTTAGATTAAATACAGAATTCATGGTAGATATTGTAGGACCTTTCCATTATGAAGGATCAGATCTTAGACTTATAGAAAATGGTATTACTGGAATTAATATGAGAACATTTAGATTTGATAACTGTAAAACTGTTAAAAATCTATTCTCTGGTATGAAGAAACTAACTACTATTGCAAACTTTAAATTCTTAGGTGCGGATAAAGTTGAATCTATGCAAAGAATGTTCTATGACTGTTCAGCTCTAGAAGAAATAGATTGGACTAACTCAGGAGTTCCTAAAAATTGCAAAAATTATAAAAACTGTTTCGAAATATCACCAAGCTCATATAATCCTAATACAACTTTAAAGAGAATTAAATTATCTAGAGAATTTGGAAACAATATCTCTAAAGTGGAAGATTTTTCTTATGTATTTAATAATAATGCTGCCCTAACATCGATAGAAAATCTATCTTTAAACATGCCAAAATGTAAAACATTTGAAAGGGCATTTAAAGGATGTAAAAACTTACAAGATGTAGATTTGACCAATATTGCATCAGATCCAAATACTCCTATAAATTTAGCATATATGTTTTATGACTGTAATAATATTACAGGCCCCGTAGATTTGTCCAAAATCAGCAGAATAGGGGATATGAAAAATATTTTTTACTCTGCTTCTAAGCTTACGTCTATTAAATTTAAAAAAGGCGCATTAGATTTTAGAACCAATCCTCCTATTAATAGTAGAGGTAGAGTAATAGAAGATAATATTACAGCAGCATTTAATAATTGCAGTAAACTAACTAAAATAGAAAACATAGAAGATCTAGACGTTCCAAATGCAATTACAGTTAGCGAATTATTCTCAGGTATGGAATCTATAGAATCTCTATCACTTCCTAAATTTACATTTGAAAATGTAATAGATGCATCATTATGCTTTGCTTACCAACGTAAGGTAAAATCTATATCTGTACCAAAAGCTGTATTTGGACCTAAAACAGGAGATATATCAAGATTATTTAATTTTGATACAGAGTTAAAGACATTAGATTTTCCACCATTGACCAAACCTAATAATCCTCAAAACACTACAAATCTAACAAGAATGGTATGTGTGTTCTATAATTGTAGTAAATTAGAAACTCCGATCTATATATCTAATTTAGATACCTCTAAGGTGAATACAATGTATGGATTATTTAGATTTGGAAATACTTTGGCTTCTGACAATCCTGTTGAAATTCACGGAATAGAAGATATGAATGTATCAAAAGTTAATGATTTCACAGAAATGTTTGGAGTTAAACTAAAAGACAAAACAACGTTAGATCTTTCTAGATGGGACGTTTCAAAAGGTGTTACATTCACAAACATGTTTTCAAGTTCTAGAATAAATAAATTCAATCTTACTGGATGGAATATGGCTAATGCTAGGGTTATGGACTATATGTTCTCAGCTACTATGATTACATCAACTGATGATATTATTGGTTTGGATGGATTAAATCTTACTAATGTAAGAAATAATGTTGCTTATGATGGAAGAAATGGTGGGGGAATAAATGGATTATTTAACACTAATACATATCTAACAAGATTGACCCCTCCTAATAGTATTAAAAATATTCCGAATATTGTAAGCTTAAGAGATTTTGTTAGCGGATGTAATAATCTTAGATCTTTGGATCTTAATGGTGCTAATTATGGAACAATCTCTGATATAGATAGAATTGCTAATGACTGTAGATCTTTAGAAACTATTGATTTTACTGGTATAACTTTTAAAATCAAATATGCTCAATATGCATTTATGGATTGTAGAGTACTTAGAGAAATTAAAGGGGCAGTATTTGATTTCTCCGATCTTACTGATATTGAAAATATCCGAGATATGTTTAAATATTGTAATTCTCTTAATGGGGTAAAGGTTAAAAATATACCTAATAATAATAAAGCTAAATTCGAACAAGTAACAGGTTTGAGTTCTTCTCAATATACAGTAGTATCATAATATGAAAGGTGAATAATAAATATGTATTTTAAAGAAGTAAATCCATTGAATGAATCATCTTATTCTATCTTATCTCTCTTTGGTGGTAATGCATGGTATCCAATGACCATGATTCAAAGTAATAAAGAAATTGCTAAAGCTAGAGAATCTTTTTTAAGCAAATTCAAAATTCCAAAACCAGCTGAAGTTAAATTAGAAAAAGTATTGGATAAGATCTCTAATGGCGATATTAATAAACTACCACCAATCAATCTAATTGATATTGATGGATATCTTAATGCTAGACGTCGTATGGACGTTGCTATTAAAGGATATAGCAAGGCTGCAAATAAAACAGTTATGGATACAGAGCGGAAAGATTTCTATGGTACTATAACTTATCCGTTGATGAAAGAGATGCTTAGAAGCTATACTTACGATAATGATCATGTTACAGATGCTCAATATCTTCCATATGTATTAAAAGATAAGTATCTTCTATACTTTACTTTTAATAAATCTGGTTTGTTAAGTATTTCTTATGTAGGTTCTGATAACTATAGAGATCCTATGTGCCCTATTGCATTAGGATTAATTGTGGATGGCGAACCTGTTAAGTTTACAGTTTTTAATAAGTAAAAATACACTCCATACCCTTATTTGGGTATGGAGTAATTCTTCATTTATTTATATACTATAATAGTGAAAATAGATTTTTATTATGACGCATATTTAATTCTTATTTTAACAAAGATATATTATTAACAGACTAAATTATTTTAAGAGGAGATGATTTTTTATGGAAGCAAAACAAGAATATGTGGAAAGATGGAAAAAGCTTATAGATAAAGATATCAGTGATCTATTTATAAAATTCGGAGCTGTGCTAAGCTATATTCAGCATACTCTAACATTTGATCAAGAAGCCAAAGATCCAGAGCTAGTAAAAGCTAGCAACATGTCTAGATTAGAAGATGATAAAGAAAAAAGTAATAAAGCGATGTTCTTTATCCTATTCTATAGATATGATATACTAATGACTCTTATTGATAATAATAAAGATATTTCTCCATCAAAAGAAAGAGAGATCTTTGCAGTAATGGTCGATAATCAAAAACTTAATAAAATTCTATCAAAGATTTATGAGGTTAGATCTAATAAAACATTAGATGATTTTAAATAAAGGAAAGTGAGGTACTATGTTCTTTTATAAGAATGCTGTAAATGTATTTTCAGACGCTTCTACCAAGATCATTAATCCTGGAACAAATAAGAATAAGTTTCTTACTTGTCCTGGATTCGTGACTACTATTAATGGTAGTATAATCAATGAAGGATATGATATCGTAGAAGCTACTGTAAACTATGCAGAGCTATATGCTATTCGTATGGGTATTGCAGATTTGCTTAAGTATAAAAATACTGATTTGTTTTTAAATATCTTCTCAGATTCCAAAATTTCTGTATTTGGTTTGAGAGAATGGTTCTTTAAGTATTATAAAAATGGTAGAGATTATACTCTAATGACAAATAATGCTCGTACTGGTAAAAAACCAGTTGCTAATCAAGAACTAATTTTAGATATTGTAAGAATGATTCTTCAAGCAAATGTAAATGTATCTATTTATCATGTACCTGGTCATATTCAAGCTAATAATATTGATAGCATGAATAAGTTCCACTACATGTTCCACAACAATAATTTCCCAGATAATCAAAGGGTAACAGTTCCTTTAGATACTGAGATTGAAATTGCCGAATTTAATAACTACGTTGATAATCTTACTAGAACTAAATTAAACCGTGCTATTAAAAGTGGTTCGTTAGATAAATTTGATATCAAAAGAAAACTATATCCAGCTATCTGGTATCCTAAGCCAGAAGATGTAACAGACTATTTACACCTAGTACACCAGGTTAGGTAAACCTGTACTAGATTACATACTATAATTATGAGGAGGTATTTAAATTATGGAGTTCTTAAGCAAGATAAATGGAACTTGCTCTAATCCAGTCGCTCCAGTAGAAGACCTATTTGGATATACAAATATTGCAGGAGAAGACTTCATTGGAGTAGCTCCAGATATTAGTATAGAAAGATGGTTCAATGACTTAATTGAACAATATGGATTAGAGCAACTAGTTCAAATGTATCCTTATCAACCAATGAAAGTTAATAAGGAAACTGGTATTATAGAACCAATCAGTCCAGATTGTAATTATAATGCTAGGGTAACGAACTGTTTCCATGTTCTTTACCAACGACGTCGTGATAAAATGATTCAACAATCCGTTCAACAGGCTAGTCCTGTTGAACAGATTCCTTTCCAAAATGTGAATAATATGAATCAATCTTTTTTACCACAAAATCCAATTTTAGCAAGCGGAAATGCAATGCAAGTATCCAATAACACACAAGCTGCTATGAGTGCTAATTTACAGCAACCTATAGCTCAGAATCAAGGGTACTCGCTTAATTTACAATCACAGTTTGATAAAACAGATCGTGTAGAAAGAAGTATCGAGGTATTACCAGAGCATATGATTGCATCTGAGGACGATCCTGATTTAATAAGATTCAATCCTACTGAAGATATAACTATCAAACCTGTAGAGCAAGGGTCATTCCATCCAAATAAAAAAGATGGATATTATATAGATGATGATGGATCTCTTATAGGCAAACCTTTAGAGTCTATAAATCCTATATTTAACAACCCTAACTATGGATCTTATTACAGTCAGCCATTTGCAAGTCCTTATCCAACGTATCAGCAGTCTTATCCGACTGGTATATTCCCAAGTAATAATTCCTATATTCCAACTTATAGATCGGTGAAGTGATGTTTGAAATGTTTGATAAAAAATATAAAGTCAAAACTGTTCAAGACAGTATTGATCAAGTACTTGCTAAAATGGAAAAAGAAGAGGCAATGCAACAAAACCCATCTATGTATGAACCACAACCTCAGCCAATATCTATGCAGCAAGAGGTTATGATGTCTATGATGAATGGGGGAAATCCAGCATTAGCTCTTATGAATCAACAGCAAGGGTTTAATGGTATGGTAGATTTTAGCAATCCAGCATCAGTTGGTAATATGCAAAATAATCTACAAAATGATCCTAACTTCCAAGCTAATCAGAATGCTGTTTTAGCTATGATGAATCAAGCTTTGGCAGCTATGCCAAATGTACAAGTTAGTCCAGCTGCTCCACCTCCACCTCCACAGTGGAATGGGTATTCTCAGCAACCATTTCCTCAAATGGTTGGAAATAACTTTGCATTAAATCCTAATTTACAGCAAGCACAATACCAGAATCCTCTAGATGGTATTGTTCCTGCTGATCCAAATGCATTTAATTCTAGTGCTAGTTGGTATACTAGTAATCCATTTCCTACTCAGCAAGGATTAGGCATGAATCCTAATGTTGGTGGATGGAATACAAATCCAAGTTACTACAATTTATATATGAATGATCCTTTTAATAGAGAAGCATATATGAGATTTACCGAAGAAGAAATCCGATCTGGCCAGGGATTTGTGGTAAAAGTAGTATCTAAAACACAAGAGGAAATAGATAAAGAAAAACAACAGGAGTATCTTGATGAGCAAGAAGCTATCAGGAATCATCCTACATGGGAAGAGAAACTTAATCCAGACTTTAAAGTTGTTATAAAGACTGTAGATAGAGAACTCCCAGAGCATCTACAAAAACAACATCAACAACAAGAGTCTCAGGTTGTCGAAGAAGAGGTCAAAGAGGAAGGGCCTAGTCGTGTTATAATAGAATGCTTAAATTCCGAGATAGATATTCTTAAAGGTTGGTTGTATGAAATCAAGCCTAAGGATCTTAACGGATTAGATAAAGAGAAAATCATAGTGCCAAGGCTTAGGAGACTATTCTTCAATAAACGCGATGAAGAAGCTTTGAGGAATCTATGTAAAAGATTGCAAGTTTATAATCCTCCACTCGCAAGAGTAGTATGGGCTAAAAGACATCTAAAATATCGAGATGACTATCAGCTATTCATAACTGCAGCAGAAGATATTCTAAATGAATATGAGATTGCAGAAATGTTCGACAAAGAAGATGAAGGCTATTACGATTATAGAGTTCCTATGAGAAATAGGAAACTGCCTGAATATACCATAGATGAAAATGGTAAAAAGATCTTTGATGAAAACTATTATGAATACCATCCGTTCAGAAAATATACCGACGATACTTTTGAGTACGAGTATGATAGAGGAAGAGAACTTACAAAAGAAGAATTTAATTTGTTCTGTGAGTATGAGGAGACGTGCCTGGTATATAGCTTCCACCAATTAAGACTCAAGAACTTTTATGAAGTTAATAGAAGACTTCAAAACCTACCTCTTTCCTATAGCGTTGATAGAAAAGAGTTAGCAATTAGAGAAGAAAAGCTAAGAAAGCTTTTAGAAGAGCGCATCAGTATTAGAGAGAATGCTGAAGCTAAGAAGAAAGAAGAAATAGAGCAGCAATGCAAGAATAAAAGGGTATCTGATCCTAGAACCCTAGAAGAGATAGAAAATGAGTACTACAATAGATTCGATCCAGTAGAAGCTCATTATCATGAAATGCGGGTATTAAGAAAGAAACAAGAACAACAGTATGAGTTATATCGAGATATCTTCTCTTCAAAATCCCAAAAAGAATTTGATGCATGGTGGTATGGTAAGAATTCATCTCAGTATCAGCAAGAGAACCTACCTCCAGAAGAGTTACAGAGAAGACAACGTGAAGAATACGTCGATCGTATGACCGAAGCAAATATAGCCTTACTCTCTAAGGCACAAGTGATAGATCCTGTACAGATTACCAATAATTTCCGATATTGGCAACAAGCTGAGTTGCAAAAATTATTTGGTAATACAATGAATGAGGCAACCTCACTTAAAGATGTATTTGAGAAAGTAATCCCGCATGCACTATATGAAATCTCTTGTGAAAATATAGAAAAGCAAAGACGAGAAGCTATGAATAAATCATATAATCATATGGCTTATAAAAGAGCATTAATCGAACTTGCTAATAATAAAGTGCTTGCAGGTAATGAAGATCCAAACTTTAAACCTGGGCCAGTAGATCCAAGATTCGGATATCCAGCTAACTGGGTAGATCCTACAAATTCTAGAGAATATGAAGAACGTAAAGCACGATTTATGGAATATTGTAAAAACTCCATGGGTGTAAATATGCCTTTGAGACCTATTTATAGATAAGGTGGTGGGCATATGAATATCAAAGAACGCAATGCTTTAATAAGGCAATCTCTAGATGCTGCTAGGTTTGTTAACTTTGATTCCGACGTGTTTAAGTTTACAGAAGAGGATTGGGATAAAATGTCTAAACCTCCTCTCACTACATACGTTCCTGCTCCTATTATAGATCAATTAAGATCTATAGTGAACAATGTTAAACTGATGAATAACCCATCTAAAAAGTATGAATTGGTTAATGAATTATTTGCTACTATTGAATTAAAACCTCTAGCTTCTGGTACTAATAGAAGAACATTTTATTGTACCTATGATCCAACAGTAGTAATTAAAATAGCATCTGATAGAGTTGGTAAATCTGATAACTTGTCAGAGTTTACTCTGCAGAAGCTTATCAAACCATTCTGTACTAAGTCATTTGATGTGACACCAGATGGAGTTGTTGCATTGGTAGAACGTGTTGAAACAATGAAAGAGGCAGACTTTAAAAAAGTGTATGCTAGTGATGTATTCGATTTTACGTTCGAGATTCTTAGAAGAGGATATGTAATGGAAGATATAGGAGGTAACTTCTATAAGAACTGGGGTATAAGATTCGGCTTTGGTCCTGTTATCCTAGATTATCCATATATATTCGAATTAGATTGGACAAAGCTAAGATGTAGTCATAAAGACGTTCATACTGGATATCTTTGTGATGGATACCTTGATTATGATTATGATAAAGGTATGTCAGAGATTATCTGTACCAAATGTGGTACTAGATATACGGCTAAGTATTTAGCCAGAAGAATAGAAGCTAAAACGTTATTAGAAAAGATTAATAGAAAGAGGGACAACGAAATGGCATTATTAGACACAGATTTCAAAGTAGTAATTAAAAGAGGCGATCAAATCGTCAAAAGATGTTATAATGAAACTGATACAGTTGTAGATAGCAGAACAAAACTTGGTGGTCATAAAGAATCCGAACAAGGTTTTGTTTTGAAATCTAATAAAACTGAACCACAAAAATTTACAGTAAAACGTAAAGTAGAAGATCACGATTCTAATCAAGATAATCATAGTCATGGTAATAAGAAAATGTATCCAAACTTTACTGATCAACCATTGACTACTGATAACTTAATCTTCTACCCAAGAAGTTTGAAAAATGATATCATCTTCTTCTTAAAGAAAATGGAAGATAAATATGGCGCTGAAACTGCTGTAAGATTGGCAGCTATTGTAGGTACTGTATACAATCCTATTGATCCTGATTTTGTGATTCAAGAAACAGAAGAAGAAAAGGCAGACCCAAAGCCTGAAGCTCCTATCGAAACTAGTTATGATTTCGATAAAGGGGAGCTAGAACCAAATGATGTACAACCTATGGAAGAATTAGCTAAAGAAGCTATTGAAAAGATGGATCAAATTAAAGAAGAAGAAGAGAATCCTCAACCAACTAGCTTTCCAACTGTAGCTCGTCCATATGAGGAAGTAAAGAGTATGAGTATTGAAGATATCATTACAGAATCTATTTCTAAAGATGAATTAGATATATTCAAGGAAAGTGATGCTCCTAAAGAGAATCTATTTCCAGTAAAACCAATCTCTAAAGAAGAAGAGGAAGCCGCGGCATTAACTTCTAATACAGAGAATGTTATTAATGGTATTATTGGATCTTCTTTAGTAGACACATTGAAAGAACGTCAAATGGCAGAAGATCTTAAACTTAGAGTTCTAGCTAAATTTGATAATCAACTAGTACCAGATGTAGATATTGATACTACTATTAGAAGATTGGTTAATGAAATTACTGAATTGATCAAAGATGATATTCAATCTATGAGTGAAACTACAGAAGGCTTGGAAGTAAATGTTTCCAAGACCGTAGACAATAGAAATAATGAATGCTTCAATGTGGTAGTAAAGAACTTTACTAGCCCAGTATTCGATTGTACTATTTACCCAGCTGCTGCTGAGGAAGTTACTGAAAAAACTGAAAACGAAGGTGGAGAAAAAGCAATGGAAAAAGCTATTTTTAATTTCTTAAGTGCAAAAGTAGATGAGATCGAACATGATTATTCTTCTGAGGAAGAAGCTAAGACTTCTATCGCCACTGCATTGTATGGTGCATTTAAAGATGAGTTTAAAGATAAATTCACTCCAGCTCGTATGATGGAAATCTGCAAAGAGTATGTAGATAATTATGTAACCTTCAATAATGATGAAGAAAATACTGAGGAAGAAGTTCACACAGCAGCTGATGAATTATAATTTCGCGAAGGGTGATAAAATATGATTAATCAGCAACCTCGTTTTAATCAATTCTTAGAAGGCGTTCTGTATGGTTGTAATGACGCAGGAAGTATTCCAGATGCACTAGCATCTGGATATGCTGTGATAGCAGTAGTAGATATAGAAGAGGCCTACAAATATGCTAATATACCAAACTTAGCAATCATGTCTAATCTACTACCACCTCCAGAAGCAGTAACAGCTTATATTGATGGAGAAGCAGCTATTGGTCATCAGATCTATTATGAGTATTTATCTCATAAAGAACGTGAGTCTACGATGGTAACTATTTTGCAAGCATTGTATGGTCATAGACCAAGTATTAGATTTAGAAACTTCTTGATTTATACAGATTATGAACCAGATGTAGAGTTCAATATTCTATATACTCTAGGAGAGTTCTTTAAAAACACATTTGGTATTGTAATGGCCCCATATAAACAATCTCATGCATATAATATTGGTACAGACCAATTTGATTATGTTATTGCTAACCTATTATTCTCTAATGGTAAGATTAACAAGTATGAGTTTGTGCGTATGCTTCCACAAGATGCAATGCCTACAGATATATCTTGTAGTGTTCTATTATCGGATATCAACTATCAACCTTCTGGATTAGAAGATGGGTATAGAATAGTATGTAATTATATAGCTCAACTAAGAGCAGAGATTGCATCTAACTTTACTAAGAAATCTCCTATCATCCAATTGAATGATAAGTTGAATAAAGAAGTAGAGCAAAGTATCAATAATAAGATCTTTGAATCTCAATCTAGATTTGGTAATAAGTAAAAGGATAAAGAGAACTCATAACGAGTTCTCTTTTCTTTTTTGTTTGGAGGATTAAATTATGCCTATAGTTAGAACTGAAGAAGAATTAGAATATGCAAGACAACTTATTCTAAGTGATTTTATGAATTTTGGTTGGTTTAAAGTAGAGAACACTAATCAAAAGGTAACTAGAGATCAATTAGAATCTATTAAAGCTGGAGCTTATCAAGATATGTATGGAGAAGTTCAAGCATTCTTTATAGCAAAGGCTTTATTAGATAATAAACAAAAATCCACTGAAGTGGAAGAAGTTACAGAAGAAATGGAACCTTTAGAATATTCTGTAAAACAAGAAGTTGTATCAAAGAATTATACTGATGAAGAAGATAAAATGCAGGATAATAAATTCGTCACATATTATCTTGTAACTCAACAATATAAGAGTGGTGCATTCACTGGAAAACATCTTCCAACTCAAGATGATATTGATAGAAGTGTTGCATTGAATAAGAGTAGTAAATTCTCTTATTTATTCCTAGATAATAGATGATATAATCATATACTATAATCTTGAATAGAAGAAAAGGAGTGTGATTATATTGAAACTTCAATTCATTAATATTAATGATATGAGATTATTGGAATATGTAAAAGATAAAGTAAGAGTAGAGAATGCACCAGTATTCAATTTCTATTCAATGTTAGATTTTGGGTATAGGGTAGAAGCATTGAAACCGCTTCCTAATATTATGCAGTATCTATCATATGCTAATTCTTTTAATGATGATAATTATACAGTTCAATTTGATAAGGCTTATGCATATCAGATTCTATATAATGAAGCATCTTTCTTAGATCTTATGAAAATCATTAGTATGGTAGAGAATACAGAAACAGTTATAGTTGTAACTAACCATTCCCATCCTATAGTAGAAGCTATTGTGGATTCTCTTATTAAATTTATCCAAGAACGATATGCTCTTCAAAGTTTTATCATAAATGATTTAGATGATATCAATCAATTTGCTACATCTACTTTTGAAACAGAAGGTGGATATCTAAACTATGTTGATGATCTTAAACGTATGGGAAGATATTGTGACCCACATCAATTATTAAAAGAATCTGAATTTTATATTTAAGGAGCATATATGGCTATATGGGAAAAGGATAGATATGTTGCTCCATATGAGTGGCTTATAAATAGACACTTAAGAGAGTACGATTTATCTAAAGCTAATATAAGTCTCTTATTAGAATATGGATTCATAACCAAAAAAAGATATGATGAAATATTTCATATGCCAAGAGAACAAAGGGAAATAACAGTAGGCCTAATGCAACGAGACGATCCTGAACTATCTAAAGGTTTGTCTAACTGTTTTAAAGATGCAAGAAGAAGATTCTTTGAAATAAATCAACTAAATCCTGATAATGTATTATATATAGATAAAGATTCAATAACCACAATAGATACAGAGGTCCAATATACAAGATTATCTAATAATCTTGAGTTTAAACTAAAGAATGAATATAGCAGTTTCTATAGATTACAATTTATAGATTTTCTGTATTATTGCAATGGGACTGTTGAAAGGTTTCGTTTAAAAGGAGCTGGAAAACAAGTTCCTATTAAACATAAAAATCATTTAATGCAATTTTTATTGGCTTTAGCATATACAGCTCAAACTGATACAGTAGAGAATTGCATATTAATGGTAAAGGATTTCTACCATCAGTATACTCATAGAATGTTAGAACCCAATTTCTATAGAGAGTTGAATAATCGTTGTATGTATAAAGTGGTAAATACTGGATATAGTACTTATTATACAGATGCATTAAATAGTATCGGATCTGAATTTATAGATATATCACACAATGCTGATATTTTGAGAATTCTTTATAGAATCTTTACTACTGAATATTTTTCAAAAAGATAAGGGCTATGGGAACTTAATCCCATAGCCTTTTATTTTTTATCATTATTATTGATAGGTTTTTGTTGATAAATAACACGATTATTTCCAGCTGCAATAAGAGTAATATAGATAAAGCACTTACTAGATAAGATACTACCTAATCTATCATCGCCATAATATAGTTCTAACTTCTTTCTAAATGCTTTAGACATGTTAGAGGCTACACTATCTTTAAGTTCTTGCATTAAAGCAATTTGTTCTTTTTCTGAAACATAATCGTTCATAATATTTGGATGGAAGAATCCTACGTCTCTATTATAACATTCTTCAATATATAAATCTAATATCTTATCCAATTCTTTGAATTGATCAAATTCTATTAATTCTAATAACTCTTTTTCTTTTTTGTGATCTAAATATTTATAAGCTAAGGTTAAGATATATAGAACAGTTGCCCATACAAATGGGAAGATATAATCCCCACTAATAAGGAAGATTATAATGGATGCTAATAAAATATAGATCCCTTTATGATCTAGTATATTTTTTATAATAGAATCTGTACCAATTCTTATATTTAAGAATAGGTTGTTAAAGAACCATTTTATATTATTTCGAAAATTATCATATTTGGAATAGAATTCAGCCATAGTTAAATTACCTCTCTAGTATTTTTAGTCTGTTAGTTCTTTTTTAGTATACTCCCAAGCATATAAGTATGCTATTTTATTATCACCATACTTATACATAAGTGGTTTATCTTTTGCTTTACCAACAATAATTTTGCAAAACGCTTTTATTTTAACTGGATTTACAACCCATAATTCTTTAGTATGGTTCACATCTGGAACTTGTGATTTTGAAGGGCTTACAATTTTTAGACTATTCATATCTGCTGGAGTATGAACGTAAAATTCCTTACCCTCAAGATTTTGAGATAAAGCTATTAAGCATCCATTAATAGAAGAGCTAAAACAAACTCTTTTAGTTGTAGCATCTTCATAGCCATTATCTGTAAGGAAATTTTTTGGAACTCTAGGAGTTAAGACTTTTCCATCCATATTGTCTTTTGATACAAAATATATCTTTTTATATAGCGCCATTATTTAAATTACCTCTCTAGTTTAGTAGACCAATCGTATAGTTTGTCTCTTAGTTCTAAGAGCTTACTTGCTTGTTCTTCCTTAAATTTATATTTACCATCTAGAGAGTTATTTAAATACATCATAAGCTTATAAGCGATATCTCTATTTAATCCATTAGGATATCTTTCTAATAGAGACCACCATTTACCAAAGATCATTTCTGGATGAACGTATAGGTATTTATGATGATACATTTGGTGGCATGTTTTACAAAGCATTACTACTGGAATATTATTTTGAGTATGCTCATATCTTAATAGATCAGATAAATCAAACTCGGTAATAGCTCCATAAGTATTTAAAATATGCTCTGTAATAATAATAGCAATATCATAGATATTAAGCATACAATGATGCATTTCTAAAGATGCCATCTCTTCACCCTCATCATTACCTGCTGTAATATTAGGATGGAATTGGCAACAATCTAAACCAATGGAATATAGATATGCTTTATAATGCTTATAAGTTCTACTATGTCTAAATTCTCTAATAGCTGAATCTAGAAATGCTTTATATTCATCAAGGTCATAAGACCCTTCTTTAGTTAATGCAAATTCTACTGCATACTCTGAATTTGGAGAGGTTAAGAGAGGATTATGCTCTGCATTCTCTACAAATACATTTGGAAATACATTTGTCTGTGTATACATTCTGTTTAGCTCCCTTTATAATACTAACGGAATTATTTGTATGTTGCCCGCTGCAATTAGGACATATCCCTATAAAACTGCCCATCTCTGACATTAGATTAATTTTATAGGAATTTAGAAAGGAGAAGCTATTATGTCTTTACCTTTTTCTGAGGCTAAATTGACAACTCAAAATCCTTTCATAGATTTGGTGTTATATAATCTTAAGCTATTGGCCTTTAATTCAATTATCAAAGACCAGGCTAAAGCAGATAGATATGAAACTACTGAGTCTCTAAGGAATGCATCTTTATATATTGCATGCATAGAAAATCATATCGAATTAGATATGTTTAAAGGCATTCAATATCCTAGAGATTTATTAATAAAAGCTGGGTTAGATGAAAAAGAGCTTTGGGTTTATGAAAACTTCAAAGACAACTATTATATCCCAGATGAATATAGACCTAAACTTACTGAATTATTAAGACAATGGTTTATTGATACATATATGGATGATAAGGAGTTAAATCCTTATTATCGAAATCTTGTCGGATATCCAGCGATTGATCAATGGGGTATTCCTGTAAGAGAGTTTGAATATATGTTCCCAGATTATCTAGAATATGATAAGACTGCAACATATATGCATGAACTTTCAAATGAAGTAATCAAAGAGTTATCTGGATTAGGTATTTTGGATGCTATCCTATCTCAATATCCAGATCATAAATATCTTAAATATAAAACTTATGGTATTAATATTTATGAAGCTAGAAAGAAATTAGACTTCCAAATATTATGGTATCCAGAAGGTTCTGATGTAGACTATAGTGTTACTGAAGAATTCTTATTGAAGTATACTCAAAACCGTAAGTTTATGTTAGAAACAGTATATTCTTATGCTATGGAATTAGAAGAGAAGAATTATCATGATATGATGATTATTTATCTCATCATTTCCGTATTAGTAGATATACTTGTAGATATTCAATCTCATATTATTAAGAAAGATATTCTTGATAGACGTTGTATTGAATTTATCTTCTCTATGTATGGAGTTCCATATTATAGAGTAATTCCTATTGAATATCAAAAATCTTTAGCTAGAAATATTCATTCATTGTGTAAATACAAATCATCCACTACTGAGATGCTTAATATTATTAAACTCTTTGATACTAAAGATAAATATGGTATTAAGATCTTTAAGTATTGGCTTCTTAAAGAAAGAATTGCAGATTCTTATAATGGATTTGAATGGAAATCTAAGAAAGTTCTTAAAGGGAATTATAACCAAAATATCGAAGAAGAGCATATAACTGTAGATATTACCAAATCTCCAGAGCGTCAAATTATACCACATGATATTCTCATGTATAATACAAACGTTAATAAGAATATGGGTAAGAAGAATATTCTTCAATCTAAAGAATATAAACCTTCTAATTATAGCTTAGAAGCTAGAAGAGCTGCTGCATCTACTATTGCTGCTATTAAAGGTATTAAGTTCGACCTTACTTTATTTGGTGATTCTTTAAATACTACTTCTGGACTTGGTTATGCTGCTATTAATGGTGCATCACTATATGATATTGGTGGTAATTTAACTTTAAAGAACAAAGAAACCAAACAAGACTTCAATGCTTCTATTAAAGTACAGACTGCTTCTTATGTAAACCTTGCATTCCAAGAGATAGTTGGTAAAGATCTAACCTTTGTTCCTAATCATCTTGGTTATGATTTGAATGGCGATCTATTAGTAGATTACAATGGTGGACAATCTAAAGACATTAATGGTCATTTATATTTTGATTATATTGGTATTATCCCATTCCCATTCGATTATTATCTTCAAAAAGGCAATGTGTTATTCGTTAGATTAGAAGATAAGTTCTTAGTTGAAGGTGTAGATTATGAGATCTATGATTATAACAAGATAAGATTCTTTAATGAGATTCTTGATGGTAAAAAAGAAATTACTTATGATTTCTATTATGATAGATCTACAAAAGATACCAAATTCAATGTAGATAAATCTTATAATTTCCAAACTAAGGTTAAGACTTATGAAGGTGCTAATTCTATTAATCTAGGAACTTTACCATTTGGTGATTTCTTCTTGAAAGAAAATCAATTAATTGTAACAATAGACTCTGTATTCCTAGCACCTAATACTTATAGTGTAAACTTAGCTACAAATGTGCTTACTATTGATAACAGAATAGATATTGTTGGTAAGAAAGTAAACTGTATATTCATTTATTCAACCTATTCTCAAGCTAGATTCTTCAAATCTACTACTATTACAGAAACTGATAATCAAACCAAAATATATATCGATGAACCATTCAAAAACTATTGTTTGAATGGGAATACTTTCTTTGTAATGATTGGAAAGAAATTCATATCTAATAAAGAATATGATATAAATATCTCTGAAATAGATGGTGGTTCATATATTACTCTTAAGAATAGTAATCTTGAAGCTGGAACTGCTATTGACTTTAACTTCATTTATTCTACTAATGCTATTAATGAGGATATTGAATTAAAGCATAAAGTAATTAAATTAAAAGCTACAACAGATTACCAAAATGAGTTTAAGGTAACATACCCATTCAAGAGCTATGTATCTACTAAATATAAACACTATGTAAAATATTTAGACAAATACCTACCAGAAGATTGGTATAGTATTACTAATAACTCTCTAGTTATTGTAAATGATACTCTTGCTCTTCATAAAGATGATGAGTTAGAATTAGAATTGGTTTATATTGATAAAGATAGAACCAAACCAGAATTTAGTAATATTAAAGTTGCTATCACTCACTTAGTAGCAGGATCTGATAATCAAGATAGATTCCCTATTACCTTCCCAGTAGAAAACTACTTTACAAAAGGAAATAAAGTATGCGTAGATATTGAAGGTTCTATGCTTACTGAAGGGATAGATTATACTGTAAATTATAATAAGAAAAATATAAGATTGCTTAAAAAGAAATTGTTCTTGAAAAAAGGTCAACAAGTAAATATTACATTCTTCTTTAATGGTGTTACTGAAAATACTTTGGTATTGAGTGAAGAAACTCATAAGATCTTTAATCATGGAGATCCTAAGTTTAATATCAACTTCCCATTCTTCCCTTATATACAAACAGACCAAGGATTTATCACTATTAGTGAAAATTCTATTCATTCTAGTGATGATATGGGTCTAACTAATCAGTTCCATGTTACTATGAATCCTAAAATGGTTTCTAATGCAGATATTAATGAGAACTTCTTATTCATTTATAATAAGCATTATATCGATAATCCTAATCCAGCTCTTACAGTACAGACTTTAGAAAGTCCTATAAACGTATCTTCTGATGGATATATGGATATCAAAGTACCATTTGATTATTACTTTGAAAATAGATGGCCATATGTAGTTATGGATTCTTATGGTAATACTATAGACGAATCTGAATATAGTATCTTCAATGGAAGTTTCTATTTTACCAATCCTAAAAATGTAGCTAAATATGGAGACAAGATCTATATTAAATACATTTATAATACCAATGGCTCATCTACAGTAGGATATTCTTATGAAGAAGATTATGCTTCTACAACAAATCTTAAATTCTGTAAGATTCCTATTGATAAACTTTACGTTACTGACAGAATGAAAGATAGTTCAAACTATAAAGATTATGATGTAATGGTTAAAGGTGATGGTTGGTGGGATGGCGTTGATTATAAAGACAACAACCATCAACTAGTAAAAGATGCTATCTATAAAGAACCTTGGAACTATGCTAGAACCAAATACTATGGAATTAGTCAGATGATGGATGTATCTGCATACTCTGCTCAAATGAGTTATTTCTATAGCATGTTATATGATGATATCATGCTTGAAGAGAAATTACTAGTTAAGGTTCCATCTATCTCTACTTCTCACCAATTCAAATTAGCACACTTATTTATCTTTATGACTTCTTTGACTTACATGTTTAACGGTATTGAAGATTTCATTATTGACAATCCTGCTAAAACAATGCTCGTTCAAGGATTTAACTTTAGAACAAGTTTAGCTGATCTAAAAGAATATCTAAGAAAGAAACATAGAGAAGAAAAAGAATTCCCTATCTGGAACTTCATTACTCCTAAATCTCAAATCAAAGATTTAGCAGAGTTCATGAATATCTATAAAACAAATATAGAAGTTCGTAGAACTATTTGCCAAAGAATGATTGATGCTCAGGATTGGGAAGAATATAAAGTATGGAAAGATCTTTATGATTCTCTTATGACTTGGAAACTCACTATGAAATACTTTACTTTAAGCAATGGTGAAATTGCCAAGACATATACTGAATTCTTAAAAGATAAAGATTCTGTATTATATGATACTCTTAAAAAGGTAGATAAGATTATTTCTTCTGATGAAAAGATCGATACTATTACTGGATTGATAGATGATATCATCTATATCTTAAATGAGTATATGGGTGATATGAGATATATCTTTGATGGATATGCTGGTCACTCTGGTACTGAGATTATGAAGTATATTATGCTCATGATCGAATTCTTTAAATCCTATAAGATTGTATTCCTTACAAGAAATACTACTATGGAAATAATCTGGGGTAAAGATAGAGATGAAGATACTACTATCAGACCTAATGACATGGCTTATATCAAAGAAATTGATAAACGTCCTGAATATTATCCATTAGTAGAAAAAGTTCTTGATACAGAAGTCAATCATGTAGATGATAGATTTGATAAAGTTCCTTGGATGAGGGAAGATTTGGTTATTAATTATAACAATGAACGTAAGTATATTACTATAGATCTTCCAGGCTCTTCCTATTTGTGGTCTGAAATGATTACAAAAGAAATTGATGGTACTGTAACAGCTCCTAGCAGAAAAGACTTCTCTATGGATATCATCAAATCTGATGCATTTACTTACGTTAAGAATCTTTTAAATAAAGATATCTTGACTGGTAGTTTAGCTCCTTTTGCATATGAAGTATCTGCAATCATTACTGGCGATATAAACGTTGATAAGAAAACTGATGATGATTCATTTGTTGGTGATTTAGCATTCATTGGTCAGGATTTAGATCCTATCGAAATTCCTGGTAAGTTAAAACTAGGTACTACTTATAAGGAATGGACAATTAATCTTAATATCGCTGTAAATAATGAATACAAGGATCTTTCTTATTATATGCAAAAGACTCTTAGAGATACTTTGGCTACAGAAACTGTATTAAATAATACTATTAAATCAGATCTTGGATCTATTGATAAAGCTCATAATATCGAAGGAATGTTTAAAGGCTGTAAGAGCCTAGCTAATATACCTGGATCGGATATTATTCATATAGATACTTCTAAAGCTAAATCTGCTTTAGATTTATATGCGGGTTGTAGCTCTGTTGGCACTATCGATGCTAGTTGGGTAAATACTGCTAATATTACTACTGCAGAAGAAGCATTCAACGGTTGTTCTAATGCTATTTCTATTGATATTTCTAGCTGGGATACATCTAAGTTTAAAAACATGGCATACATGTTTGAAGGTTGTACGAAATTAGTCAATATTGAAGGTATATTAGATATGAGCTCGTGCAAATCTTATAGAAACATGTTTAGTGGATGTGATAACTTAGTTGGATTAAAAGTAATCAACCCACCAGATGATTTTGAAGAAAAGACTGGTATTAGACATGATCAATATACAGTAGTTTCTAAAACATCTATTGATAAAGACTTTAGATTATCTATTATGATCAATAATGATTACAAAGACTTTACAGGATACTTTGCTACAAAAGATCCAGATGGAACTATGAATACTATTCCTAATAATATCTTAACAGAGTTAAGAGGTTCTAAAGCATCTAATGTTTCCAGAATGTTTGAAACTTGTTACTTATCAGCAATTCCTAATCTTAGAATCGATACTTCTAAGGTAGAAAACTTCTCTAACATGTTTAACTGGAGTACTGGTATAACAACAATTGATACTACATGGATTGATACATCTTCTGCTACCAATATGAATGGTATGTTTGCTGGTACTGGTATTAGAGCAATAGATATTTCTGGCTTTGATACTTCCAAAGTTAAAGACTTCGGATATATGTTTAATAGATGCGATGAGCTAACTGCAATTACTGGTATTATTGATATGAGTAGTTGTACTAATTGCGAAGGAATGTTTGCAGATTCTACTAAACTTAGAAATGTAAAAATCTTTAATCCACCTCTAGACTTTGCAGAAAAATGTGGATTATCTAATGACCAATATGTAATAGTAAAATCTAAATAAAGTATGGAGGAATATTAACGTGGTTAATGATAAATACAAAATCCAGGAAGAGGTTATCTCTAATTCTGAAGAATTAGTATCTTTAGTAGAGGGCCATCCTAATGGATTAAAAACAGAAGTTATTATTAGAGATCATGATACTGGGTTAGAACTATTCCGTGGTAGTAATAAAACTCTCATCTCTGGATCTGAATTTATTGCAATGCGGATGTTTGATCTTCATGATAAATCTTTTGTAACTCCTACATATAACAACCGTTTACAATTAGAAAATACAATCAATAATCCTAATCAAGAAGAGATCTTGAACAACTACTTTGTTCACCTATTCTGTTTAGGTACTTCTGGTTGTAATCGTGAATCTGCTTTAAAATATGAAGTAGATAATAAGAAATGGATTGATCCTGCAGACATGGTACCATTCCAATACGTTCCTGAAGATAAAGATCTTGATGCTGATCAACGCCAAGTATACTTTGGTCGTAAAGCTATTAAAGATAAAAAGATGGTTGCTTATTACTTTAAAAAGTTTGATAGTGATCCTACAGAACGTAAACAATTAGAAGATGGTACTCCTATTGATGCTACAATTTATGATGATCAATCTGAATTACCAGCACAAATCATTGTAGAAAATACTTTGGTTATTACTAAAGATGACTGCCGTGATTACTTTATTAATACTACTGGTATTAATGATGCTAGATTCAATTGTATCAGCTTATGCTTAGCATACAAAAAAGAAAGTGAAGATGGATATACTTACTATCAAGATATCCGTCCAGCTACTAGAATCAACTTCCCTAATAAGTTCCTAAATGACTTAGGTGCTTCTTGGGATATTATTTACCGTATCTACTTCTAATACACAAGAATACCCCATAGGATTAATTTCCTATGGGGTTACTTTTATCAATCATCGGACTAAGAAGTAAATTTGAAAAGGACGGTGAAATATATGAGGGACGCATTAAGAGAGATGATTAAAAATCTCGCTTTTGAACGAATCAAATCGGACAATGAAGAGTACGTCAAGTATAGATCTTTCATAAAGAAAAACCCAGAAGATGAGAATTCAGATTATATTATTGAAAGTAAACCGTTAGATGAATATGTAGATGATATCTATACAGCTATAGATATGGCTTTAGAAGAAGAGAAAACAGAAACTATTACATGGGCTGTGATCGTATCATCATCTATAATTCTTTGTGTTCTAATTTATTCCCTCTTATTTTTATAAAAAGAATGACCCTACTGGAATTACTCCAGTAGGGATCATTTTATTTTTCGTATCCAAATATTTTATTAAAACCATATTCTTCCATATCAAATACTTTAACAGTACTATCATGGAATGTTTTCATTGATTTAAGTTTAATAGTTGCTGGGATTACATAGGTTGCAACACCAACATTTTTAATACCTAATCTAGTAAATAAGTTGCCAGCACATTTATTACAGATACCTTTTTCAGATTCACATAGACCAGAATATCTAAACTTAACGGTTTTTCCAATATAAGAATCTCTATTATCAGAAGTTAGCTCTACCAATCTACTTCCTTCAACGATATAGCTATACATCCAGTCATCGATATTGTCTTTTGTAAGAGCTACCTCTTTAAAACGTTTTGTACCACAATCAGAACCTTCATCTAGAATAGATAAGTGTTCTAATGCTTTAACGAATATCTTTTCCCATGCACCGCCATCAGCAGTTTTCTTAGCACGAGCATAAGGACCGCCAGTAAGAGAGTCAGCAAATGCTGCATATTCTTCTGGTTTGATACCAGTAGTTAAATCAGATTTGATTACAGTATATTCACCATTAGGATTTAATGGGTCTGGGTTTTTGGATGCACCCTTCATAACAAACATGTTTTTGAAGTTATTGTTCCAATCAATCTTAGCACCAGAATCTATCATATCTACAGATGGATCATCTTTAAGAAGCTTCTTACATTCTTCTAGTAATTCTTTTTCAATTTTTTGAGAAGCTACTGGATCGTGTTCGCTCAACTCTTTTTCATACTTCTTAAAGAGTTCTTCTTTTTTCTTAGCAATAGCTTTAGGAATGCTCATCATATTCTCTGTAATAGACGCAGATAGGATATTGCAATATGGTTGGAACTTCTCTGTTTTCATAACAAGTCTCTTTAATGCATCTAATGGAATCTTATCCTCCATTACTGCATAAGAAACTTGTTTATTAATTTTCTTAAAGATCTTATTTGTAATAGGTTCATTAATATAACCAAATAATTCAAATAAGTCTTGTTCAATAAAGGCCTTATTAAATACCCAAATACCAACAGTAGTTTTGATAATATTAGTATTTTTATTACCCTCAGGACCATAACTTCCTACTGGGATATCTACTAGGTCAAATGGATTAAATCTTCTTTTATCATCAAATTCCCCAAACATATCCATTGCAAAGGATAGTTTAGTGCACTCTTCCTCTGTTATATTTAAGAGATATTCAATATCCTTAGGATCAGTTATTCTATTGGATTTCCGCTTTACAACTTTTATTGCCATAAAAGGTTAAACTCCTTTCATTTAGAATCTTTAAAATTATATGAATGTCTCCATAGTATATTTGGATAACTTTGACATTATAGTGACAATTCTTGTCCTTAAATTAGATGCAGATCTATAATCTATTATAAGCAAGAGTTTTAAACCCTACTGTATTATTTGGGGATAACAGTAGATTGTATATTTGAATAATATAAGAAGAACAGAAGGAAAGACTATGAGCACAGGGAATTTCAAGATTACAGTGGAAGACAAAAGCGACTTCCTATATATGGTAGAACTTAAAAAAGGGAGAAAAGAAAAGGCTGTCGAAGTAAGGTTCGGAGCTAGTATTTATAATCAAAATGATATGGTTCGTCAACGTATTATTGCATCTTATGATGTAGTTTGTGATAATATTGTAGATGAAAATTTTGTATCTTTCTTAAGAGATAAACTAGAGTTATCTTCTAGAGTTAAAAGTATTGTTCTTACTCTTAGTAAACTAGAGTGGATTATTCAACACTATAAAGGTATTAAAAAGTCTGCAAGTTAATAATGGATTATATACTATAATTTTGATAAATAAGATTCACTAAGTACTAAATGTACTTAGTGGGTTTTATTTTCACAAACCTGTTTACTTATTATTAATTCTTTTTATTTCAAATATCATAAGGAGGAGAAAAGTTAATGGAATACAATGGCGCCAATGCATATCCAAGGAGTGAAGAATTTGATTATTTCACTAAGTTTGAAATGATTAACTTTGATGAGGAATGCCGTAAAGACCTCACTAATGGTCATGGTTTTATTATTAAAGAACCACAACCAATCAACAAAGCATTGAAATCAGATGATTCTATCTTTAGTTCTAAATATGGGAAATCACTACAAGATAAGAATCCTTACTCTAATAGATACTCCTGTAAGTATGGTTGTACTCAAGGTGCCTTCTATGCTGTTCCTGGAGATCAAAATTGGGTTTGTCCTATATGTGGTACAGAAGTTAAATCTGTTGGTGTGGATTTCACTTATTTCGGATGGATTAAAATTAAAGATGAGTTTTGTCTTATTCATCCATTACTATATCTAACAATCTCTAGTTTGATTGGTAAGAATAACTTAGAAGAGATCATTGAACCTGCTGTAGAGTTAGATGCTAATGGCCAACCAATGACTCAATATGATAAACGTATCCTAAAACAAAAATCTAAACGTGGTGGATATGGTAAACGTAAGAAGGCATCTTTAGATACTAGATTTGCTGGTATTGGTTTGATGGGTTTTAGAGACCACTTCGATGAAATCATTGAATACTTCTATAAGAAGAAACCTGCTAAGAAGGAATTCTATGATGAGATTATGAAGGAAAGAGATAAAGTATTTATCCACTCTATTCCTGTATATACTACACAGCTTCGTATTGCTAAAGTAGAAAATCATAGATTTACATTTGAATCTACTAATGCAGATTTTAACCTATTAGCAAAACTTGCTGCTACTGTAAATAAGAATAATCTTTCTATTTACAGAAATAAGAAGTATCAAAACCAATTACTATGGGATATGCAATCTAAGTTAACTAACTTAACTACCGAAATCATTGCTATCCTATCTGGTAAGAAAGGTACTTTAAGATCTATCATTTCTGGACGTACAGCATTCTCTGAACGTTCAGTTATCGTTCCTAATCCTAAATTAAGAATGGATGAGATTACTTTACCATATTTTGGTTTATGTATCTTGATGCAACAAAGACTTATTAACATTATTAAGAAATCTTATAATATTACATATGCTCAGGCATATAAGATTTGGTACTATGCATCTCTTAAAGTAGATGAAAGAGTATTACAAATTATCAATGAATTGATTAATACTAATAGAGTATCTGTATTGATCAATCGTAACCCAACTATCTTCTATCAATCAATTGTATACAAAAGAGTTGTAGGATGTACTCTAGATTATACAATGGGTATTGATGTATATACATTAGATGGGTTAGCTGCTGATTAACAAAATGGTCCCTATATATGGTAACATGTGTAGGTTAACAAGAGAATTGCTTGGACAGGCTAAAGCTATAGATACTACAACATAATGAGCGATCATAAGTGTGAATTGTTGAGGAAACTCAGAAAGAAATCTATAGATGACCTATGCTGAAATAAAAGCCTTATATTAATTTAGTATCTCAGTCTTATAAGGTGCTAAGGGTTGATGCAATGTCTGATAAGCAGCTGTCTTGATCAAGTCTGGTTTCTAGAAAGAGTAATTTTATGAATTATTATAGAAACTGTAAAAAAGATGTTATAAATAATATAAATGAAATATATAAAGAATACCCATTTAATAAAAATTATATGGTTAGTAATTTTGGGTCTGTATATTCTAAAAATGGATACAAAATATCATCATTTATAAATAGAACTGGATATGAGTATGTGAAAATAGATTCTAAAAATACTGCAGTTCATAGATTAGTATTATTAAGCTTTGATTTAAATGAAAATCATAATATTTTAGACGTTAATCATATCAATGGTCTAAAAACAGATAATAGACTAATTAATCTTGAATGGTGTACAAGATCTGAAAATTGCATTCATGCTGTAAATACTGGACTTTCTAAAATAGGAGAAGATCATCCTAATTCCACTCATTCTAATGATGAGGTTAGATATATTTGCACACTTATAAAAAATGGATATAGTGCAAGAGAAATATCAGAATTTTTAAATATTGATTGCAATCCTAATTTTAGAAAATTTATTAGTAAAATAAAACATGGATATTTATGGAAAAATATTTATAACCAGATTTGATTAAGAGGTTCAACGACTATTCCGTAGCGGGAAGTAGGATATAAGCATATCCGAAGTACTTGTCTCCATATATATTATGGATGTGAGATAGTCTGCTCTCAATTTAACGATTGAGAAGTTCATAAGAGAACTGGGTGAATTAGCGACTCACTTGAACACGAGGTTTGACGGAGATACACTTAATATCTTCATGCTTTATAATAAAGAATTTAAAGAAGCATGTGAGGCAGTATATTCTCCTAGAAATGCTTTCTGTATTTCTAGAGATGATGGTAAGATGAATCCTTCTATTAATGTATTTAAGGATATTCTTATCAATCTAAACAGTTTGGTTGGTATGGGTAGATATAAATATAACCAAAATCAATTATCTAAAATAGAAGAATTTAAATCTAAATATGGTGCTAGTGTAGAATAAGATAATAGAGATGGGATTAATTTCCCATCTCTTATTTTTTGTAAAAAATTGCTTTCAATTATATACTATAATAATGAAATCGTATTTAAAGATTTAATCATTAAGGAGGAATAATAATGATTCATAGAAGTATTTATCAGATTCCAGAACTTCAAGATGAGATTCAATGGAATGATGAGATCACTGGTGAGTTGAGAAGTGGTATTGTTGGAAAGGTGGAGTATTTAGATAAAACCACAGCATTTGTTTATGTAATTGATTCTTTTGATCTAGAGAATAATAAACAGATAGAGCCGCAAACAGGAACTCCTGGACAACCTGGTTTTATGCCTGGATTTACATATGCTGATATCATAGTATTTGATGATAAGCCTAATAATATGGAAGGATGGGCCAGGGATTCCATAAAAGAAAACTATGATAAATATACTGATGGTATCGACTATGATGCTATAGCAAAGGAAAGGAATTAATAATGAAGTACTACTTATATTTGGAAGCTGAGGATAAGGATGCTATTAGATTTATAATTATGGATATTGTAAATCATTATGTCGGAGGATCTATTAAATATCCAGAATACAGACAATATTGTCCTATGGAAGCTAAGTATGATATAACTCTAACGGAAAGCAATGATTATGTCAGAACTACTTTCCATCTAAGAAAAAATTATAATGACGATAAAAGATTCAAGCTATCCAAGAATAGATATGTAGTTTACGCAAATAAAGTGTTAGGTAATAAACGTCCACAGACTAATGAGGAAGTTTTAGATAGATTTAGAGAAATCTGTATTAACTTTGCGTGCTACTATATTTATTACTTTGAAGAAGGATTAGAAATCTCTCCTAAAGATTGTAACACTTATGCTAGATGGAATACGTTAAAGCAACCAGTTTTCTCTTCTAATATTAGAGAAATGGCAGAAGAGTTTGTAGATAGAGTATTATTCTCAGATAGAGGTGAAAAATAATGAAACAATGTTACATGCTCACGTCAAATGAGAAAAACTTTTTAAAGAATGCAATTATTAATACTTTGAGATTAACTACTAACAGAAAAGGTGCATTCCATTATGCTACTGATGTAGTAATCACTGATAAGCCAGAATATGTATCTGTACGAATTACTATTAAAGAACTTAGTAGAAAGTATAGAACTTCTTATAACACCTTATTCTATGAATATAAAAAGCATACAGTAACTTGGTTCTATAAAAAAGAAGATGGAGATTATAATAAACTCTTACAAGAATTAACTACTAAAGCAACTGCTAATTATATGAGGTTTGAAAATAAGGTAATCTTTAAGAAAAGTAATGCATCTTCTAATTACTCTACTTATACCAAACTATCTGACTGGTCTTCAGATAAGGCTATTCAAAGAATAAAAGCTAATGAACAGATAATAGAAAATTTCAAATATGTCGTTGAATTCATGACTAATAATGATCCTAAAATATTAAATGAGAAACTCTTGTATAAAGATAATTTAAAAGAAATAGAGTTAACTCCATTCGATAAGGGATTTGAATTTAATACTACGACATAAGAATATCAAAGGCCCTCTTATGAGGGTCTTTATTTTTTTTTCACATATGGGTAATACACGATCTTATTTTACTTTATAGGAGTTATAAGTTATGGCTAAAAAATATCTAAGCAGAAATGCTAGAATTGCTAAATACAAACCAAAGAAAACTGAACTTAGAGAATGGCTTAGACTTATTAAGTGTAAAGCCATAAATAATAAACTCTTCTTAGATAATGAAGATGATACAAAAGAAGATATAAAATTTGATCTATCTGATATTGAAGTTATCTATTTCAATATAAAAGAAGAACGTTCTAGCTTCTCACCTCTATATGCTTTAAAACTAATCTCTACTGAAAAGTGTTATGATATCAATATTAAAGATAGTGGAGTTTATATTGTAGAATTACCTTACACTGATCTTGATGAGCAATTTAGAAAAGAATACCAAGAACTAATCACCGATAAAGAATTCTTATTCGATTTCTTTGCAGATAGATATCTTCCAAATGATTATATGAATCTATTCCCTAATCATCTTGATTGGATTAAATGGATGAAGACTGAACAGTATACAACTTTCTTCTATTATGTACCAGATCAATATAATAGCCTTGGTAGATTACATCATGATGATATCATGTTCTTTATAGAAGAATATAACACTACTAAATTCTATGCCGTAGCTGGTAAGAAGATGTATCTCTTAGATAATATGAGATTCGAAGATGGAACTGGTTATGATACTAGAATTGAAATTATAGGTAGAGAATGTGGAGAAACTTTAGATGAATTTGAAAAATCTCATAAAAATGACCTATTATACTATTTTCCAATAGAGGATACTACTCTCTCTAACGACCCATTAAATGATAACTAAAACAATATATCTCCTAAGCCACATTTAGGCTTAGGAGGTTGAATCTGATTTGTAAAACTATATTATTTTGATTATATACTATAATAGTGAAATAGATGTGGGAATCTATGAATGAACAAATATTTTATTTTAATAAAGGAGTAATAAAATTATGAAACATTTTAACGTATCTTTCGATCAAATTAGCAGCATTAATGATTTTCTATCTGATTATTCAGATCTTACTGTATTGGGATATAATGATGATGAATTAACAGTATCTATCAAGGACAAAGTACTTCCAGGGTCGAATAGACCGAATGGAGGTAAGGTTATGAACAATTATTCTTACAGATACCTCGAGGTATCTGTAGATAAAAAAGGCAATGTTACTAAATTTACCGGTTATATTCAGGCCGGGTATGGCTATGAAGAATTTACTAAGGAGTCAGCATTTGCTACTCCATTATGTAAGAAGAACTTTGTAAATATTGATGATCTCAATTTAAAGATCTTCAGTTTTTTAGAAAGACAACAAAAGGCAGTCTAATGACTGCCTTTATTTTTTTTTCTAAAATTGGTTATAATTATATACTATAATAGTGAATATAGATAAGGAGGTATGAACTATATATGATACAATCTATATTAAAAGAGATTGATGCCCATATGGGCTTGTGGTTTATACCACAATCTAATTTAGTTTTTAACGATAACAATGATATCGTTGAAATAGGTTCAATAACTGATTTTAAAGTTATTGGAGTGATTGATAAGAATGATATTAGTGGTGAGAATATAACTATAGCATTCTCTCACTATGGATTAGATAGTGAGAATCTATTTATCCATCTTATCAAAGAATTCTTTTTTAATGAATTTGGTATTGAAGAGATCATCATAAAGGAAGGTGAAGAAAATATAAATAGATCTCTTTATATTCAGGAAGAAGATGAGAGTAAATTATCTTTGATACTGAAGTTTTATGGGATTGATAAATCTCATCTATCTTCTCTAGTAAATAATGAAGAAAGAACTTATTTCGAATATATAAAGGATAAAAATCTATTAAGTTCTATTCTAAATATAGATAGAGAAGACATTAATATCTTAAGAGAGGTTACAACTAATAGAGTTCTAGTAATAGAACAAGTTATAACAGACTTCCTTAAGGCAAATTCTGGTAATGGAAATTATCTTAAAAATCTAAAATCAATTGCTAATGAAAGTGATTGGTATTCTGAGCTAATATCATTATTAGTTCGACAAATCAATTGGAGAAATTGATATCTTTAAACTTTATTTAAACATTTAAAACTTTAAAATTACAAGGAGATTAATCATGGAAAAACTTATTAAATTTGGTAAATACGCAATGTCTTTAGTATCTTTATTAATTATCGTATTAGCATTTGCTGCTTGTGGCGGCCCATCCGAACCTAAATCTTATGTGGACGTTACCGCATATGAAATTATTTCTGAGATGACAGATGGTATTCAACCACCTAAAAAGAATGAAAAGCTAACAAATTATCTTAATAAAAATAAAGGTCTAAGAATCAATGGTTATGTATCAGCAGTAAATATCGATGGTGATACAGCAGTTGTTAGCATTGTACCATTTATGCAATATAGTTTAGCAGATGATAAACAAGTTCGTATGTCTGAACGTTTTATTGCTATTGAAGCTGCTAATAAAGACGTTAACTCTGTTATGAAGAACCTTCGTCGTGGCGACTTCGTATATATTGATTCAACATTCTTAGGTTTTGATGATAAAGACAACACAGTTATTCACTTTGCTGGATTCCATGTAGATCGTCAAAAAGCTGGTATTAAATAATTAGCTTGGCGTTTACAATATAATACTAATTAATTTAACTATTTAAATTTAGAGGAGATTAACAATGACAAAAGAATCTATGACTATTGCTGCATTGATTGCAGAAAGCAAAAAAATTACAAAGAAATTAGAGGCTATTATTAATGATAATAACTTTAGTATCATTAATTACTACTTCGACTTCAATAAATTTATTGGGGCTCAAACTGTAGAGCAGAAAGAAGATTTAATTAAAGCAGATTTTGATAAAATCTGTGCATTGCAAGCTAGATTGATAGCTGTTAATACTGCTCGTATTAAAGCTAATAGTGAAACATATGTGGAAGTTCCAGAACTTCTAGATATTAAACAAATCTTAGCTAAAAAAGTTGCAAGTACTGAAAAGGTTACAATTGCAAATGCAATTCTTCGTAAGAAGTATTATGTAGACTTATTAAAACTTGCAAATGCTATCATTTATAAATACAATCTTGACGTTCAAAAGAAACAAAAGTTTGATGAACAGTCCATGATTGCTATTGAACAAGAATTAGATCGTAAATTCCCAGCAGATTCTAAACGTGCTTATTCTGCAGATGATGTAGATAAAGCTCGTGAAAAAGCTCGTAAAGCAAACGAAGTAATCGTATCCGATCCTATTGGTTTAGTTGGTACAAATGCTTTGACAGAATATGCCACTCAACTTGCTGATTATATTAGCACTATTGATACAATCTTATCTGTAGCTAATGCTTCAACAGTAGTTGAGTTCGAATATTAATAATACTATTTAATAAATGAATTTACCTATTTGCTAGAGAGGCGTTAAAAGTATAAAGGATTTAGGAGAGCACGTTGACTGAGGACCACCGGTTCTTGGCTCTCTAAAAATATTAGAACCACAGGTCTTCATCATATAATAATATTGGAAAATAATGATTCCTCCAATGTATATCCTGTTAAGATATATATTAAAAAGATAAGATGAAGCGACACTTATCAGTTTCGGGGCAACTGATGCAATGTAGCTAGGAGATAGTGAGAATATCTCCATGAACAATAAACTGTAAACTCTAAAAACTTTTAAAAGCCCCACCCTAAACTTTTAACTCTTTAGCCCTGGCCACAGGCACTGATAATAATGGAGTGGCATTTTAAATGACAAAAGATTTAAATATTAAATCTTTAAAAGTCTAATCGGGAAAATAAATCTATACCCAACACACAAAGAGACCGTGAAGAACGGCTACTGAGTATCTAAGTCCACTTAATACACTCTTGTATAGTCGCTAACTTTAGCAAATAACAAATTCCAAAAATAATTTAAATACAATGGTGATTAAAACAATTCCTCCCAGAATTGGTTTATTCATATTATACTCCTTGATGTTAATAATATAAACATCACAAACACTTTGTTTAAATAGTCGTACTGAGTCGTACTGACGTACCTTTGTTTATGTGGCTCTATTTAAATCGTTTAGAGCCTCCATTGATAAAATACAAACAACAAATAAAAATAAACCACTGCACTCAATACACTCTCTACTCCAGCAGTGGTTTATTTTTTGTTTTCATGTATTCCAGAACAGAAAAATACATCTCCAAGCTTTCAATAACAATTTCTTAAAGATGTATGTTTTTCATAATAATTTAAATCTCCTACATTATGAGCATACCTGTTGTGGGTATGCTCATATTTCTATATCATCATAGAAATAGAGAAATTTAAAAAATTGAAAAAAGTGTAAAATTTTGAAAAATGAAAATTTCATGAATTTCTAATTCTCTTAATTTAACCTTATATGGTTAAATTAGGATTTTCATTTCTTTCAAAAATGTCAATCTAATATGAAAAATAATAATATATTATAAATAAAAACGAGTATTTACTTAGTACTCTACCTTTAGCATTCAAAATCGTTAGATTTTGATTCTAATGGTTAAGACTTAATAGTCTACTTGAAACCGTATCCTTACAGTAGGATTTAGACTTCGAGTATTTATAGTGGGGTACGGGGGTATAAGCAATTTTGCTACCCCTAGGGCAATTGGGAAATCGACCCTATAATAATAATATTTTTATTCCAAAAGGAGAAAAGAAATGGAAAATTATTTGAAACTAATACCTGTAATATTTGAAGAACTCCAAGAAGGGAATTCAATAGTTAATGATCTAGAATATGATTATGATATTCATAAAACAAGAGATACTGAATTTGGATTAACTGTTGAGATATACGATATCCTATCTGATAAAGAATTTCTATTCAATATTCCTGTAGGAGAAAAGGATTTCAATATTAAGTATATGGATAAGTTTATATCTCTAGAAGAGTTAGAAGATAAGAATCCTGATTATCATGAATTAACTACAAAAGTCCTATATGATATCTGGGAATATTTTGATAATGTAAATATGATCTGGTAAGGAGATATTAAATGTATCCATGTCAAAAAAGAGATAAATTATTCAGTATAAATCCAGATAGATTATTAACTGAATTAGAAGTATTAGAACTAATAGAGGTAGGAATAATTCCTGATGATTGTAAAGAAACCTTCTTCTCCAAATTGAAGAAAATACTATTTGGTGGTAAAAAGAAGAAGTATGATTATGATTATCATATCATAGTAGTAGATGAAGATATTCATTACTATTACGATATAAAGATTCTTCATTCATTATATGATGCAATGCTATATTGTGACGAACTTACTAAGAATAACAAACTTATGGTATTCTTATATTCTGTTCCTAAAGGTAATAAAGAACCTCTTTGTGAAAGATGGTCTGATAGAAAGCTTATGAATATGCTATGTTGCTATAGACAGTGGAGACATAGTAAAGCTGCTAAAAGAGTAGAGTATATGAGTCAAGCTAATAAAGAATTGAGAGAATATATCTTGAAAGAATTACCATCTAGAATTGTTGAAAGAATGTAATCAAAACCAAACAGAGAGAGGAATTATTCCTCTCTCTATCTTTTTTTATAAAAATTAGTTATGATTATATACTATAATAATGATAGCATCATATGATATAAAATGATGTTTTGACTTATTTAATTATTTTTTATATAAGGGGTCTAAAATGAGAAGAATGAAAAAGTACTTATTAATGCAATTAAAGTTTAAACGTGGTAAGGAATATGGTTATGAAAATTGTGGTATAGAAAAAGACGATATTCATTACCAACCAAAACTTATTGAAAAATTTAGTTTGGAAGATAGTGACTATATCGATTACTTAGTAGAACTTATTAAACGAAATAATTCTATTAAAGGTAGAAAATATGATACTATGTATTATTTAGTAGAAGGATCTTTCTATTACAATCAAGATAAGAAAAAGTTTATGAGTAGAGAATATCAAGAAACTTTAATGGAAGATTTCTTTGATACTGATGAATATATCTTAGCATTAGGTAAATCTGAAGTATTGAAAGGAGTCAAACCAAATAAGTTATCTAATAATATTCATATCAAATACTCTAATTTAATACAGCCATATCATTTTACTAAATTAGGCATATATAGATTAGATCCAATGACACTAGATGATATTAAAGAATCAATGGATTCATTAATGTTTGAAGACTCTACTTCTACACTAAACTCTTGTGAAGATGAAATTAGAGATTGTTTAAAACCATTAGATTCTAAGGTTATTATAAAATCCTTTAAAGCATACAAAGATGCTAAACTCAAATTATATGAAGAGTTGAATAAGCTAGTAGCTAAATTAGATGATGAAGGATTTTATAAATAGGAGTAAATATGAATATTATAGATAAGAAATATGAAGGCTTGTATATTATAATGCAGCTCACCTTTAGCAAAGGTGGCACATATTGTCAGAATGGATTATCAGATGGAGATATTATATCTATAACTCCTAAGATAATTAAAAAGGTCTATTGTGTAGATCAAGCTGAATTTGATTTAATGATGATTGATATCATTAATCGCAATACCAAAGAAAATGAAAAAGAAGAAAATAAAGATATTTGGTTAATGCATTATTTTGTAAAAGAATCGGAATACTCTTCTAAAAATAGTATATTCGATGCTATTAAAGATGGCACTTTCTATAATAGAATTATACAGGAATTGTTTATGAAAAAATTCTATAATTCCATAGAGTATAGATCTGCTTTGATACAAAACAATATCCTATTTGATATAGAAGATAAATTGAATATGGATGAAACTGTTCATCTAAAATTCAGAACAGAACCAGATATCTTTATAGAAAGATTAAAGGGATATCGTAAAGTAGATGTAAAGGATATTGATGGTATATATAAATCATTATCACTTATTGATAAGACAATTTATACTATTAAGAATTATATAAGTAATTTAGAAATAGCAAACCTAAAACAAGATGATTCTAATAATTTAGAAAATGCTGCAGATAAGATATGTAAAGATCATGATGAATTAAAAAATCTTATTACAGATATTCAAGCTAAACTAGATAAAGAAGGTTATTATATTGATAAAGAAACAGGAGAACGAGAAAATGACTACAGAAAATAAAAGATTTATTGTTCCAAATCTTCGTAGAACTAGAGATATCGAAAAGCTAAAAGGTCAGTTCTGTAATGAGAAACTATTAGGTTCTATAGTTGATCTTATGAACAAAGCATCTTCTAATGAAAATAAATTGAAGATGAAAGAAGCTACTGAAAAGTTTAGCAAAAGATTCTATGATGATATTGTTAAATTAAATACTACTATCAATAATCAAGCTAAACCATCTGATTCAGATTCTATCTATTATATTATAGGAATTAATTATTATAGAAACAATGCAGAATTGACTTCTAAAGATTATGTAGTATATTCTCCTAAAATTGTTGATAGTATCGAAGGTAATTATGAAAGTGCATTAAGAGCATCGATCTATACAATGGAAGAAGCAGAAGATAGATTGAAAGATTCTTATATGAAACAAATTTGTTATCCTATTAAAATGACAGAAAGGGTATTGGATGGCATACAAGATGGATCCTTATTTAATAGGGAAGAAAATATAGGAAGAGCAAAAGAAGTATTAAACTCTGATGAATATATAGATGCTCTAATAAGCTCTGATACTTTCAAATCTTTAGATAAAGAAAGTTTAGAAAATAGTATTTATTTATTCTTAACAGATAATTCTATTGATCGAATTAATAGTAGATTGAAACAGATGGAAGATCGTCATGAAGAAGAACAAATACTAGAATCTCTAAAACTACCAACTATTAATACAAAAGGAGAACTCCGTAAAGTTATTTGTTTAATGAGGAGTGTTATTGGTAAGTATAATTGTTATAGAAATAAACCTTCTGTCAATAGGATATTGGATAAATTTGATACTATGCGTAAAGAATTATCTAATATTGAAGAAGAGTTAAATGATATGACTCTTCAATCATTTACAGTAGATGATATTGATACTGAACGATAAGTTATTACAAATAGGGGGATTTAAACTATGAATATTATACAAGATTTTGAATATGGTTTCAGCAGAGATACAGAAATAAATTATCTTATTATGCAATTGAATTTCTTTAAGAATGGAGGATATAATCAATTCATCAATTTTAGAGAAATTGCAAATTACCAAAATGCATTTATTCCTAGAATCGAAGGATACGATTATGGAGATTATGAATTTGCAGTTCGTTATTGTATTAGATCAAATGAAACTTATAGACATGTGGTCGATGATAAATTCGAAACTATACACTATCCTATCAAATTTACAGAGGACACATATGATGATTTAAGATCTGGTAAATTATTCTCTAGAATAATGCAAGAGGATTTAATGAAAGACTTCTTTAATTCTAAAGAATATATTGATGGACTAGCCGAAGCTATCAAAGAAGGACATATCTCTGTAGATAATCTATTATCCAGTGTTCATACTAGGTATAGATTAAACTTTACTCCCGATGATTTAAGAAAGCTAGGAATTAAAGATATCAATTATGATTATCTAGACTCTATCGAATCTGTATTAAATAGCATCGATGATGTAAAACGTTTATTAGAAGAATACAAAGAAAGAGAAATCAATGGCACCATATATCCTTCTAAAGAAGAATATAATGTAATGAGAATTCTAGTAAATACCCTAAGAGTAGATCTTGGTAAAGTTATGAAGAACTGCATTGAATGTGAAGAGAAATCTGGTTATGATAAAGATGCGGTTGTCGAAGCGTTTAAAAATATAAAAATTCCAGACGAACCCGTATTCTAGGAGGTACTATGGAAAAGTATCAATTGTATATACTACGTTTAGAAGATGCCAAGATTATTCCTTCTAAAATGTGGTTTGATGATATCTACACAGCAATGGAGTATTGTGTATTAAAGAACAGAGCTCAGGTAGAGCTTGGTGTAGAACAATACTATTATTTCTATTTCTTAAATACATCATACTTTGATAATGATGATCAGATTCAAGATGAACTTGGGGATAGAATTAGATTCATTATTAATGAAGAAGATAAATTAAGCTATAGACTTAGATCATTGCGATCTAAGTCTTTAGAAGTTTTAGACAATAAAAACAAGGAGAATTAATATGAAAGTTACTGAAGCTATGTTAAATAGTATTGACCGTTTAAGGACTGAGTGGAGTGCTGTTACTATCAATGATATGAATGATGATTTTATCTATATGAATATCTGTGATAAAGTAGATGTAGGAGCCATTCTACCTAGTGGTAGAGTTTTGACTAATAAAGATGATAATGGGTTTAGGAGTTTGAATTTTAAAATAAAAGAATCTGGTGAGATTATTGGCTTTAGAGGATATATTAATACAAAGAATGGTTTGAATGAATACTTTGAATTAAACTCTGTTTATGCAGTTCCTCTATATAAGAAGACTCATCTTACATTAGAGGAATTAGAAAAGATTGTAACAGATTATACTGTATTGATAAAGAAATAAGATTATAGTATTTATATCAATGGAGATTAAAATTATGGAAAACAAATTGTATTTAATCTACTTATATAATTTTGAAAAGAAAACATATATAGATCAACGAATTCATTTTAATAATGAAAAAGATGCAGTCAATTATTGTTTCATGAATAATATATGCATTAATTTACTAAGTAAAGATCTATACTTCCATATAGAATATGGAAAAGATCTTACAGAAGAAGATTTAAATAAAATGCTAAAAAAGTATGCCGTTTTCTATAAAGAAACTGCATTTAGAATTTTAAGAAGATGCTATGATGTTCAGAATTTTCTAAAAGAAAAAGAATAAAAATAATCAAGGAATTATATTTATATGAGATATAAAATTTATAATTTAGATTTATTTACTGGTAATATCTATGATAGTAAAGTAGAACGTACTACTAGAAAAGAAGCAATAGACTACTGTCGTATCTCAAACATGTCTGAAGGGTATGAAAGAGTAAGCAATGCTTATTCTTTCTACTTTGATTCATATGAAAAAGAACCTACTTCAGAAAATCTATTAAATTCTGCTAAGGGCGTCTTATCAATTTATATGGGTCAGCTACTTATGGAGAAATCTACATTAGATGCTGCTAGTAGTATTTTAAATAAGAAAGAAGCAGTTTAATACTGTTTCTTTTTTTTGTAAAACTCCTTTAAATCAATTATATACTATAATAGTGAAATAGATGTGAGAATCTATTATTATTCCATTTGGTATATTATATTTTATAGGAGGAAACAAAATGGAAGAATTAACTTTTAAAATTTATCGTTTAGATTTAGCTTCTGGCAAAATCGGGGAAACAAATAAAGAATATACATCCACGGTGGATGCAAAAGAGGAATGTGATTTCTTGAATAGAATGACAGCTACAATGAAGAATGTAGAAAATATCAAATATTTCTATTTCTATAGCTTCTATTCTGATTTCAAAGCATTTAACTCTCAAGAAGACTTGAGAGACCTTGCTCTAAAAAAATTAGAGCGATGGAATGACGAGTTGAATAAGCTCAAAGCCCTTTACATGGTATCAACAAAAGCCTTGCTTCAAGGTGGCTTAAATAAAAAGGAAGCAGTTTAATACTGCTTCTTTTTTTTGTAAATATCATTATATTCAATTATATATTATAGTAGTGAATATAGATTGTGTTATAAATTAAATAGGGCCCTGTGTGGTCCTATGTCTCTTTTTTATTTTTTTTGCTTATTTCAACCACATCTCTATAATAGCGAGGTGATCTTATGGAACAGAATGAAATTAAAGTATTATCTAATGATGATATACAAGAACTTGCAGGTAAAAAAGATCTTGTTAGATTAGAACTTAGTAAAAGTTATGAGCATAATTTAAAAACGAATCTTATTGTCCCATCAGTAAACCAAGCATATTCTTGTTGTGTAGAATATATGAGAGCTTGGTTCTTTGATAAATTTGGAGATAAATTCTTTAAGACTCAATGGTTAGATAGTGAACACATGCTAAATCCATTTAGACGTAGAAGGACTAAAGACTTAGTTGTTGTAAATAAACCAGCAGTAGTTATTACTCCTGAATTAGATATGAACTTCAATAGAGAAAATATTGATCTTCATAATATGGGTATGCTTTTATATACAAATCGTTGTACTTATAGAGATGCATGGTTTGTAGATAGAGATAAATCTCTATTCATTTCTATGACTATGGAAATGCTTATGATGAACTTCAACTATAGAATGAAGTTTAATGGTAGAGGTATTCAATTAGACATTGCTAAGATGTGCCAAATGGCTTTTAGAGCTGGTGGTACTCAAAAGCATTATAATGATATAGATTATCCTCTTCCTAAGGAACTTATGAATCAATTAGCAGAAGATGCATTAGGTCTATGTATTAGAGATGGGGATATATTAAATGTAACTAGATTCTTACACTACGTTAACTCTCACTCTAGATTACCAGTATTATATAAATTTAATGCTGCTACTCATAATATGGAATACTTCCTCAAAGTACCACAGACAATTGTCCACATTAAGACAAATGAAATATCTATTGATGCAGGTAATGATATTGGTATGGCTAAGTCTGATTATGGCGTATCTTTTGATACCAATGTGAGATTCCCAACTCCTAAATTCTATGCTTATTATTCCTTAAAAGTTAGAGATAATATTCAATGCACTACTCTTGATAAAGCTTCTGCTTTAACTTCTTTGATGAATGCATCTAGAATTCCTCCTCATAATGAAAAAGGATGGCAATGGAATATTAAATCTGAATATGAGTTTACTGATGAAAAAGAAGTTCAAGATATTAAAGATGGTAAACTTATGAAGATTAAGTTTGATGGTTTAATAGGAGATCTTAGAGATATTATAGACTATACAAAATCTATAGCAATCTCTCCTGAAGTATTCTTAGATATTAAGATCTATAACTCATTTGAGTTTGTAGATACTGAAATTGATTGGATAAACTTCGAAATCAAATTTAAACAACCATTAAAATCCACAATGTGTTATTTTATAATCTATATAGATAATAATTACTTAAATGAACACTTGACTCAATTGAGAGGTTACATGGAACAACGTGTAAATCCTTCTCATAATGAAATAGGTCCAGAATTATCTCATGATACTAAAACTATGATTTGGTAAAATAACCCCTAGAGTCTAATATGACTCTAGGGATATCTTTTTCTAATAAATGATATAATTATATACTATAATAGTGTAGAGTATGAATAAACCCCCACATAGTAAGTACTCCTACTATGCGTTAATATACTAAAACACCCCTATTAATATATCACCACTCCACACCCCCCTTGATATATTAATAACTAACAACCAACAGTTCATACTCTACACCCCCATTTTATAGTTTACGACGTTTATCAGATAATTCCTTATGAGGTATAGAACCATTATGTAGCTAGAATGAATTTGATAAATTAAGTACTATAGATTAAGGCGCATATGCTTTAATCTAGAACATTAAAACAGGTTTTGTAGCCAAATTTAATAATTTTTTGTAATTTGTAAGGAGAAGTACAACAATGGCAGGAAAAGTTATTGATGTAAACATTGCAGAACAATCTCGGCAAGATTTACAAGACTATGCTATCTATGTAGCAAGAAACCGTGCTATCCCAGAAATGGTTGATGGTTTAAAACCAGTTATTCGTAGAATATTATGGTGTGCAGCAAATGACTTTAAAGGCCAAGGATTTATTAAGACTTCGAATATCATGGGTCAGGTTATTCGTAAATACAATCCACATGGCGATGCATCAGTTCAAATGGCGATCAGAAATATGATCAATGACTTTGCAACCAAATATCCTACAATGGAAGGATCTGGTTCTTGGGGTTCTAAAGCAAATCCTAATCCAGCAGCTCCACGTTATACAGAATGTAAAATTAGTAAATTTGCAGTAGATGTATTTGCTAGAGATATCTATGAAGATAGAAACTCTACAGACTGGGCTGATAACTATGATAAAAGAGCTGAAGAGCCATTATATCTTCCAGCAAGAATACCAGCATTGTTAGTATTAGGACAAGTTGGTATTGCCGTTGGTATTAAATCATCTATTCCATCTCATAATCTAGGAGAAGTAATCGATACTACTATTGCTTTGATGAAAGATCCTAAACATAAATTCTGCTTAATTCCAGATGAATGTATGTCTTGTGAATTATTAGATACTGATTGGCAAAAGATCAATGAAACTGGGAATGGTACTTATATTGCTCAAGGTATTATTGAGACTGGAGAATATCAAGGTCACCCAGCATTATTTATTAAATCCTTACCAGACTTTACTTATTTCGATTCTGTAAAAGATTCTATTGTAAAATTAGTAGAAACTAATAAGATGCCATATATCCATGACCATATCTCTAGAACAAAAACAGTTATGGTTAAAGGTGAACGTATTACAAACTTTGATGAAGTAATCACTCTTAAAAAAGGAACAGATCCTAACTTCGTTAAAGAATACTTATATGCTAATACAGCTATTAGACAAACACGTCAAGTACGTCTTATCGTAATCAAAGACAACAAACTTTGTTCTATGAATTATAGAGATTATTTGTTAGGCTTTATTAATTTCCGTCGCATGACAGTAACAAGACGTCTAAATTCTTTACTTCAAAAATATAAGACTTCTATTCATGAAAGAATGTTCTTATTACAAGTTCTCTCTAAGAAGAAAGAATTAGATGCTATCATTGCTACTATCCGTAAACAAAAGACTACTGATAATCAAGCATTGATTGACTTCATGGCTGATAAGTTAAAGATTACAAATCTTCAAGCTAAGTATTTATTAGAAACTGGATTGAATAGACTTACTGAAGGACATAGATTGCGTTATGAAAGAGAATTGAAAGAGCTTGAAGCTAAAGTAAAACAAATCATGGATATTCTCCTTCATACTAATAAGATTGATGAACTCATTATTCAAGAAATGCTAGAGATCAAAGCCAAATATAATACTAAACGTATGTGCCGAATCATTTCTAAATCTGAAGCATCTGGTATTGCACCTGGTACATTCAAGCTAGTATTTACTAAGAATAACTATATTAAGAAAATTGGTGAGAATGAAGAAGTAGGTTCTTTGAATAAAGATGAAGTAAACTTCGTTATCAAAGTAGAGAATGATGAAGATGTAATCATATTCTCTTCCATGGGCAAAGTATTCAAAATGCCAGTTCATAAAATCCCAATCGCAGCTAAAGGTTCTAATGGTGTAGATATTCGTGTACTAAACAAATATGCTACTTCTAATATTGCTTGTGCAGCCAGAGAATCCACTTTAAAGAAATTAGTTGATTCTAAAATGCATAACTATTTATTCACTGTAAGTAGAAAAGGGTTTATTAAGAAGATTGATATTGCTGATATCTTGACAGCTCCTCCATCTGGTATTATTTACAGTAAACTTGATGAAGGTGATTATATCAAAGATATTTTATTCGGCCCAGATAAGATGGATCTATTAATCTATTCTGGTTCTAAGGTTCTTCGTATCAGTTCTAAAGAAGTTCCATATTTAAAACGTTCTACAAAAGGTAATAGAGCATCAACTGCTTCTAGTCTTATTGATGGTATGAGCTTCGTATTGCCTCAAGCTACTAGTTTAATTGTAGTAACTAAAGATGGTTATGTAAATAAATTATCTTTAGATATTATTAAACGTTCTAACAGAGGTAAAGCTGGTATTAAAGTAATCAAACTTAAGAAAGATGATTCTATCTTAAATATCTGGCCTTGTGCGGAAGATGCAATATTGTTATCTTATCAAGGTAGAAAGAATGAAGAAATTCCAGTAGCTACTATTAAAGAAGGAAGTACTATTGGATCTGGTGAAAGATTATTGAAATCTCCAACTAGAGTTGTATTAACTTATCTTTAAGAATAACTAATTTAGGATATGGATTAATTTCCATATCCTAAATATTTTTTTGGTTATATACTATAATGGTGATGAGGTAGTAGTATACAACTGACATTGAACTACTCATAGTATAACTTTGTTTAAGACTCGATTTGGGTATATCATCGGTAGAAAACTGACTCCCTAATAATAGCTTTACGACCGATGATATGTGTAAAATTAAAAATATTATTTCATACTAATCCTAATACAAAATGCTAGTATGAGCTTTTCTCGCAACAAAATTTCTCTATTGTTTTTGTAGGTTGAAGTATGAACATGGTAGAGAAGCCTTTCTGAACAAATAATAAATATAACCATTAAAAGAAAGCTCATAATAGATTCTCACTGAAACTTTGTTAAAATAAAATCTATAACTGTATCTAACACTAAAACCAACAGTTATAGATTACAAATAACATTATTTGATATAATACTATGAGTCCCTTATAACAACAATTACAATCCAAACAAATCATATTATACTACTATCTCATCTTTCCCAATGAAACTCCTACTAGCTTCCCACTAGTAGGAGTATCTTCATTTTATTTCTCCTTATTAAAATAAAGAGGTACCCCTATACCTCTTTATTTTTTTTTATCAAATGCATAAATTGAGTATAGGAGACATTCATATAATTGGATAGGAGGTATGCTGAAACAATGCCTAAAAAACAAAATTTTAATACAGAAGCTATTCTTAAAGGAGTCTATCCTATTATAGAGAATAGTATGAATAAGAATATGATGGCATGGAAGAGATGTATGTCCAGCTTTATTCAAAAGAGAAATGAAATGCTCTTCGATACTATGCCTTGTGATAGAATCTTGTATAGAGATAATGATAAAGAAGAACTATATCAAGCTCTAAAGATTACTATGAATCAAATTAAAGAAAAGATGCAAGATACTTATTATGCTAGCATTCTTCACTTTAAACCGAACTCTGCTAAAGATGATCTAACTATAGTAGCTCTTTGCATTGTTAGATACTTTTCTTTAAAGAAAGATAAAAAGAATTTAGAATTAGCCAATATATACTTAGCTTTCTCTGCTAAGTTCTATCCATTGGTACACTATGAATTCTTTAAAACTGTAGCTCCGTCTAAATATAGACACGTTATGGAATACGTTATCAATAATAAGCTTTCTCAAAAGTTTGATTTAAAATCTAAGGGAAGCGTTATTGGTGCCGTAAAATCTATTAATGATACTTGGGCTAATTCTTATACGAAGATGCTTAAAGATTTTGATGATGAAGAAGTTGTATATGTGATAGAGCAATTATATAACCGCATCAAATCTTTTATGAAAAATATTGCTACTCTTTATTACGAAGCATATAAAAAGAGAGAATATATTACTTATGAAAAAGACCAAATCCCTGAAGAAGGATCTGGAGATAGTACTTTCAATCTAGCTACTAATGATTCTTTTAGATTGCAACAATATGTGGAAAAGACAATGGAAAGAATTAATACTTCTCAAGTAGATTATAAAACTTGTACTATGTGTGCAGATGCCAATGTAAAGACTGAAGAAGTTAGAAGTATCTTTGAAAGTATTTTCAATAATGGGAATAATGTCTCTCTTGTTAAAGAGTTAATCACTCTTATGATAGCATCTTATATGGTTCAAGCTACAAATAAAGACGTAGCTTCTATAGCCTTCTTTAAATTCTCTACTCAAGTAAAACCTAATACTAAAGATGAAACTCTTATTAGGATTAAAGATATTATTGAAGAGATGCTCAATGATAACTCTTTACAATACAGAAAGAGAAAGCATAGGGTTGCTACAAAATTATCTTATCAAAAAGCTTTCCTTAAATATTTTGCATTTATGATTATTAACGCTAATAAATAGAGGTATATGATGATTCCATTAAATGAAGTTTACTTCGGTAAAACAAATGAAGTTCTTTGTATTGAAGATCTTCTTATGAAACTCAAAAAGAAATATGCTAAAGATCAACCTTTGAAAGATTACAAAACTTTCAAAACTATGGTGAAAGACCCTATTCTGAAAACTATTGAAAAACAAATCGGTGAAGCATTTGGTTTCAATGGTGTAATTCTTACAATCAATCCAGATCCTACAATCAATGCTTACACTATTCCATTTGTATTAGATAGAATGAGTGATAAAGCCTATGACACGAATGACAAAGAACATGAGTTGGATAATCTTAAAAACTACGTTTCCATAACTTCTCGTGGAGCTAAATTCGATAAAAAGAAATTCCCTGTAAATCTTTTAGTTTGTTTAAATCTTGGTGCTATCTTTACTAGCTATATTACTATTCCAGAATTGATGTCTTTCATCCTTCATGAAATTGGTCATACATTCTCCAAAGCTATTTTAGATAGAAATACTAAGTATGGTAAAGTAGATGAAAAGTTTGCAGATCAATTTGCTGCAATGTATGGATACTCTTCTGAATTATCATCCGCATTTACTAAACTTGGACCTCAAGAGTACAAGATTACAAAAACTCTTAAACAAGTTCCTATTGTAAATATCTTAGTAGGTATTGGTAAGATTATGGATGATCTTTCTATGAGAGCAAATATCTATGATCCTCATCCTTCTAATCGTAAACGTGTTATCTATCAAATCGAACAAATTGAGCATGAATTGAAGAATACAAAAGACCTAGATCCTAAGATTCGTAAAGAATTAGAAGAACAATTGGAAATTTGTAAACAACAACTAGACAAGTTCGATACTCCTACTGAAGATGATACTGTAGCAGATAAGATGCTTAAATACTATAATAGAAACCTTACTAAGTATCATGCTGGTGAAAAAGATACTGATGAAGTAGTTGGTAAATATGGTAGTACAGATTTAATCAATCAACGTCTTGAAGTTCTTATGAGAAGAAGAAAGAAGAAATAGTCTATGGCAAATATCAAAGAAGCTAGAAAGAAAGTAGAAGAAAGAATCTACAAAGTATTTGATATGATCGATAAGACTGGTGCTAATACGGAATATTACAAAGCTAAGTTTGCTAAGATGAATGATAAACAATTCTATGATTTCTTTGATCAAGACTTTCCTTTAAAATTCCAATCCAAGGTATTTGAAAACGATCCAAAGATTGATCAGATCATGGATGCTTTACATTATATCAACGTACCAGTTGAAGAAAAAGTTAGTATGCCTTTCTTATATAGAAATAAGGATGGAGTTCCAGTTAAATCTCAGAATGTATTAGTTCTATACATGACTTTGAAGAGATTAAAACAAATGGTTCAAAAGAAAACTGGTTATTCTGTTAATATCTCTAAACGTGATTATAGAACTGGTTTGCTTATTGATACTGATAAGAATGGTAACTCTACAGATAGAGAATTTGAATCTATGGTAACATTAGATCTACCAGATACAATGAAAGAACTTGCAACATATCGTGCTGATGCTATGAATGCTAAATCTAAGTTCTATAATCAAATCAATACAACAGGTATGGTTAGCCAGAAAGATGTTCCTGTAGAGAATGATGACTCTCTTGCAAGAAATCTTATCTCTTCCTACTTATTAGGTGCTCATATTAATTCTAACTTGGTTAATACTGAAGACTACTTACCTAGAACTCTTAAGAAACGTAACACTGAACAATCTGGTCTTAAGAGGGAAGGTTAATTTTCAGTATAAATATATACTATAATAATGAGATTAGATTATAACTAAATAGGATACAATAGAATAATCAATCTCATTCTAGGTTAGATTTAAAAGGAGGAATCAAAATGTGCAAAGAAAACGAAGAAAAAGTTTATTCTTTAACAGAACAAGGTGATTTTGGTTGTGGGGCAACTGAATTATCTAAAGAAGACGCTGATAAAGTTAAAGAACAACAAAAAGACAAACAATAAAATATTATTTTTAAGCAATGACTATAATACTCACTCATAGCATTCATTGCTATGAGTGATTGTTTTGACTAAGAAAGGATGGTTGAATTTGTAATGGAATATAAAGAAATGAGACCACAAAAGACTAAGATAAGAAAAAAGAAGAAAGATAAAAAAGCAGCAGCAATAGTATTGGGATTCTTGCTATGCTTTGCAATTTCTATTATAGCTAACATTTATTGTGTTGCTAAGATTCGTTATTTAGAAACTCAAGTAGGAGAAGTGTCTTTAAATGTAGATAAGAACTCAGAAACAACAAATGCTATATTGAATACTCTAAATGATATGAAGACAGAACAAAAAGAGTCTAATAAGAAACAGCAAGATAAATTAGACAAGATGCAATATTTAAGACAAGTATCTATTTCAAATTTAAAGTCTAGTGGTCTTAATGGAGATACAGACCTAGCAGCTAATAAGATTATTACAACAGATGATATGAATAAAATCATCGATAATTATGCCTCCCACGTTTCAGGCGGGACAAAATTTCAAGGGCATGGAGATATTTTCGTAAAAGCATCTAAAGAATCTGGGTTGAACCCTATTTATATTTTTGCTCATGCAGCTATCGAATCTGGTTTTGGTAATAGTATCCTTGCCAATGACCGTCATAACTATTTCGGTATAAATGCTGTTGATGCAGATCCAAACCAAGCTCATTCTATGGGATCCAATATGGAAGATGGTATCATAAATGGAGCGAAGTGGATCAAATCTAACTATTATGACAAAGGGTACACTACATTAAATAGAATGAAAAGCGGCGGGTATGCTACAGATCCTAATTGGATTGCTAAAATTACTAGTGTCGCTAATAATTCAATTTCATACCTTTAATCCTAATTTAGTTATGGAGGTTAGCCAATGTTAAATGCTAAATTTATTGGTGTAGGTGCTGCTGGTAATAAAGCAGTAATTCGTTTATTAGAAGATGGTATCATTCAAGATAATTCTTGTTTACTTTTGAATAGTACTCTTGCAGACGTTCCAGAAAAGTATAAAGAATTTGCTATTGAATTCGGTGATACTAAAGGTTGTGGTAAAGAACGCGACCTTGCAAAAGATATGATTATGGATGCATTAGCAGATCATACAGTTAATCTTGATGCATTAATGGATCCAGATGATCGTATGGTTATCATTGTATCTTCTTCCGAAGGTGGTACTGGCTGCGGTGCTTCTTCTGTTATTGCAAGATATATGAAAGAAGTAGTTGGTGCTAACGTGCAATTATTCGTATTTACAGGTTTTGAAGATGACGTTCGTGGTCTTAAGAATACTGTAGATTGGTTCCATGATCTTTCTGAAGATTATATCGTTCAAGCTATTTCTAATAAATCTTTCTTAGAAGAAGCTGAGGGTAATCGTAAGAAAGCAGAAGAATTAGCAAATAGAGAATTCTCTAAACGTATCTCTACTCTATTAGGTCAAAATATTATTGCATCTGAAAATAATATTGATGATACAGATCTTTATAAGATTGATACAACTCCAGGCTTTATGACTATTGAACACACTGTATTAAATAAGATTCGCAGTGTAGAAGATTTTAATAAAGCATTGGAAAATATGGTGCTAGACACTCATAGCTTAGATAATGAACGCTCTGCTAAACGTATTGGTATCATTATTAACTGTGGTGAAAAGACTCAAGGTTTTATCGATCAAACCTTTGATGTTCTTAAAAAGAAATATGGTACACCATATGAATTATTCTTACATATTCAAAATTATCATGATGAAGAATATGTAGATATCATTGTATCTGGTATGAAGATCCCATATGATGATATCAAGAATACTTATAATAAGTATAAGAAACAAATGGAATCTATTGATATGAATCAAGATAGATTCTTCAAACATAGTTTCGATACTTCTGCTGCTAATACTTTAGATATGAATTCTAAGGTTAAACGCTTTACAGAAACTGATACTAGAAAACTAGCAGCTTCTAGATCTAACTTCTTCAGCAAAATGGGTAAGAAATCCGAACCTGCTGGGAAAGATAAGGAAGTTTCTGACGAATTATAATATCTATTTGGAGGACTAGAATGATAGATGAAGATAACTTCTATGCAATTAGTAATACTCTAGTAGATTCTGGTCCAACTATATTAGCGAAACGTCTGAGTAACCTTGATCGGTTACCAGACGAGTTCGCATATAGACTGGTGAAACAAGAGTATAAATCTTTTTTATCTTATATCGACAGATCTGAGGAGTTAAATTTTCTCAAATCTAATAGTAGATTTTTAACTTATCTAATCCAAGTATGTATGGAAGAAACTCTTAGTTATGAAGATCGTATCTATTGCAATAATATGATCTACAACATGTTTCCAGTAAACCAATATATTGCTAAGCTGTATACTTTTTTGAGTACTGTTGTAAATAACAATATGACTCATAAGATTATTAATAATTGTGAATTTAATCAAGTATCATCTTCATATATTGCAGTAGCTAGAAAATCTTCTTTCAGACAAGATGAAAATATTATTAGATTAAATTCAGCTATTATTTGTATAGGATTAGATCCTTCTAATAATATTTCTGTAGATAAGATCATTAAATTATTTAGCACTATCTATACTAATATAAGAGACTTAACAGAGTTATTCTTGAATATTCTTAAAGATAATTATGTTTATCAATCAGATGATGATTGGATTACTCCAGAAGTAATCTATATTTCTAATTGTATAAATAGAGCAATTCTTACTATTATAGAATCTCAACCAGAACCTATTATAGAGGAAATGATGCTAAGAGCATACAATATGATTAGTATTGAATCATTAGATCATACAGATCTAAGATTTAGCTTAAAGGATATTGATAAAACAATGTATCCTAAGATTATATCTGTCTTAAACAACTTAACTAAAAAAGAAATATACTTTAATTTCTAATAGCAAGGGTTTAATTACCCTTGCTATTTTTCTTTTGTAGAAACTTATAGAGTTTGAGACACAATATTATATTCGCAAATATTGTGTGAATTTATAGAGGAAATTAAGCAAGAAATGTAAGGAGGAAACGAAATGGCTGAAACAAACAGCATCTTAGAGCAAATGTTTAGAGACAAAGTATCTAAGATGGATTACAGTATGAGCCAAGAAGCCAAAGAAGATACAGGGTATCCTACTGGATTTTTAAACTTTGATTATCTTAATGGCTTCATTAACGATCAAAAAACATCTGATGGCGAAATGAAACAATACTTCGTATTGGGTATCACAGATGGTTCTTATAATGTATTAATTGGTAATACAGGTTGTGGTAAATCTACACTTGTAACACAAATTGCTGCTAATATTGCTAGACAATTTAAAACTACTACTATCTTTGAAGATAATATTGAAGGCGGTATGACTACTGCTCGTCGTAGATCTTTGTCTGGATTCTCTTTGGAAGAATATAATAAAAGATATATTGTTCGTAATACAGGGGTTACAGCAGAAAACTTTTATGAACGTATTAAAATGATTCATGACTTAAAAGTTGGAAATCCTGAGAAATTTTTATATGATACTAAGAGAAATGATGTGTATGGCAACCCTATTATGAAATTAGAGCCTACCATCTATATCCTAGACTCTATCCCAATGCTAATGCCTAAAGAATATGCAGATGATGATGAATTAGCTGGAAAATCTTCTGGTGCTGCTACTGCTCAAATCTTAACTCGTATCTTTAGACAAATCATTCCACTTCTCAAAGAAGCTAATATCATTCTCTTTGGTATTAATCATATCTTAGAAGAAGTTCAAATGACAATGTTCCCTAAAGCAAATCCTGTTCCTTATTTGAAACAAGGTGAACGTTTACCTAGAGGTAGATCTGCTACTTATGTAGCTAATAATATCATTCGTTTAGATTCTAAAACTAAACTAAAAGCTGACGAAGGATATAAAGTAGAGGGTTCTATCGTAGAAATCTCTTTAGTTAAATCCCGTTCTTCTGGTAAAAAACTTGGAGCTAGATTAGTATATGATTTTGCTAATGGTTTTGATCCATGGTTGTCTTTGTTGGAAGACTTAAAAGCGAACAAACTCATCTATGGTGGTGGGGCATCATTATCATTTGATATAGATAAGGTTCATAAATTCTCTTATGGCACTTTTAGAGAAAAAGTCTTATCAGATCCTGAATTCAGAGGAGCTTTCTTAGGGGTAGTTCTTGATCGATTGAAAAAGATTCCACAACCTATTCAATTAGCAGAAGAATCACACACTGATGAATTGTTATCTTCGGATGCTCTCTACGAGGTCTAAACAATATATCGGCTATATACTATAATTATGAGGCTATTCTCTCTCTAGCCTCATAATTGTTTTCTTTAATTATAGGAGTGGAAGAAAAATGAAGAATGTTAGTATTGAATGCGAGTTCATAACCATCGAGGAATTAAGGGAAAAATGTGAGAACGGTTTAAAAGACAAATTAACTAGTTCTGAATTGGAAAAAATGAATAACTACAAAACAGCCACATGTTTATGCATTCCATTAGAAGATGAATGCTCAGATTATTCAGACGACGATTCAGTGGATGATAAGCTGAAACTTTTGATTGTCTCAGGGTCTAAAGACAATACAACTTTCCAATCAATCTCGAATGGGTTACGGGGGACGAAAACAATTATTTCTAATATCTATCCTGATAGTGAAGCTACTCTCCTTCATATCATGGTAAACTATTCTTACCTATTCGATTATATCGAATCTATCTCTAAGGAAGATATTAAGATTATGATTGGTCTCTTATATGATAACTACAACACTCGCTTGGTATTAATCTAAAATTAAAGAAACTTAGGGGATTTTCATATGAAAACAACTAACACAACCTTGAGTCTTGCAAAAGACATTGAAGCAATTGAAAAGCGATTGCCGAACCACGAGTATACTCTTTGTAAAGGTTTGAAACAACCTTTTAACAACACAAACTCTGGTTCAAGAAAAATCATGCAAGGTATTCAAATGGAGCAAATTGCTCAGTTGTTAGAACCAGAAGTACCTATTGTATCTACTGGATATGAAAACCAATTTGGTGAACTCAGCTCTAATTTTATTAGGGCTGAGCATAACTATAAGGTTATTGCCAAGATATCTAAATTTAGCAATGATCCTAATAGACGCTATTGGTTAATTCTATACAACAAAGCTCTAAACGAATTAACTTGTATCGAACGTATTGATTACAAGCATATTACAGAATTTTATGGTTACATCTATAACAACGATTATTTAGACAGCCTCACTCCTGGCAAAACCATTCACAAAGGCGATGTGATGAAGAAAACAATATCTTATGATGAATATAATAATCGTGCCGAAGGTGTAAACTTGTCCACAATGTATGTGGCTTGTGAGTACGTTAAAGAAGATCCTATTGTTATTAGTGAATCTGCATCTAAACGCTTTATCACGCCATTAATAGATAAAGTAGAAGTAAAGATTAATGATAATGATATTCTTCTAAATCTCTATGGTAGAGACAAAGAATACAAAACATTCCCAGACATCGATGAAGATGTAAAGAATAATATTCTTTGTGCTGTTCGTAGAGAACTCAAAGATGAAGAAGCTTTATTTACTCAATCTTGGGAAAGATTGAAAACTACTATGATGAATGATAAAGAATACATTGTAGAAGGTAAAGTTATCGACATCGATGTTTATTGCAACAATCCTGAGAAACTAGAAAACTCTCTTTATAATAATCAAATAAAAAGATATTATGATGAGACTATTAGATTCTCTAAAGAATTTGTTGCTGCAGTAAATCCTTTGATCTATGATCAAACTACTGGAGAAAGAAAAGATATTAATATATCTTACGATCTTCAAAAGATGTTGTATAATTGTGATGCAGTTGTACATGGAAAACAATATATCAGTGAAAAGGTTTTCAACAATATCACTATGGTTGTTTATATTCAACAAAATAAACCTCTTCACAGTGGTGATAAGATTACAGACAGATATGGTGGTAAAGGTGTTATCTCTAAAGTAATGCCTGACTCTATGATGCCTCATTATTTAAGAAATGGTAAATGGGTACCAGTAGATGTATTATACTCTATGAATACTTGTATTAACCGCTTGAATGATGGTCAGTTATTTGAAACTTCTGTAACTTATATTGGATGGCAGTTATTAGAATATATCGGTGCTCAGATGGATGCGAATGCTATGAATTATGATCAAGCATTTGCATTAATCCACCGATATATAGAATTGCTCAATCCAGAGCAAGCATATTTTTTAGCTGAGCAGTTCCAATTTACTTATGATAAGAATGATATGGATTTTGAAGATAATGAATATAAGAGAAATCTCTTTATTCAACAAATGCTTCATGAAGGAAAGATCTTGTTATCTCTAAAACCTATTTCTACAGGAATGAGTATTGATCTTTTAACTCAAATCTATAATGCATTCCCATTCATTAATAAACACTGCAATGTATGTGCTCCTGTAAAAGATTCTAATGGTAAATACAGAATGGTTCTTACTAGAAGAAAACTTGTTATTGGGTTTAAATATATTTCTAGATTAAAACAATTAGCAGAAGAGAAGTTCTCTGTAGTATCTTTAGCTTCTACTAATATTAGAAATGAAAACTCTAAATCTAGAATGAGTAAAGTCCATAATGCTAAGTTTGCTTCTACTCCAGTAAGAATCTTTGGTGAAATGGAATCTTCTACTATTACAGCACATCTTGGTGTAGAGAAGTTCTATCAAGAATTTATGCTTAACTCTTCAAGTCCTAAAGCAAGACGTTCTCATAAGAAACTTCTTACAGGAAACCCATTTGATTTTGATATTGAGTTAGATGAAGATGCAGAATCCCAATCTGCTCAAATACTGCATGCTTATCTTAAAGAACTTGGCGGTAGATTTAGATTTATCAAATTATTCAAACACATTCGTCATCCTATGTTGAGAAATGTGGTTGATATCTTACCAAGAAAAGCTAAGTTTGTAGTAGACGTTCTTGATGAGGATACTAGAACTAAATATAAATCTGCTGAAGATTATAGAAAGAGAGTTCTTAATAAACAAAAACCTGAATCAAGAGAAACTAAAGAAGTCATTAGAATCATTCCTGGTCTCTATGAAGAGAATGTTCGTAATAGAGAATATGATGAAAAGCTTAGAAGACTTGGTTTAAAAGACTAAATAACAATATACAATAATAATGTAGTAGAGATTAGGTTCTCTACTACATTTTATTTTGAAAGAAAGGAGGAATGTATATGAATTCAGATTTAATTAATATTTATAATCAAATACTTACTGGAAATCCTATTGTTCCAGATAATATAAGACAAATCATGATAGATAAATCTATGGAATGTATAAATAAACAGAAAATAGAGCAATCGGATTATGATGATATTATGCTTATCATTCAAATATCTAATGCTTTATATAATAATGGAGCTAATATCACATTACCACTAGATGATCCTATTTATGATGCATTGATAGTACTTTGTAAAGTACAAGGACTTCAATATCCTGTAGGAGCTCCTCCTATAGTATTTAATGTAGAACCAGTTGCTAAACAGAATTATGATCTTTTAGAAACTGGAGACAAAGGTCCTAAAGAAGTAGTAAGGGTTATACCAAACAAAGATAAGATGATGTATTTCCATCCTCTTACTAGAAATTATACCCTTCCAATAGAAGAGGACTTTATAGTTCATCATGACAGTACTTTGGTTAAAAAGAAGTCTAGAAATGTTTCTAGCAACTACAATATGTGTGGCACTCTTGATAAATGCAAGTATACTCTTAAAGCTGATGCATTAACTGACGGAGTTCTCGATGATAGAACCGTTCAAATATTTGAAAGAGATTTCCTAGGAGCTCATGTAGAGCAAGGTATCATAAATCCAGGACATATCAAACTCATAGCATCTCTTAAATATGATGGTGTATCTGTAGAAGAAGAGGTTGCTGGTCATAAGATAACATTTGCATGTACTAGAGGAGATACTTCTAATAATGAAGCATCTGATCTAACCCCAATCTTAGGAGGAATGGAATTTCCTAGAGCTAAAGGTATAGTAGATGAATCCGAAGTATTCGGTATTAAATTTGAATATATCGTTACTGAAAATAATCTAAAACGTATTGCTCAAGACTTTGGAAAAACATATGCAAATCCTAGAAATGGTGTAATAGGTTTATTAGGTGGATTAGATGCTAGAATGTATAGAGACTATTTAACTCCCATTCCATTAGAATCTTCTTTAAATATAGATAGATTGGCTGAATTGGATTTCTTAAATAAATTCTATACTAAGAATATCTCTATGCGTCATGAAGTAATAGAAGGAGATTATACCCAGGTATTATTCATGGTTAGTCAATTTGTAAAGAACGCAAATGAACTAAGAGACTATATGGGTTTCCAATATGATGGTGTAGTTATAGAATATGCAGATGAATCCATTCGTCAAAGATTAGGAAAAAGAGGAGCAGTTCCTAGATATGCGATAGCTATCAAATTTAATCCATTAAGAAGAGTATCAACATTTACCCACTATACTTATTCTGTAGGACAAGATGGCAGAGTAGTTCCAATGGCTCACTTTAGACCAGTGGAATTCTTTGGTGCTATTCATGATAAGACTACAGCTCATTCATTAAAGAGATTCTTAGATCTTGGATTAAGATGTGGTGATAAGGTAAATCTTACTTTAGTAAATGATGTAATTGTATATATTACAAAAGCAGACGATAGAGCAAATGATACAAATCCTAATCCATTAGAAGAATTCCCAACGAAGTGTCCTTGTTGTGGATCTGATCTTATAATCACAGATTCTGGTAATAGTGCTATTTGTCCTAACTTCTTCTGCCCAGAAAAAGTTATAGGAAGATTAACTAATCTATTTAAGAAACTCAATATAAAAGACTTCTCTAGTGAATCTATTAGAGCTTTAGGAGTTAAGTGGTTAAGAGAACTATATCAACTTCCTAAAGAAGTAGTTATAGATAAACTTGGAGAAGCTAATGGTATTAAGTTCTTACAACGATTAGAAGATATGAGAACAACCAAGTTCCCAGATTATAGAATCCTAGGTTCTATTGGGTTTACATCGATAGCATCTGAAACTTGGAAGATCATATTGAAGAATGTAACTTTAGAAGAGTTATTATTGAATACTGATAAAGTTTTAAATAATATATCTGCTGCTAAAGGTATTGGTACTAAGACTGTAGAAACTATTAGAAATGAAATAGAATTATTCCGACCAGATATAGAGTTCATCTTCAATAACTTCAATATCGAACGTACTATTGTTGGCGAAGAAGATAATAAAGCACAAGTAAGATTCTCTGGATTAAGAGATCATGGTTTGGCTAATAGATTTAATGAAGCTGGTTTTGATGCTAGAGAAGATGCTGGTGTTACTGGTAATACTGCTATATTAGTAGTACCATATATCGGATTTGAATCTGGTAATGTAACTAAAGCATTTAAAGCTAAAGAAAAGAACTATAAGAAATCTTCTGGTCTTACTATTGAAGGCGGTATTAATTATACAAATCTTCAAAGCTTTAAAAATTACTATCCATTTATTATGACACCTGATGAAGCAGATCAGTTTCTTAAGGTTAATTATAGAAAGTAATTAAAATTGATATAGTGTATGACTAATTCGTAACCTTTAAATTGGTTATACACTATAATTCTGATATCATCCCGACGGGGTTGATTATATAAAAGATCTTTTATTATAATTTTTAGGAGGACTCTTAAATGAAGAACTATCTTGAATCCAGCATCCCAATGCAAATTATGAAAACTTTCACTTCCCGTGATTATGGCTGGAATGACTTCGTATCTGAAGCATGCATCAAAACATTGTTTGAAGGTGCTGCTATCTTCTTAGGTAAAAACAAATCTAAAGATACTCCAGTAGCTTTGGTATTCAAAGATGCTAATGACAAATTCCATTTTGCAGCATATGTTCAATTCCATAAACAAGAAGAAGAAGGTGCCGATGAAGGCTCTTGGACTTTGAATTATACTTTCAATGAAGAAGATATTGATGTTAAATGGAAAGTATACACATTCCCAGAATCCCAAGCAGCTTATGCAGTAATTGCTGATCATGGTCATGATGAATATGGTTTGGTATTCAAATTCATGCCTAAAGATGATAATGGTAATATCTGTGAAGGCTCTGCTCAAGAATTGTTCTGTACAATCTTAGACGTAATCTTTGATTATATGCGTTCCAACGTATCCATTGATCCTGTATTGGAATTCACTAACTTATTCACTATGACTGGTGAAATTGCTGGTAATAACGTATACATCGGTATCGAACCATCTGAACATTTGAAACAACATGTAAAAGATGACTCTGGTGTTGCTTCTAACCAAGAACTTCCTGAACGTGCTTAATTCAAATAAACAATATTTGAGAAGAAGAAAAGAAGGAGATTTATTATGAAAGTAACTCATACAGTTCTTCATTTAGAAACAGAACAAGAAAAACAAATGTTAATCAAGGCTGTTGCTAGAGAAATAGTTGATAAAGCAGCTGTAGCATCTGTTGATGATGGTTATGAAGCTGAGTTGAATCAAATTCCTCAATTCACACAACCTACTCCTGTTGTAATTTCTGAAGCCGAATTAGAAGATATTGAGCATATTGAGCCAGAAGTTTGTACTTGTGATCATTACGAAGATGATCAAGAAGAGGAGACTCAAGGACCTATTAGAACTCTTACTTCCTATCTATTCAAACATAAAGACAGTGATAGAGTAACTCCTGTATATGTATCTAGAGTTGAAGAACCTGTCGACGAAGATGTTAGAGAAGCCAAAAAAGAAGCAGCTTTAAAACTATTCAAGTTGCTTGCTCAAACTCCAGGTAGAGAAGAGGATAGAAGAATTTCTAGTAAAGATATGATACCTCTAATTGTAGCTAATAGAATGGCTCAGCCAGCTCTACCAGAAGAAGAAGATCATATTCATACCTTTACTTCTAACAAAGGTCATAGAATTGATATCCCAGAATCTTTAGTTCAATATATTAAGAACGAACATTAATAAATCTACAGAAGATGGTTGAGAGGAATTATCCTCTCAACCTATATCTGTCTATTAAGTTTTTAATATAATTTTTTCAGATGGGATGTTAGTACTATGAAAAAAATGAAGATAGGTAAAAGAATCTTAGACGTAATGGATCAGGATGATTTTATAAGAAGATCTATTTTGAATCCACAAATCTCTAAAGATCTTGCCGAAGATACAGCTGTTGTATCTGGGAATACAGTATACCCTGTGAATACTAAATTTACTAGAGATATGGTTAATGTTTATGATGCTGGTCCTGTTTTAGTATATTCTAATCCAGAAGATATTAATCATGAAGAATATGATGCTAAGAATATCATCGATTTTGAGAATGTAGAGAATCTTAGAGATGCTATAGAAAAGCAAGCTAAATTAGAACAACAAGAACGTACTATTCTAATTTCTGCAAACAATATCTATACTCCTATTGTTAAAGAAGAAGATACTCCAGAAATGGCATTGTTTAAACAAGCAATCGCTAAGAAGTCTATAGATATTGAAAATTACAAACCTAGATTTGGTTCTGATTATTCTAATGACCTTCGTGGTTTAGCTGGTCATAGTATTACTTTCTTCAAGTTAAAAAGATTCTGTGATATATTTGATATTAGAGCTTCTGTTACATTTGAAGATAAGAAGAATGCTCCTAATCCTATTGGAGAAAAACTCACAACCTGTATAAATGATACCATTGATTAACAGGAGGAGAAGATGAATCAAAGAGAATTTATCTATAATTATGCAAATAAATATAGAGAAAAATTCAATACAGAATTGTTTGGTAGATCAGATGATTTAATCATCTACTACTTACAAAATATAATCAAGTCTACTGAACGTGAGATGGGTGTTAATGGGTATTTCACTATTAAGGTTCATAACTTCACTGTTGTAGATGATTATAAGCAAATTATTGATATCTTACAACAATACCAAGCAAATGCTATTAGTAAATCTTCTAAGATGAAAGCTTCTACAGACAATCGTTATGATTTCATAGATTTAAAAGAGTCTGACTTAAGACTACTAATCGTAACTTATTATATTGAAGCAGCTGATGGTAGAGAAATGTTTGATATTATCATTGCAGTTCCTAAAGTAATAGAAAAGTTCTACTTTAAGATCAATGGCAATGTAAGATCTGCAATGTATCAAATCGTTGATGCATTTACATACAACAATAGAACATCAAACCATAAATATGATATGGTTACAGTAAAATCAGCATTCCAACCTATTCGTGTATATAGACACATGAATGAATTGAGTGATGTAAGAGAGAATAAAGTATATGCTGTAACTTATGATGCAGATATCTTCAAGAAATCTGTTCCTATGGTAAAATATATCTTTGCTGAAATGGGATTGATTAGAGGGCTACAATTCTTAGGATTAGATCAATTTGTTAGAATTACAGACACAGATCCAGACGATCCTAATTGGTATACATTCTTACCTAAGAAGACTAGTCAAATCTTTGTAAGCTGTCCTAAATCTATTTTGCATACCAATCCAGCACTACAACATGTAATGGTTGAATTATGCAATGAATTCCCAAGAAAGTTTGCTACTATTCCATTTATCTTTTCTAGAGAATTCTGGTTAGATTCTTTGGGGAGAAAGTTCAATTTGAGCACACCTAGAAACAAAGGTATCTCAGTATTAACTTCTCTTAAACTTATCTATGATAGAACTACTGTAGAAAAGATTAGGCTCCCAGAAGAAGATAAGAATACTATCTTTGCTATATTAAGATGGGTAATGTATGAATACAATTCCCTATTAACTAAAGATAATCTAGATATTTCTATTAAGAGATTGAGATGCGAAGAATATATTGCATCTTTATATGCTCCAAGATTATCTAAAGCAATCTATGCCTTATCTGATATGGGTGAAAAAGTAGATATTAAGTCTGTTAAGAAACGTCTTAATACAGATCCTATGTTCTTGATTAATGAGATTACAAATTGTAACCTTGTTAACTTTAGAGATATTACAACAGATAATGATTCATACCTTGCTTTGAAGTATACTTATAAAGGGCCACAAGGTATTGGTGAGTCTGGTAATAATGCAATTCCAGATGTATATAGATATTGCCATACTTCCAATATCGGTATAGTAGATATGTCTGCATCATCTCCTACAGATCCTGGTGCTACTTCGATGATTGTACCATTGATCCATATGCAGCCTAATGGATACTTTAGAGAAGACCCTAAATCCAAAGAACCTAATACTTGGAGAAAGGGATTGGAAAAACAATACAAAGAATTCAAAAAGGAAAATCCATTAAAAGAAGTTGTAGAATTCAACAAGAAAATTTTCCAAGAACCAGATTATTCCGTTCCAGAATTACAACTTAAGGATTTCCATAAATAATATATTTCGAGGATAGCGCTAGTCGTTATCCTCGATATTTTTTTACTAATAAAAATGACACTATGAGTAAGCACTAAAATAAGGAGGATAAGAAAATGCTTCTTACAAAATCTGACATACCTTCAATTAGTCCAGTTTCTGCTAGACCAATTCCAGCTCCAAATAGAATTCCTATTACTGAAGAAGAGAATAATATTTTAGATAAGATTACTATCTTCTTAGGTGGAACATGCAATGGGTCTAATTGGAGAGATAAACTTATCCCTATGCTAAGTAATAAATTTGAACCATTTAATCCAGTTGTAGATGACTGGAATGAAGAAGCTCAACAAAAAGAGATATACCATAGAAACAATGATGATTTTGTTTTATATTGCATCACTCCTATGATGACTGGTTTTTATGCTATTGCTGAAATGATTGATGATATGAATAAACGTCCTCTTAAGACAATCGTATGCTTCTTATATGAGGATGGAAATGGAAGACATGAATTTACTATTCCACAAATAAAATCAGTAGATGCCGTTTTAAAAATGCTTAAAGATAATCATGTTCCAGCATTTACATCTTTAGAAGATTTGGCAAATTATTTAAATATTATTGTAACTGAAGGGAGGACTAATTATAATGGCTGATGAAAGTTATTACATGAGATATTGGGTTTATTCTAGAGCTCAATTAGAACAACAGATGAAAATTCATAATGTAAGAAATGTATCTGATCTTAGACTGAAAAAGATCGTAGTAAATGGAGTTGCTAAACCATTTACTTGTGAATTGAAATCTATGAAAGATTCTAAGTTCTCTGATTCAATTTTAGTTGCTAAAGGTGACAAACGTATAATGCAGATTATACAATAAATAGAATTGGAGAAATGATAATATGAAAGAAGTAGTAACAACTAATGAGTTTGGAATATGCCCTAGATGTGGTAGAAATTTAGTAATGCTTCAATCAGAATACCGCTTATATGGGCTAACTGAGATAGGTACTTATCCTAATAAGCTTCTTAAATCGCAAGAGGATATACAGTATGCTTGTCCTTGCGGATATCGCTCTGTAAGAAAGAGAACTATGGATGGGATATATCCATCTAATTATTATAAGATTACAGAAGAGGAAGAAAGAATGGCTAAGGGTAAAGATGACATTAAAATACTCGGATATATTGACGAGGATTAGTGTTATTTTTATGAAAGGAATATTATGGTAAAATTTTTAATTTTTCTTCCATTACAAATCCTTAGCATGATCTTGTGTTATCTTACAAATTGGATTGTAGTCTTATTTGCAGATGAAGATGGCGAACTAAAAGGTTTATGGCACCTATGGCAAACTTGGGACGATAGTGTTGATAATAAATACTTCGTCCTAAATCAAATTCCTAAAATCTTTAGATATGACTTTGATAAGTATAATAAAGAATATAAGGGTGGAGAAGATAAGTATGGTAGAAGAAGATATTATGTGAAAAATCTTAAACCATTGCCACTTAAAGATCGTATCAAAAGATATTTCTGCCGTGTAGGTTGGTTAAATAGAAACTGTGGATATGGATTCGCATTCTATTTATTAGGTACTTGGGTAGATAATAGAAAGATGATTTATAATGACTCTACTAAGTATAAAGAATATAGTGGTCATGAAAAGGGATGGAGATGGTTATTTGATAAACCATTTGTATGGAAATCAGATAGACCTATTACCAAACATCTTCAGTTAAATTGTTTTATTGGATGGAAAGCATCCAGAGAAATCAAAGGAAGACATAGAGCAATGATTGCAAATCGAATTGCTGTAAGAATCAGAAAGAACAAATAGCCGTACAGTTATATACTATAATAGTGAGTAGATCATAGCGATCTACTCACATTCTTTTGTTTAAATTAAAGGAGATTTATTATGAAAAAAATAATTGATGGAACGACTTTAATAGAGTCAGTAAATGCCATGCAGACACATGCGATAGGTTGTATGATTTCTGCGATTATACGTTCTGTAACTGATAAAGAGCATGTAGATCCAGAATTGAAAAATGTAATTTCTGAAATGGGAGAATTTACAGATGATCTTTTTAAATATATTGTAGGATTGAATAGTAGATTTAATGAATCATTTTCAGATCCTGAAAAAGGAACTGTTATTATGAAAGAATCTATTTCTCAATTTGTATTTTTAGAAGATAAAGGATTTAGATTGGGAAGAAGTGAGAATGGTGATAGATTCTTATTAATCCCATTATGGTTATTATACTTTTTACCAGATCATTATAATCTACTAAAATTTAGTGTAACTTTTACTTATAATACTTATAGTATGATTATTGATAAAAATAAACATGGAATAATTATTGATTCTTATGAGGATATCGAAAGAAAAGATATAGATATAGAATCATTCTATGTGGCTCTTCCAAATTATGGTATATTCTTAGGTAAAGCTTAAAAGGAGATATAATTATGCATCAATCTATTAAATCAACAGACCCATTCTCTTTTGCAAATATATTTGTAACAGAATTGAACCGTATCAATTCTATAAATAATATTCAAAAACATTCTGCTATTAGAGAATCTATTCTTACTATCATAGAATCAAAATTTGGTAATAAGATTCTTAATAGAGAAGAATGTCTTATGAGACAAGATAAATTAGATTATAATGAGTTTAATTTCAAGAACTCTAAAGATGAATTTAATCAGCTTAATGTAGAAGCTACAAGATATTACTTTGTATCTGGGTTAGAGTTCGAAAAAGAACATTTGGTATATAATCCATTTATATCTTTCTCGGACTATTCTCCAGCAGATAATACAGTTATTGTATTAGAAGATGAATTCAATAGACTTGTTAAGCATCTAGCTATAGCTTTTGATAAAGATGGAAAACCTTTAAGGGTTAAATTTAAAGAACTCACTTATATCAAACAACTTAGTGAGTTCTGGAGAAATGTAACTCCTATGTTTGCGATAATGGAAGATTTCTATAGAGATAATAAGAATCAAATCCATATGGATCATCTAATCAAGTGTGCTGCATTGTTTAAATATATAGAATATATTTATAATGGGGCTATTGATTTAGATGATATTCTTTTACCACTATTATTTACTATGGAATGTACTTATGTGCCATTTATGATTGAGTATGTATCATATGAAGATTGCGAAGATAAAGAATGGGCATCCAAGCTTAAATCTGATGAGGAGATTCCAATAGATGAAGAATGCGATAATTATTTCTACAGGAATAATATGGAAAAAGAGACTCCGGCTTTGAAGAAGAGTGAAGTCCAACATATTAAAAATATGGCAAAGAGTATTAAAGATATCATGAACTTTACTTCTGATACTAATATTAATAATTGGAATAATAACGTTCCTAATATTGTTAAAATTGCAGCTATCGTTAAGAACTTCGAAAACGAATGGCTCAAAGAAGACAAAGAGGTAGAGGCTTAACGCCTCTATCTTTTTTATTCATTAGGAAGTCTAAGACTTCTAATTAACCATGTTTGAAAGGAAAAATATTTATGAGTTTTTATGATATCACATCTAATGTGTTAATATATAATGCTGTATTTTCTATGATAGCATCTATATTCATAGTATTATTATATAAATTTAAAGGTGCTAGAATAAAGAATATTTCATATAAGATGGTAGCTCTGGCATTTGTATTATTTATGATATTAACCTTCTTCTATCTATTCATGATGGGATTCTTATATATTATCTCTAATCTATTTTTATTCTAAAAGAGAAGGTGATGATATTGTCTGTTGCTGGTCAGAATGCAGACACGTTTTTACTAACACCGAATGTCCTTAATTCTTCTAGTCCTAGTGGAAATCCCATATATACATCCGATGTTATAGGTTGGACATGTCTTTTGCTAATATGCTATGCTTTAATAAAAATTAGTTTATATCTATACAGGTTTGTATATTATTCCGAAGAAAGTGATAAATTCTTGAAAGGTATAATAATAAGTATTTTTATTACTACCTTTGCAGCTATAGTCTTTTTATTAAAATTAACAATTGGGTTTCTAGAATAGGAGTGTATATATGAGATTATTACGCCTTAGGTTGGAAAACTATATAGGTATATATAATGGTATGGGATTGAATCATATAGAAATAGATTTTTCTAAATGTATTCATAAAGTACTAATAATCAAAGGGGACAATGGTACTGGTAAATCTACTATATTTAAAGCCTTAACACCATTGGCTGATTCTTCTATAAACTTTATACCTGATAAAACAGCTATTAAAGAAATAGCTTATGAAACAGATTTTCAAACGATACTAAATATAAAATATGAGTCTGTTGTAAAAGATGGTATTCGCCGTCCAACTAAATGCTATCTTAACAGACTAAATCCTGATGGGAGTATTGAAAATTTAAATCCGTCTAATAATATAACTACTGCCAAAGAAGTTATATATGATATATTAGGGATAGATGATAACTTTATTACGTTATCTCAATTATCAGCAAATAAAAAGGGTTTAGGTGGTTTGAAACCATCTGAGAGAAAGAGATATGTAAATTCTATTATATCATCTCTAGCCGTATTTAATAATATTCATAAGATGATTAGTACTAAATCTACAGTACTTAAATCTATTATAGATTCTTATGTAACTAAACTAAATCAAATTGGGAATGTTGCTATAGTAGAAGATACTATTAAAAAAGATACATTAGCCCTTAAAGAATTAGATAATAAGAAAAATGGCCTTATTAGTGAAATCGCAACCATAAAGGCAGAGTTAGCTAGATTAGATACTAGTGGGAACTTCCTTAATGATTATAAAGATCTCTCAATGAGGAAAATTATCTTAGAGAAAGAAATAAGAGAACTTCCAGATATAGAAGAATACTCTGAAGAGAAACTAATTCAATATGAGAAAGATATGGCTAGATATGAGGCTAATGAAGAAATGCTTTCTTCAAGAGCTAAAGAGATTCTAGATAATGAATTAGAACTTTCTAACAATGTTACTGAGCTACAGATTAAACTAGATTCTTTGTATGATAAAGATCATATGGATGATCTTAATTCTAAGATAGAATCTACTAAGAAGGAATTAGAATCTTATAAACCATTCTTTTCTTTATTTGAAACTTACAAGAATATTTCTGAGCAAGATTACGAAACAGTAAAACTTGTAATAGAAAAATTCAATTCTACAGTAGAGACTATTTTTCAAACTTATTCCGAAACAGTAAGAAAAGAATCTATGAATTCTTTAAGAACTGGTAAAAATGAGATTATTTTAGATCATACTGAAATACTATCTGGATTAGAAAAGCAATTAGAGGATCTTAGAACAGAAAAACGTGATGTAGAATTCTTAAATAATAGATCCAAGGATTATAACAAAATACCAGATGATTGTAATCATAAATCTGATTGTCCTTTTATTAAAGATATAGTAGAAGCTAAAAATCTTCTTAAAAGTAGACAGTCTTTATATTCTTTATCTACCAAGATAAATTCTACATTAGATGCTATTGAATCTGCAAAGAATTTAGCAGAAGAGAATATGATGAAGACTCAGTGTCTTTATGAAATGAAATCTATATTAGAATATATTCAGTCAATGTCTAAGATTATCAGGAAATTCCCTGGAACTGAATCTTTGGATTCTATTAATACCTTATATCATAATATAGAGTATGGGATAAGATTGAATTTCGAATCTGTAGATAAATATCAAGAGTTTAAAAATATCTCTACTATTGTCTCAGCATTAGAAGATGATCTACATTCTTATGAAAGTGCTAAAGAAAAATTAATTTCTGCAAATGCTGAAATAAGAATTTTGCAAGAAAAAATAGATACTGATTTAAAGAATTTATCTATTATTCGTGATTCTAAAGTAAGCGTACTCGCTGAAATTGAGAAGATCAGAAGTTCTAAATTGGAGATTAAATCTGTCCTAGACAGTATCAGATATGCTAAGATAAATAAAGAGAAATTTGAGAAAGTTTCTGAAGAATTACAATCCATAACTTCTAAAATAGATTCTATGGAAAAGGATACTGTAGCTATTAAAGAATTAACTGATAAGCTTAATAGAAGAGGAGCAGAATTGTCTGCTTTACAAAATACAGATCTCCCAGCATTAACCAAAGCTATCGAAGAGAATAAGTATCGTATTGTATTATTTGAGCAATATACAAGAGACTCACAAGAATATGGAGCTAAGTATAATGAGATTCAGATGATCAAGAAATATACTTCTATTCATGGTATTCAAACAGTATACATGTCTGTGTTTATGAATAGCATTCTAAACATGACTAATGCTTTACTGACTCTATTATTTAGAGGAAGATTCACTTTACAACCATTCATTATCAATGAAAATGAATTTAATATTCCATGTGCTGATAGTGAAGGTAGAGTAAGGGAAGATATCTCATTAATGAGTGATAGTCAGTTATCAATGATCTCTATGCTTATATCTTTCGTATTATTAAGAAACTCTTCTAATAAATATAATATCATCAAACTAGATGAAGTTGATGATAACTTAGATAATATGAATCGTATTCAGTTCTCTATTCTTATAGAGCAGATCATGATCGATTTAGGATTTGATCAATGTCTTATTATCTCTCATAATAATGAACTAGATCTATCCAATACTGATATAGTAATTTTAAAAATGGAATCTCAAGAGATGATTGATTCCTTATATAATTCTGGAGGGAATATTGTGTTCTCTTATAATGAGTATAAAAGATAGAGACTTCTCAAACTCTATCTCTATCTTTTATATATTCGGGGTATTAAAATGATTACAAATAAAAACTCTCAACCTGAAGAGATTGATGAATTAGAGATCATCGAATCTATAGAAAAAATAAATCAAGTAGAATTTAAAATGAATTCTTTCGAAAGAAAATTAGATGAATTTGAAAAAGTAATAAATGGGTTCAGTTCTTCTACCAATAATGCTGTTAATATTTTTAAACAGTCTGACTCTCTCACTAATAATGAATTACTTAAGATTAAAAATATCACTGATGAATTGGAAGAAAATATGCAAAAACTAGATTCCGATTATTCTAATTTAAAATATTTTGCTATATTCTCTGGCATCATAGGTATTATGTTTATGATAATATCGGTTGTTTTAATATTCTATATAATAAATAATAGCTGATATAGAGGTATGAAAGAATGGGATTATTTACTAATGAAGATATTGATAATTTAGAGAAAGAAGAAATCGTCAATCAGACAAAAATAAAAAATGCAGAAAGTATTGAAACTTTCTTTAAAGAAATAAATACTGGATTCGGCGGATATAAAGCAAGATATATAGACGTTTTATATTTTGTAGATACTCCTACATATAGAAGAATAGCCAGAAATTTTAATGGTGATTATAATATGACTGAAGAGTCATCTCCGATGACTGTTGAGGATTATTCTAAAGCTAGCCATATACCAGATAATCTTATATTTGATAATGCTTTTAGAGTTATTAATGCTCACATAAAACAAGAAGATGTTCCACTCTTTATTCCTAGAATATATTGCGTTCCATATGATAAAGATTATTTTAGTAAAGAAGATCCTATTGGAATTCTATATGAACCAACTAGATTTACTGAAGTAATAAGAATAGATCCTCTTAGTAACCACGATGTAGATAATGTATATAAAATAGAAACTAAGAAAGTTAGAAATTCTGAATATGTGGAATATATAAGGTATATTAGGGATTCAGTGGCAGATTCTGATCTTGCAGGATTTGATACTGTTGAAATAAATAATAATAAAAAACTTGTCGATGGTTATGATAATGATAATTTTGTTATTATAGCAGATACTTGCAGAACCAGCTTGATATCTCGCGATACTAAAGATACTATCTATTCTATAATGGACAAAATACGGAATAGTAATAACAATAATACATTAGCATGTGATTTATTAGCCAGAGTATTCTTAAAAGATACATATATTTTAGCTAGAGGCGAACTATATTCTCCTCCAGAGTGCTATCCTAAAGAAGAGATATCTATTTATGATATACAATATAGCATAGGATTGGATCATGGTGAAAGAACTTTATATCTTATAGAAGTAGGTTCTAAAATAAAGGACTATAACTCCAATTCCTATATAGATGAATCTAATGATATTCAGCATAGTATTAGATGCGTGGATATGATTAACAGTGTAAAAGAAACATTAATTATTTCTATACTTGCTATTACTACAATAGCGATACTAATCTATTCATTCTTAACTAAATAAATTATATAATGATAGAGGAATACCGTAATGGTATTCCTCTTATTTTTTTTTATTTATTATAATCTAAAGGTTTAATTTTTATCGAAATCTGGAATGCTTACGCATTACCAAGGCCTAGCTCTTTCTTTCTTAGTTCTATCGCTTTATCATTATCAGCTATTGCTTTTTTATAACGATCTATATCATTTTTGTACATTTTTACCCTTTTTCTTCCTAGTTGTATATTAAGTGCCCTAGTTTCTCTATCAAATTCTTTAAGTTCTTTAGGGTATCCATTATGTTTATCAAATTTATCAGTTACATATCTTGTAAATTTAAGCAATTTATCAGTGATAAATTTAATAATCCTAGTTAAAATAGATAATATTCTCTTTATAATACCTTTAGATTGATTTGATTTAGTAAGTTTGTATTTGATTTCAAATTTACGAAGTTTTGTTTTAAATCCAACTAATTTTCTTTCTAACCAAGATCTTGGTTTAGAGTTTATTGTATTCTTCAATTCGACTTCATATTTCTTTATAGCTTTTTCTGCATCTAACAAACTTCTTTCGTATGAATCTTTTAATTTGTACTGACTATCTAACAACGCATCATCAGTATTTTCAATAATGAAATCAATAGATTCGAGCAAATAATCGGTATCGTCTGTTAATTTATAAAGTGCCATAAACTATCTCCCATCTAAATTATTTTGTATAATCAGAAGGTTTGATTTTATTAAAACCAGGAATAGTTACGCAGTTATAAGATCTAGATTTTTCATTCTTAGCTGTAGCAACTTTTGCTTCTTTGATTCTATTACTATCGAATACGAAGAATACAATAGCATATTTATCACCGAAACGAACGATATGATATGCAGTAGCAGTACCAGGATTGATTTCATTGGCTTTGCGTTTCATATTCATAGCATTTCTATCTTCAACGTTTTCTTCTTCCATATCAAATTTAGTAGAACCATGAATCCCACCAGTTTTACCTTTAACATGGTATTTTTCTTTGCTGCTAAATAATGCTACATCTCCAATTTCTTTAATTAGAGGCTTAAGCTGAGATTCAACTTTAGAATCGATTTTGTAGTAATGTTTGAAATATGCTTGGTCTAATTTATCTCTAATACCAAACAAAGAAGCAAAGCCGTTAATAAGAGCACCTAATGGATTAAGAGGAGCTTGTATTACCCAACCCCATCTTTTTGCGTTTAGTACATGATGACCAAAAATTGCAGAAGATGCAATATTATATGCACCTGTTTCAATACTTTAATTTACTTTTTCTTCATTAAGTTTAAATAATGGCATTTTTATTTACCTACCTTTTCAATTAATTACCAAAAACCAATTTACCTTTATTATTCATAGCTTTTTGGAAAGTATTATGGAATTTTTCTTTATCCAAGCTATTATCTTGTTTTCTAAAATTATCAATACTCATATTGTAATTATTAGATTTGCCTTTTGTAGTATTTGCTAAGCGGTCTTTTGTTTTATTAATCGCTTTATCTAAATTTCTTCGTTCATTTTTTGTAGATTTAATATCGGAAGTAATAGAGTTAACTTTTGCATTATGAGCATCAATTTTGTCTTGTCTTCCGAATACTTTATCACCAACGTATTTTGTAAAGTTTAATAATTTTTCATTAATCCATTTAACAATACGAGTTAATACAGATAAGATCTTTTTGATAATAGTTTTAGATTTATTATCTTGAGTAAGTTTATATTTTTCTTCAAAACGTTCAATAGCACCCTTAAAGGATTCTAATTTACGTTCTAACCAAGATTTAGGTTTTTCTTCCATAACCTTTTTAAGTTCAGCTTCTTGAGATTCAATCTTTTTAGAATACTCTTCAAATTGCTGTTGTTGAGAGTCTAGTTCTCTTGTTAATACCTTTTCACCTTTTCTAGAAGCTTCTGTTAAAACAAACGCTTCAAAAGATTCTAATAAAGTTTCACAAGATTCAGCAGAATATGATTCTTGTAATTTATATAACGCCATTTATATTTTCTCCTTTAATTATTTAACAATTCATCTAGATCGCGACTTGTTTTTTCTTGTCTTTTGCGAATCTGTTCATCCCACTCTTTTTGTTCCTTACCCCGATATTTATTTAAAATATCCCTAGAAGCTTGTTTTTCCCTTTTTAGCTGATCTTCAAATTCTTTATTCCGCTTATTTATTCTTTCAGCCATTTTATTGGTATGATCTGTAACAGCAGCTAATCTAGTTCTAAAATCAACATGTGACTTTCTGCTTTTATTAGACGCATATGCATATTCTATATTCTTTTTAGCACGTCTTTTTTCGAACATTAGATCACGTCTAGAGTCTCTTTTTTCATGATCATATCTACGGCTATCTCTACCCATAGGAGTGTGTCTTGCTAATTTTATTAATTTATCTGTAATAAATTTAATAATATTAGTAATTACATAGATAATTTTTTGAAGTATAGTTTTGCTTTTATTACCTTTAGTAGCTTTATGTTTAGCTCTAAATTTAATAAGCATCTTTTTAAATCCAATAAGTTTAGATTCGAACCAAGATGTAGGTCTATTACTAAATTTAGTTTTAAAATCACGTTTAGCAGTCTCCAATCGATCTTCGATCTCACCTAATTCATCAGCAGTCTCTTGATCAATTTTAGCCTTTTCTTCTCTAGACATTCTTTCATATTTTGCTTTATCAATATCATCATCAGAATGCCTATTTCCAGTATAACCTTCTTCGTCATCATCTAGAACTTCTACACCATCAATAGTGTATCCTTCTGATAATAACCAATTAAGATTCTGATCGGCTGATGTATTTTCAAGTACAAATAGTGCCATTATTAAATACAACCTTTCTATCTAAATTTTTTATTTAATTTATTAGCCAACTCTTCTGCTTTTTTAGCATTCTTTTCTAGAGTATCCATAATAGATTTATTATCTTTTACTTTACTCATGAACAATTCACGAATGTCGCCTTTAGGTTGGATTTTTGTAATCAATTCATTGAAAGATAAGATATAATATTTGTATTGAGAAGATTTAAAATCAATATCTTTCTTCATCAATTTATCTAAAGCAGCTGTTTTATCTTTAATATCTTTAATATCTTTTCGAATCAATTCTTTAGTTCTATTAGAGATACCAGGACGTTTTAATTCTTCTTCTAGAATGGAAATTTGAGTATTAAGTCTAGAAGCTAATGCTGGATGAGGTTCACCAGTCATAATGGTATTAAATGTAGCATTCATGATATATTCTAAAGCAAATATTTGTCCAACTACCGGAATTTTATCAACTGTTCCACGAATACCAAAAGAATGAGCTTCTGCTTCAAATACTTTCATACCAGTAGCAAATTCAACACCATACCCATTCATAGCAACAAATTTATCAGCAAAAGATTCGTCCATAAATGCTGGATAGTTTGCGATTTGAGCTGCTATAGCATTTTTATAATTACCTTTTAACTGTATCATTTAAGTTGATGCTTTTTCTTTAAAATGGGATATAATTTGATTTCTAAATACTCCAATTAAAGTACCTTTTATTCTTAATAGATCATTAAGAAACATCGATATATCTCCATTAAAGCTTATTAGAGAACCACCAATATCCAATGCTTGATTTAAACCACTATTAGATCTTCTGGCATCATTAAATTTATTTTTTACAGAATCATTAGCAAATAATCCTGCAATCATTCCTAATTTTTGAGCTAAGCTTAGGTTAGTACCTAAAACACCATCTAATTTTAAGAATAAAGACAAAATCCCAATAGCACCGCCAAGAAGAACTTTACCGGCATTAACTTTAGCAATAAACTCAATTGCCATCTGCGTGAAATTGTGTCCTATCTCATGTAATATTACAGCCAAAATCTGACCGGAAGATAGTTTACCGTTAAATAACAAACCATCTGATATGAATGATATACCATTAATATTTGCAGACTCTCTATATTTTAAACCATTAGTATCTAATACATCACTAAAATCTGCAAGATGAGTAATATCTATAGATACTGGAAGGGTAAACGCGTTCGGAATACTGCTTCTAATAATATTGACAGTAAATGTTTGGAAGCCAAATTGCTTTTCTAAACATTTTTCAAATTCAACCCAATCTTTATTTCCTTGAATGTCGTTTACTGCGGAACTAAATCTAGATGCATTTATTTTTGCCAATCCAGTAAGACCGCTTGCATCTTTGATAAGATAAGGCTGTCTGAGCTTATCTAGAAGCTCTTCTGCTTTTTTGAGATATTTAGATTTTGGAACATAAGCTTCGCTTAATATTCTTCTTTCTTGAAAATCTCGAATCGTATATAATCCCATATTTTTTATCCTTTGCAAAGTTAAAAATATTAAATAAAAATATGACTTATATAAGTGTCATTCCTTATCATTTTATCTTTAGGCGGTATCCCTAGACATTGTGATAATATCAGGAGGTGATATACTAAAATGCGAGGTTATAATGAGCTCGAATTACCTAATGCTAAGAAGACGATAGTCTTAGACCATCTTCCTTCTTTTGATATAGCAGATTATGATTTTACTAATGAAAAAGATCTAATGAAGTATTTCAAGAATATTGAACGCATTTGCAGATCTTCTAGATCTTATAAAAAATATATAGAATACTTAAGAAACTGTGTTGATATGACTAGCTGTTCTTTCTATAAGAACGTAAATAATATCGATACTTATTCTATTAAGATTCATATACATCATTCTCCTCTAACTCTATTTGATTTGGTAACAACAATCTATGCTAAGAGAGTTGCTTGCCAAGAAAATATTTCTGAGAATGCTGTAGCTAAAGAAGTTATGTTTAATCATTATAGATTAAACGTTGGATTAATACCATTATCAGAAACTGTTCATGAGTTAGTTCATAACGGGTACCTATTCATTCCAACGAATTATGTATATGGAGATTATAAAACTTTTGTGCAAATTTATGGGAAGTATATGGATCCGCAGTTAAAAGCTACTTTAGAATATTCTGAAGCTATATCTAGGACTTATGATTATAATAAAGAAACTCAAGTTCTTGATATGCATATGGTTCATATAGATCCAACAGGCTCTTATGATTTCCCTAGTACAGAAGAGGTTATTAATAAACTTCAAACTAGAATTGATGAGATTGATAATGGTGCTACTGAAAATCAATATATGATTGATAAGAAAGAAGATTAGGAGGATACTAATGGGATTACTATTTACAGAAGAAAACAATGCTAAAAATGTTTTCAACCAATTTAATGAAGAACTCCAATATATGATTGAGAATGATATGTTGGAGCAAGGTCTTGCAAGACTAGTTCTTCTAGGAGAAGATTATACTTTGGAAGAAGAATTCGAGGTTGCTAAAGAATTAAGATCTATTGATGAAGAAAAAGCTAATAGAATTTCTGAACAAGCTATTGCTGAAGCAGCCAATGTTCCAATGCCTGAATTAAATAGTGTTGCTAGTTTGGAACAAGCAACTGCTAAGATCAAAGCTCTTACTAATCAATTGAATCAAAAGATTAAAGAACAGCAAGATGCAGTCGCTTCTAAAAAAGGCTGGTATGCAACAGTAATTCTTAATATTAAACGAGCTATCACTTGGTTAAAAGATAAAATCTCTAGCGGTTATTTCAAAGCTAAACAAGCTGCTACAAAGGTATTTTCTAAAAATAAAGAATTAGATAAAGCTACAAATGAATGGAAGCATGCTAATAATCAATATAATAATGCCATTCAAAGAACAACTTTTGACTAAAGATAGAAAAGCCTTTTAATGACTATTTATTAATGATTATTCTAATATATTATAGTGGTCATTAAAGGAGAATTATTATATGCTTCTAAAAGAATCTGACCTTTATGGGTCTAATGATTTCGACTTTATTGAATCTCTTGATTCTTTGAGCGAATCTGAAATGATCTATACTGCAAACATGGTTCCTATTAGACATATTGACCGTTTAAATAGTAATCTTATTCAATTAGAAGAGTTCGTGAAATACGGCACTTTTAATGGTATTACAAATGGTCATAAAGCTATCGGAGCTGTATGTGAAGCTAGTATGATTAACAACGATTCCAGTATTGGTTTTGTTGTAAATGAAGCTTCTCTTTATGAAGATGATGAATTAGTAGAGATTACTCAATCTATTAAAGAAGCTGGATATAAGGTATACATTACTCCAGTTTCTGAAAACTCTATTTATTATCAACAATTAATGGAAGCTTTTAACAAAGACTTTGAAGCAGAAAGCTTCAAAGATTCTTACCATCTCCAAGCATATTGTGAAGGCACTATCAAAGATAACCTTAATAAAATAAAATATGCTGTCGGTGGAGTTGGTAATAGAGCCGGACAAAATATGATTAGAATCAAAAATCATATTCAAAACGGTACTGATGCAGTTAAATCTGCCGCTACTACTGCAGGAGATAGCGTAAAGACTTTAGCTAATAAATACTCTGCTGCTAAACAAGCTGTAAGAAACTTTACAGACAAAGCTTCTAAAGCTCCAGAGTCTTTAAAACAAACTGCAAACAATACTTTGCAAAAAGCTAAAGACACTGCTACTACTATTAAAAATAAATTAGTAGCAGCCAAACAAGGATCCTAATTTTTAAATATGGAAGGAGAACATGGCCATGTTTAACTCTGCTATTCAGACTCTTTCTGAAATGGCTATTGCTGATAATGGTACCAAAATTCCTCAAACTACAAAAGTATCTGTAGTTGAAGAAGTTAAATCTTTATTAGATGGCTTAGCTACCATTCCAGTTAGTGAATGTAAATTTACTGCTGAAATGGTTCCAGTTCGCGAATCTAAAAGATTTGGTAAATACTTAATTGAAATGGAAGACCTTTCTCGTTATATGATTACAAATGGTCTTTCTTCTGTAACTGAAGCTATTGGTTCTATCTTGGAATGCAATGGTCTTAAAGGTCAATATCATAACACTGCTTTAATCATTGACGAAGCTTCTATTCTTGATGAAATGAGCACTCTTGGTATTGGTACTGATGATAACTTGAATAAATGGCATGATACTGGTTTAGGTAAAGGCTTATGGGGCGATCAAGCTAATGTAATGACTTATCGCAAATTTGCTAATACTAAACAAATGATGGATACATTTACTGGTAAATATGGTATTCAACTTATTAAGAAGAACTACAATGTTGGTTTAGCAGAAGCTGCTGAACAAGAAGACGTTCAACTTAAAGTAGAACCTACAGATCAAGTTATCCATGAAAAACCAGTTGAAGCTAAAAAGGTTTCCAAAGCTGATAAAAAATTCATTGCTGATGATATCGAATCTGAAGAACTTGGTGATGAATTAGATAGCATGATGGGCTTTGGTGATGTTGAAAATGATGATTCTGATAGTGATCTAGAAGAATTCCAAGAATCTGTAGATCCTCATCAAAAACATCTTCAATATTTAAGAGACATTGCGTCTGGTAAATATGATAAAGATTTAATGTAATTCAATTACTGATTTTACTTGGAGGTAAAATACTATGGCATTGTTCCGTATTAATGAAGAAGCATCTGAAGATCAAGCAAAAGGTAATATTGGTTTAGATAATGATGCTAAAAAAGGTTTATATTTAGCTGACGAATATGATGAAGAAGAAGAAAAAGAATTCATCGGTGCTGGTGATGAAAAAGAAACTAGCAAAGTAAATATTCCTGCAGCATTGGCAGCAAAAACTGCTGGTGGTGTAGCTCATGACGATACTGAAGATAATGGTGTTAACGGTGTTAGCGAAGGTTATACAGCTAAAGAAACTGTTCAAGCTACCAAATCTTTACTCCGCAATCGATTAAAAAAATTCGGTAAAATTCCTACTGATACAAAACATCAAATTCACAAAGCAGTTGCTGATAAAGTAAATTCTGCTGATTTTGCTAAAAAAATTGATCGTGCTAATGTTGTAGCTGATAATAAAGCTGCTCGTAACCGCGCTAAATTCTTCTCTAAAAACTAATATAATATTTGATAAGAAAATCTGCCTAGAGAGCTATTCTCTAGGCAGTTGTTTTCTAAATTGGAGGATATTGATATGATTTTTTCTAACCATGATAATGGTATTTTAGATGAAGCAACTTCTATTGTTGGTAGTTCTAAAATTCTAATTCATGAAAACACAGAGTATTTTCCAGAATTAGTTATTATTAGAGAAAGTAAAGAAAAGAATTGTAATATTATCAGAATTGAAGACTTGGTAGAGTATGCAACTTCTAATGGCATTACAAATGGCACTCAAGCAATTATTAATGTTTGTGAAGCTAGCGATGTTAATCCATCTACTATTTCTTTATCTTTAGATGAAGTTAATGCATATGCTGATCAAGAAATGCTTGATACAGCAAGACATTTTGCAGAAGCAGGATTTCAAATCTTCTTAAATCCAATCTCTAAAAATGATCCAGTATATGAATTAACAGAAACTACTTTTGATAAGATTCATGATCTTATGCAACGTGGTGATGATATTGGTTCTGATGAATTATTAGATGCTTATCTTAATGATGATTTCGAAACATTGAAAGAACAAACTGATATCAATCCACAAAATAAGATTCTTCAAAAGCTCAAAAGAGTACCACAAGAAGTATCTTCTAATATTAATGATAAAGAATATCTTGGTAAGAAAATGGCTTCTATGAGAAATCTTTACTATTCTTTAAGAAATAAAGCAAATGGAGATTCTCCTACAAACATGGATACTTCTACTGTAAAGGCATTAATGAATAAAACTCAACAAGCTATTGGGTTTGTAAGAGCTAAATTGAAATAATAATAACTAATTTTGAAAGTTATAATAATTACATTATAATAAATCTTTGGAGATATAGATTTTTCATCGGATTTTATATCTCTAAGCAATGAAAATAATTTATAAATTATTCTAAAACTTTATCATTATGATCATAATGGAGGTATTTACCTATGTTAATTACAGAATCTCAGTTGAATCGTTCTGTAGAAACTACTGGCTTCCAAGGTATCCTTGACGAAGCAGTATACTTGAGCGAAGCTGAATCCGCTCTTAATCCTATTGCGGTTCCAGTAGTAGAAAATACTCGTATCGGTGCTGCAGTTGTTAACTTCTCCGACGTTGAACGTTTGGCTGAAGAAAACTGCTTGGATTATTTCGAAGCAGTAGAAGCTATTGCAGAAGCTAACGAAATCGATATGGATTCCTTAGCTGTAGCTGTTGATGAAGCTCGCATCATTATGGATCCAGCTATCATTGATGAATGTCACAATGTAGTAGTTCGTCCTATTAGCGAACAATCCGATGCTTATGTATTCGTTGACTTGATGCTTGAAGCATTCGAAAACACTGGTGACGTTGATTACTTGAACATGATTGTTGAAGACGGCGAACAACCAAAAACTGTAGAAGACATTAAAAAAGATGCTCCATCTGCAGAAGGTGCTGAAGAAAGCAAATTGAGCAAATGGTTAGAAGAAATTAAGAAAAATTGCATCGACAAACCTAAAGAATGGATTGCTGATAAAATTGCTGCTCTTAATGTAAAATCCAACCAACTTAAACAAAAAATGGAACAAGATGGCGAAAAAGCTCCTTGGTACAAAAAATTAGTAGCTATGGTTGCTAAAGCTATTGCTTACTTGACAGAAAAAATGACTAGCGCTGAACGTCGTGAACGCGTTGGTCAAGAAATGGCTGATGCTAAAGCTAAAAAAGACGCTGAAGCTGCAGCTGCTAAAAAATAAGAATCGAAGATAATATAGAGATATAATTATTTAGATAATTTAAATTGACCTAGGGGCTTAATGCTCCTAGGTCTTTTTTGTGTTTCAAATACCTATGACACTTTAGTAATCTAATCATTAAATGTAATGAGGTATTTATAAATGGGATACTTTAAATCTTACTCTCTGATATTAGAAGAAGCACAACCTCCTTCTAAATTAGATATTTATATTAAAATAATTACAGACATTGCTTTGTCTACTATTATAGGGCAAGCTGTTAAAATCTTCGTAGAAGATAGAGTAAATAACGACTTTGATATTAAATTAGAATCTTATAAATCTAATAGAAAATTCTACGAATACTTATCAAAAGAAATCTCAAATATTTATAAGAAAAATCCAGATTATAGAAGAATGAGTTATGATGATTATCTAAAAACTCCATTGTCTAAAAAGATGAAAGCATTCTATAATAAAAAGGATTTAAAAACTATTGCTAAACAAGTTAAAGATGCATTAGCTGCTGGTGTGATCAATACCTTTGTTTCAACTATGTTTAAATTTCCTGGTGGTAAAGCTATGATAATCCCAATATTCTATGTATTGAATACTAATCATATTGGACTTGGTAGAAGCTTTATGTATGTACCAGTAGAAATAGAAGGAGCTCTTACCTTACTAGGATTAAATTTTGGTAAGAGTGGCAATTTATTCATCAATGAAGTCGAATTATTTAGCTTTGATGAAAAAGATGATGTTGTTCGAATTCCTATAAAACGTCCTCCAACAAAACTTTATCAACTCACAAAAGAAGAGATGAAAAAAGTAGTAGCTAAAATGGAGAAATATAAGAATAAGAAAACCGATAATCCAGAGCAATTACTGATTGATTATATTAAAGAATTGAGAGATGAGTTATGCTAAAAGATGAATTTTTTAATGCCATCTCAGAATCATATGAATTTGATGCTATATTAGAGATGGCACAAGATAATAGAAATATACTTCTCTGGATGTATGAGAATGGGTACATCTCTCAAGAGTATTTTGAAGAAGCAGAAAATTCTGGCAATGACCAATGGCGAATAGATAATATTACTGCTATTAAAACCAATCTTAAGAAGTTTAAAGATTATGCTAATGATCAAGGTAAAAAGAATAATGAATGGTTAATCCAAAATAGAGATTATCTTGTGGATTTCCAAAAATATCCAGTAAAAAGTGGTGCAAATATTCAAAATGCTCCATCATATACTACAGCATTTGCTAGAATAAAGAAACCATTAAGTTCTAATATTAGTGGAGTAGATCTTAAAAGAGTTATTATTTTAGATACAAAGAATAATACTCTTCAAGGAGATGCTAAGAAAGCTGCAGATTATAAAAATAATCTATGGTTTAAGAAAATGCTAGTAAATGAATACGACGGACAAAGCGACTTTGCTAAATTTGCTAGAGACTTTTATTATGGTATAGATAAAAAAGTTAATATGCAATCTCAAGATATTCAACAATTAATTCCTAAAGCATATAACTTCTGTACCACTTATAATACTTTAATAAAATCTTTTGAAACAGATGTAAACGGTATTATAAATTATATTAATAGAAATCCTATTACAGGTAATCAAGAACCTAATTTATCTCCATCTCAATTAGCAGCTAATAAAAATGCTGATGCTGTAAAACAGTCTAATACACAAGGCATGGCTTCTACAGCACCATTAAATGCAGATACAGATTATTCATTATTCTATACAAAATATTTTAAAGATCTATTAAATGAAGATGATGCTAACAAATCATCTACCGCAACTCCTAAGATGACCTTTGATAATAGATCTTCTAACAATAATCAAAATAATTCCAACCAACAAAATACTTCTCAGGATAACCAACAAGCTAAACAAGATCCTGAGGATAGTGAGACAGTTATTTATAATAAGAAGAAACTTATTTGTGATATCTTAAAGCAAGCATTAAATGCCAAAATGACGGCAGCTGGAATGTTGTATAGAGATTTGTTTTCTTATATGCAGGCTCATGTAAATAGCTATAATAAGAATAAGCAAGCTCCTTCTCAAAATCAAAATAATAATCAGGAAAAAGCTAATACAAATCCTAATAAACAACCAGTTCCTAATACCGATGAAAAGGCTGGTGAATAATATGGCTTTATTTATATTAGATGAAGCTAGGGTTATTAAGAATATTGAGGGTATTGTTCGTAAAGTAAAAAGAGTAACATCTGGAGATGCACACCACCCTCCAAATATGAAAAAATACGAAAAGACTTTTCTTGGAGATAGATTCACAGCACAGCCTAAAAAAGCTGGTGACTGGAAGAATAAACAAGATACTGATGGAAATCCTAATAGCTATAAATAGAATATTACCCATACTCATAATGAGTATGGGTATAATTTTTACTTCAATTATATACTATAATAATGATATAAAGTTTATATAGTTTTAGGAGGATCTAGTATGAATATTATTTTTATGCCAGTAGAGGCTATTTTATGGATGATACCAGCAGTAGTAATAGGAACGGTTGGATGGGTTAATGATAATAAGGGCTTATTAAAAAATGAGCCAGAAAATTTTATAGATTATTCTGACAATATTCCTGATAGAGAAGAAGTTTATTATGATATTTCTTATTTTGAAAAGAAATTAGATGAGCAATTAAAAGCTAAAGAAAATAAAGGGGAGTAATCCTCCCTTTTATTTTTTTTTCTAAACTCCTTACAAATCTCACTTGACCTTACTATAATAGAAAATAAGTAAAAAGAGAGATGGTGATACATAATGATTATAGATATGCTATTTCTATTTGCAATACATTGCCTAGCCGACTTCCCACTTCAAGGAGAATATTTAGAAAAGAATAAAAGAAAATCTTTATATCTATTAACCTGCCATTGTATTTTGTATGCGTTTATTGTTTGGGTCGGTTTTTGTATTATAACAGGAGCGAGATTTGCTGATTATTTTAGTAGGGTTATTTTCTTAATAATTCTTATATCTCATATATTAATAGATTTTGGAAAATGCTATGCTATGAACTCTTTGATTATAGAGAGACTAAATGGGATGATTAGTAATGAAAAGTATAGAAGATTAGAAGCTACACTAAATAGATTCGATCAATTATTTCATATTCTCATTCTTTTCCTAATTTACTTTTGCAAGTAATGACCACTTAGTAATTGAATTATGAATATAGGAGGAAAAGATGAAAAGATATCCTTGTCCCTATTGTAGCGAAACTTATCATAGAGATAATTTAGTAAAGCATATAGAACGAAAACATGACGATGAAATTCCAGAAGGATATACTGCATATAGATTAGTATATGATATTGTGAATAACAAACATGGTCATGGTAATTGTACTGTATGTGGAAATCCTACTAAATGGAATGAAAAGCGTCAAAAATATGAACGTCTATGTGGTAATCCAAAATGTTATGAGACTGTTAAAAAGACTTATCAAAAACGTATGATGAAAGTCTATAATAAGACCCATCTATTAGATGATCCTAAACAACAAGAAAAGATGCTTGCTAATAGACGAATTAGTGGTAAATATAAATGGTCAGATGGTAAAGAATTTACTTATACAGGCAAGTATGAGCTAAATCTTATGAAGTTCTTAGATGAGGTACTGGAGTTTGATTCTTCTGAAGTAATCGCCCCAGGACCTGTATTAGAATATACCTATGGCGGTAAAACCAGACATTGGATCACAGACTTTTTACTACTTCCTTACAATCTAATCATAGAAGTTAAGGATGGTGGCAAAAATCCTAATACAAGAACTATGACTGAATATAGAGCTAAACAAATAGCCAAAGAAAAGATGATTACTAATATGGGAGAATACAATTATCTTCGTTTAACAGATAATGATTTCTCTCAATTATTTACAATGCTTGCTGAATTGAAAATGCAAGTTGTTGAAGATAAAGTTACTCCAATTTCTAGAATAAACAAATAGGAGTTTATAATGGATATATTTAATCAATCTTTGTCTGAATCTAAGGATAAAGTTTATAACGATTATACTATAGAGGATTTTGAAACTGAATTCAAAGATCAATTTTATGATGCTGCTATCTCCTCTAGAAAAGAAAAGATAGAGTGGCAAAAAGATCTTATTACAAAATTTAATAACAAAGCTTCAGATCTTACTTCTGCTATGATGCAAGAATTAAGTGTAAAAGAAGCCATTATTAAGATCTTTAATTCTGCTAAAGTACTTAGAGATTTTAGAGTATATGCAGCTAGCAAAACCACTAGTAAGAAAACCCAAATATATTATATCGAAAAGAAAATCAGAAAATATCCAGAATTGGATATGGAGAGATATAATATCGGAGAGCTTAAATACAATATACCAATGCTTGAAGAAGGTTTCAAATCTGTCTTAGATATTTATCTAGATGAAAAGCATTGGCTAAAGAACGGCCCTATTGAGGCTATTACTTTTAATAAATACAAAGATTATGAAAATAAAGAAAAACTCATAAAGCTATTTGAAAAGAATTCTAAGTATTTTCATAAAACAGATAATCTAAAACCTTCTGAAATTATAAAACTTTCTAATTTGTATGATAAAGAAATCTCTAAAGATTTGAAACAGGTTAAAGATTATCATGATGAATGTATTGATCATATAGGTGAGGTTAGGAATAAAGTAAATAGTTTATTTATTAAACTTCTTAAAGAGAATCTTGATGATAAAAAACTATCTAAAAGATTAAGACAAACCCACCAAAGATTCATAAATGATAGCCTGCATTATACTAGTATAATCAATACTAATATTTTTGCTGCTATGACCTTTTATATAAAATATTATAAAGAGACTTCTAGAGTGATCCATAAGATCTTTATGGAAATAGAAGCCTTTAATAAATAGAGGAATAATATGGGATTATATGTACTTGAATCAGCAATTACTGAAAAAGATTTATTGGAATCTGTTTCTTTAAATGCTGAAGAAAAAGAAGCCCTTCAAGAAGTTTTTCTAATGGAAGAAGATATTACCGCATCTGATAGAGAAGGATTAGAAAAGGCTGCTAGTAGAGCCTTTTATAAAAGACTCAGTGCTGATAAAGAGAGTCTAAAGGCTTTCGATCAAATAATAAAAGATAGAGATGATTTTACTAGAAGCAAACTAAGAAAAGAAATAGAGCATGCTCCTAAAACTTGGGTGGCTTCAAAAATTGCTGCCTTTAGAAGCCTCTATACAAAACTAGAAGCTGAACTAGATCAAGAAAAGAATATGGGAAGGATTAATCTTTTAAGAAAGATCATGAGAATTTGTATTAAGATTATCGACTGGTTAGCTTTTAGAATGCAAAAACTTGGAAATAAAATCTCCATAGGTCCTAAGGATAATTATGGAGGTAAGCATATAAACAAATATCGCAATAGAGAATATAACGGTAGAGTTAGAGCTATTCAGAAGAAAATCGGAATTTCTATGAATGACGAACTTACTTATCATGGAGATAATGACGCATAGCCCTTTTATACTCTGCACATTATAATAATCTTTAAGATTACTTGTTTTATAATATATTATGAAAAGGAATGGTGACCTTAATGCGCGAAGGCAAATTTGTCAAAATCATCGCTCCAGGCGGTGCAACCTTAAATTTTGTTGGTGTCACTGGCACTACAGAAAAAGTATTAATGGAAGTTTCTGCGGTAGCTAAATTATGCGACCGTGGTTGTCAAGTATTCGAAATCAAAGAAGAAGCTGCTGCTGAAGAAGGTAAAGAACCAAAAGTTACTTATACCCCTCTTTATAACAACTTCGATTTAGTATCTGGTGTAGAACTCTTTACAGAAAAACAAAAAGCTGATTTCGAAAAACGTGGTTTCAAAGAATGTAATGAAGATAATGGTGGTAATCGTCAAATCGATTCTAAAGAATTAGAAGATATCTTAGTTACAGATATCGAATCCATTATCGAAACTCTTAAACACAATGAAGAAACAGAACGTATCGAAATTATTTCTGAAAAGCTTAAAAAGCATATTGCTGAATTAAATGCTCAAGAAGAAGTTGAAACAGAACCTAAAACTGAAGAAGAAATTGTTGAAGAAAAAGCATCTGCTCACTTCAAAAAACACTTCAAAGATTTAGAAGAAGAAGAAAAAGCTAAAGAAGCTGAGGCTGCTAAATCTGAAGAAGAAAAGGCAAAAGAATCTGCTTTAGATAAAGGTATTGTATACCGTCAACTTCCTCGCTTTGGTAATAAACCTTCTTCCTCTTCCTTCCGTTATAATGAAGAAGGCGGAATCGAAGAAGACACTTCTGATAAATCTGGTGCAAATCCTAAATCCAATAGTGATGCAGGTGTAACTCCAGCTGGTTCTGATGAACATACTACTTCTCCAAGCACTACAGAACGTACAGAAACTGGTGAAGCTACTCATGAAGCTACTCCTGGTAACCCAGAAACAACTGGATCTACAACATCTGGCAAACCTGGTAAAAAGAAAAACGGTAGCCAAGCTCCAGACGAAGCTACTTCTCCAGGTAGAAGAACAGAAGAAAATCCTACTCCAGTTGTTCCAGGTCCAATACAACCACCTCCTCAACCAGAAGATCATTTATAATATTTAAATTATTAAAAATAGAAAGGTGTTATTAACAAATGGCATTATTTATTCTTACAGAAAATAAAGAAATTTTAAACTTAATTGCAGAAGACTTTGCATTAGAGTTTGTTGATATTGAAGCTTTAGATGAAGGTGGTAATGACGAAGCTGTTGGTCGTCAAGTACTCCTTCAAAATATTGATGCTGGTATCAAAGCCGATGGCGACTCCAGCAAATTGGTTCAAATCAACAAAGTTCTCCAACATATTGATGATTTAAACTGGTTAGAAAAACTTCAATTAAAAATGGAGAAAAAAATCAGAGAATATAATCAAAAATTGAAAGATGATAGCCAAGGCAAACTTGCAAAAGTTTGGACTAAAATCAAACAATTCTTAGCTAAAGTAGTAGCATCTATTACAAAAGCTATTAATAAATTAGCATATTCTGTAAAAATGGGTTATAGAGCTGGTAAATATCAAGCTACTGGTGGTCTTAATAGTGGTTTAGATTTGATGACCAAACCTGGTCAAATGAAAGGTAGTGCTGGTAAACGTGTTAATAGACATCTTGCTGCTCTTTCCGCTCATCAAGAAAAAGGCCTTTCTGCTAAATTAAATAAAGCTAGAGCTGCTAGAAAAAACGAATTACGCGATAGATAATAATTAAATGAGAAGAGCCGTAATAGCTCTTCTCATCTCCTTGTGTTTAAATATGATGACACTCTGATAATATAAAATGGAGGTCAGATTATAATGCAACAATGGAACTTCAAGGTCTCAGGCAAAGTATTAATTCCTGGAGAGAAATCAGATGGTCTTATAATTAGACCTGAGAACTTTAAAAATATAATCCGTATTAGTGATTATGAAAATAAGAATATGCCTACAATGTTAGCACACGTTAATTTAGACAAGAATCTTTTTGATAAGATTATTGCTAATGCTAAAACTGCTACAATGTATTTAAAAATAGATAAGTATGATACTAATCAAGAATTAGAAACTCCTACTGTGGAATCTTATATAGAAGATGAGTTCTCTATCTTTGTATCTAATGATATAAACTATTATAAAGAATTAGATTACAAAGAAAAAGATGAAGGTGGTAAAGATAAACAAGATGTGTATAGAGAAGCATATCTTGGTTTGATGAGTAAGAAATGTATCGATGCTAATAAGACTGTAGCAAATACTACTATGATGGATACTCATATGATGAATATCTTAAGTTCATATATGAGCAATCTTCATCTCTTAATAGAACCTTTTCAATATAACAGAGTTCAACAACAGCTTATCATACCACCAACGGATACACTGGTTTCTTTAGTAGCGTATTTAAATTCAGTAGAAGTATTCTATCCAACTAAATATCAATTCTTTATAGATGAGCCATTCTGTACTTACCTAATATCCAAATCTGGTAAAGGCGTTCCTATGAAGAATGAACGCTTTAATGACGTTATATTTAATATTAGAGAAACTACAGATCCTAATACTGCTAATCAAGGTATGAATATAGATACAGAAAGAAATCATTATTATATAGATTTATCTGTAACAGAAACTGCCTATAAGATCAATCATGATGTGGCAAAAGTAATCAATAAGTTTGATGCTATTATTAATCCATCTAAAGATAATAGTATTTTAAGCTATGATAATATTGCCAAAACAAAAGCATATATTGATCGTATAGTAGAGAAATTTAAAGTAATGATTAAAAAGATGATTAAGAAGATGGGAAATGTTCCAGAAAAACTTAATCATTGGAATGATATATTTAAAAACAATGTGCTTAACAAAGCTAAAGAGTTAAATGAATACCAAAACAAATTAACTCAGACAGTTATGCAACAAGCATCTGGTTTTCCAACATCAGTTCCAGCAAAACCTGGAAAAGTCACTATTAACGTACCAGTAGTACAAAGTGCTTTCAAATCTATTACTAGTAAATTTCTTGGAAATGGTATCTTAGGCTTTAATAAGCAATACGAAAGATTAACTCAAATGAGCCAATCATTTGAAAAGAATATCAAGAAGATATCTCCAGTATTTTACGACTCAGAATATTTGGATAACTATTTGAATTCTGTTACAGAAATCAATGTACAAGACGTAATAGAAGCTACTAAGAATTCTGTATCTAAGATCAATTCTTCTTCATATTCTGCATCTTCTCATTCTCAATCTAAGATCTTTTCTCAAACTGATGCATTCGATAATACAATGGATAAGATTGGATCTATTGCTGATAAAGCAATTGGGTTTGTAAATAAGATAAAACCTGTATATGATAAATATAGTTCAGTATTTACTGACTCTAGTACCCATACTCACTTTGAAGACTTATTTACAAATGCATCTAAACTAATGGAGAATGTTCATGAGATGCAAGGTTATGTAAATACTGTAAAAGGTGTTGTTGGTAGTCTAAAAAATATTACATCATTCATTACTGGATTTGCTAAAAACTTATTATCTTTCTTCCCAAGTTTCAATGATATATTATCTTGTGATATTAAGAGTAAATTCGTATCATTAGTTACAGATGTATCTGCTATTTCCTTTACTGGAGAATCTATCTATAATAAATTATCAGCCGCAGGTAAGTATATGGCTTCTGGTGGATTCATGAATCAAGCAGATCTACAATTATTAAAAAATAATTTAGATAGTGTTACAGATTTAACCGGTATAGGTCAATTGGGAGTAGGCAGTTTTGAATCTGACGTAAATCTAGGTGGTTCCTTTGGGGATAGTAGACTAGGTACTAAAATTATCGTCACAAAGAACGATAATCCAAATGAAGTAAAGAATTACAAGTCGGAATTAGAAAATCAAATCAATAAACTTACTGTAAATAAATATGATTTAGATCCATCCGTATTCACTCCTAATAAGAAATATGTAGTAAAAAATTATGCAGCTCATTCTGATAAGGATGGTATTTTCTTATTAAATAAGAAAACAGAAATCTATACTAGAGAAGCTGATAATTTTAGATGCATCACTATGATGAACTTCTCCAAAATACTAGAAGTTCCTAATAATGAAAAAGCAGCTGATGCTAATAAGACTACAGCTAATGATAATAAGACAACTAAACAAGATTGGTATAATAATTCTAATAGTAATAAAGCAGATTCATTGAATAATAATGTAAACGTAGTATCTGATGAAGGTAAAGGTATTACTACATCCAAAGTTTCTAAAAAGACTACTGTTAGAAAAGAACTAGGTACTAAATCTATGAGTGATATGGCTCAAATGATTAAAAGATAAAAAAATAAAGGGTAGAGTCATAACGACTCTACCCAAATATATTTTGATTATTAAAGCTTTTCAAGTAAGATTGGATTTTGTGAGAAGTATTGATCATTAATATTCTTAAGAGCTTCAGGATCTTCTGCTTGCTCTAAGAATACAGTATCTATAGCTTCAGGCATAGTTCTATACATATACAATTGGTAATCTAAATCAATACATCTAAATCTATTAACTATCTCATCATAAGAATGAGAGTTTAATCCTTTGCTTGGATATAGCTTAGAGGCTACATTGAATAAAGAATCAGGAGTAGCTTGATCAAACTGTTCATCTATACTCTTTAATATCTTCAATGACTGTTTATAGTTAAATAAAGATTTTAGATTTCTTTTAGGAATGCCAGATAGTGTCATAAATCCTGATAGCCAAGATTGGTTTACTTCAAACTTTTCTATTCTTTGTTTTTTAATTTCTGCAATATATGAATCTAATGCAGTTTCTTGAGTTACCAAATAAGAAGGATCTTCTATACTACCAGGAGCTGGTTTCTTTTTATAAAGCATAATAAGATCTTGCACTTTAGATGGTAATTGGAATGCATATTGAGATGAGGTTATAAATAAAGACGGGGCGGTAATTTGTCTATTCTTAAACTTAGTGATCATATCATAAGCCATAACAGAGGTTTCTACTGTCCCCATTTTAAAGAATATATTATTCATATATTGACAGAGCATTTGAATAAGAGGTATATTTTGATTAACCATATCATATACTTCTTTATTATTTATCATTCTCATAGTATATTTTTCATTATATTCTGCACAGAATCTTTGTTGAGTAGCAGCTCCTGTAGTAGGAGAATATAATAAAAATACAAAGCTATCTATTCCAGCTTTTCTAAAGAATGATTTATAATGTATAGCTAGATTAGCTATACAAGCTGTTATATTGTAAGGATTAGTTACTTTATAGAAACTAAATATAGGAAGTAATACCTGATATACGTCTATATAGATATTAATCCATTTAGGAATTGGTTTGTTTTTATAGTATTCTGTAAATAGTTTATTTAATTTATCATATTTGATAAACTGAGCATAAAGAATATGCTCAATAGGTACTGCTTCTAAATAATCATATTCTTTCACTCTATTATTAGTCATAATTCCACCTTATTTGTAATCATGTAAAGTTCCACCTTTAGAGATAGAACGTTTACCAACTTTAGGGGCATAATTTTTACAAACCTGACCAGCATTCTTATCATATAATAAAGGAATGCAATCGTCGCAGACTCTTGAGAACATCCACTTCGATGGAGAATATTGTTTCTTACCACAATATCTACAAGTGAATGGCAATACTTCAGCTTCATTCATTCTGGAAATACAAGATTCACAGAATGGAACTCTCATACCATCAGGTTCTATAGAACTTGGATGTTTACAAATAATACATTGGAACCACCATTTCTTAGCACGAAGAGGAGTCTCTTCTTCATCAAGAATGCAGTTCTCAAATGTACAACGTCCATACATATCTCTATGCTTACAAGGTTTATCGATACCTTGAACAAGATATTTACACATCTCTAATTGTTCTAGAGATTCATTCTGGTTATCACCTTTTACTTCTTCATATTGGCTTTTCATTTAAACCACCACCTCTTTCACAAAGAGGAAATACTTTAATCATCTAATACACTTTTTGGATCAAAGTAATCGTCCTCACTAATTGTTACTTCAGTGTTTTTAGATTTTTCAATCTTCTTTTTACCAATAACTTTTACCAAAGATTCATCAAAGTCTTCTCTATCTTTAATATTATTAATAAGCTTTTCTGTATTACCAAAACCTTTTTCTGCTAATACTTCTGTAAGTGTATGAGGGCCTTGTTCTGTAATAAAGGATAAACCTCTCATAGGGGTTTCTTTATCTACATCAATAATCCATTTACGGATTTCTAATTTAGGATCTCTACCATTCCAGCCTACTTCTCTAAGCATAATAGAAGAGTTACCAGTTCCTTCATCAATTAGTTCATTAATCCCATCTTCTTTGATTTCAAATTTGATAGGACCTCCATCTTTTTTAAAAGCCATAATTTTATACCTCATAAAAAATAAATATAAAGGAAGGATAGAGATTTCTCTCTATCCTTATACCTCTATAAGTGTAGTTTATTGTAGTGCAAGACAGTTTAAAATTATCGATTAACGATCAGTGTTGATACCCAAGGAATTGGAACCATAACCATTGAATCCGAAGCGTTCAGCCAAACGATATACATCGCCAGAATCAACTCTCCAGATAAGAAGATTGAAGTTAGTTGCAGTAACCTTACCTGTTACAGGATCTTGGATAGGGTTGATTGGGTTTTTAACTTCAATATTGTAGTTCCATTTGCTACCTGTATTGGATTTACCACCATAGATAGTTCTGATAACTTTATAGATATCGATATCTACAGAGAAGAAGATTTGAGGACGAGCAAATTGTGTAGGAGCTGTAGTTACTTCGTTTGTTACAGCACCCCAGTTGATACCACCATTACGATTGAAAGCGCTACCAACTAAGAAATCTTCTAATTTTTCTTTGCCTTCTTTAGTCAATTGCAAGTTTTTCCAATTACCGTTAGGATTGTTCAAACGGTTAGCCAAGCTAAGACGGCTAGCAATGTCATTCATATTGCTACCAGTTGTTGCATCTTCAATTGCATAGCAACCAGCTGCATCTTTAGATTTTTCAGCAGATGGGGAGAAGAAGATACGGGATTGGATACGACCAGATTGAGGATCTAATTCCAATTTGCAACCAAAGAAGTCATCAAATACAGAGAAGAACAATTTGTTTACAAGTTTAGAAAGATCGCTCAAAGACATGTAACCAGCGGAAAGAAGTTCTGGGAAAGTTGCTTTTGTTTCCAACTCAATGCGTTCTTTTTTTGCTTCCACTTTTTCGTTTGCTTTTGTAGCATTGTTAAATAAATCAGCCATTGTTTTTCCTCCTAATATATTAGAAAATGGACTTAGGTTAGATAAATTGATGGAGGCCTACCATCACTAACCTGGAAAATATATAGAAACACGATATAAAAAATATCGTGAAACTAACTTAGATTCATAAACTTAGATAATTCTTCTGGAGACATTGTGTCATCCTCAGAATTACCTATTTTCATTTGCTCTAAATCTTTAACTACTTTAATTTTTAAAATAGCTACTTCATCATTATCAAATTTAACAAGTACTATTTTGTACTTAGGGTCATTATTTCTAATCATAGAACTATGATCATACTCATATTTCTTAAATCCAAGTTTCTTTAGTTCTATATAATTAAGTTTATCTTCTAAATTTCTATTAGAGATTACTATAGAATCTCCTTTAGTAGTATGAGATAAGATATATAATAAGTTTATTATCGAATGATATTTTGCTTCTGTAGTTTTATCTTTATCCTTATAATCTCCTATTAATAGATTTCCATATAACTCTATGAATTCATCATAACTATCAATACCGACCATAGGGAAACAGTTTAAAACTGTTGCTATATTACCTTCAATAAACTGCTTATTTAAACTATTGTATATATTTGAAAATGATATTTCTATAGTCTTAAATTCTGTACCATCACTATTTAAAGGAACTTCTGTTGCCATAGTAGCCTTTATAGTATCTACTTCTAATAAATCTTTAATAGATTCGAAGTTATCCTCATAATATAAATATACAGAATCATTGTATAATATATTTACTACTTCATCGGGATCATAGATAATATTAGGTAAACTACCTTTTAAAACAAATCTATCTGAGTCGATAATAGAATTAATAGGCATAGTTTGATAAGATTCAAATATACTTAATGGACTCAGTGCATCTGGTCTTGTTATTTTTTCTAAACCAAACTGAAGAGCTATTATATAATCAAGTTGTTTATTTAGGCAAAAGATAACTATATCGCTATCCTTTATATCCTCTTTCTCATAATCTTCTTTTATATACTTATTGAAGATTAAGAAAATAGATTTGTCCTTTGTAATAGTATCTTCACAAAATTGTAAAGTTGCTACACCTTTAGGAGTTAAAGGTGTATAGTAATCAAACAAGTCAGATTCTTTTATTACAAATACTCTGCATTCTGTATCATAATTTTTACAGTTGCCATAATCTTCTATATAAGCAGCCATCTCATCATTCTTAATATTAGATACGACTCTAATCATTTTTGGATAGCTTTCTTTTATACTTTTTTTACGAGAAGATAGATAGAACTTTCTCCCTTTTAAGTATTTAAAGTTTCTCTCCATAGTAAAAAAATACTTCCTTTCTTTTAGATTTGTGTTTTATTGAACGTTTTAAGAATACGTTATATGATATTTAACTTTATATTCTCATAATTATAGTGTATAATCAAAATACTATTTAAAAGACAATAAGGAAGAGGAATTATCCTCTTCCTTACTAGTTTATTTATTTGGATTTAATAGATTATAATAAGAATCAAAAGTTTCTAAATCTTTATCTTTATTTAAAGTATCAGTACCTCTAGAATTATCCATTCCTTTAACTGGTGTAGAAGTAACAAATTCATTTACTGTTACAAGTGTTAGATATGGAATAAGAGATTTATGTTCTCCAATAACTTCTAAGTTTGGTCTTGATTCAAACAAAGTTGCAGCCCTAGTATTACCAATACCTATATTTCTAAGAAGGGTATCATATTCATCTGCATCAAATGTAGCAAGATGGTATACTGTATATTTATCTACAACCTTCTTAGATAATAGAGTATCAATATCGGAAAGTTTAAAGGATTGATTATTATATTTCTCAATTAATATTTTTAAAGTATCAGAAATATATAATCTGAAATCTCCAATAACTAATTCCTTCTTATTAGCAGTTGTTAATTCACTAGTATCTTTGTTTGCTAAAGAATCTAATTTAGAAGCTAGTTCATCTTTTAATGATTTAGATAATGGCAATAGATATAAGCCTACCTCAGAAGTGCTTAATTGATACCAATCGTTTACTTTGTTTAAAGAAACAGGTTTTGCTATCTCTTTATTGATTACAGGATATACCTTTGAATTAGTTTGGAATCCATCTAAGGAGATTAATACTTGAGGAATGGTATCTAGAGTATCTTCTTTTTGTTTACCATTAATAGTCATTACATAGATACCATCTACTGGTTTCTTAAACTCTACATCCTCTGTTAGGTGATTGTAAACAGGCATATCTCCAATACTAATATAATTGCAAATTACTTTATCTTTTAAGAAATCATTTGCAATCTTATCGGAAGCTGCTCTATAATAATCATTAAACTCAACTGTTGGATTCCATCCTAATCTAATAAGATCATTACCAGTTTCAATATCCCATTTATTTTGAGCATATTCATTTAAGAATTTGGTAGATAATTTAGCAACTTCTGTAACCCATTCATTCTTTTTAAAAGTAGTTTTTAAACCACTGCAAGATCCTTTATAATCGTTGAACCACTTAATTGCAAAAGTATTGTTACTCTTAGGAGAGTTTTGCAACAATGTTTCTATTTCAGTATAGTTTAGCATAGGAGCAAATACTGATCTGAAATTAGGTTCTTGTAATAAATCAATTCTATCCTCAGCAGCTTTTACTGTATGATCTACAATAGTGGACTCTAATAAAGAATTAGCTTCTGTACATAAAACATCATATGCCTTTTTAGCACAATATAATGGATCGAATGATTTTCTTATATAATCATTAGCTGCTGTAGAGTATAAAGTGATATCAGTAGGTACAACTTTAGAAGATTCATCAAGCTTACCTTTAATAGGATCATATTCTCTTATTCTTCTTCTAAAGAAGTCTAATAATTCTACATCATCATTTGATTTCTCAACAATAGCTAAAGTAAACTGAATAGCATCGATTAATTTAAAATCATAACAAAGTTGAATGATTTTCTCTTTTTCATGTCTTGCTAGTTTTCTAAAGATTTGTAAGAAGAAGGAATCACCTTTGATCACAATTGGGTAAGTGAATAATTTAGGATGAGCATCCATTACTGGAAGGGTTTCATTACTCATCTCAATAACCAACTTACGTTTCTTAGTATAATTATTGATTAACCAATAGAAAAATTGATTTGTAAATTCTTTTAGTTTAACTTTAAACTGAACAGATTTTTGCCCATACAATTCAGAGTCTTTGATAAATTTAAGATATTTAGGATGAGCAGTGGCATATTTATAAATAGCAGGAGATAATCTAGCACAAGATTGAATATCTTCTACAGATGTAATTCCTTGGAATTCTTTCATATCTAAGAACTCTGCTTTATATTTTTTACAAAGCTTCTTAGCTAGTTCTGATTTATCACTTGTTGGAAGACCGATCAATAGAATCATTCTATAAAATTTAAAACGATTCATATTATAATATACATCTTGTTCTGGGAAGATTGTAGGAGTAGGATGTTTCTTGATCTGATCAGCGATACCAAAGTTATAATCTTTCATAGGATCCAATTTGCTTTCGTTTACAGATCCAGTATATTCAGTATCAAAATCATCATCAATATCATCTTTTAAGAACTCTTTGAGTTGTTTATTATAAAGATCAGTGACGTCCATTCCATAAATTTGAATAGAGAAGTCATCACAATTAATTCTTCTATCCTTATCTACAGAATTATATTTATACCAAGCATCTTCTAATTCATCTTGAGTTTGATAATCATCGAATAGAAGAGGATATCCATCATCAATATACCCTTGAGCTAATTTTCTTTTTTGCTCTGGGGTAAATCCATATTCTTCTTTGATAGCAGAATGAGGATAGTATATATCTTTAAAAGGTGATAGAGTAGTATTCTTTCTATCATTTTTATCTACAGATTTAACTGCAATAGTGATATTAGAATTAGGAGAATACTCATTATCAAATTTCTCAATATATTTATCAGCACTAGTTTCAATTCTAGTGGTTTTGAGCTTATCAAGATCGGCAGTATCTAAATCTCTAACACCACCATATTCATAATCTAGAGTATCTCTGCTGATATTTCTTTTTAAGAACTTAGCTTTATTTTTATAATATAATTCTTCATTCTCCATACCAAATAATCTCATAGCTTCATCATCAGCTTCATACCAATTATTTGGAGGCATAGATTTGAATTTATACCAATCAGCTTCTAGATCTTTTTCGTATTTATAATAATCTTTAATGATTGCTCCACCATTAGCAGCAACCCATCTTTCTATTTCTTTATATTTGAACTCCCTATCTTGATCTTGGAAGTATCGTTCTGCATTAATAATTCCCATTGTTTAGATCCTTCTTTATATCACACATAAGAGTTTCAATAATAGCTTTCTTATTTTCAAGCTGTTGATCATCAGGACCAAAAGATTCAGAAAAGGTATAATCTGCAGATGCTAATAAACTAACTCCACTAGCAGCAGTTTCATCTGGATTAGATGGTGTATAAGATCCATCATTCTTTAAACGATCTGTTTGTCCTAATTCTCTTTCCATATTATCCGCATCAGAAGATATAATTTTACTAAGCTTCTTCAATTCAACCTTTTCTAGAAGATGATCAATCTTAGCAAAATTTTCAGTAAGAGCCATATGACCAGTAGCCATTTCATAAATAGATTCTTTTAATACTCTATCATTATAAGGTGTATCTAATAGGTCGTATAGTTTATCAAAATTTTCTTGAACTTTTTCATATTTACAAATATAAACTTCAACAAGTTTACCATCTAAATCTTTATTAGGTCTGGCAATGAGTTTGCCATTTTTATCCTTTGTAATATGAGCATCATCTCTATCTAGAGTTGTTGCTAATCCATAACTATCCCATCCATCGGATAGATCTTTATCATCAATATTATGAAGGAGCATAACACTGTTATTTGGAGTAGTACCAACCATAGGGTTCATACTAGCTAAACCCATAGCTTCATCTATCATAAGATTATTCCCTCCTGTAAATTAAGTTATTCGTAATTACAAAAATGTCGAGTATAGGCAAATTAAGCCTATACTCGTGAGGTTAAAAAGTGTACAAGAGAATTTATAGAGGGGTGTAGAAGTATATTAGATTAATACGATGAGGAGGAAAAACATAGAAATTTTTTGGAAAAACGAAACGAAAAACAATTCTATATTTAAGCGCGTTACACAACTTATTCCATTTTGTATTAAAAGAAAGATTCGAAATGATTAATGATATAATCTGGCATGACGAATTGTATAATTATATCATTAAGGGGGTTTGGTATAAGAGATCTTACTCGTCTTAAAATATACTTCTACACTTAAATGTTTATGTCTCAATAAGTTTTAAAATCGCGACATCTCAGTACTTGAGTATATTTTTTTATAAGTAATACAAATTTGTAAAGAGGCGGTGAATAAATTGGCTAATAGCTTAACTAACTCAAATGCTAATATTCGGGATTACCTTTTAGACGTCAATGATCTTAATCAACCGAAGGTATTAGATTTAAGTGAAATTGAAACAGGGAAACTGAATTCTGCTGCATTATTAATCGTTAGATTATTACTCCTCAAAAAGGGAACCTACCCAGACTATCCTGATTTAGGTATAGATATTCGTGGTAGATATAGATTTGCTTTTGAAGAAGAATTAATTACTTTAAGACAAGAGCTTGAAGAGCAAATGACTTTATACCTTCCAGAACTATTACCAGTCGAAGTAGAGGTTTCTCTTTATAGACCTAAGGATTCTTTAGAAAATAAAATCCTTTTCTCTATTATTATGCGAGAGACTAGATTTAGTATCTTGTATAGCATTGCTCAAAATACTATCGATGGTTTGATGGCAATGTAATGTAAATATATATTATTTGTAAAGGGGATAGGTAACTCTATGAGAATATGGGTTCGAATGAAAGACAATCCATCTATTCTTAAACTAATCTCAGAAGATGACTTCAATGAAGAATCAATGATTAGAGAGAAAGAAACCAAGTCTAAACTAGACTCTATTTTAAAGTCTGGTAGGGCTCCTGGTATTAATACGTCACCAAATGCTGAACCATCATTACAATATAAAGGTAAATTCGATGAAGGTGCGGTGGCAGATTATCTTGATACTACTTTAGATGGTGCTAAGAAACGTGCCATCGAAAGAGAAAATACAACAGGCAATGCATTTAAGAAAACCAAAGTACCTATTAGGAGGAAGCAATAAATGGAAGAAGTTAAACAATTATCCTTATCTGAACTTGGTTTGGAAGTGGAAACAACTCCTGCAGAAAAGGCCGCAGCAAATGAAAATGCAGTAGAAGTTAAACCAATTACAGAAGAAACACCAAAGGTATCTAAATCTAGCTTGACTGATGCTGTAGAACCTACAGAAGTAAAAGCTGCTAAATCTAGTTTAGCAGAAATTGCTAAGAATACAGCTATCGGTGAAGATGGGTTGACTCAATATGGTGAAGTAATTCATAATGTCGATAAGATCGCTAAGAAACCAAAAACAAAAATGGATGATCCTATTAAAAAGAACATCAATAATTTGGTAGATTTAGCAGACCATGAAATCGAACGCACTAAAGCCGAACTCACAGGTCCTGAAGGTATTATCACTAAAGGTAAGGAAGAGTACGTTAATAATCAATATGAAAAATTAATGGCTCGTGCAAAAAACAATCCTCGTCTTGCGGAATATATTAAAAAGATTGAAGAGATTATTGAGACTGAACCACGTTTTGATGGTATTACAGAATATGAGCACAAAGGATATATCTTATTCACTGTAGCTCGTGATAAAACTGTTGAAACTGATAATAAATACTTTGGTCTCAAAGAGCAAACAATTGATAGAGTTCCTAGAATGAGCTCTGATGTAGCAAAAGAAGTAGATAGCTTCACACAAGATAAAGATGAAGATGACGATTTATCTTTATTTGATGATGACTCCGTAGAATTAGGTGTATCTCCTAAATCTGCTCTTCCAATGCAAGGATATGCTGAAGATGAAGAGATCAAAGAAGAAGCTTCTAAAAAAGAAGCAGATGATACTAAAGTTTCTAATTCTATGGCTGAAAAAGAAATTAAAGAAGAACCTACTGATGAAGAAGACGTAACTTACAGCGCAGCATTAGCTGAAGAAGAAGATCCAGAAGAAAAAGAATTAATGGCAGACGTAGAATCTGATGAACCAGAATTGTCTGATGAAGAAATTAAAGAGCTAAGCCAAAATTATAAATCTCAAGTAATGCAAGAGTTAAAACTTGAACGTGAAGGAGATTTAGAAGGCTTTGCTATTTCTAATAAACCAATTAAACTTAAATCTGCTCTTCAAGTAGAACGTTCTTCTTATACAGTAACTTGGGGTTTACAATACACTGGTAAACCAATTGAAATGACTCCTATCTCTGGTGAAGAGTTACTTCAATTGAACCCTCAAAATACTGATATGACTTCTATCAATGGTCTTCGTACTATTTTCAATATCATGTATCGCCACACCGTAGGCAAGAAACCAGATATTGATACTTGGTTAAAACAAATCTCTGTATATGATTTAGACTGCATGATCTTTGCTATGTATATGGCAAACTTCAAAGATTCTAACTATCTATCTTATCAATGCCCTAATACTAAATGTAACAACCTCTTTATCAATAAGAAGGATGTTAATGATATGGTGGTATATCCTAACGATGAAGTTAAGAAACGCTTTGAAGATATCTTGCATAGCCGTCCTGTAAAATCTAAACTTTTCAGAACAAAACCTATCCAAGTATCCAGAGACTATGCATTTAGTTTCTGTACTGAATCTATCTATGGTGATATGATTGAACGTGCTGCATTGACAGATGAATTTGCATCTAAATATGCTAACGTAGTTCAAATCATGGCTAATATTGATACTATCTACAAAATCGATAATGTTTCTAAACAATTATATCCTATCGATTTCGGTGTAGTAGAAGACAGCTTATCTAAAACAGTAATGCGTAAGGTTAAAGCTATTTATGAAATCATGAAGAACTTATCTTCTGATGAACATGCTACTCTTATGGGTGAAGTATATAAAATTACTCGTACATTTACTGATGATAAGATCTCTTACCAAATTCCTTCTACAGAATGTGGTAAATGTCATACTACTATCGAAGCTACTCCTCAAGGTGCTCTTCAATTGCTTTTCACTCGGGCCTTTTTACCGATCGGGGCGCTTTCTATTCAATAGTGATGACCCTATGCAATTATTATAAAGGACGTGTATCATTCTCTGAAGCATTCAACTACGACGTTGGTTTTCTAGTGTATCTTCATTTCAGGTATATGAAAGAAATACAGAATAAGACGGTACAGAAAGCTAACCAATCAGAAGAGATGGATTCGATCCTTAAGGGTGATTGATAAGCATAAAGGAGGATTTTATAATTCGATGAATTTAGTAGAATTCAGTCAGTTAATTTCCTCTAAAGTTGTAGACGATAAGCTATTCTCTAGAGAAGTAGCATTATACGATATTTTATTGGGTAATTGTAAAAACTCAGATATTCTTGATATTCATATCTCGGAATCTGATAATATCTTCACAGTAACTTTATTATCTGATGAATTAGCTCATACTATAGAGGAGCGATTGGATAACCAGATCATCCCTGGAGCATTCCAACCGCTATATAAGATATCTTTGAATTCTGATAAGAATATCTTAAAATTCAAATTAATAGATTTCTAACTTAATACAATATGATCCCATCTAGCGTTATATGCTAGATGGGAACTATTAATTAAATTTGAATTTATTATATTTACGGAGGATGCTTTAAATGGATAATGATGTAGTAGAATTCTATGCACTAGACGAAGCTTCTGGTGATGGGAAACAAACTAAGCATCTCAAATTATCTCCACTTAACGTTGCTAACTTTATTAAGGTTAATGACTTAAAAGAGATTTCAAGCCCAATGTCTTTTGCTAGAGATAACTTACCTACTGCAGATGGTTTATTCTCTAATGAGATATTTGGTATTACTAAAGAAGACAGAAGCACTATCTTTGCCTATGTAAATCTTGCTGGGGAAACTTTCTTGCACCCATTAGCATATAAGATTTGGTCTCGTTTAGATTCTAATGTAAAACTATGCGCTCAAGAAGCAGATAATTTTGTATTGGATAAAGAAGCTGGCAAATTAAAACCAGATCCTAATGGTGAGACTGGTATTAAGTTCTTGCAAAAAATAATTAAAGTAATCGATTTTAAAAGAACCGAATCTTCTAAACGTGGTGTTAAGATTGACTTCTTAGAAAAATTTAGGGATAAATTATTCTTAAAAGACTGTGTTGTAATTCCAGTAGGTTATCGTGATATTAATACAGATAAGGGTTCTAGAACCAGCGTTGGTGAAATTAACCAGTTGTATGGTAAAATCATTAGAGATGTGCAAGCTCTAAAGAATAGTAATGAGTATGGTTTAACCCTTAATGGTCAAACTAGATGGCGTATTCAAGAAACATTAGCAGCTATTTATGATTGGCTTATCTTTGGTAGATTTGAAGGCAAAGATGCACAGGCATCAGGGCTTTCTAGAAAGATGGGTCTTATCAGACGTGCTGGTATGAAGAAGTCATTTGACTGGGGTGCACGTCTTGTTATCTGTACACAGAATCTAAGAAAAGAATCTCTATCTGATATTGATATTGATTTGGATAGTATTGGTTTGCCATTAGCTGCTATTTGTGCTAACTTCTTCCCATATATGCTATATTGGATTAGACGTTGGTTTGAAAATAATATCAGTGACCAAATGGATATGGTAGTTACTAATGTAAAGACTAAAGAGTTTAGTAGAAACCGCATTCAAGATTGGCAAATGGTTTACTCTGATGAACGCATTAAAAAAGAATTAGAACGTTTTATGCATGGTATGAGTAATCGTTTTATTCCAATCGAAGCACCTATTGATACGACAGGTATGAGAATTCCTAAAGGAATGAAACCATATTTAAGATACAAGGGTTACATGGTAGATGATATTAAAGCAGCAGAGAATCTTATTAGTGATAATAAAGTAGATTCCCTTCCTATTAATGAACGACCTCTAACTTGGTGTGACTTGATTTATATGGCTGCTTTAGATATTACTAAAGATAAGATGACACTTATTACACGGTTCCCTATCGATAGTTATTGGAACCAATTCCCTGCTAAGATTAAAGTTATCTCTACTATTCAAACTGAGCCTATGATTATTAATGGAAAATTCTACAAAGAATATCCTAAAATCAGAGCAGAAGATTTGAATACCAACTCTACAAATAAATTCATAGATGTAGCATTACCAAATAACGTTCGTTTAGGATCTATTGGTGGTGACTATGATGGTGATACTGTATCTTCTAAAACACCTTTCTCTATTGAGTCTAATGAAGAGCTGTACAAATTAATCTCATCTAAACGTCACTATATTTCTATGGGTGGTGTGAATGAGATGACCACTTCTAAAGAAGGTAAACAAGCTTTATATGACCTTACAAAGATCTTACCAGATGATGTTTCTACTTTAAACAAAGTAGAATTTGCTACAAAACCTAAATATTTGAAATGACTATGATTTTTCATCATAAACATTGATGTAATCATAGCCTATGCAATCAAACGGGAGGATTAAATAGTATGGGAAAGTTTATACCTATTATTGAAGTATATAATAGAAAAACTAATTTAGAGTCTCAACAAAGAGCTGGATCTTGTTATCCATTATATGAGACTTATAAAACTAATTATAATTTTGAGAATATCAGGGAATCTGTTTATAATTGGAAGTCTTTCTCTGATAATACCACTAATAACTTTAATAAAGTTTTAGAGTTATTTGAGTTTGTTTCTAAAGAAGGAACCCAAACACAGTTAGAAGAGATTACTTCTATCATTAATAGAGATATCATCCCATACGTCAAATCCCCTGCCATTTTTAAGAATCCTATTCTTAAAACTAAAAGAGGGCTTGATGAAACAACAGCTATAGACTGTTTAAATTCTGTATTAGAAAAGATTCATGAACAAACTGAATGTGATAGAGTCTTAAGAAATTGTGACACTATTGCTAAAAGATTCAATATTGATAAGATAGTAAAAAATAATATCTTATTTGAAGATGCTGTTCCTGATACAATCTATAAGATATGCTCTTTAATTGATACTTATACTATGGATTTTAAAACTAAGTATTGTATTGCATTAGAGACTTGCTTATATTCTATTAATAAATATGCTGGAAATAGTATCACAAGATCTAATATCATTGAAAACGTTACCGACTACTTCCTTATGAATGGTGGTACAAATGATATCAATAAATTCTTGGATAAAATTTCCGAAGCTGTTTCTAAAGATAACTTTATTAATATCTCTGAAGATGCAAATTATATCGACAAACTAAAAAGAATTCACTCAGAGATGGTTAATGAGGATAATATAGATTTAGACAAATTAATCCAAGATAACTACAGTAAGACTTCAGCATATGGTCTTACTGAAGCTATGGAACAAATGTCTATGGTTAATGAAGCATTAGATAAACTTTGCGAAGAAGATAGTCTAGATAAGATTCATGATATCGTTACCAAAGTTAAAATGGCTCCAGTGAAAACTAATGCTATGACTAAAGAAGCTGTTAGATCTATTCTAGTAACTTCTAGACTTCAAGATTTGAACAAAGGTACTAGGAATTCTTTGTCTCTTATCTTCTATACAGTTATCGTAGCTGGAGCATTAGCAATTAATGTTGTTGGTGGTTTATTTGCTCTTATCACTGCTTATATCATGTCGAAGCATCTAAACAAGGAATACCTAAAAGAATCTATTAAGGAATGGAAAGAACACAAATATTCTGTAACAAGAAAACTTAAAGAAGAAACTGATCCTGAAAAGAAACGAAAATTAGAAGCCTATTTAGATGAGGTTGATAAAAGTATTGAAACTCTTGAGGAAGAGTATGAAAAACAACGGGATAAGACTATGGAAGAAATAAATAGAGACCAAGATAATAGAGAGCACTCTCCAGATTATAATGGCTCTAGTTCTTTAGTAAATCCTCTTGGTAAAGAAACTCCTCAAGCTAAGTTTAAAAATGATAAGAACCTAATCAATTCATTCTATAAAAGGGATGATAGTAGTAATACCATTGGAAACAATAGTAATTCAGATTCTTCTAAATCATCTAAAAAATCTGATGATGATGATGATGATTTTGATGATTTCGATTATTAATGGAGGTATACTAGATGAACTTATTTGAACGTCTAATTCTACAAGAAGCTCCTAATCCTCCTCAACCAAATCCTGAAGAGGAAGAAGGTCAACAACCTCCTAACTTTGTTGATGGACCAGAGGCTCAAGAAGCCCAACCTGAAGATCCTAATGCAGGAGGTGCAGAAGATGCTCCAGAAGATACTGGGGATGATTCTCCTGAACAACCTGATATGAATATGGATGGTGGTGAAGGTGGAGATGAGCCAGCTCCTGAAGAGGGAGAAGAAGGTGGCGAAGGAGAAGAGGGTTCTGAAGAAGATGGATCCATGGAAGGCGGAGAAGAAGGACTAGAAGGTCCTGAACAACAAGCCGATGATTTCTCTTCTGATGAACAAGAAGTTTTCTCCGATCTAAAACCTGAACAAATGGCGGTAAAGCATAAGGAACTTAAAACTCAATTTAAGAACTTTAATGATACTATCTTTAGTGCCATTGATAAGATCAATAATATCTCTCATGCTTCATATGACGATACTCTATTAAGCTTTATTATTCGTAAGCTTTTAGAATTAAAAGATATGAGCAGAGATTACTTGCTCGATGTATATGATACTAAGAGTTATATAGAAAACCAAATTCAACTACAGAAGATGGTTACTACGTTTAATTATATAACTAATCTTCTTTCTAATATCAGACAGAATAGAGAAGCAGAGTATATTAAATCTGCTAAAGATAATGAAAAAGCCTCTAAAGAAGGAAGAGCTGAAGATTATCCTCATTTATTCGTAAAAGATATAGAATTAGATTAAAAAATTAAAAAGATACAAATTATATATACAAACATATTGGTAAATCTATAGATGCCTCCATTCCCCTTATTCTGTAAGGGTTAGCCAGAGGTGTCTTACCTTCATAGATTTAATTAAATTTAATTAGATTTTTTGCCATTTTTAGAAAACAAAATTTATGCATAAATGGCTCTTTCTCAAAAAGGAGGAAATAAAACATGGCAGTAGTTGGAAACCCAACTGGTAAAAATGATTCCATCCTTCGCGGTTACGAACAAGACAGCATGCATGGCATTGCTAGTCAATTTGCTCAAATCGCGAAAGCTGGCTTAAGCGAACAAGTAGACTTATATAGCGAACCTCGCAAATTCTTTATGAGCGATACTTTGAACAACGAAATGCGTAGCTTCTTCGTTGAAAACGCTTTTGATAAACAAGATCCTAAATTCTCTTCTATCGATGCTGTAAACGAAGAATATGGTATGCTTAACGCTTTATACCAAAACGACGTTAAAGGTATCTGCGAAGCTGCTCCACTTGGCGCATACAACCCAGTTGTTGGTATCACATTCCCAATGCACAAAAACTTGTTGATGACTACAGTATTCGACAAAGGTGCTATTCCTAAGGACGTAGCTGATACTCCTCAATTCACACTTTCTATGGAAACTCGTACAATGTACAGCCCAGATGGTCGTGAAATCGATATGTTCTTGGAACAAAACAAAATCAAAGACGTTATTGAACGTGCTGTTCCTCATAAAGACGTTGTAATCATGCTTCCAGAAGATCAAGAAACTGACGTTCTTGCTCTATTGGGTGCTACTAATAAAACTGTAGCTAACGTTTCCCGTTCTTCCAAAGTAACTAAATTGTTGGTTAAAGACGTTTACGTTGCTAAAGGCGAAGAAAAATATGATGCTGCTACAAAAGAAATCGTAGTTGAAACTGCTGGTGCTGTTGGCACTAAAGTTATCACTGTTGAACCAGTTAAATTCGTTGCTGCATACGGCCAATATGATCGTACTTTCCAAAAACGTATTGACTTGATCGTTCCTACTGATAACGCTGGTGGTACTCGTAAAGAAATCTTCCAATTCGCTGGTTCTATGCATAAAAACCGCTTCACATTCATGGCATCTTCTGCTAACGTTGTAGGCGTAGTATTATCTGCAGCATTGGATGTATCTTCCGCAGCATATGAAACTCCTAAAGTTAAATGGTCCAGCCGTACAGATTACTTCGAAATCCCAGAAGCACCTCATATGACTGTAACTATTTCTCCAGAAGAAACAAAAGATATCCAAGCAATGTACAATGTTAACCAATTGACAAAAATCATGTCCATGATTAAATTGTCCATTCTTAACTACAAAGATGACAAAATCTTGGAAAACTTGGATGAATCCTTCTTGAATCTTCCTGCAACATCCAAAGTTACTGGTGCTTTCAACTTCGTGCCACCAGATAACTTCTTGGGTTCCCATGTAACTTGGAGATACGAAACATTCATGGATTACCTTGATACTCAAATCACTACAATGCTTCAAGTATTGAATGATGAAAACATGACAGTATCCATCTTCGGTCGTCCTGAATTGATCCGTAAAATCACTCCTAAAGAATATACATACACAACTCCTCCTAGCATTGGTCCAGTTATCTTGGATTACAAGAAAACTGTAAAAACTAGTGATAACCGTGTATACCAATTCATTAGCTCCAACAAAATGCGTAATGATAACAACCTTATCATTATCTTGAACCCTCGTAACACTAACCGTGTTATCTACAAAATCTTCGATTATCAATTGTACGTTGGTAACGAAATCCGCGACACTGCAAACTATCAATTGCCAGCAGTAACTGCGTTCGAACGTTTCTTATTCGTTCAATACCAACCAGTTCAAGGTCGTATCCAAATCGTTAACCCTACAGGTCTTATCGAAGATATCGAAAACAAAACTCCTGTAAGCAAAGATCGTGCTATGAACGATTACACTGCTAACAAAATTACTTATACTCATGATGCTAAAGGCAACGGTGTATATGTAGACCATACTGCTGAATTACCAGGCACTCCACGTTCTGCTATGTACCCAGATGGCAAAGCTCCTGGCGTACCTCAAGATGGTATTGCAGATCAAAACTATGCATACCCATCCCCTAACTATGCAGTAACTGATCCTAAAAACTAATCTAATTAGTTAGATCAGAAAAAAAATAAACCTTAATAGATCTTAGCAAAAAGATCTTAAAAAATTATTTTCAATTGCTTGAAAATCCGATGACAACTCCCCATAGACCACTTACGGTCTATGGGGTTGATTGTGTCTAAAATATATTAGGCCATTATAAGCATACATTTTCTAGATATGAATTGTTTCTCTCTAGTTATCTTATTAAAACTATCTGATGCATATTCTAATTCTTTCTTTAACTCTGGAAATACATAAGAATCAAATTTACGATCTCTAGATTCTTTTATCCCTTCAAGATCTTCTTCTAATCCTTCACCATTTCCTAGGTAGGTATAATTAAACACCCCTACCATATCTTTTCTATAAGCACAGAAGTTAAATGTGATCACTGCTCTAATAAAATTCTTTAAAGAATTTATATCTCCTCTTAAAGCTATTCTACCACAATCCTTTTTATAAGAAGTATAGTCTGTAATATCTTTTACTTTATATGCTTCACTATCATCTTCAAATCCAGTATCATCTTTAAAATATAATGTCTTATAATTTGTGATAAGAATCTTATTAGTAAGCATCTTTCCAAATAGATCTATTATAGGAACCATACTGACTATTCTATTCAATCCAGTAAGTTTCTTTAGATTAAATAACTTTATATTTTCATACAATTCTTGATCATTCAATCTCAAAATCTCTTTTGTATCTCTTTTTCCCGTAGTTATGATAATCGCTTCTAGCATCTTTTCTCCTAACCTCCTCTATTAACATTTTTAAAAATTTCTCATTATCTGTACCTACTTTTCTATTAAATGATGAGAAATTCTTTAAAGGTTCAGATACTAATGTTTTCTTTTTCATTATATCACCTCTTACTAATATATCATTGATATAGTATATAAGTAAAAAAAAATAAAGAGAGAACTAAGCTCTCTTTATTTTTAATATGGTTTCTCTATGATTTTAGAGAGTTCCATATTTCTAAATGGGTCCAATGCCCATGACATGCTCTTTAAGATTTCTTCTTTAGTTTTAATTGCAAAATTATTATCTATGAATGGTTTTAAACCATTCATAATTTCAGATAATAATTTTCCCAAATTATTATCGTATCTTTCAACGATAAGTTTATTAATTGGACTTCTATCCTTCACAGGATAATCACCGCAAAGATCCCAGTCATATCTATTGCAGTACAAGAGTACTGCATGGACAAACTTTCTAATATCCCTGAATCCCCCTCTGATTACGAAAGGGAAGTTTTCGATATAAGAGAATGTTGCTTCGTATTCACAATTTGAATCCTCTACAAATTCCCCATCCATATAGTGGATGTAGACCTTCTCTACTGTAATACTGTTTATTAATGCGTTTTTAAAAAACGCTACTAAATCAGTAGTTTTAATACCAGTGTTTTGATACAACTTCAATAAGTATGAATTGATTTCATAAAAATCAAACTCAGATGTATCAGAGCTAAATTTTGCTTTTGGGGCATAGCTCATTCTCCCACTAAACCCATAAACGTCTATTAATTGTCCACAATTCAAATACATCATCATTTTTATTTTCCTTTCCTTTATCCTTTATTATATACTATATCTGCGAGGGCGTTGTTCATAGTACGCCCTATCTTCACACTCTTCTTGACTTGGCTCATAATCCTCAAACACTTCATCAGGAAGTGAAGCATTGTTATAATCTATATTATTCAAAACTTCTACTACTTCAGAATCTTCCAATTTAAGAGCTTTTAAGATATCATCTATGAATACAATAATATCATATCTCTCTCCTCTTATAGCTAGAGGAATATCCTCTATATTTGAGCGATATTCTATCATCATTTCATTATCTTCAACATATCTTTCATCATCCATATGAGTATCAAGATATGATACCCATACTTTAATGGTTTTAATATCATTTTTTATTGCTTTATTAAAAAACGATATCAAATATGATACTTTATTATAAACTTCTATATTTTCTAATTCTCTATACAGATAATTTATAATCTCACTTGGTGCCATAAGATTTTCTACATCTTCTATTTCGTTATAAATATCATGATATTCTCTTACGAGATTATCATTTACCCCTTCGTAATACTTACGATTTTCAATATAGCAAAACTCTTTAAATACCAACATTATTTATTCCTCCTATAAAATTATTATTTGCAATCAATCATACTAACTTAATTTCACTATTATAGTATATAATTATTTCTTCAAAATTTTACAAAAAAAATAAGAGTAAGGCAATTAAGCCTTACTCTATATTTGTTTATGGATTTTCATAATAGAATGGATCGTAATCTAATTCATCTACAAATGGATATTCCCCTCTAGCATATTCGCATACTTTTATACTCATATATTTATACTTAGATATAGCACGTTTCCATTCATGCCATCTAACCATAATCATATGTAGTACTGCTATATTAGAACTTACCTCATCATCAATTGTAATATACTCTCCATTTACATCAATACCAACATAAGCTGCTAAATTATATAAATGCTTAATATCTAAAGCTTCAATATTGAATCTAAAATCCTTATATAGAAACCCTCCATCATAAGCATTACCAATATTATTAATATCTGAAAATACTAAACACTTAAGCTTTTGATAAGGGTTTAGTGCTTCCCATTCAACCTTAGCTGCTTCATTCTCATCAAGCATTTTCTCAAATTTCGTTTTAAACTCATCTAAGGTATCAACCCACTCATTAGGGTAAAATGTAGCTCCAAACATTAATCTTCCTCCTTATCTTTATCAGGTTCTAAATCTAATAATAGAGCATATTGAAATGCTTGTTCTAGTAACTTACCTTCCATTCCATTATTTAAATCATCTATAACTTCTGCTTCATACATTCTATAAATATTTGAGATTATAGCCTCATCATTTACTTTATATAATTGACAGAGGATATATTTGAAATCATACATTTCTATTGGTAATAGATCATCTGTATAAATCTGCAATTTCATATCAGAATAAATATAACCATTACATTTAGACTCATCAAAGCCATGTTCTTTTCCATAATAAGGAACTGATATAAAATTCGCTAATAAGATTATTAACTTACCAATTCTTGTACTTTCAGAATCTTCTTTTCGTGGAAGAATACCAGGAAACGCTTTGGAAACAATTTTTACAAAATCTTTATCAGAATCAATTTCTGAATTTAAGATAGATTTACTATCTTCATCATAATAACTTAGTTTAAACATAATCAAATCTCCTTGTAAAAATGAAAAAAGAAGAGGAATTTAATCCTCTTCTTTTTATTTTAATAATTGATGTAATACTACTGCAATCACTGCAATAATAATAAGTGTAGATGTTTTCATTTTAGTACTCCATTCTTTATCAATTCATATAAAAGGACTATTGCTACAGATATAGCTACTGCTATCCAGCTAAAGTATTTACTTTCCATAGCCTTTACCTATTATTTATTTTTATAATTATAAAATTTATCCAATTGAATACCAACTGGAATGATTCTTTTTTCTGCAAGTTTAAGAGCAATCAAAGACCCGTATTTAAATTCTAAGCTACTATCATCTGTGTAACGATTTACATATTTCCATTCACCATTTTCTACTCTAACTCTAAGAGTATTAGAATTTTTGAAGTAATGGAAATTTACTATTTTAGCTGTACCATTTTCATATGTCCATACAGCACCTCTTACAAGATCACCATTGGTTTCATATGCAATAGATTGATCATCAAAGATAATCTGACTATTATTGTTTGTATTGTAATTAATCAATACCATAGCATCTGCATGAGGTACTGCTATTAAAGATCCAATAGAAAATAATGTTGCTGCTAATAAGGCCTTCAATTTCATTTTATTAAACTTTCTCCTTTATAATCAGGTACGAATTTATAAATATCCTGTTCTTTGATTTCGTACCTATCAACTAACTCTATTGCTATATTACTAGCATAAATATATTCCAAGGTACCATCATTTCCTTCTACATATTTCCATTCACCATCCATACCAATTTTAATCCATAGATTATTATAAGATGGATGGTATTGGAAATATACTATCTTATTTACACCATTCTCATTTACTGCAACCCCACCTTCGACTATATCTCTATTCCCTAAATGGTGATAAGTAAAAGATGTTTCATCATAAGTTGCTACTTGTGCATAAGTTCCATCATCATATATTTGATAGATATTATCATATGCCCCAACATTCAGCACTAGTCCGAATATAAATAAAATTTGTAATAAGATAGATTTAAAGTTCATGAGTGTTCCCCTTTTTTAATTAGTAACGTTTCACCATGAGATTATAAGTACCATCTAAGATATGACTATTGTTGTTTCTCATCACATCTACTACATATTTAGCGACATAATATCTTGGTTCAGATCCCATTGGTCTAATAGGATTTGTTTCGTTCCAATTAGCAGTTCCCTGTTCGCTAGTTTTTACGATACCAGTTTTTAAATAGATTTCAAAATCCATTACGCTATCATAATCCATGGTATTAATTTTAATAGAACCAACTACTTTTTCATTAGTAGTTTTGTATTCTAATGTATCTGGATATACATAAGTTTCTGGATAAGCAGAAACTTTCATCTTTCCAGATTTATCTACATTTTTTGTTACCTTTTGATTCCCTTCTGGTTCTTTAACTGGAGGGTGGAACATTTGTTCTTCCATATCTCTAGAGCTAGAGTACTCTGTATAACTAGTTGCATAAGTATTGAAGATATCATACTTACTTTGCAAATAACCTGTTCCTGCACCAATGAAAGCACAGAGAATCAAAACAATAATGTATTTCTTATTCATAAGTCAATACTCCTTTCTGAGTTAGATTTTATCTGGTAATTTATTATCTTTTAACACATGAACTAGATCCATGAAGCTCAATGTATCCAGTTTTTCACCAGTTTCTGTATCTTTATTATTTAACCACATACGATAGAAGATATATTCTGTAGCTGTTTTATCAATAGCAAAAGTTTCAGGATCACTAATATCTACAGGACCCCATTTTGGATGAGGTTGTTTAACACCATTAATCTTCCCTGTAGTAAGATAGAATTTACCTGTATTCTTATCCCACATAAACCAAGCTTCGATGACATTTTCTTTATCACCAACATTGATTAAATCTTTTGCTTCTAAAGTAACTCTACCTTTATAAACATTAGGTTTACTAGTTTTAAACAAACCAAAACTTTCTGCTACAAAGTTCAAACGATAGTTCCCGTAGCTATCATTTGCGGTGGCGCTAAATGCACTTGCGTTAGTGCCGCATGCCATTATCATAAATACTATTCCCATAATTAGTCTTGCAAATGTTTTCATTATTCTTCTCCTTTACATTTTGCTATAAAAAGTAGAGAATGGGAAATAATCCCATTCTCTTAGTTGTTTAAATAAAGTATTATCGTACACGTTTTGGCTTAACTAAATTTAATGTTTCTTGACAGCAACTAGCATATTCCATCAAGAAGGATCTAATAGGTACCTTAATAAAATTAACACGGGTTTCATCATGTTTAATATCGATAGGACCTTTTGCCAATTCTGCTTCAATAGCAAATACTGTTTCTGCTAAGCTATTAAGCATGCGAGCTTTAATCATATCGATTGTGATCAAAGTTTCAGATGTATATTCAACTGCATACTTAGATGCAAGCAATGCCATCTTGTCATATCCGAATACTTTTTCAATACAGTTCTTTTCACGAACTAATAATTTGATAATAGACACGTCATTGTTGTGTCTATCAAATAGCCCATTACCTACAAAGCTATTGAAGATAGCATCAATGAATGGTTGTACATTAGTTTTCAATTCATTTGGATGAAGAATATCAAATTCTTCTTTCATAGAATTGAAACTAATACCATCTAACCCGCGTTCTGTAATATGCAAGAAACCAGCTGTAGGATCTTGGATATTATTTTTAAGCACAGACTTAATGTAAGCTACTGTAGGATTGTGTTTGATATGAGCTTTGTTTCCGCTATTCATAAGACTGATAGCGATACTTTGACATTTGCCATATTCCTCAACACCAGCACCCGCACCAATTGCTCTACCATAATTATCGTACTTATCATAACTGTAAGATTTCGTGGATGTAGGTTTGCCATAATAATTGCCACCGCTAGTTACTGGCTTTTTGTACTTAGGTTTTGCAACACCTCTGTTATTTCCCTTGTTAAAATTACCTGTACGCTGTTTGTTGCTTGTTGTTGGTTTCATAAAGAAATTCCTCCTCTTAAAAAAAGTAAATAGTAAAACAAACATAAATTTCTAAACACCTAACTTCAGGTTCGCTATTATAGTATATAATTGAAACCTATTTTTGACAAGAGGATATGATATAGAGTACTAGACTCTATATCATAAACCTGAGAGTAGAAGAAAAGAAACTTTTGGGAGGCAACGAACCTCTAATATATAGTAGAACTATTTGTTATTTTTTACATCCATTGGAGAACCAGTGGCAATACAGATATCTGTTTTCTTAGGTTCAACAAATGGCTCTTCTTTCTTAGCTAATTTCTTTCTACTATAAGTTACTCTATTAGCGTCATAATCATTAAGAGCTCTTCTAGCACTTACATAAACATTGGTATTCATGAATATCCCTTCCTTTCTTATGCTGGAAACATTTAGATAATTGTACAATTTATTTTACTCTAGAGTTATTTAAGGAGGATTAACATTGGATATCCTAGCTAGAACTAAACTTAAAGACGCTTACGATGATATCGAAATAGCGATTCAGAATATAAAGAAAGATCCAAAACAAGAATTTATCTTAGACTTGCAAAATGCATTAAATAAGTTCTTTGATGCAAAATGTTTGCGTGTTTTATATACTAACAACACTGATAAATTATTCTTTGGTATCTATGCTATGCCTAAGATTGATGCTGAACAAGTAATCAAGATTATTACTGGTGGAGAAAAATATGTTATCCAAGAATATTATTTGGAGTTGGATTCCAAAATGTTCCAAGATGATATCAATTTATCTGCTCACGAAATTGCAGCTCTTCTTATGCATGAAGTTTATAATTTAGTAAGCAATGCTGCTCCTTGTGAAGCAGTATGCAAAGCTATCGATTCTCATCTTACAAAAAATAATGATGTATTAAAAATCTCTGATTCTATTCATTATATGGAATTGCTTTCCTATGGCTTCAGAGATGCAGTTCGTAAATTCATCACTATCTTCGATAAAGCAGAAGTTGATGAAAATGAAGTTATGAATGACTTCTTTGAATGGTGTGGTTATAAAGAACACATTCATTCTGCATTCGATAAGATTGCTAGCAACTGGTATAATTACAATAAAGAAATCAACAATAAATTTATCGTATTGGCATGGGTACTAAGAGTATATCGTGATGTACTTCATAACCGTATTCCTGCTCTTATGATGATAGATCGTTGCAAACAATTATCTCCTTCTAAAATTGAAATTAAAGAATTGGATAATATTGCTAGACGTTTGAATCGTATCGATGATGATGCTTTGATTGAATCTGCTGGCACTCCAGAACATATTCTTTATGAAGAAGTAAAATCCTCCATCCTCCCTAATAAGAAGATGAAATCTATTCCAGAAGCATTGGAAGATGATATTGTTAAGATTGCTATTGAGCAAGATAATGTATTAGAAAATGAACCTGATGCAGTTCCTATGCTTATGGCAAATATTAATGTTAAACTTGCATACATTCAAGATTACGTTGAAAACAATATTCTTACTAAAGAAGAATTCAAACAACTTGATCGTATGTATAAAGAGCTTACTGTTAAACGTGATCAATTATTCAAAGGAGATCTTTATGATACAAGAATGAAGATCTATGATGAATACGATACTGAAGCTGAACAATAATAAAAAAAATAAGAGAAGGGAGTCAATCCCTTCTCTTTCTTCTTGTGCTATTTCTTATGCTCATTTAAAACAGTTTTATCTTCGTCCTTCTTAAAATAATATGGGAACGAAGATAATTTCTCTAGAAATAGCCTTTGGTTTAGATATGGGAATCTATTTCTAGTATAGAAAGTTTGATATAATTCATACAACTCAGAGAATAAATCTCTTGCAGATTTACGTTGTAATCTAACTTCTGTAAGATCTATATATTTTTCTCTTTCTTTATTACGACCAATAGGTTTGATCATATCTGGACGATATTTTCTTAAGAATGATACAAAGGCAAAGATAGCAGTATTAACTCTAGTAAGGCGCTTATCATCTATTAATTGCTTATAATATTCTGAAGCATTAGGAATTCCTTCTTCTGCTAGAATTACATGCAAAGCATTAATAAGTTCTTTTTCATGTTCCTTTAATACCTTATCACTATAAGCATCTAACTTATCATCTATCTTTTGACCTATTTTAGTATTCTTAAAAAATCCTTGATAATATAATTCAGAGAGTTCGTTTAATTCATATTTTCTTTCACTCATTATTCTATAACACTCCACGCATGTCTCTATCTAAATCATTACCTCTTAAAATGCCATTCTTAACCATTGTTGGTTTTATAATATTTGTAGGATAATCTCCCGTATTTATAAAGAAGAAATATTTACTAGTATATGGTCTTAGATTACTAGATTGAAGATTATTCATAAAATGCTTGAAATCTGTAACACCAGCTCTATTACCATATAAAGTAGTTCCAATATCATTTAAATATGGAATGGCAATTTCTCTTCTAAATCTACAGTACTCATCATATAGATCACTAAATATATCTTTAGTAACCTTTCTAGCACCCATAAAACGTCTAACGTCTACATATTGTTTATAAGTTCTAGGATACTTCTCTTTGCTAAGATCATCCTTAGATACTATAAATGGGCTATTTGTTTTTACTAGATATCTCATGAATGGGATATCTACATTTGAAATAGCATTAAAAGTATCTTTACTATTCTTTAAGCAAGATTTAAATATATCATCTAAGAATTCATTATTTTCATTTGTCATCAAATTATCAATATTGCTATTGATAATATCAATGTCTTCCTCTTTAGATGATTCATGAGCTGTAAATTCTTTAACTTCAATAATATTAGCTAATTCTCTATAAATTAGATATTCTTTATAATCATCTAATTTAGCTCTTAATTTTCTTTGAATATTATAAGGTAATTCTCCATTGTTAAATGCAACAATAGCTTGGTCTAAAGTCATTTTTTCTTTAGCGTTCATGATTTAATCCTCCCGTAAAAAACCAATCTTTTTATTAGATCCTATCTCCTTTTCTATTTCTTTTCTTTCTGCAATAGCTTTCCTAACACCAGCTGCGCCCTTACCATAATAGATAGGAGTATAAACAATTTCCCCATTAGCTTCTTGCTCTTCTGCTAATTTAACCAAATCTTGTTGATAAGATGTAATCAACAATCTTAAATGAGCTTCCATTGCAGATGCTATTATCTTGCCAATAGGCTCATTAGTAAAAGCTCCTTCATTATAAAGCTCTATAAGATCTTTTGTAGTAAGTTTTCTTTTTCGCTTCTTTTCGGCAGTAGCGCTTTTCTTAACTGTCATTATAATAATTATCCTCCTTACAAAATTCTGAATTACTTTCACTATTATAGTATATAATTAACTGGAATCTTAATTATACACTATAATTATGAGTTAGTATTAATATATCTGGTATAGGCCTCATAAACTCATAATTTATGATATCGGATACATTATATTAGAATTTTTATTTTTAGAGGTAGTAGTAGAAAAGAAAAGGAGTTATAAAATGGCATTTGGCAATTATGATAACCAACAACAATCTTCCCCTAGCGTATTTGGATATTCTTTCTTTAATAAAGAATCCATCATTGATAAAACAATGATTAGCTTCTCTATGTGGAGAAATAACCTTAAGATTGCAATCTCTCCAGTAATTGAGTCTGAAAATGGAGAAACTCGTTATGACACTAAGAACGGCATCTCTGTTTATTTGACTCCACAAAAAGCTAAAATGTTTGAAGACTTGATCAACCAATTCTTGAAGGCATCTAAAGAAGAACAACAAGCTTTAACTCAAGGTAATATTGGTGTAGCTTCTGGTAATAATCTTATTACTGTAGAAGATCCAGAAGTTGTATATGGTAAGCCAGAAGCTGGTATCGTTATCAGTATTAAGAAACTTAATGAAAATGGTCAAATCGAACAAGCATACAGTTACGAAACTCGTAAAGGTTTCTATAATGCTATTGTAGGTTTCGATGCTAAAACTGCTGGTTATACACAAGACTTCGATCATTTCAATATGCTTGAATTAGAAATGATTTCCTTACAATTGCGTGAATATTACACAGCTATGAGTAATGCACAAGCATACTCTAGCTTGATTCATACTCAGCCATATTTGAATAAAATTGCTGCTAAACTTGGTGTAGACTTAGACTCCAACTATAATGGTGGTTATAAAAACAAATCTTATTTCAATAATGGTGGCGGTAATAACCAAGCTACTCATACAAGTGCAGGGACTACAGAATCTATTCAAAGTTCTGAATTAGATTCTATCATGGGTTCTATGCAATAAGAATGAATAATAAAGAAACGACCTAATCGTCGTTTCTTTTTTTTCTTTGAGGTAGAATATGATAAATAAAAAAGATAAGGATGCTAAGAAGTTACTAGTGGACTTTGATATGCTTTATGATATTGATTTAGCATGTGTGCTATACCTTATCGATAATTGCGATAGAAAAGTACCATACTTTAATGAATGGATTTTCTATAGTAGTTTATATCATATCAAATCCCTTATTCTTACAAGAACAAAGAAGAATCCACTATCTATTCTTTTCAAACCAGAAATGCATGATAAGATAGATGGTATATATAAAGAACTTCTTACAAATAAATATGAAGAAGTTATTAAGTATGCTGGTCTTACAGATATCTTAAGTGTCTTAAAAGGCACAGAAGAGAACACCAGCTCAATTAAGGTGACAGTGAACTGCAAAAATTTAACTGACCAATTACAGATTGAAGCTTTTCTTCATACTCGTAAGTGGAACACAGTTATTGAACCGGATGATGTTTCAGGATTTAGTGCCATTTTCGTCCACGATGTAGATAGTATTACTGGATATAAAAACGTATCTGGCAAAGCAATCTATCTATATGATTATGCTCTAAATTATGAAGATTTCTTTGAAAAGAAATATCATCCGTATGCAGTTCTTTTATCTAAAACGAATGCTATAAAATATATAGCACCTTATTCAAATTTTGAATTTGCTAAATAAGGTTATGTAAAGGAGAGTTATTTAAATGAAATTAGTAAGCAACGTAGTATCTGAGAAGCAATTAAGAGAAGCACAATTGCGTGCTCTTAAATTATTCGCTAATACTATCCAAGGAACCTATGGTCCTATGGGTGGTTATACTGCTTATTCTTATAGAGATGGAGCTAAAGGTTCCAAAGCTATCATGTCTAACTATACAAAAGATGGCTTTACAGTATTAAAGAATATTGATTTGGATAAACCAATCGAAGATATTCTTAAAGATGACATTCGTACTATCTGTACTCAAGTAATCAAATCCATTGGTGATGGTACTACCTCTGCCGTTATTATGTCTTACCTAATCTTTAAAGGATTACTTGAATTGCAAGAAAAAGGATTCCCTAAACGTAAACTAGTAAATGCTTTGAAAGATATTATCAAAGAAGGTATCCAAGAAATCGAAGCTGCTGGTCATGAAGCTAATCTTACAGATATCTATAATATTGCATATACTTCTTTAAACGGTAATGATGAAATTGCTCGTTTGATCACAGATATCTATAAAGAAAATGGTATGGATGTATTCATCGATGTATCTGCATCCAATACTCCAGAAACTAAAATCAAAACATACAATGGTATGACTTATGATGCTGGTTTCATCGATCCTTGTTTTGCAAACAATGAGAAAGATTCTACTTGTACTTTAGCTCATCCTAACGTATATGTATTCGAATCCCCTATTGATACTCCTGATATGGTAGAAAACTTCAAAATGATTGTTACTAAATCTTATTTTGAACCTCTACAAAAATTAAACGAATTAGCTAATAAAGGCAAAGAAATCAAACAAGAAGATATGCCAACTCCTACTTTGATCGTGTGTCCTACTATCTCTCGTGATGCTAATAGTTTCATTGATCAAATTATGGTGGCTCTTACAAACACTCCTGCAGAACAACGTGGGTATCTTTGTGTAGTAGCTAATATCGACAATGAAAACCAATACTTAATGGATATTATGAAACTCACTGGTGCTAAGTTTATTAAGAAATACATTGATCCAGAAACTTATAACCAAGATAAAGCTAAAGATTTGGCTATGACTCCATTCAATGTAAAAACATTTGCTGGTCAAGCTGAACAAGTTATTGTAGATTCTACTTCTACTAAAATCATCAATCCTAAAAACATGTATGATGGTAAAGGTGAATATACTGAATTCTTCAAAAACTACCTTGGTAACTTAGAAGCTACATTGAAGAAATATGAAGAAACTCGTCAAGAGCTTGTTAAGATTGGTAACTTAAAACGTCGCATCAATATCTTGAAAGCTAATATGGTAGATCTTTATGTAGGTGGTATTGGTACATCTGATCGTATGCCTTTATCTGATGCTATCGAAGATGCTGTATTGAACTGCCGTTCTGCTGCTAAAGATGGTGTTGGTAATGCCGCTAACTTTGAAGGCTTCCGTGCATTCTCTAAATTAGAAAAGAAATATCATGATCTAAGTCAAGGTGATGAAAAGGATATTAATCTAGCAGTAGCTACATTATTATGCCGTTCTTACTTGAAGCTTTGCTCTTTGATCTATGTGCCATATTTTGATGATGATGCAGATAAAGCTATTCTTACAGTTGGTCAAGGTCTTACAAAAGGTGCTCCATTCAATATTCTTTCCGAAGACTTCGATGGCAAAGTATTAACTTCTATTAAAACAGAACCTGCTATTCTAGATTCTATTTCTAGAATTATCACACTACTCTTCCAAACAAATCAATTCTTAGTTCCAGATGCTAGATTCAATATCTACAATATGGAAGAAGAAACTAAAGAAGAGTATATCGGTGTAACAATGACTGATATCTAATAAAAAAAAATAAAGAGGGAGTAGAGCATAGTGCTCTACTCCTTATCTTTTTAAATATTTTTTCCAACGAATCTAGTTCTAAAACCAAATGCGTCTTTAAGTAAAGATTTATTACCAAAAGGTTCTGCCACTACCATTTCAAATAGTTTATCAAAATCCTTTGTTCTAATAAAATGCATAGGAGCTTCTTTTCCACTTGTATTTCTAATCTTAGCCTCTTTATATTGGTTTTGCAACTCTGATGGATATACTCTTTTATAGAAAGGTAGTTTCTCATATAATGCATATAATTTAGCTTGATTTTTAAACAAGTCTAGACGTTTGGTTAGTGTAGATACATTGATGAAATCATAATCCTCTGAACGTCTTTTTAATTCTTTGAAAAGATAATCAATTTTAGATTCTACTTCATGAAGCTTAACTTCTGCAAGACTGAATAAAGTAATAATATCATCCTCTGGAGTATTTCTCTTCTTCATCTCTTCTAAAGTATCGAATAGCATATCCATCCAAAATGCATTTAATGCTACACATCTAGAAGCATATCTTCCATCATTATCTTTATCGAAGAATAGATTTGGATATTTGAATTTATCTTTGATTAGAAATAGTGCAGAATAGAGCATGACTTCTCTTCCGCCTCTTGTTGCTACAATATTCGCTTCTAACCAACCTTTACTATATCCATGAAAATCATCCTCTTTTAGATCATAAAGATTTTCAGGAACATATTTAAATGGATCTTCTTTATCTTCTAATTTGGGAAAATTGGCATCAGCCTTTTCCTCCTTTAATTCCATTCCTTCTTCATATCCATATAATTTAAGCATGAAGTCAATACCATTTCTAAAGATATACAATTCCTTGAGAAGATTTTCATCATATGAAACTAAAGTACCATTAATCTGAACTGGACCCATATTAATATTGATGCTCTCACTATAATTCTTTTCCATATTATTTACTCCCTTTAGCCTTCGTAACTTCTAGTAACAATAGATTTTGTAGATAGATGCATTACTTCTTTAGCAGTATCCTTATTAATAAAATCAGGATCTAAGCCTAAATGTTTAATAGCTTTAACCACCCAATCTGATTGACGATCGCATAGTTTAGCAACTTCGTCTACGTCATAGATTTTATCACGAAGCATATAAGATTCTTCCATAATCTTATCTAAACGATTATCTACATAACTTACCACTGCGAATGCAATTTCCTTTTTGCTACCAAATACTGCATAGTAATTATCAATAGAATCATCATATACAGTAATAGGTTCTCTACAGAAATCTACGTCTGGTCTTACAGGCATGCTATAGCGATTTTCAAATGAACTGAATCCCACATCTATAAATTCATTGAATAATCGTTTCTTAGTTTCAAAATTATACCCATCACTATTTGCATAAGATTCGTATGCTTTCCAAGCTTCTTTGATAGAGATATTATTGTTATTCAAATAATACCAAGGATACTTGGAATTATTCATGATATATGCTAATAGTGGTTTGCCTTCAAAATAGTTTTCTTTTAGATCTTTTCTACTAATGGCAGTATCTAGATCTAATAGATCTTTAAGGTTTAGATATCCTTCAAAGTCTACATGATTTACAACTATTTTAAAACCGTATTGTTTGATAATACCCAATGCATATTTTAGGTTAATAAGTTTACGAGCTGATTCTCTACCATTGTCATTCACAAATAACCCAATAGCAAAGTTATCTTTTCCATTATCCTCATTAGCATATTTATTTACTGCGTTATAATCTGTATTCATTACATTACAGAATACGGATAATAGAATATAAGAGTCACCATCTACATTGAATACTTTAGTTTCAAGTACATGATTTTTATTAAGCATATCTTGAGATACTCTTTCAGAAAAGCTTAATAAGTTTTTAACACTGATTAGTTTTTCATACTCCCCATCATCAAGGATATAGAAACTACTTTTAGAATGAGGTTGTTTAGTTCCCTTTCCTTCTACAAAATATCTTGAAGAAGATCTTCTATGAGAAGACTTAGACTCAACCTCTTCTGTATGATCATCTGTATTAGTATTAATAGTTTCTTCTTTCTCTTTTTGGTGTTGGAACTGACTTACTTTTTGAGCTAAAGAGAAATCATTAGATGGAATAGAAATCACATCAGTATATTGTTTTTCTTTAGGAGCTTCTACCACTTCTTCAGGTTTCATAGACTCCATCAATTCAATTAAATTATTTACTTGACTGCGCAACTCAAGTAAATTCTTAATAGCTTTATCAGACTCTTCCTTAGCTACTAAGATACCATTCAAATTAATACCAGATAAGTTAAAATTGATTTTTTGAACTAGCTCGTTATTTTTCATTGTTCGTTTTTCCTTTTTTTGAATTAACTAGATTTTAAAATGTCTTTAGAGTGTTTGAGTATAGAGTTTGTTAAAAAATTTATCACTATCCTTTCTAAAATATATAAAATAAGTTCTCTCAAACTTCTCACAATTATAGTATATAATTGATTACTGTTTTTCAAAAGTATATTATCAAAATAATTTTTTACGGAGTGAACTACACATTATTAAATGATTTAATGTCATTTTGCCCTCAAATCTAGAATAATCTAAGATACCACCAGTAAGGAATAATATCCTTACTGGGTATTTTAGACGTCATATCATAAAGAGGGTGTAGAAGAAAAGAGGTAGAAGAAAATGCAAATTACTTTTGAGGATTATGCTAAGAACCCATCTGGAGGACGTACTCGAATGGTGGGAGAAGCAGAAACTGCCAGGGAACTTTACTCTAAGAAATTTGATGCTATGATGCTTAGAGTGAATGGTAAGATTAACTATACTCTATATAAAAATACAAATGATAAATACGTTCTCTATATTATGATGCCGTCAGAGAAAGATGAGAATGTGTTCTATGATGTAGTAATAGAATTTACTACAAATGACGACGTACAAAAAAGACTTAATAAGATTAGTGGATACAATATCAAAGTATTCTCTAATGATCCGAACTTTATGTTTACTTATGCTAATGCATTTAAACATAATGACCTTCTTATCAAAGAATTGATTAAGAAGTTTGATCCAGTAGTATTCAAGAAACAGCCTAATACAACGAACCCAAATAAGATTGTAGGTTATGTAAAATCTATTTACTTTGCTTATCTATTATTTAAACTAAAAGGTTTAGATAATAAGATTATGTGGATGAATGCTTATCCTTATAAACCTCAAAATCTTGCTAGTCAAATTATGAGTGGTAAAGAGAAACTTATCCAAGTACAGAACGTGAAGAAACTTCAAGCTACAAATAAATATGGTAGTAACTATATTTCCAAGGATGATTACTCTGATACTGATAGAATTGAGGGGAAAGGCAAGGCTTACACAAATAAAGTTAAGAGTGTACAAGCTGTTCAGCGTGTAGCAAGAACAAATGCAAAACGTAGTGGAAATTATGTAAAGAAAGTTAGCAGACACTACTAATCGTAGTTTTATCTGTATACTATAAATATGAGGTGTAGTGGACCTCAAAAGATTCATGTAAGTCTTTAACAATAGTAAGGAGAAGGAGTCAAGAATGGATTATTACAACGACCAACAAGTTGACATTGAAGAAGAATTAACGTATAATAACCAAGCTTATTATATGCCTCGACTTGTACTTGACAGAAGTAAGTATGCTAAGGGAGAAAAGATTCCAGTAGTATCTATTATTAACCATAATATCATCAAAGATGGTGATAAGGTTGCTAAACATGATACTGTTAAGACTATGATGGCCGCTAGTCAACAAGGTAATCCTTATATGGAACAAAAGCCGCATATCGATGATTGGAGACCACAAACTCCAGAAGATGCTGTATTTACACATACAAGAGGTATGATTATAGCTCCTATTCACAAACTCTTTGGGATGAGTGATGACTGTGAAGCTAATATGATGATCGATTATTTCTCTATTAAAGCAAAGCGTTGTTATAATAGTGATTCTAAAGTAAAAGAAGATGGAACTATTGCAATCGGATTCAGGGATCATTGCACAAACTATCTTAATTACTTTGAAAAGTATTATGACAAAGAACAAAGACTTGTCGCTTTATATGCTAAGATCAAATATATGATTGATGTAAATACAAATGACTATAGTCTAGATATGTTCTTAGGAGATCTTTGGAAATACTTTATTAATCCAAACGGTTCTTCTATGGCAGCATATTTAAACTACCATCTAGATCAAATGAATATGGAACAATATTCTATTGATGATTTGGAATCCTACAAAAATAGCAAATCTCCAGTATTGGAGTACTCAGACTTTCATGCCAAGATTATGCTTAAAATTTCTGTTATGCAGAATATGATGATCCCTCTTTTAACACACTTCATTGAGAAGAAAAAGATTGATCCTCAAGATATCAAGACTGTATTGCTTAAAGCATTTGACTTGTTATTCCAAGCAGCATCTAAAACTTATGGTGTTAATCTATCATCTAAATTATACGAAACTGCATCCAGTAATGTAACTAAGAATACTTTGAATAATGGTGTATTATGGGAAATGCAAACAATCCGTGGTAGAAATACTACTACTCATTCTATTGAGACAGTAGAAAATATCATCATGCAGATTATTCCTAAATATACTTATAATAAGAATATCATCCACTTCAACTATAATGCCATTAACAGGGATATTAGATTTAAGGTCACAGATGTACCTTACGAATATGGCTTTGTAATGCTATCATCTTCAAATAGAGATGATGATAATAACTCTGAATGTGATAAATTCGAAGCACATGCTGCTAAGATCAATGAAGCTATTCTTATTCAAACTCAAGTAAACTGTGAAACTACTATGCAACGTATTGAGTTGAAATATGGACCATTTGATGAAGAAGAAATCAAATTCTATTACAATCAACTCTGTGATGAAGATGGTAAACTTATTGTAAACTCTTTACAAAAGACATTAGTTACTTATCTATTTGCCAAAGAGTTTGACGATCCACAATCTATTAAGATTATGAATGTAAGACAATATATCATTCTAATCATTGCAGCTAGAAGATTATTAGAGTCTTATAAACTATGCCAATTACCTTATATGGTTGGTGGTAAAGTAGTTCGTGTTGTTACTAGAAAGAATATCAACAAGAAAGAACTACAAAAGATTGAAGCATCTAAATACTTCCCAATGATACATGAGAAGTATAATAATCCTAAGATTGAGCATGATGTAATATTAATGCTTATTGCTCAAATCCTATCATCTGAATTCCAAACGATTGATTATCATAACCCAGAAAACAATGGTAGACCAATCAATGTAATTCCAGATATTGTATCAGAAGAGGTATGTAGATTTGTAATGCTAATCTGATACATATACTTTAATAATGAAAGAAGGTGAACAGCAATGGAGAATAAAGATCTAATCAATACCCAATTATCAGACAGACTAAGGGAACAGCTTCATTTGCTGTTCCCTGATTCTAAAGATGCATCGGCTAAAAGAGAAGTAACTATAAACTGTCCTCTATGTAATAGAGAAGGTATGACCGATACAGGCCATCATATGTATATCTCTCTAGGACTTGATGGAAAACCCCCAATGTTTAATTGTTTTAGAAATATCAATCATAGGGGTATTTTAACAAAAGAGGTCCTAGAAGAGTTTACAGGACGTGGAGACATCATAGACTCAGAGTTATTATCTGAGATCGAAACTAACAATAAGAGAGTGTCTAATTTAAGCAGGTATCGTTTAAATAGACATGGTAAATTGAATTTGCAGGTACCAATTCCACAAGATAATCCAATTTCTGCATATAAATTGAGTTATCTCAATAAAAGATTAGGTTTAAATCTTACTTATGAAGATTTAGCATCTTGTAAAATAATTCTAAGCTTATATGAATTTCTAAACCACAACAAATTTAATAAAGTAACAAGATCAAAACCAATTGCAGATACTATCAATAACGTCTTTATAGGATTCTTAAATAATAACAACTCAGCTATTATATTTAGAAATCTTATGAATGATGAAGCTAGAAAGAAAGTTCATAAATCTTTAGATAGTAGATATATAAAATATACTATCTCAGATAGAGAAGGAAGTGGATATTATATTATCCCTTCAGTTTGTAATATCTATGACCATATAGATATTCATATAGCAGAAGGTACATTTGATATCTTATCTGTATTCTATAATCTAAGAGGTGCTAATAGAAATAATAATATCTTTGCAGCTATTGGTGGTAATACATACATAAGCCTTATTAAGTATTTTATTACTACACAAAGTCTAATAGATGTAACCTTTCATATCTATATAGATAATGATATAGAAGATTATGTATTAAAAGGTGTTAAAGCAAAAATATCTCCTCTAGGAATTCCAGTATACGTTCATGTGAATATGTATGAAGGAGAAAAAGATTTTGGAGTATCAAAAGATAAGATAAGCGAATATGTATATAAGCTATGCTAAGAATAAGGAGGAAATATAGAATGAAAGAATTTGAAGTCTATATTCAAAACCATGATTTTTCTAGTGTAAAATATAATTACAAATCTACTATGAAATTCATGGATATTAGAGAAGTACCAGAAGACCTAAGATCACCATCTTTAGCTCGTACTAGTAAGAATAGTAAAAGAGATATTAGATTAATTCATTATAATCGCCATATCTTTTCAGAATACAAATACAAGTACTTTACAGGAGTTATTAAAGTTCCATTTAGTTATGATAGAGACAATTATATATTCTTTAATGTAACGACACTAAATAGTATTCCTAAAGATGTAATTATCTTTAATAGCTATAATAAGAGTTTGGTAGAGGAATTATATTTTAATAAATTAAAATATGCTTATGAAACACTAACTCTTGCCAAACCAGATTCTGAAGATCCAAGTATTATTCACTTTCCTAAATTAGAAAAAGATATTAATAAAGAAAAAGAACCTTTGAAATATATCTTCGAAAATTATGGTAACAGAGTAGATTTCGATTCCTTAGAATTACCAGAATGGAATGAAGACGACGTATATCCTAATTGGAAGACAAGAGCTGATAGAATTGGGTTTATAACAGGATCTTTCATTTTAAATCTAATGGCAGATATCTTTATTCAATTAGGTATAGATCCTGCTCGTCATATCAAAAAAGAAGTAATCAAATTAAATGCTCGTTGTAAGAAACATTACAAACCAGAAGAAGTAGTTAAAGAAGAACAAAAACCTTCTAATGATGTTCCAGCATTTGATCCAAACAAAGATTATACAAATCCTATATCTAATAAATTAAAAGGTGTAAACCATCCAGGATTTAAGGTATTTAACTAATTAGAAACATTTGGGTAAGACTTTATATTTAACACAGAGAGTGGGATAAGGTCTTAGACCTTATCCCTGTGTGTTTTGTTTTGTAGTGCGTGTATTTTTTTATCTTATATAAAGATAAGGAGCATTCAGTATAGGGGTATATGTAATAAACGTTATGCTCGTGACTACGGCAAACGCGTTATAGTGTTATATGTGTTATTTACAAGAAAGGAAAAGTTGTAAATAATATTTTAAAATGAAGTCTTATTTTCTCATGCCGTTAGTATAGTTTTATAGAAAATAAATAAAAAGAGTTATGTTTATTATTTTTAAGAGGTTAACCATGTCAAATCATAAGCCAGTAGATTTGATAATATGGTAAGGAATAAACAAAAGCTAAACAAAGTAGTTGTTATCTTTAGGGTTAAATATATTTATTACATATACACACTCTATACTATATATTTGTTTATCCTATCATTATTTTTTATGACTCTATAAACTAATTGCTAATAAAAATATAAGAAGAAAGATATTACTGATTTAAAGAAGAGATATTTCTTTAAAAGATATGGAGGTAAACTCTATGAATACTTCTAAAAGTGATGCAGTTAAGAAGCATAATATTGCTAGACTAACTTCTGCTGCTTTATTTAGTATAACAGGTAAAGCCAAAAATCTAATAGAACAAGACTCTGATAAGAATGGATTATCTTCTTGGGTAGACAAAAAGACAAAGCTCTATAAATTGTATGATAAATATACTAAGAATTGTGGTATATTATTAGATGAGAGTAAGTCTGTAGAAGAATTACGAGAAGAATCTAAATTAGTGATTTCATCCTACATTGAAAATATTAGCGAAATGATATAATTAATAACGGAATCCTATTATGGGATTCCGTATTCTTTTTTGTTTAATGGTACTAAGTTCACATCAATATAATCTTGTATTTACTTATTCGGAGGTGAAATATAGTATGGGAAGTTTTACTAATACGAATTATAGAAAAACTACCGAGAGCCTTGTAACAGGTTTACAGAATCGTTTAGCAAATAACCCCTATTATTTATTTACTGATAAGAAACCTACAACAGTAACTTATTGGAATATAAATGATAAACACTCCACCTTAGACCAAGGTGATAAAGAAGTATATCATCAACTAGGGGAGAATACACCTCTAAGATATAATAAAATCAAAAACTTCCAAATCTATGGTATAGAAAGAATGATGATAGATCTTCAAAGAGGAGAATTCGGTCCTGAGTCTCCTATTGAAGGCGAAGCAATTATTCTTCCTAATACAATCATCCCTTGTGTTGATGATTATTTTATGATTACTTATCTTAGAGACAATACTCTATTATTTAGAGTAAACTCTTGTTCTCCAGATACATTAGAATCTGGGGCTAACTTCTATAAGATTAGATATAATCTAGAAACTTCTAGTGAAAGATCTTATGGTTTCCTTAATGGTAAACTTCTTGTAAATGAATTTGAGTATATGCCTGGTAATGTAGGCACTAATCTTTCTCCAATGCTTTTATCTGACGATGCTCAGTTATTAGATAGGGTTAGAGATGCATACACAATGCTTAAATCATTCTATATTAATCTATTCTACAAAGGTAATATTCAAACCTTTGTATATGGTTATTTAGGGATGTTTATCTATGATCCCTATTTGATAGAGTTCCTAATTAGAACAGGTATTTTCTCTGAAAGTGATGATTTCTATTTATATATCTCTCAAGCAGTTCATAAACCAGATACATTCGCTATAGAATACTCTAGAACAATCTTTAGAGATATTGAGAATGTAAATCCTAAGATGCATCTAAATAGCTGCTATCCAGTTCCAGTTCATGATCCTAATAGCTTATTAGTTGATAGAATGGAAGAGTATTGGGAGTTATCTATTAATCTAAGAAATAAATTCAATGCAGATCCTATTAATTGGATAAGTATGGATTTATTTGATAGAATTGTAAATAATAATCCTTATACTGAAGATAAGAAAGATTTCTATAAGAATATTATTATCAATTATATGAATAAGACCGCAGACCCATTCAATCTAAATTTAGAAGATTTGGAAAGTTTAGAGTGCAAAGATTATTACTTTACTAAAGATCTTTATTATGAAATTCCTATGATTTTATATATGCTAAGATCTTATATGACTGGATTGCAATCTGGTGGTAAGCCAAATGGAGATACTCCTAATGGTGGAGCAAGCAGTCCTGAATATCAAAAATACTTAGATGATAATTCTTGCAATACTAATGGTAAATCTTATTTAGAAGGCAAATAATTGATATTTCCTACATTAGTAGTAATGGATTAAAAAGAATATAATATAGGAGGATACTAATGTCTAGACCAGTAGATGAAATCATTGCAAATGATATTAAAAAAGATCTATTAGAAGATATGATGATTGGTGATAATGATATCGATGGTTCCACTATTGATTTCATGTGTGGATGGGATGAAGAAGCTCAAGAGTATGATGAAGATCAAAACATGCTTTTCCCACAACCTATTACTAATTTTAATGAATAAGATAATAAGCGAGGTATAAAAGATGGCTTTAGATAACCTAAACGTTGATATCATGGTAGAAGGTAAATTTGACGAAGATTTACATGAAGATGCTGTTATGTCTGTAATCGATGCAATTATCGATGAAGAAACAGAAGCTGAAGAAGAAATCCTTAAAGGCGAATATGCCGGTGATACAATCTTAGTTGATATCGTTGATGATAAAAAATCTGACACAGATGAAGAAGAGGAAGAAGATTCTGATTCCGATTCTGAAGATGATGAAGATGAAGAAGACGACTTCGATGAAGATGATGACGAAGATGAGGATAGCGACGACGAGGACGATGATGATGATCATGACTCGGACGACGATGAAGATGATGAGGATGATGATTCTGATAAAGATGATGAAGACTCTGATGATGACTCAGACGATAAGGACTCTGATGACGACGATGAAAAAGAAAAAGAATCTAAATCCGATGACAAAGATGAAAAAGATTCAGAGGATGACGATGATGAAGATGATGAGGATGACGATTAATTAATAATCTAATTCTCTTATATACCTTAGGAGGGTAATAGTAAATGGTTAAAAAATTAGTTAACGTATACTGCGATAAAGCATTCTCTATTAATGGAGTTCGCTTTACAGGTACTTGCAATCTTGTTATTCTTCGTGATGAAGATATCGCTATCTGTTTAGAATACAAAGCAAAAGTTGAAGAAGTATTAGCTGGTGGTATTACAGTTCCATTGGGATTTGATAACTACAATACATACAACGGTCCATCCAAGTTCCCAAATATCCAAACTGCTAAAGCTATTACAGAAGGATATTCTGAACCTATCGTTGAAACTGTTACAGGTCATAGTTCCGAAGCCGCAGTTGTTGAACCTAAAAAAGAGGAAGTAAAACCTCAAGTGGAAGAACAACAAAAAGAATCTTTAGAACAAGCTGATGTAACTGGTTCTGTAGAAGTGGAAAATAATGAAGCTTCTCCTAAAAAAGAAAAATCCCACAAAAATAAATAAGAATAAAGAGTAGATCACTAAGATCTACTCTTATCTTACTGCTTATAGGGTATATGGGAAACATATAGGTAATTTCAATACATAATGAATTAAAGAGTAGGTGAAAAATAATTGGATACAAATAATCTTGTAGGTTCTATTATCTGTGAAGAAACTAGAGCTAATGTAGAATTTACTGTTAAAGAAGTAAATAAAAATGGATTTATCATCGCTGAAGGTGTACTTCAAGAAGGTGATGAAGTAAATCGTAATAGAAGATACTATCCAACAGATGAATTGGAAAAAGGTATCAACTCTGATAGAACTAGAGAACTAGTAGAAACTGGTAACTTTAAAGGAGAAGCAGGTCATCCATCTGATGCAACTCTTGCACGTCAAAGTAAAATCGATCCAACTTTAGAACAAGTATGGTATACTAAACTTTGGATGGATGGTAATTTTGTAAAAGCTCATTTCCGTGGTACTAATAATGATCTAGGTAGATCTTTTAATGATGACTTAAGAGATGGCCAAAAACCTTCTTTCTCTCTTAGAGCTGTTGGTTCCTTGGCAAATGAAAATGGCAGAATGACTGTAAAGGGTATGCAAATCATTACATATGACCGTGTATATTTCCCTTCTCATTCTAAAGCATATACTACTTCTATCGTAACAACAGAATCTGTTGGTCAATATGGAGATATGAAGTATTATAAGATCAATCCTACTTCTGAATTATTCCGTCGTAGTGAAGAAATTAATAATATTGCTAAATATGGTAACTTAGCAGAATCTACTGAGATCTTGGTACCTCTTACTCAATCTCAAATTAATTCTTTCTTAATTTCTGAATCTGCTAATATTAAAACAGTATTAGAAACATTCGATTGTCTATACAATGGAATCAATCTAAATGAAGATGGCCGTACAGTATCTATGCAATTGAAAAATGGAGATAGAATCGTATTGTCCTTAGAAGAAGCTATTCAAAACGAAATCTTGAATGGTGTTGCTGATTATTTCTAATAATAACAAAGACAGAAGAGTATACCTTAGCTGGTATACTCTTTATTCTTGTGACAATTTAAAACAACACTTTAATAATATCCAAAGGAGGGTATATATGTTTTCAAGTAATAATCATTTAGGTAAACTAATTGTTGTAGAGGGAACCGATGGTTCTGGTAAGACTACAACATGTAAAAAGTTATCTGATTACATAAACAGTCATCCTGAAGAATTCGATGGTTATACAGCTATGACTCTATCTCTTCCATATAATGATGGTAGTGAGATATATAAAAAGATCAGAGAGCTGTTAACTATTGAAAATTATCCTACTGATATTCTTCAAAGTTTGATGATTATAAACATGAAGGATACTTTTAATAATATCATAGCTCCTAAATTAGAGAGTGAAAAGATTATTATTATTCTTGATAGATGGCTATTATCCACTTTGGTATATAATATTATGAACAAAGGCAAAATATTCGATTCTGCTATTACTCACCTATGCTCAACCCAACCATTAAATTGTACTAAATCTGGGTATAAGGATTTAGGTGTTCCTTTTAGAAAATTGTTCTTAGAAATAGACGAATTTTCTTCAATCTATTGTGGGTTAAATGTTTTCCCAGACAAGGTTTATTTATTATCGCCTGGAATTGGCATGTTAAGAAAACATAGCATCATCAGACGTAAATCTGATGATGATAAAGAATTAAATGATAAATTTGAGAATGTACTAAGCTCAAATAAAATTTATAATGATTTATTCGATTGTATCTTAGGCGTTGATAGAAAAGATAGAGACGATAGATATAATCTCTTTGATAGAGCTCATTTTAGATCAACCTATCAAAAAATCTTCTTAGCAAAATATTCAGCAAGCGATAATATCCCTAGTATGTTTGAAGAGGACGAATTCTATAGATATGTGCAAGATTTCTTAAAACGGAGGGTAAAGAATCTTATACAAGGATAGGCTATACTATGAAAGATATTATAATTAGCTTCAAACTAAAAAAAGATTTGGCTAGTATCATATTAGCTCATTTGATGTACAGATGGAGATTACAGGCTACATATTTTGGGGTTATTATCGGCACTATAATTTTAGGTGCATTTACCCCATATATTCTAAACCATTATTTTATATCTATAGGTTCTGAGTCTGACGTTATATCTTCAGACAAATTATTCTTTATTGCAGCGGTATATGTAATCTGTATTTTATCTGTACTAACTTATTATACTCTTTTAAGAAGTCATACAAATTTAGGTTTTATAAAAAAAGAACTTAAATACACAATTAATACTTGGAGAGTTACAAGAATTTTATATAAGAAAACTATCAGTAGTTGTAAGTCTATTAGAAATAGAATAGTATGCAGGCTATTTGATCAATGTAGTGCTTCTGAGTATGAAAGACAAAGAGAAGATAAAGTATATGAGGCATTCGTAAATGAAGTTATAAGAGCCACATTATTTAATATCTTTACAATTTATTTTGAATACCAAGATAAGAATTTAACACTAGATGAAAATGGACTAAAAACAATTAGAAATGTTTATGGAAGTCTAGATGGCAAATCTGTATCAGCCATAATGGATACAAAAGATTTTAAAAATTTCTATTCGACTGTTTTATTTGAAGGTAATAAAGGGTCAATAGATAGCGATTTATATAATAAACTATTTGAACGCATTTATCAATCAGTAATAGAGTATATTGATAAAGATTATGAATTTGCAGACAAATACAAAAAAGAAGATATATTGGAATTAGTAGATCTTACACTAGAAAACTGGTGTGAATTATTTATTAACCTTAAAAAAGAAAATTAAAAAAATAAGGGTATAGGCTTTGTGCCTATACCCTACTCTTATTGTGGATTAATAATATTCGCTACATATTGTCCAGCATTCTCAGATATAGGAGTAGATGATTCTTCTCTGGTCATATAGAATACTAGATCAGTTCCTCCTTCTGCCATAATTAATGCATTATATGCTGGAAGTTTGTATAAGAATTTTACTATATTGAATATTTTATAAGTATACCAGATACCATGTTCATCTTTTACTATATCAGAAAATAATATAGGCCCTTCTTTTGTTTCTCTATAATGAACTACTACTCTCGTAGCATTCATCATCAAAGTATAAATCCTAGATCTTTCTGCTTTAGATACATTGCTAAACATATTTACCATTGTAATCATAGCAACCGTATCTGTATTTCTCATTTTATAAGAATTCTTATACTGTGGATTCTCTAAGCATTGTTGTGTTAGCTCAAGATCCAAACAAATATCATCACTGTAATCTCCAAAAACTCCATGTAACTCTTCCTCTCTGTTAAGAATAAAATTCAAAGCATTATAATGATTTTCCATCTCTATCTTATCACGATATGTATCATCTTTACTAAATCTGTCATAATCTATATTTTGATTAATATGAGATAGCTCATGGACTATCGTAAGTATAATAAGACCTTTAATATTAGGCCAATCGTACTTATCATTATTTTTTGCCAATTCTAAAATATTATGAATATTTAAAGTCATTACTCCATTTACTACATGACCCATACTGGAATTATTGGGAGATGTATCTAATTGGAAAAAGGGTATTCTAGTTCTATTAACTCTAGTATTCAAATAATTAAAAGCTTCTACTGCAAACTCACAGCTTTTAGTATAAAAAGATTCTTTCATTTTAATATAACCCCAAAATTAAACACACGTCTATCATTATGATTATAAAATAAAGTAAATAAGATATAATCTTAGATATTATATGATTTCTTCTTAAAAGAAAATTCACACCTTTATTGGCAAAGATAATCAAGAATATCACTAAAAATAAAGTATGATACATTTCAAGCATTTGATTATCGGACCCAAATATACGAGATAGCAAATCTCTATATGCATAATCTACCACTTGTAAATATACTGTTTCCATTTATTCCTCCTATGGTATAAATATATTCATTACTATAGTATACGTTTAAATCTAATTTTATAAACTGCGACATTTACATAATAATCTGCTTTTAAGATTAGTTTCTAGTAAAAGGAGGACTATTTTCAATCATGCCTTCAAATGAAATTAGAATGGTCGAGAATCAAGGGCAGAGGGTTTATTATCATAGATCAACAACTAATCAAACCTTTATAGAGATGAGTAACTATCTCAAATCTATAGGTATTAAAAATCATAGATTTATGCTAGCACTATTAGATCCAGATTTGGCTAATATTGATCCTCATGATCCTAATTTAAGTACCGTTTATAAAATGAAAGTATTAGCAGAAGTTAGAAATAACTTCTGGTATTATCTTAGAGAAGTAGTACGAATCCCATCATCTGGTGAACCATCAAAGTTCTTATTGAATCGTGGTAATATGGCATTCCTATATATGGCAATCATGAACTTTGACTGTCTATTGCTACAACCTCGTCAGACTGGTAAGACTATCGGTACTGCAGTTCTTTATACATACGTTTATAACTTTAGAACACAAAATACTCAAATCTCACTTCTAAACAAAGAAGCTAAAGACTGTCGTTTAAACTTATCTCGTATTAGAAATATTCGTGACTTGCTTCCATCTTATCTTAGATTCGATTCTAAGTTTACAATGGATGGTACTCGTAAGAAACAAGTACAAAGTACTCAAGTTTATATGGAAAATGCGATCAATCGAAACAATATTAAAACTTATGCTAAAGCTAGAAATGAAATGGCTGCAGCTAATTTGCTTCGGGGTCAAACATTCCCTCTCTTATGGGCTGACGAATTTGCATTTATTCCATTCATGAAAACCATCTATGGTAATATGAGACCAGCGATGAGTAAGGCCATTGAAATTGCTAAACAAAACAATGTTCCTTATGGTGTAGTATATACTACAACTCCTGGTTTCTTAACTAATGATGAAGGTAAATATGCTTATACAGTATTGAATAATGCTTCTAAGTTCAGTGAACAATGGTATGATCTTACATACCCTCAATTACGGGAAATTGTAGATGCTAATAAATTATCAAGCTTTATTCATATTCAATTCACCTACCAACAACTTGGTTATACTGAAGAATGGTTTGAAAGACAATGTAAAGAGCTTGAATGGGACTGGCCTCTTATTCGTCGTGAAATTCTTCTTGAATGGTCTGATGAATCTGAAAATAACCCATTCACTAAAGATGAATTAGATGGTATTCGTAAATATTGTAAAGAACCTAAAAAGACACTTCTTATCTTTGGTAAATATCAATTTAATATTTATGAAGAAATCCCATTAAAATCTAACTTAGTTCCTAAATATCCACCAATCATTGGTGTCGATCCATCTGGTGGTGTATCTAAAGATAGTTCCTGTATTACTTGTATAGACTCTAAAACAACTAGAGTATTTGCCGATTTAAAATGTAATACAATTTCTAATATTGAACTTGCTAGAGTAGTTCAATATCTAGTAACTAATATGATGCCTAATGCAGTAGTAAACGTAGAGCGTAATGGTGTAAGTAAGCACAGTATAAGGAGCAATCCTTATATTCCTACAGAGTTAATTGCTTAGAAAAGGCTGTTAAGAGTTGCAATACCACAACGCAATCAGTGATGATAATCGTGATGGTTTAAAAAGTTTGCAAATGGCCTAGTTTAGCAGCGAAATATCTATTTAGTAGATATACGTTCAACGATCAGCCCCTGGCGGGGGCGTAGAACCACAAGCTTATGGTGGAAGAAAAATCCTGGCCCTATATCGGAAATAGGGACGACATATGATCTCGTCACTCCTTGTAATGAGGGTGGAATGGAATTGACCATCTGATATTGAGTTGCGTCAATATCAAAAGACAACGGTTACGGACTCTCGGTAATAGGCAAATTATTGGAAACTCCTGTTAAGAAAAACCTTTACTACGAAATTAAAGATAGAGTTCTAGAAGAAACTACTGATGGCAATCGTATTATTAGAAATAAACGTAAAACTAAAGTATACGGTCTCACATCTACAAACAACGTTCGTGATCTATTAATAGAAATATTAAGAGAACGTGTTACTTATCATAAAGATAAATTTATCTCCCCAAGCATCTATCAAGAAATGCGTGGGTTAGAAGTAAAACGTAATGGTAAGATAGAACACTCTGCTTTAACACACGATGACCAAATATTCTCATACCTTGTAGGTTTGTATGTATGGTATGAAGGTAAAAACTTAAGAGAATTATTTGGTATAGAAAAAAGCTCTATCAAAACAGAAGATGATATTGATGAAATTCTCGATATGGGCATTGATGAGAATATGACTGATATCACTCAAGAGATTGAATATATAAATAGATCTGATGATGATAGAGGTAATGAAGTACAAAAACAAATGGGAGAAATGCAGAAAGCTGTAGATACATTATTCGGGGAATATATGATGAAACAGCGTAAGCAAGAAACTGCACTCTTGAGGGAAATGCTTCAAAATCCTGTTGTAAGAGAAGCATATGCTAGAAAATATAAAATCAATCCAGATGATGTGTCTATTGATGATGAATATTCTATGGCATCAAATAACAATAACCTTCCTACATCTGTTTTCTTAGACTTTAATAAAGATGAAGATGAAATGTCTCAAAGCTCTATATATAATCTTATGAATGCTGGAGAGCGTGATCTTTATTATGAAAACAATAGAGAAGATAACGGATTACAATAGAGCTAAGATTAAAAATATAATAAGAGTTATGATAAGAGGAGTTAATAGAATAAAATGAGTAAGTCGTTAGATAATATAGTAGATGAGGTCTTAAACTCAGAATTGGTTAAATCTTATAAAACTTCATTTAGAAATATAAAGTTTTTAGAAAAGTTTGAATTAGAAGATATATATGATGACAACCATCATTATTGCGAAATGAAAGGAGTCATTGTAGATTCTAATACTAAAGATCTTTATATTGATAAAGAAGAGTTAGCTGATGAATTAGAATCAAAAGAATCTGCCTCTCTATTAGAACTTATTCAATTTAGAATACTATTAGGATTGGGATTCCTAAATATTCAAAAAACTGCAAAACAATTTGAAGATATGCAATATTGGGTTATTAGTTTCCATCATGCCGTTTCTACAATACTGCAAAATGATATTAATAATAGATATGGTTATGATCTTATGGATGACTTCTACTATTTCTTTAAAATAGTAACAGGGAGAAGTTATTTCACATTCAAAACTGATGATAATGATAAATTAGTTAGATCTAGATACAAACTAACCTATCGACAAATGGCATAATATCTACATTCTTCAATATAAAAAATTAAGCTACTGGTTACAAATAGATAAGAACTTTGTAAACTTTTCGTCGTTATAACCGAGGTACCGCCTAATGTTAGATTTCCTTATGAACAACAGAGAATACGAGCTTCAATCTGATAATCAGTTAGCTAGTATTCTAGTACAATTTGATAGCGATTATGCTATGAATGTTATAGAAGATACTTTGACTCAAATGTTTAATCGCTTTGATACTTTGCCTAAACCAAATATCGTAAAAGCTTTTAAACAAACTTTTCAACAACTCTATACTACTTACCCATATGACCAAGAACAAATCTCTGCTAAAGAGAAAGAAATGTATAGAGATGTGATTTCATCCGTTTCTAAAAAATATGGATTCCAATTTATTGAAAATGAAGATACTGATCTATATTTGGCAGCAATGTTCATTTATGATTTCTTCGTATCCAATTTCAATAATTACTTAGTATCCTTCTTCTCTAGATTCTTATATGAAGAAAGAGATAATATTTATTCTACTTTCAATCTAGAACAATTGAAACTAAATAAAGATATGAGCTCTAATTATGGTAAAGCTGTATTCGGTCAAGATAATGCTTTATTAGTTATTACTGCAAATCTACCATTGGTATTATCTTATATTAAGAATATGGAAGTTAATGATAGCACTGTATACAGTTATGCATATGGTAATGATTTTAATATTGTTAATCTATTCTTATCTCAAATTACTAATGGGATTCCATTATTTGTATTATATAATCAATTGATCAATAACGACATTCTTCGTGGTGATATCATCACGTTAGTTAGATTAAAAATGCAACAAGATTATTTCGAAGCCCTCGATCCTAAAGTTGCAGCTACTATGGGTTAATACTTGGAGGATTTTATGACTGAAGAAACAATCTTGAAACCATCTGAAATTCTTGAAAACGAAACTGAAGAAATGAATCGCACTATTAAAGAATTAGAAGCTGAATTAGATGAAGAGCTAAATGAACCTCTATTCAAAGGCAAACACGATATTTCTGGATCTTTATTCTTTAAGCATACAAAATTAAATGCTAAATATATCCAAAAGATCTTTGATATCTATTATGAAGATAAAGATCTTAAGAAAAGAGATCTTATGGTAGAAGAACTCAAAACTGAAGCTGATAAAGATAATGATGAAACCAAAAAGCTTATCAATAAAGTTTATCTAGCTTATAAGATGGCTAACTTTACTTCTCAAGCATATCCTGCAATCTTTATTAATGCTTTGAAAACTAATATCTTAAAGATCTATAACAATGAAGTTAGATTAAGAAGATCTATTGAAGATCTATATACTGCCAGAAATAAATCTGGATTTGAATTTAATGCATTCTTACCAGAATTAGCTGATGCAGTATTAGTTCACTTTGGATTTAGATTAAAAGATGGAGCTGAAAAGAAATATGACTTTGGAGCTCTATTCTCTATCGTATTATCTAAAGTAGCTAGAAAAGTATCTCCATTTGATGCTTGTACTAATTTCTTTATTATGATGCTTATGAAGAATATCTCTATCTGGTCTTATATGACTCAAAAACAAGTTGATGAGTATCCAGAAGTTAATAATCAAATTAGAGAGTTCTTTAAATTGTTAGTATTGGTCTATAGTGCTACAAATCCTCCTACTAAGGAAGAATTAGAAGCAAGAGCTAAAGAAATTACAGCTGATGTAGAGGATATCAAGGATACCCCACTACAAGAAGCAACAAATGCTACAGTTCAACGAATTGATCAATAAACTACATGGATAAGGGATTAATTTCCCTTATCCATCTTCTTGTGTGTTCACATCTTTATAATACTAATTTCTAAAGGAGGTAAAAGCAAATGCCTGAATGCAAATCTTGCAATTCTAAAAATCAATACACTGTTGTCTCTAGCAGCAATGATTGCTATGATATCAATCATGTATTTGATCCAACTCCAGCATATAATGGCGGAACAGTTGGTGGAAGATGTTGCTCTGACTATACTACTACAAAGAATTCTAATATCACTCCTGGTCAGATGAGTGGTTTATATAGAGCTGATGGTCCTTTAAATATTGCTTGTTGCCAATGTACCCCTTCTATGATTTTGGGTGTTGATGTAAATCAAAAATGTACTTTAGTCGTTACAATCAAATATAGCGATTCTAGTATGAATGTTTCTCTTGAATTAGAAGCAGGGAAAGTTTACACATTCCAATATGTAGAAGATGGAGTATTAAAACAAGTTACTGGTAAGCTTACAGATATTTATAAGACTTATGATTGTAATAACAATACTCTATTTAAATTAGCTGTAGATAGTTCTGTAGATTATACAACTAGTAGAACAGTTATCAAATCTGATCAACTACGAGGAGTATCCGAATATTCTAAATATGCAGATCAAAATCCTACTATTGATAATTCTATCCATAGATATGGTACAACTACTGCAGAAGTAATTAAAGATGCTGTTGTAGTAAATGCTATCATTGATAAAAATGGTAATCTTATTGAAGGCACTATCATTGACGGTAAAATCAATGGATATACAGTTGATGGTTTAGCTCAAGGCAAAAATGACCGTATGGTTTCCATTACGGTTATCAATGGACAAACTATGAATGGTACTATTACAGAAGGCCAAATCCTTAATGGTATCTTAAGATCTGGTAGTGTTGATGGTGAAAAAGATCCTAAAACAGAAATCGTATCTAAAGCTACAGTTACTGGTACTATTTCCAATGTAATTGCAATCAATACTATTGTATCTGGTGGTAAAACTTCTAATGGTACTATTATTAACCCAGTTATCAATAATAGTATTTTGACTAATGGTGTTATTACTGGTGAAGATATGGTAACTACTGGAGGTATTACAGTTGGTGATATCACTACTGGCGGTACTACTAAAGGTGGTATTGGTGAAGGTGGTGTAGCTACCGGTTGTATCAATGGTAAACAATTTACTATTGAAGGTGGTAAAACTACTGGTAATCTAGTATCTACTGGAGGTACTTTAGTAGGTGGTACTATCATTGGTGGTACTAAAGTTGGTCGTACTATTGTAAATGCTGTAATTAAAGGCGGAGTTTATAGTAATGGTGTCACAACTGGAGGAAACACTTCTGAAGGTGTAATCACTGCTTCTAAAGCTGATACAACACCTATTGCTAAAAATGCTGGTAGAGCAAATACTTCTATGCCTAAAGTCATCAAACAATTTGATGTACCAGTAGATGGTTATGAAAACCAATGTGGTTGTCATGACAATGAAGAAGTAATGTATAAGAATGGTTTAATTCTTTTTGCAGATAGACGCTTTAATAACTTCGGTACTAATATGAGTGCTGATTGGGAAGAAAGAGCTGGTATTTGCAACGATAATTGCAATAACTAAAATAATTCCCTAAGGAGTTAATTCTCCTTAGGGTATTTTCTATTTCCTTGACTTACTTATAATAGATATTTTTAGAATAGGAGATGAGTCAATATGGGTGAAGCACTTATCACTGACAGTCAACTGATGAGCTGTCTATTAGCTCATGGTATTAATTATAGAGATTACAATTACAAATCCTCTATGGAGAAAGACATTAATACAGAAGAGTTTAAAGAAAAGAAACCTTTTATTGTAAAACATAAAAAGTTTTATAATAATCCTTTCTTATGGGCTGAGGTATTAGATAAAGGATTAGATACCATAATCAATTCTTTAATTCTAATTCATTCTTCTTCTTTAGATGAAGATGTATTATCTGCGGTTATTCAATCTCCAAAAGCAAAGAAATCTGTAGTCAAGAAGGTAATGACTGTAGTATATGATAATTATAAAACAATCAATAGATCTTTCCGTATAGAAGATATTATGATGGATGCTATTTATTGTAAAAACCTAGATGGTTTAAAAATGCTTGTAGAATTTGCTAATGAGCATAATATCAAACCATTATATGAAAACTTTGGTAACGTCGGAGATGAACTAGGATTTAATGAAGCTGCTAAGCTAGATTTAGAGATTGTGAAATATTTGCACTCTCTAGGAGCTAAAGTAGATTGTTATAATAATTGGCCTTATTATAATGCATTGAAGCATGGTCAATTCGTTATTGCTAAATATCTTTTAGATAATGGAGCAGATCCTAAACAAAGAGAATCTATTGCTAAGATGGCAATCAAACATTCTTTTATCGGATCAGAAGATTTTACTGAAGAAAATAAACTAGCATTCCCTTATTTTAAATCTCTCTATAATATTGGAGAAGAAAGTAGTGAAAATTAATGGCTAAACTTCCTTATTTCTGCAAGCAAGAGAAAGAATCTATTTTATTCTCAGCTAAGGGTAAAGAAATGGTAGCTTATATACCAGAGAAGTATTTCGATAGAAATATTGCAGAACAAGAAGGTGATTATATCAATATTATGGGTATTTTCAACTATACTGTTCAAGATATCGAAACTGGTAAAAATGATGGGCTAAGAATGTTTAAATTCCCATCTATGTTTGCTACTAGACCTTATGAAGTTACTAAGGTTAAGAAACTTAAACTTACTGCGAATAGTGATCCAGAAGATTATAGAGTATTTAGATATAGAGATGATGATCAAATCATTGTATCTACAAAAGTTATCAAATTCGTTGGTAATTGTGAAAAGATGCTTAATCTATTCTTTATGCTTGGTTATATTATCAATACTATTCCATATCAAGATATTCAGGACTTGGTTATCGACAATATGGCAATCAATGGTTTCTCTTATGGGATTAATAACCAAATGTTTGGCTTTGCTATTTCTGAAACTTGTAGAGCTAAAGATGATGAAACTATTCCATTCAGATTATCTGGTTCTAAAGATATGAATGCATATAAGTCCATGTCGCTCCGTAATGTATCTAGACTTATTTCCCCATATACAGCATTGATCTCTGAAGACTTTGATGAGTCTGTATTAGCTGCTATGCTTAATGAAAATCCTAAAGAAACACCTTTAGAAGAGATCTTAGTAGGGGAGAGCTAGCAATCAAGCTAGAAGGCTCTAGTATAACATTATATTAAATCTGGGGGCCATTTTTTGCTATGTGTCCTAGTCATTATAGTGAAATATGATAATCCTTAGGTTCTATATATATAGAATCACTAATAATCATTGATTGTAATGATTTCAAATTATTAGTTTTTCGAAA